GACGTAACGGGGGTCGTTGAAAGGATCGTAGTCTTCCTCGTTGACGAGCGTGTTCCAGTCCGGAGTAAATGGGAAAGGATCGCTAGGATTGCAACCAATCGAAATCAGTTTTTGCTTAACGTCAGTTTGACCATCGCACGTGACGGTCAACGTGACTAGAAAGACACCTAGATCGTTGTAGGTGTGAATGGGATTTCGAACCGTTGACGTTGACGAACCGTCACCAAAATCCCAAAGCCATGTGTCCGCCCGAAGCACCGTTTGATCGGTGAAATGAACCGTGAATCCTGTAGTCTCAACAGGGGTAAGATCGATTGTGACTTGAACGCTAGCAGAAGTCGTCCCACCCGCGTTTGTTGCGTGAATCGTGTAGATTTTGACGCCAGTGCCTAGACCTGAAACTAGTTCGCTTCCATTTTGTGCTGTCGACGAAAGACCAGGACCACTCACTGTTACTCCGACGGCATTCTCAGACGACCACGTGATTGTCGTGGAAAATGGAGCAGAGCCTTCAGCAGGGAAAGCAAAGATCGTGACTGTCGGAGGCAGGATTGCCGTCACGATAACGGTCGCTGTGGCCGTATTCGAGTTGTTGAACAGCGTGTCTCCCAACTTCAACACTGTAACCTGAAACGTGCCTAGTTGTGCGAAGTGAACAACCTTTGACGACCCATTGCCGGACGCTTTTCCTCCCCAAAGATATTGCCCCGTTCCGCTGCCGCCAACGGCGTTGAACGTGACCGAGCTTCCAATCTCCACGGTGACGGCAGTCGGAGCGATAGTGACAGTCGTCTGAGTTGCCTTCACAACAACGAGGTGCGAAGGTCCAGCCTCATTCGAAGAATTGTACGTGAGATCGGTGACCTTAGTGACCCATACGTCGACGGTCCCTAACGCCACGTTCGTGAGAATGAGCTCAGGGTCGGTCGTGTCAATTGTCACCGTGGAACTCGTCTGATGATAGAAAAGTCTCCAGTGATAGAGTCCTGTTCCCGATCCTCCCGACGCGGTGAAGACAGCCGTATTCCCGACGAAAGTGTTGATCGTCCCTGGCGTAAGCGAGAGAGCGGCTTGATTGATACCGTTGACGAAAAACGTGAGGATTTGGTCCTTAAACCCGACACCATACGTCAGCGGAGGATTGATGATCGAGAAGTCGGCGTAACGAGATGTCCAGGTATACGTGCCGCGTTGGGCCGTATCTGTGAACGATTGAAAGCCGAGCATTCCCGCCTCGTTGTAATAAACCCGATTGAGGGCAACGGTGTTTCCATCCGGCTTGACGATGCTTCCTTCTCTAAAGTAAATGTCTAGCGTTGCTGTGGCATTCCACTTCAGCGTAACCGGTTGACCAAATGAAGCTGGAGACGGCGTCCTCGACGAATTCGGCGTGATGATGTGAACTGCAACGTCGATCGACGCTTGGGCAAAATTGGAATCTTGATACGTCGAATCTCCGAGTCGTTTAACGTTGACAACGCGAGAGCCTCCGACGTTGAACGTGACGTCCTTCGTCGTTCCTGTTCCGCTAGCGTCTCCACTCCACTGGTAGTCTCCAGTGCCAGACCCGCCTGAAGCTGTGAAAGTGACGAGGGTACCTGGTTCGACGTCAATCGAACTAGGAGAGATCGTGACAACAGCTTGAACAAGCTTCGTGACAGTAATAGTCGCGATGGCTAGATTCGAATCTGCATAGGTTGAATCTCCAAGTTTCTTGACCGTGACCGTTCTAACACCTGGAGTGTTGAACGTAACAGCTTTTGAACTACCGGTTCCACTTGCATCGCTGCCCCACTGGTAGTCTCCGGTTCCTGATCCTCCTGATGCTGTGAACGTGATTTCATCACCGAGCGTGGCTCCGACAGTCGACGGGGAAATAACCACCGTCGACTGGCTTAGTCCTGTGACGGTGAAGGTGAGCTGTTGCTCCACAAACCCGGTGCCACCCGTGAATGGCGGACCGGTGTTGATGGATTGGTCTGCGTACTTGGAAGTCCACGTGTAGACGCCCTTTCCTCCTGTTGGCAGGAAAGACTGCGGACCAAGCATTCCAGGCTCAAACGAATTGACCCGAGCAAGAGAGACAACGCTGCTGTCCGCTTGAAGGATTGAACCTTCTCGATACGCAATTCCTAGCGTAGCTGTCGCTGCCCATGTCAACGTGAACGGCGATCCAACCGGTCTCGTAGCAGGGGTTCTGCTGGAGTTTGGCGTGATAACGTGGACTTGAACGGTGACAGCTGCGGTCGCCGTGTTCGACTGGTTGTACGCCGCGTCAGCTAGCCGAACTACGGTGACGGTTCTGCTTCCTGCCGTATTGAAGGTGACCTGCTTTGTGCTACCCGTTCCACTCGCGTCTCCACCCCACTGGTACTGGCCTGTTCCTGAACCGCCGGCGGCCGTGAACATAACTGTTGTTCCCGGCTCAACGTTGATTGGCGTTGGCGACACAGTAACTGCCGCTTGAGACGACTTGACACCTGTGACGTTGAACGTGATTTGGTTCGAATTATTGAGCGTGGCATCGCCCAACTTCACGCACGTGATTTGAGACAAACCAGCTGCCGGAACTTGGAATTGAATGGAGTTCAGCGATGTCGTGAGACTTACTGCTCCTCCCCACTGGTACTGGCCTGTTCCTGTTCCACCATTCGCTGTCAGCGTTACGATAGTTCCGACAGCAACAGTCGTGTTTGCTGGGGAGGCAACTAGTGTCGCCTGATTCGCCTTCACCACAGTGATGGTCGACGTGGCCGTGTTCGACTGATTGTACGTGTTGTCGCCTGCCCGATAGACCGTAACTTGAAACGTGCCAACAGAGTTGAACTGAACCGATTTTGTCGTGCCAACTCCAGACGCTTCGCCACCCCAGTTGAAGAGTCCTGTTCCTGTTCCGCCGCTAGCCGTGAAGTTGACGGTAGCGCCAATCTGTACCGTCGGCGTGGTTGGAGCAATCGCGACGCTCGCTTGGGTGAGACCTCCAACTTGAAACGTGAGAACCTGATCGATGTAGCCCGTGCCGTACGTTGGCGGCGTGCTTCCGGTGTTGCGTAGTTGGCTTTGAGGAACAACCTCGTAGTTTTGTGCTGCGCTCTGCCAGTAGAGGGTAAGAAGACCCGGGCCGAAGTTGTTGAAAAACTCGACGACGATCGGAACAGCGACGTTCGCCTGCAGGAAGATCGGTGGACCGACGTCGGTAGTGGCGCCGTGATCCGTCCAATTGTTGATCAAATTGGCGTTGTTGACGTAGAGACGGACGCCGTCATCTGACAGAGTGGAGAAAGTGTAGTTGCCCGTGAACCTCGGAATGATAGTTCCTGTCCACCGCATCGAATAGTGGTCGCTGACAATTCCAGGTGCCGGTGGCGAATTCGACGGGAAACTGTAGTTGATGTTCGGGTCGGTGCGCGTGAACACCAACTCAGCCGGATTCAAGTCCGTGCCGTTGTAGTATTGGCCGGTGAGTCCGTTGGCGGCGCCCTGCAGCACCGACATGTCAGCGTAACGAGACCGCCAGCTGTAAAGTCCAGCAAGGACGGTGTCGGTAAACGACTGAGGACCGAGCGGACCGTCAGGATACCAAACGCGGGCGAGGTTGACCACCTGCCCGTTCGGCTTGGTAATTGCACCCTCTCGATACGCGATTCCGAGAGTAGCGGTTGCCGCCCACGTCAGCGTTACCGGCTGACCTAGCCCAATGACACCGGCAGGGCTACGCGACGAATTCGGGAAGATTTCATTCGCCATTTAGCCGTGGTCATGCCGGGTTGAGAACCATGCGAGCTTGACCTGTGACCGTGACCTTCAACCGACGGTTCTGAGTGTTGTTGACCAGCACAAAGCTGTAGACGCCGGCCGTGGCATAAACGGTAGGCGTGACGTTCCTGGCAGCGATGGCGGCTGCGGTGGCATTTACTCCACCCACGATCAGAGGCGGTTCCTGCAAAGACTGAGAAAGGGGAGTGACGGCAGGTGAGAATCCTCGGTAGAGACCAAGATACGCCAGGCCATAGTCAGCGTTGTCCAGAATGATGTCCGACGGCGGAAACACGCAAAGCCCTTGGGCATTTGGAGTGACCGTGACGGTTCCGTCTGTAAACGGATTCACAACCTCAACCAGCTGAATCTGAAGCCAGCGTAGGTTCAGCTGCATCGGGTCAACGACCTTGATAGAAGACACGATGATCCATTTCTGCTGTTCGATCAAAATCGTGGGAGCGGAAACTGGGAGGTCGATCTGGTTGTCCAGCTGATCTTCTGTCAGGAATGACATGTTGCCTATCTACCGAGGAAATTTTTTGTTTACGTTTTTCCAAGGCGGGGTAAGCTGGAGAATGCCGGACAAACCGTGGAAGGAAATTGCGAAGATGACGCCGCTCCAGCGGGAGTCTTATTTCGAACAGCTTCAAGCATCTGCCTCGAAAATCATCTACGATGGCGACCTAGAGACGGCGGCTGAACTAAAGAAAGCCGGATGGACACCCGAACCGGTGCATCCTGCCGATTCCATTTACCAGTGGAGATGGAGACGTCCAGGTAAGCGTGGCGGCACCCTGTTCATGTCTCCTACGTCGGCACTCACGGCGCTGAGGAAGACTATTCCTCTGAAACCTTCTTGAGCTTGTGGATGACGCGACGAACAATTTCTCGTCCAGAAGGCGACGTCTTCTTCAATTTCTCTTTCATCTTCGAATCGTTTTCCTGCAGCGTGTAGTCAACCTTCGTCATGAGAGCAATTACGTCAGAGATGTTGGACGCTCCGGCTTCCACCTTGTTCGACAGCTTGTCGGCACCTGCATTGACGATCGTCATCATCGCCATCATCTCGGAGATGTTCAAATCCGCTCTTGTCGCTGCCTCTAGTAGCCGTTGTTCGAGGACATCTCGAACCTTCACGAAGGAGACGAGTCGGCGGTAGTCCTTTGTGAGAAGAAGATTGGCGATTAACTCAGACCGATCCTGCTGGTTCAGGATGTACTTGCGAATTTGGTCGTGATGCTTTTCGAGACTCTCGCCTTTGAGGATTCCCTCGACCACGTTATCGAGGACATCGAGAATTGGATCGGCATGCTTGTCTGCCTCTTCTTGCCGCAATTCTTCGTCAGTTGGCGCTCTTTCCTCCTGTTGAATCCGGTTATTGAGCTCGATCCTAGTTTCAACGGCGTCTTCGAGTGAAGCTCGAAATAGAACGTCTCGAACTAAATCGTTGGCTGCTTGAGACAGCGGCCCATCTAGCCGGTTCTTTTGAAAGTCTCGGACGAAGTCGGTAAGGAATGAAACTGGAATGGGTGCCAGAAGCTCCGGGTAGTCAGCCATAGTCTAGAAGAACCTACTTCCAGCTGAGCCGAAAGACACCTAAAATTACCTACACTTTTTTGTTTACATTTCAGAACAAAGTGGGTTGAATGGTTTTTATGGTTGACACTCCTTCCCTACCTGGACTGGACCCCGCTGCTCCTGCTCAAGTTGCTCCGGCAAACTTAAAGCAGTTTCTGCTCGCTGGTAACGCTACTTTCACGGTCCGGTCAGGTAAAACCCAGACGCGATTCACGCTGAAGGTTCGCAAACCGACCGCTCAATCGCCGCACTTCGTCTCAGTCCTTAACGGTTCGGACAACGAGCATTCATACCAGTTTGTCGGCACGATTTTCGCCAATGGGACTTACTCGCACGGCGTCCGATCGAAGATTACGCCGGACGCGCCATCCGCTAAGGCAGCTAGGTGGGTAGTCGAGCGAGTTCTCGCAGGTCAGGAGCTTCCGAACTGCGAATTGTGGCACGAGGGTCGCTGCGGCCGTTGTGGGCGTAAGCTCACTGTTCCAGAGAGTATCGAACTGGGTCTCGGACCCGAATGCGCAACTAGAGTTTAACCATGTCAACTGAAAAAATGTCCGTTCGCGCGATCATCCACAAACACACGGATGGTCGCTTGTCCGCTCGTCCAGAGTATTACTCGGGTCGCGGCGTTAACCGTGGCGATCTTGGCCCGAAGCACATCAAGATGGTGTACGATGGAATTGTCGCCGAATTGGGCAACGACGCCGCTGAGGAATTTGTCAAGATGCTCAACGAGCTCAAAGACATGTCGGCAACCGGGTTTCTCAATTCGCTCTACCGCCTCGAAGCCTCCGGTTTCAAATTTGACGCGAAGAATTTTAATCGCTCAGGCGATGGAATTGCTTTCAATGATGAAGCCACTGCTTTCTGCACTGTGGCTTCCGTGTTGATGGGTCGCCGTGATCCAGACATCGAGGAAATGTCCAGTCGCCAACTCGTGGCCGAGTTCCTCTTCAGCGTTGGTCGTACGCCGACACCGAGAAAGTCAAAATCAGGAATGATGCTCAACGTCAACGGCTACTACACCACTGGCGGCATTGCTCCATACGAAACATGAGCCCCGGAGAATACTCGCCTAGCGAACAGAGGTTCATCAACTTTCTCGGCCTATTCGCCATCTGTCTGGTGCTTCTCATGATCGTAAAGTTGCTTCTGGCCTGTGCTAGAGCTGATTTTACCCACGACACGGAAATCAGGGAAATCCAATCTAGCCAAGAACATACCGAAAAATAGTTCGCACTTTTTTGTTTACATTGCTGAAAGAAAGTTTAGGCTTACTTTCGTTGAAAGCAAATCAAGTCTGTTAAACGTTAAAAACTCGAATCAATATGGCTCACGAACTCCAGGAAAATGACCACATGGTCTCTGCTAACGGTATCGTCCCGTGGCACAAACTCGGCACCGTTGTCCAAGGTGCTCTTACGGCGGAAGCCGCTCTCGCTCAGGCCAAACTGAACTGGGAAGTTTCAAAGAAACGCATCCGCGTTGCTGACGGCAAATCCTTCCCCGACCACTTCGGAATCGTTCGCGCTGACACTGGCGAGCCCCTCGGAATCGTGGGCACCCGCTACACGCCGATCCAGAACGTCGACGGTCTCAACATCCTCGATCCGGTTATCGGTGACGACGCAGTCTACGAGACGGCCGGTTCACTCCGCAACGGCAAGATCGTTTGGTTCCTCGCCAGCCTCAAGAAGGAGTACTTTCTCTCTGGCAAAAACGACGGACTCAAGCAGTACTTCCTCGTTTATCTCAGTCACGACGGCACCAAACCGGTTTCAGTTCGCTTCGTCTCCACTCGCGTGGTTTGCATGAACACGCTGTCGGCCGCCCTCGGTGAGGCCAAATCGATGGTCGTTATCCGTCACACGAAAAACTTCAAGGACAAAATTGAACAAGCTCACCGCATCGTCGGTCTCGCCGACAAGCATGCGCAGGAGTTCCAGAAGGTCTACAACCAACTCCAGTCCGTCAAGATGTCCGAAGGCGACGCGAAGAAATTCGTCGAGGTTTGGATGCCCGGCGAAGGCAAACGTGTCACCAACACCCGCACAAAGGTGTTCGAGCTCTTCCGCAACGGTATCGGCAACGAGGGTAAGACCCGCGCCGACGCGTTAAACGCGGTCACGCAGTTCCTCTCGCACGAGAAACCGGTTCGCGCTAAGCGTGCTGCCGAATCCCGCTTCGAGACCAACATGATCGGTTACGGTATTGGCCTGCAGACGGCCGCCGTCGACCTGCTTCTCAACTAAACAGCCATGGAATCCGGCGGGGCGTGTGGCCTCGCCGGGTTTCGCTACAGCCCTCCGACTAGGAGGCCTGCACCGAAATGAATCTCTTGTCTGTCACTTTTCAACCAAAAGCGTGGGTTACCTTTTCTCCTGACGAGATTGAGTTGCTAGTTGAGTGCTCGCAGAAACACTATGACGGCGTGTGTCAACGCGCGTCTCAAGTTGGAGGATTTCTCTACGGAATAGTGAATGCGTCCAGTGTTTTTCCGGACAACGAAAACCAGCTCACGTGGCGAGAGTTAGACACGCTGGCCAAGATAGCTGAGCAATCTCAGTTTCTCGAACTCGACAAAGCCCAGCGTGGAATGGGCATTCAACTGGCTATCAGGAAAATTCTCAACAAATTGAACGAAATCACGCCGCCCAAGATAACGAATCCTGGGGTCTGACTAGTTCTTGACTACAATGAGCGACGCACCAGAGAAGGCACCAGAAGGGTTGAAACCGGAGAACCATCCGGCGATGTCGGTCGCGAACACCGAGATTCTCGAGAAGATCAAAAAGCTCCTTTCTCGAGCTGAGACATCGAAAGGATCGACACAAGCCGAAGCCGAAGGTGCGCTCATGGCCGCACAACGACTTGCACTGAAGCACGGGATTGACCTTGCCTCAATTGACATGACGGAGGACACGTCAGCCGGTGAGCCGATCGTCCAGCAACCGTTCAGGCCTTCTCGCGAGGGAGGCGGAGTTTGCGCAGCTAGACTTCCATCCTGTCATAAGTTCATCACGTGGATTCTCAAGTCGTATTTCGGCGTGAAGATCATCGAGTGTTCAGATTGGACTGACTACGTCGACAAAGGAATCAAGAAGACGGGTACCGTGAAATCGTTAAGCTTCATCGGTCGACAGACCAACGTTCACATTGCCATCTACGTCTACGGCTTTCTCCATCGCGAATTCATTGACCTTTGGCACAAACACCGGAAGGCCGTCGACGCACCGATGTCAAGCCGTAACAGCTTCTTCTACGGTGTCTACCAAGGTCTCAATGAGAAGCTTGACATCGAGAAGGGAAAAGTCGAAGCCGAAGCGCAAGCCGAACTGTCGCACGCTGATGCAGGCAAATCCGTCGCCATGATTTTGATCGGCGAAAAAGAGAAGGTCGATCAAGCCGTCAAGGGTTACCATCCTCGGTTGAAATACTTCAAAGTCAGTGAAGGAAATCTAGACGATTTCGGCTCTGTTGCCGAGGGCCGTCGCGCCGGCAAGAAGATCAAAATCAACACTGCCCTGAAGTAATGGACAACCACAGATTCAACGTCACAGGCGATAACCAAGCTCAACTGGTCGGCATCCTCGAATTCATCTTCCGCAGAGAATTTCGGTGGCCGCAGGTTCACGCGAAGAAGAGCGAAGGGTACGGAGGCTTCACGGGCTATCGAATCGATCCTCACCTCGGCCTTGTCTTGTATCAGTATCCGATCGATCACAACGATAAGTTGACGCAACGATTTCCGTTTGGCGAGGGTTACGATCCTCAAAAACTTGCTGCTTTCGTCTACAACTACCTCAATTCGGAAGCCGCTGACAAGGTCACTCCACCGCCACTTCCTGAAACCAGGGATGGCCTCACCGCAACGTACGACGCCTACGCGTGCCTACGCCACGATTACGGTTGGGACGGCTGGTGCGACCACGATGGGAGCAACAACAGAGGTTGGCGAATCTACACCGGCGATTGGGGTCACATTCCGATGCATGGCCACTCTGCTCCGTTCGCAATACGACCGATCACGGCGTGGTACGGCAAGTGATTTATTTTTGTTTACAAACTCAAGGACAACGCTAGCCTAAACCCGTCCATGAAAGAATGCTTCAGAGAGAAGAAGTTTGGTGAACGAGCGATCGACATTATCGCGAAAGCCGACGGCTTGTGCCAAGACTATCTCTCACAGGGTTTCAAGCTTACGGTTCGCCAGCTTTACTACCAGTTTGTGGCGAAGAACTGGATGAAAAATACGCCGCAAAACTACGAAGCGTTCGCTACCGTTATCTCTGAATCAAGAGAAGGCGGCATGCTAGATTGGGACGCCATCGAAGACCGCGGACGCGTGACTCACTCGATTCCGGAATATAAGAGTCTCAAGTCGTATCTGCAGCACTTGACTGAACATTTTCGTTTAGCTCGGTGGAAACAGCAACAGCATTACGTCGAGGTCATGGTTGAGAAGCAAGCCCTGGAAGGCGTGCTGGCGCCGGTCTGCGAAAAATGGGGAGTTGCTTTTACGGCCAACAAAGGTTACTCGTCCGTGTCATCGATGTACTCGCGAGGAAAGTTCATTCAGTCGCAGCGCGATGTCGAAGGAAAAGACGTTCATGTGCTCTACTTGGGTGACCACGACCCGTCCGGTTTGGACATGTCTCGTGACGTAAGAGATAGACTCGAGCGCTACAGCGACGGCCCAGTTGACGTCGTTCGACTCGCGTTGAATTACGACCAAGTCCAGCGCCATCAACTCCCAGAAAACCCGGTGAAGATGGATGACAGCCGAGCCGCGGCATACCGAGAACAATTCGGCGATAGCAGTTGGGAACTAGACGCTCTCGAGCCGAAGACACTTATAGCTCTGGTTGAAAACGGAGTGAAGCAGTTTCTAGACATGTCCGCGTGGCGCGAGATGGAGCAACGCCAACAGCAAGACCAAGACCTTCTGCAAACCATAGTCGAAGAGCTCCCAGAAGCAAAAGACGATGAATCCTGAACTCGATAACGTTCGCAAGCAACTCAACAAGGCGAAATGCCCTGAAGACGTCTTTGGGAAGCTGAGCTCTGCCGACCCGATGAAGGCCGGCAAGAAACTCTATCACCAATTCGCTAAGGTTTGCCACGCCGATCGCTACACGGACCCGAAAGACAAGAAGGTCGCCGACGGTGCGTTTCAACTTCTCGCCAAGTGGTGGGGTCAGGCCGAGGCCAAGATCGAAGCTAAGACTTACGGTGACAGAAAGGTGGCAGTGGTCGCCACAGCTCCGGAGGCTGTTACCATCCATTCGAAGAAACGAATCTACGTTGTTGGGGAACCATTGTCGCTGACAGGTGACCTTGCTGATGTGCTCAAGGCTCAATACTCTGAAGACGGAGATACCCACGAGGCATACGTCAAAGTCGTACGCAATCCGAAGAATAATGACCTGATGACTGCGGAGCGGACGTCCATTGAAAAGTTGGCGAAAGACAAGGACATGGAGTTCAGAATTCCGCGACTATTGGAATCCATTACGGTCGCAGACGTCGCCAACAAAAAACGAGTGGCTAACGTCTTCATTCCAGCAGAAGGGTTGACGAGCATGAACCACATTCTCGACGCGTACAAGATGGCTCCACTCGATCCACGAGACGTGGCATGGATGGGCAGTCGGACATGGACGACGCTTGGACTTGTCCACGCTTCTGGTATTGTCCACGGAGCGTTTACGCCTGATCACGCTTTGATTTGCGCTGAGAACCACGGGCTGGTGCTGGTGGACTGGTGCTATTCGGTTCCGATTGGTGAACCAATCAAGGCCATATCGAAAAAATGGATCGCTCTCTATCCACCGGAAGTTTTGAAAAGCATGGGAGCAACTCCTGCCGTGGACATCTACATGGCTGCGTTCACGTTGTCGATCCTACTCGGTGCTGCAACTAACGTACCGCACAATCCCGTCTTTCCAGCTGGCGTACCGATTGAAATGCAACGCTTTCTTCGTTCTTGCCTAATCCCGGCACCTCATCGTCGTCCTAACGACGCTCTCGAGTTGGCCACCAACTGGAAGAAAATGCTCGAGAAGAATTTCGGCAAACCAAAGTTTCGCATCTTTAACGTCCCAGCACTAGCAGGGGCATAACGCAGGAGAAATCACCATGGGATCAACAAGCTGGTCAGACAAGGATTACACAGCGCGGACCACACACCGCGCCGCAACGGGAGCGTCGGCATTCGCCTACGACCACTCAGTCAAATCGTCAGGTGGGCCGCGAGTGGTTCACGCCGACATGAACATCAAGGACAAGCGCCGTGAATCTCGCGACAGCGCCGCTCACCCAAATTCGCGCGCCATTGCCGTCGTTTTCGATGTCACTGGCTCTATGGGAGGAATCCCTGTCGTCCTCCAAAAGAAACTCGGTCAACTCATGCACATTCTGCTGGCCAAGAGTTACGTGCAAGACCCGCAAATTCTCTTCGGCGCCGTCGGCGATGCCACAACCGATAGCGTCCCTCTGCAGATCGGTCAGTTCGAATCCGGCTTGGAGATGGACGATAACCTCGGGAAATTCTTCCTCGAGGGCGGTGGCGGTGGCCAGAACACGGAATCCTACGAGCTCATCCCCTTCTATTTCGCTCGTCGAACCGACCTCGACTGCTGGGACAAGCGGCAGGAAAAAGCGTACCTCTTCACCATCGGTGACGAGATGCCATATCCGAAGGTCGATCGCGAACAGGTGGAGCAGCTAATTGGTGACAAACTCGAGGCGAGTGTTACACTCGAGCAAATCACCAAGGAGCTTCTGACTCGCTACGAGTGGTTCCACATCATCCCAACCACGAGCACTGGTTCGATGCCGGAGATCGCCAAGCGCTGGAAGAAACTTCTCGGCGAACGAGTCATCATGCTTCCTGACGCCGACGCTGTTTGTGAAACCATCGTCATGACGATCGGCCTCGTCGAAGGAGCCATCGCCAGTATCAAGGACGGAGCAGACGACCTACACAGTGCAGGCGCAGATTCTGGCGCTATTCGCGCAGCAAGTTCGGCACTGGCCGTTGTTTCGACGTCTCGTGCCATTACCGCCAAGGCGGCGGCAAGCAATCTCCCAGCGGCGGTTCCAACCGCTGGCGATGATGGTCGCCTGACCTGACACACCGACCGAGCGACCGGCCGCCAAGACGACACCCCTACTCTTGGCGGCCTCACTTTTATGAAAGCCTACATCGTCGTCGACCTTGGATATGGAGACCAAGGCAAAGGAACGACCGTCGATTACCTTGTCCGCAAGGTGGGCGCTGGAACTGTGGTCCGGTTTAACGGTGGCGCTCAGGCGGCCCACCACGTCGTCACAAGTGATGGACGAAGCCACAAATTTTCTCAGTTCGGCAGCGGCATGTTCGTGGACGATACCACCACGTTCCTGTCGAAACACGTGCTGATCGCTCCAAAGGCTATGATGAAGGAAGCCGCGCATCTCGAGACGCTTGGCGTGTCGAAGCCGATGGCTCGCACTTTCATAGATCACGAGGCGCCTATCATCAGCCCTTTTCAACAAGCGGCGAACCGAATCATTGAGCTGCACCGCGGTGACGGAGCCCACGGAACGTGCGGCATCGGCATCGGCGAGACGATGGAGGACGTCATGTTGAATCCTCAGTTCGTTATCCGAGCTGGAGATTTATTCTATCCAGACCTCGTCAGACAGAAACTAAAGCTCTTGAGAGAGCACAAATGCGCCAAGTTGAAGAGGATGCTCGATGGCGCGTCGTTTCATCCAGACGCGATGCAGGAGTTTGAGGATTGCTTCGTTGACGGATCAGTCATCGACTTCTTTCTAGGAATTTATCAAAGTTTCGTCCAAGAGGTTCATATCGTGCCGCGCAACACGTGGAGAGACATCGCCAACCAAGACAGACCAATCGTCTTCGAAGGCGCTCAAGGCGTGTTGTTAGACGAGTGGTACGGTTTTCATCCTCATACCACGTGGAGCACAACGACGTTCGCCAACGCCGACGAAATGTTGGACGAGATCGGCTATGGCGGAGAGGTTACCAAGATCGGCGTAACGCGAGCCTACAGCACGAGACATGGCGCGGGTCCCTTTGTTGCTTATGACGAGGATATGACGCGCAGACTTCCAGAGCAGCACAACGTCCACAACCGATGGCAAGGTGGCATGAGGGCTGGTTGGCTCGACACTGTGGCATTGAAGTACGCGTGCGACGTCGCCGGCAAGATGGACTACCTAGCCGTGACATGCTTGGATCGGGTAAGTTCACTTGGCGAACTGAAGGTCTGCTCAGAGTACAGATTGCCGGATAGGTCTACCATGCGTCTCGATCATTCTAGTTCTCGGGATTTGTTTGCACGGGCCAAAGTTACACAAGCTCTTGAGAACGCAAAACCGGTCTACAAAGACGTAGGAACCATTGACTGGTTATTGACAGAGATCAAAGCCACCACCGGAATTGTTCCGCGTCTTCTCTCTTTCGGGCCAACGGCTGACGACAAAGAAACCGTCGCTGTTGGCTCATTAACGTAAACCAACAGGACATCACCATGGGCGCTCCCGCAGAAGATAACGAAACCTCAGCTGGCAAACCGAAAGTCGCAACGCCTGCACCGGCCGAACCGACACCAGCCACGCCAGCTCCAACCGAAGCTCCGGCTTCTTAACCAATGAGCAAATCTCCTTCAGCAAAACTCGGGTATGACCCGGCGCTGGAGGAGATTTATCGTTCTCCTGGCAGTACTATGCGCTCTATACTTCGTTGGTCTCTCATCGCTTTAGCCGTAATCCTGGTTTTCGGCGCTCCACTTTTCTACATTCTCTGCTTGAACCATATTTCGCTCAACCACGTTGGGTTGGCGTACGACTCGAGCGACGGGTCTGTGACGGTTCAACACCCTGGTTGGCACCGCACGTCTCCGTTCGTGCGAGTCGCGAGCGTCGTGACACTACCAATCGTGGTGAAGATTCCATCTGAAGCTCGGCTCGTCAATCAACGACTGGTGCGTTTCAATCCCGACGGCGCAATTGAGTATGTGAAGGAGCAGGGTTTTTCGTGGATCACAGACCAGGAGTTTGAATCGATCTTGCTGGGCTACGCGTACTCAGGAAAAACATTTGCGTTCCTAGACATCATCGAGAAAAACGATGGAGTTGGGACCGCAAAGCGCTAGTTTGGCTGAAATAGGCCAACACTTTTTTGTTTACAAATTCCAACCAAAGTGTAGGATGGCTTCATGATCGTCAAGCCTCTTGCACCAAATCTGCAGAATTTTCTGAGTGACATCCGGCAATCCGTTCGCCAGAACGGAAAGCTGTCAATCCGCGGTTTCGGCACCTTCAAGATCGTGAAGAAGAAAGCCGGCAACCAGCGTTTGCCGAGCGGTCAAATCGTCAAGGTTCAGGCCCGATCAGTAGTGAAGTTCGTTCCTTCAAAGTCGTTCCTCACATGAGCGGCATCAACCCGATCAACCCGACTCTTGGCTTTCCCTGCCCTCTCACGCTGAAGTGTTCAGTCACTGGAGACGAGGTCGTTTATTCCGATCCTGAGTACATTCGAGGTCGTATCGAGAAAGCAGGTAGTTTGGAAATCCTGCTCAAGACCTATGTCTCGAAAGCCGGCAAACGACAACAGCGAGACGAAGCTCCGGTCGTTCCCAAGGTAAGCGGAAGAATGTGGAAAGGCGAATTGGTTCAAAAACCAGAAACAGCCGTTGTTGAAATGTCCAAGCCTGACGCCAATCTTCCTGCCGACACGATCCACCGTGAGTTCTTGCTAGACGATGGGAAGTGCCACGTCTTCGCTCCTCGCATGCATGCCGAAGAACAGAAGCACATCGTCTACGATCATCGGAAGAAAACCAAACCTTGAAGTCGCCCCCTATCTCAACCACGCTCACCGCCTTCGCCTTTCTGTTCAACGTAGGCGCGGTCTACATCCTGACGTTGATGTTACCATTCGGTCAGTCGATTAGCGTCTGGTTCAAACTCCTTCTAGCTTTCCTTCTCACAACTGGCCAAGTCCTGGCTTCAACCGCTGCCTACTATGTCGTCGAAGAGAATCGATCTTCCAGAAAAGCCCGCCAATCTTCCGGCAATAATTAGATGGACATGGGACCGGGTAAATTACCGCGGTCACGTCACTAAAGGCCCGCTCAAGGGAAAGACCTACATCGAGGTGCAGGCGATCGCCATCTTGCCCGATAACTTTGACGCTCGTAAGGACTGCGGAAGCTTTGAGCAGCTTCAAATGGCGATGGATTCAACGGCTCTCGACGCAACAACGATTCTAAACAACGCCGTGGTCGGTCGTCAACCCTTGAACGGTGAGAATCTAGCGGAGAGCCTTTTGCGCCAGATCATCTCCGATCTTCCTTCTAAAAAGGACTGGCTTGATCCTCAGGTCGAAGCAGCAGCCAAGAAACTTCTCAACATCAAATGAGCGACAAACCAGACATCACTATCAGTCCGAAAACAGGCGAGAAGATCGTCTTGAAATCGTTGCTCGACTTTCGAGCTAAGGAGGACATCGAGCCGATGACCCCGGACCAGAGCTTGATGTTTCTGCAGCTTTTGGCCGCCGAGAGCGAAGATGAAAAAGAAGGCAAGTTGACGCCGTTTGATCGTACTAATCTAGCGAACAATCGTCACGCCTCCGTCATTGCTAAAGTCTCTGAAGGCTTTGGTTTCAAAGTCTTCGCAGGTAGAATGCACGAGTCTACGCAGTTGACCATTGAGGTTTTCTTTTACGTGTTAAATCTCTGCAAAGGGCCGGGCGACGCCGTGATGTGGTGCTACACTCTTCACCGCCTTTACGGACAGGATCAGGAGTTGATTACGCTCACGTCGATCGCGAACGAATGGCCATGGGGATTTCCTACAGAAGACGCGCGCCATCGTTGCTGGATTAGTCAGAAGGGTTACTCCCATGGAGTCGACATCGACAACTTGATCGACAGGGGTGTCTTTTGGGCATAAGCCATAAATTTTTGTTTACAAAATCCGTCCCAACGGTATGGTGGTCTAAGTGAATCCGATCACCATTAACGAAGAGCTTGTTCGAGCAATCGACATCGCCTACCCTGACGCAGGTCGGGCCGAGACGATGAAGCAGCTAGAGCATTTCAAGACGTGGCCGTTGATCACGTATGACTTCGGCAACGAGACGAAGGAGCAGATGGATGCGCGGCTCAGCACTACGCTGAACTTCTTCGGAAAGGTTTTTGAAACGCCATTCCAATCTTTCCGGTACTGGATTCGGACTAAGTGGGGAACGCACTACGGGGTCTGCGAACGGCACGACGCGATGCTTCGAACCGTGGCTGTCGTGACCAACAACATCGATGGAAAGAAAATGATCCTGAAGGTGTTCCTCAACGCCACGCCTAAACCTGGCGTCGCTGACTGGAACAGTCGGGCATTCCGCCATGACAACGGCAAGGAGATCACGAAAGGTCCATACGGTTCTCAGATTCTTGAACCGACGGCCCAAGCCGCACTTGATCGCGCCGTCACGATTCTCATCGTCTGCCTTGAATCTATTTCGCTTGAGTACCTTCGCCCTGGTAATTTCGTCGCCAAGGTTGAACCGACCCGCCCCGGAAAATCCGTTCAGTGGGCAAAAGCTCGGGAGCACTACACAGTAATTCATCGGACGCACGCAGCGAACGATAAGATGGTTGTTCGTGGCGCAACGGTCAACCAAGACCCTAGCAGAGAAATCACTCGCATAGCGCATACCCGCCGAGCGCACGAACGCATGCTGAAATCTGAACGGTTTCGCAGAGACGCACAAGGCAACATCCGCAAAATCAAAATCAAGTCGACGTGGGTTGGTCCCGAAGAGTGGAAAGACTCCGCTGGACAAACCTACCGAATCGTCAATCTCCAACCATGAGCATATCCCTCGCAGACGTCAGCAAACATTTCTATCGCGCCGAAGTCGTAGTCCGAGACGCACACGCCGACCAGTTCCGAGCCGACCAGACAACGCCGTACGTCGAGCATCCGGTTGAGGTGGCACGACGCGTTCACGACAAGATCAGTTCGATGGCGTATCCTGAGGTTAAGTTGGTCGCCGGTTTCTATGGTCTGGCTGACGACACATCTATGTTTCTCCTTGTCGCTTTGTTGACCGCTATCGGCCACGATGTGAAGGAAGACAAACCAGGATTTCCTTTGAGGGATCGTTGGTTAGCCGAAGGCATTCCTGCCGTTGCCGTTGACCTCGCCATCAAGTGCATCGACAAGTTGTCCAACACAACCGGCGGAGACTACCTTGACTACATCATTTCGATCAGAGACGATGGCGACTGGATCGTCCTGTTGGTAAAGGAGGAAGACATGAACGTGAACTGGGAAGACATCAAGGGCATTCCGAGCAAGGGTCGTCAGAAGGCGATGCGCACCAAGTACCTTCTCGCTCACTACATTCTCTTCGAACGGAAACCATACGCCGCCCTTCGATGAACTGCTCCCGCTGCAAGAACCCGATTCCACCGGAACGTTTGGAAGCTGTTCCAGACGCAACCATGTGCGTTTCGTGTTTGAAGAAAGCGGGAGATGTACCCACGAAGAAAGGTCGTTTAGTGTTCGATCACAAAACCGGAGGACAGCTAGAAGTCCTCTCACCAAAGCAATTCGAAGCCATGCAGGACCTGCCAAATGCAATCGACGAAAGAGTCTCTCGCCTGTAGATTGAGTGTGCAAATCCCTGTTGTCTCTGCTCACGCTGTCAAGCGTTACATGGAGCGCACCGGTTGCAAGTCGCCGGAACGCGCCAGGACCAAAGTCGAATACTGCTTCCTCAACGGCAAGAAACTCAAAAGCGATCCCAAATCGGACGTCTCTAAAATCTACGGACGAGGCTTCGTTTTGGTCGTCAAGCAAAATCTCATCATCACGATCTATCGACCGACGGCTCCGCACATCAGGAAGAAGGTCTACAATATCCACAAAAATGAACGGCGTCAGAACGGCAATGTTGCACCCAGGCGAACGAGTGAGGAAAACTGAAGCAGGCGAACGAACTCGCGTCATGCCTAGGGGAAATAAGGGAACGGTTATTCGATACACGCGCCGCGGCCAGCTTCTAGTTCACGTTGACGGCTACGCGCTGTCGACCTGCAATACCGGCTGGCACACAGATTTCTGGGAGCTAGATTCAAATGCCAAAATCTAAAGCTGAAAAGAGCGTGTTCGAACGACTCATCGAGGCCGATAAAAAACAAGGTCCGCTTCGTCTCCGTCCTGGCGACGTGATGCAGTTAGTAAATTTCTTGGCGGAGGTAGACTGCGTACGCGAAAGCCAATTTCTGGACTTATCCGCTTTTGGCCATCGGAAGCGGTTCGGATTGGCGCCGAGATAGGTTTCCAATTGTAAAAAATAAAGTAGCGGAGCCGTACACTTTTTTGTTTACATTTTCAAATAAAGTGGGTTGAATGTTCGCATGAAACTTTCGGCCATCCCTCAACTCAAACAAGCCCACTACCGCATCGACGTGACGGTCGCTGAAGTTGAATTCACGATCGGTCGTTGGTCTGACGAAGGTCGGCGGACCTGCCCGCTTATCCTCGAACCTGAATTTCAGCGTGGCCACGTCTGGTCTCGCGAACAACAGATCGCCTTCTGCGAGTTTCTGATCCGCGGCGGCGAGTCTGGCCGTACCATCATCTTCAACTGCCGCGGTTGGCAAAACAATTTTGAGGGACCGATGTACCTCGTCGATGGTCTCCAGCGTCTCACGGCTGTTCGCAAGATGCTGCGCGGAGAAATCCCTGTCTTCGGTCACTCGTTCCTCGACTACGACGATTTCGATACCATCGCTCGCCGCACCAGCTTGATCTTTCAAGTCGGAAGTCTTTCGTCGTACGCGGACGTGCTTCAATGGTACCTCGAGATGAACACCGGCGGAACTCCTCACGCTCAATCTGAAATCGATCGCGTCACCGCCCTTTGGGAACAGGAACGCTCCAAGAAATAATCCTACCATGGCCTCATCATCATTTCATGTCGTTGCCAACAAGTCGATGCTAAACATCGACGGAAGTGGCTCGAATAAAAGCAATCTAGTCCAGCAACTTCTCAAGCACGAAGCGAACGAAGCCAATGTTCTCGGGCTATGGTACGACTGGTTCTGCTCCGAGAGCAGCCTGTTCAATCGCGGCAAGCGGCTGTGGAGTGCCGCTAAGAGCATCATCCACTCGGAGAAGTTCAAGGCCGAAGATTGCTACGTCTTCTTCAAAAACAACTGCCCAGCTGCAAAATTCCCGACCTACGATAGCTTCAAGATTTGCGACCGTAAATCAGGTGACGTGCTCTTCGCTGTTAACCGTAACGCATGGGGCTTCGCCGGTTGGGAAGTCTTTTGTGCAAATAATTGGGATGAACCGGTTGTCAAGGGTTCGTGGAAAGAAGTCAAAGCGTGGTTCATGCCAAAACCCGTCCAACTCAAGATGAATCTCTCGCTTCCAGCACCTCAACTTCTCCTCAAATAACATGCTCCGCATCTACGCCATCGACTCTACGCCGCAAGAAGCCCAAGCCGTTTTCGAACACGAGGGTTTCAAGATCAGCTGTACCACCATCATGAGCAGAATTCCAGAGCTCCGCGTGTTCAACAAAGACCACAAGGACGTTACGGACAATCTCTTTCCTAGCGGCCAGTTCCTCGTCGCCAACGTCGAGAACTTTCTCAAGGCCGTTGCAGCGATCAACCATCTCATCTCTCTTCCCGATGAACCCGTCTGAAATCGACATCAACCTCCGCCCAGCCGAGAGACTTCTAGCTGATCGCATCTTCGTGGACCTTGCCCAAAATATGGGCATGACGAACGCCAAGGTTGTCAGCATCGAACGTAAGTCAAACCGAGATTTCGACGTCAAAATCGAATGCACTTCTGACCTCTGTGCCTTCGGTATGTGGTTGCCACTCGGCGCTATCCGTTCGCTTACTGTCTGGACCGACCCGAAGATCGCTAGCATGACCGACCATCCAGAGATGGCAATGGAAGGCGACTGGTCGGGAGTCCGTGATTCAAGCACCGACGCTATCTGGGCTATCTTTACCCAGCACGTCGAGAAAGTTCAGCTGTGAAACTTTTCTATTCTTTTTTGTTTACAAAATACAACTGAAGTGTAGGATGGCCGTCATGGAACGATACATCCCGACCGAAGAAGAACGCCTGATGTCGTTGGTTGACGTGGTCGGAGTCGACAACGTTTTGATGGCGCTGGGAATCGAAACGTTTCGCCTAGATGGGGTTCCCGGCGTCGTAGTCCAACCGGCCGGCAGCAAGTTGTTCGACTTCGATAAAATGCGTCCAGCCACGAAAGACGAAACAGCGCTGCACGAGCGCTCAGTTCGAGAAGGCCACGAACTTGAAGCAGCATGCGGTCTCATCTAAAAGACGGTGAACCGTGCCACCATCGAGGTTGCAAATCACACCTGACTCATCCTTGCGAAGGTTGCGGACGGATCGCAGCTCGCGGACCAATCATTCTCATGCCTAAACAATTCACACCAGAGCAGGAAAAGATCATCGCCAACCTAGGAGCAATCGTCTCCGGTCTTCAAGTCCCAATGTCAGTCGGTGGTCCAAGACTTCTCGGAACGGCTTACGAACCAACTGTCGCTGTTCGAGATCAACTACGCCTTTTCGGGTACCCTTCTGCCGTAGAAGTAACCAAGGCACTCCGAACCGCTCTCTCCAATGTTTCCTAACGAAAAACCAGCCGACGTTAACGGTCACACATGGGAGTTTATCCCGTACGCCAAGGGCACGAAAGGCGGATCATTCCGCTGCTCGACTTGTCTCACGTCGTACAGCATGGGCAATGGTCGCAACTTCCAGTGCGATAAGGGCGAAGGCTTTCGGCGCGACGTCAAGAATTCTCTCAAGAAAGCGCCATGATGACCGAGCTCGAAAAAACCCTTACTGACCTGCTGGTCGAAACCACCTATGCCCTCCGCAGCGGACACAAAACCAGATTCCCACAGGCCGAGAAAAACCGGCAATTCCTCCGTTCCATCGGCGTCAAGATCGACGACCAGCAAGCCGTCGGACCAGGCATTGTCGTCCGAATCCCTCACACCGATTCTCAAACCTCTTAGACAAGAGACGCCAGAGCTGATCGCTCTATGGCGAAAGATGGCCGATCATACCTGTGCCAAATGCGGCACGCCGCACTGCAACATCATCGAGGAGATTCGGCCCAACCGTTGTTGCGACCGAGAGTATTGCCAGATGGCCAAAGATTACGCACAGACGCGCTTCGGCATTACTCTCCAACCAACCAATCACCCTAACCTACCGTTCATGGGAGCGAACGGTTGTACTGTCGAACCCTATCTCCGCCCATTGTGCTCTCTGCACCAGTGCTCTATCAATTCGATAGGGGTGTTGAGAGGCTCCAAGGAGTGGACATCGGAGTATTTTCGTCTCCGCGAGGAGATCGACATACTGGAACTCGCACGCCACGCTTCATAGAAGTCTTGAGCGGGTCTGTGCGCGTTGCCAATTAGTCTTTCGAACGTAGGGGGAGTGCGATAGATCATCGTAGCGTTAGTTCCATCAGGTAAGCAATGGTTCCATTCATACCTATTGGTTAAGCGTTGAACATCCTTGATTTATCCGATGAAACTTCATAGTCTGGGTTGAAACCTGGATCGCTAGTTTTTGTTCTTGCGCCGGTTTGCTGTCCTTAGGTAGGAAAATGGCACTCGAAATCCCGCATCTTGACCCGCTCACGTTTTCCGGACTTGCTGGTGAAGAATGCGATCTGTTCAAACGTGTTTTAGCCGGAGTCGGCGGCAAGGGCGTAGAGATTGGCTGTCTTGACGGATTCAGCTCGTGCGTTATCTTGACAGTGTCCGATCTTCATCTCACGTCAGTCGATCCACTAGTCGCTGATTCAATGGAGTCAAGCCTTAAGGGTAATGAACCACGCCTGCTGAACAATCTCAAGCCGTTCGGTTCGCGCTGGACGTTTGTCAAAGATTTCTCGGAAAAGATTGCTCCTACGTGGACAGAACCACTGGACTTCTTGTTTATCGACGGCGACCATGCTTACGAGGCGGTGCTGAGAGACTACAACCAATGGGTTCCCTTACTTAAGCAGGGAGGAATCTTCGCTATTCATGATTCCAGAATGTCACGGCCAGGAGGACCTAAGTTCCATCCTGGACCGTCGAGAGTTGCTCAGGAAAAAGTCTACGACCAATCTGCGTGGCAAATCATCGGCGAAGGTTTTTCGCTAACCGTCGCGAAAAAACTATGAAGGCAATGATTGGTGTTGGCGTTTTCGGCAAGCAGGACATGATCGAGTGGATGATCACCGGCATTACCGATTGTTTCCCAAAGGGCAGTCACGTCTCTTTCTTTTTCGAGGCGTGCACTGACCGGTCGATGCTCAATTTCCTCGAGCTAGCGCCCACTCTCCTGATCGACTACTCGTGGTCGTACGATTCTTCAAGCACTCACGTCCTGGAGCACGGCGTCCACAGCCGTCTTATCAGTCGGTTCATGGACACCGACTGTGACTATCTAATCGTGCCTCACGACGACAACAAATTCGTAGGTAAAACCATCGTCGACGACATCCGCCGGATCATGGAAGAGTACGGTGACAACCTAGGATGGATCAGCGGTCGCGACGGTTACGAGCGAAACTACACTAACATGGTGTCATCGCCATTCAGTTCGTCGGATACGGCAAGGAAGAAGCTTGCCATCGGCGAATATGTTCCTCGGTCTCAGATGAACACAGGTCCGGTTGTCTATACCAGAAAGCTCATCGAAAAAATCGGCGGTCCTGACATGGACTACGAAGGATGGTACTGGTGGGACGACTACGCTCTTAAGGCAAAGCATGCCGGACTTCAGAGTGTGCTGCTCGGGATGGACTGTCTTCACTTCAAATTCGGTTCAATTCAAAACAATCACGCGCTGTTCGACAACGCTCTAGTCGCCCGAGACTTGAAAAGACTCTCGACAAAGTGGACTCCAGTTCTTGGCTACAACCCAATCTAGGCCACGATGATCCGATGGACACCCGCTGAGACAAAAGCCCTAGCTGAGAAATTCCTCGAAGCGCGCATTCGCGATATGATGGCGCCGATCACCGAGGTTCTCACTAAGGCGATGGAAGAGGCCTTTCCTCCAGAACGGCGCCGAGACATCAAAGCATTTTCTCTGTTGAACTGGGAAGCCCAGAACGACATCAAGATGGCCTTAAAGCAGTTCGAGAAGCGCTACTTTGACAGGTCTGTGGCCGGTGGAGCTGCACCCGTCAGCGCACCGCGACCGACTCCTGAGCCCGAAGTCGAAGTGTCGGCTGCTCCTTCTAAACCAGCAGGCGCGCCGTTCGTCATCGAGTTCAGAGTGCCAAAGGCAGAAAAGCCGGACCTCACACGTATCCTTGCCGAGGTTCCTACGCCGGTGTTGTACGGCTTTGCCCTGGACCGCTTGCTCAAGTCCGGCGTTGGTCTACCATCCCTTCCAAAGTTACCGCCAGAAGTGGTCAGAGTGGAAGCTGTTGCGCCTGTGCCGGAGCCGATCGTCATCAAGGCTGCTTCGGTCGTCGACCCGAGTCCCGCTGAGGATGGTCGACGTCGGGTGCTGGTTCTTGGATTGTTACCGACAGCTCAGTCTATCGTGCAAGAGAAGTCCAAAAACCTCTTGAGAATAGACGCCACGTTCTGCGACGCCAATACCAGAAACACTCCTGCCGTTGTGGTCGATTACGCCGTCATTATGGACGGACTCATCACGCGTTTTCAAGTCGAACAGATTCAAAAGAAGTTTTCCTCGAAGGATCGCGTCATCCACTGCGACACGGTGGAGGATGTTATGCGAAAACTCGTGGACCTCAACTCCATGTCGTGAACTCAACGCTCGTCCTACTCACAGTCGAGGACGACGCTTTCGAGATTATTCAAGTTGTCGTCGACGGTCCACCGATCATGGTGGCGCCTCGGCACCGCCTTGACATTTTTCAACCGGTCGTTCCTAGGGAGCAGGTGAACCAAGCTCCTCACGAGCTGATCGTTAAACCTAAGAGGAAGAGGCAAGAAGTAACCGCGGAGGCAACTAGCGGAGATTTTCTTGTGCAACACATGTACCTCGTCCGACAGGTCGTGGACCGGATCAAACTAAATCTTCCTGCACACATCGACGCAGACGACCTGCACAGCGTAGGAATAACCGGGTTGATGGCGGCAGCGAAGAAGTACGACGCTGCCAGAGCTTCTTCGTTCAAAGGGTACGCTTCCATGAGAATTCGAGGAGCTATCCTAGACGAGCTTAGGAGGATGGATTGGGTTCCTCGTCGAGCTCGAGCTAGAAACCGGGTTCTAAAAGAAGTTGTCGCAACGTTGACGCAAAAACTGCAACGAGACCCGACGGCGACCGAGATCATGGCCGAGATGAACTTGACGCCAACCGAGTACAGAAAAATGGTCGAAGAAGCCCGTCCTCAAACGTTCACGTCTATCGATTTCATCAGCGAAAGTGAGGAACACGGCGTATCTCTTCACGAGTCTCTGGCAGACACCCAGGACGTTCTTGCAAGAGACTCAATGCAGGAAGCAGAGCTGGTTGGCTTGCTGAAAACCCACATCAGCCGGTTACCCGACCAATGGCAAACCATCTTGCGGATGAACTACTTCGAGGGCATGCGACTGTGGCAGATAGCTGAGGAGTTCAAGGTCACTGAATCGCGTATCTGTCAGATACGGCAGGACGCTATCAACCAGCTTAAGAAGTGGGTCGTGTGGCGGAAAGATCGCTAGCGGCTTCTTTGTCCAAAATCTCAAACCACTTTGAGATGAATCTCGAAATGAGTTCCGAGCTAGCGTAGTGCTTCGGTCTCGACGTTAATACCAGCTTTCTGCGTTCAATAAGCAGTTCGACTTTCTCCGTGGATTCCATGATGTAGCGTTCCACCTCAAGGATCGGCGAAACTAAGACCTCGGCAGCTGTTGCTGCCTCTTCCAGCTCATCGACAATTGCGGTGAAGTCCTTCGAATCTCGGTCTCGAAGACACCACTTCAACCACTCGTCGTCGGTCACACCTTTCGCCGTCAGCCAGTTCGATAGCTTCGGGCCAACCTTAGTGTAAATGGTGACGAAATGCACGCCAGAAAGAACCTCCAAGTCCGTAAACATTTTTGTTTACATTTTCCCTTAAGTTGTTTGAATCGTGGGCAATGAGCTCTGTTAATACGGTTACCGTGGAAGCTGTGACTGAAGAAACCCGTGATGGCGTCTCCGTCGTTCACGTTTGCACTCTGCTCGACGCGTTGTTTGGTCAAAACAAGTGGATGGGAATCGATCCCGACATCTGGAACAAGGCCATTCTGGATTGGGTGAATGCAACCGGAGCCTACTACTACTCGTGGGAAGGTCCGTCGTACATGCGCCTTGCCGAACTAGATCGAGGTGTGAGCAAAACTGCCGAAGCCGGCAAAACCGTTCTCGTCATCGAAGCTCTCAGCTGATTTTATCCAACAAAACATGAAAAAATTCCTAATCATCGGAGCCATCCTCGTCGGTGGCTTTATTCTGTTCGCTGGCATCGGCGCAATGTGGGGTGTCGGCATTTACAACCGGGCTCAGTCGCTCAAGAACCAAATCTCTGCCAAGGAGCAAGCGAATACGACGGTCTTCGACAACATGTGGAAGAAGATCAGCCAGTCGGCCCAAGTGACCGACGCGCAGAAGGACGCGCTGAAGGAAATCTTTGTCGGCTATGCTCAAGCCCGATCCGGTGGAAACAGCGGATCGTTCATCAATGCCGTTCGTGAGGCGATTCCTCAGGTCGATACGTCGGTGTTCAAGAATCTGCAAAACATCATCACTGGTTCTCGCGACGAGTGGACAGCAAATCAGGTGGCTCTAGTCGACATCGGCCGAGAGTACAACACGATGCTCGACGTCTTTCCCTCCAATATCCTGTTGCGAATGTTCGGCTTCGAGAAGATCAACGTGAAGCTCGTCACCTCGTCTAGAACCGATACTGCGTTCAAGACCGGCAAGGACGACGACGTCGACCTCAAGAAGAAATAACGTGGACGTCATTTGGTTCTACGTCTTCGCTGTCATTCCATTTCTTGTCGGCGGTCTTCTGTGGGCCACCGGCAAGCAGGTGGTCTGGCAGGAATGGTTGGGCGGCACGGCGATCGGATTCGCCATGGCCGGAATTTTCCATGCGATGGCGTTGTTCGGCCAAACGTCAGACGTGGAGACGTGGAGCGGACAGCTAGTGGATGGTCGCCACATCGGTCGCTGGCAGGAGTACTACGAGGAAGCTGTTTACCGCACCGAGACTTACCAGTCCGGCACCGATTCGAAGGGCAATCCGGAGTACAGCACGCGCCAGGTATTCGACCACTGGTCAAGTGAACGCCGCTGGCACGACGACGAGTATCACGTCAACAGCAACATCGACACGAGCCATTCGATCAGCAAAGACGAGTATTACACGATCGCAAAAACGTGGGGTGGCGTAAAGGCCGTTCCTGGCAAGCGCACGACCGGCGAACATGCCTCGAAGATGATCGGTGGCGATCCGAACGACTATGTCATGAACAACAAAACCGGCTACATTTGGCCGGTTACGAAACTCGTCTCATTTGAGAATAGGATCAAGGCGACTCCAACCACGTTCTCGTATTCTCCAGTGCCGGTTGGAACTAAGGTCTTTCCTTATCCTGAAAACAAGAACGCGTTCATGTCGGATCGATTGCTCGGATCAGCAACTCTCGTCAACCTGTTCGCCTTCGACCAGATGAACGCCAGGCTCGGTCCGACCAAGAAAGTGAACGTAATACTGGTTGGCTTCGGGGATCGGGATAGCATGGCTGGTCAATGGCAAGAAGCTGCGTGGATCGGTGGAAAGAAGAATGATGTCGTTATCTGCTGGGGCGGGCTCAATTCAGCGCCGACATGGGTGCGAGCTTTCGGCTGGACTGAAAAGAAAACGTGTCTACGCCAACTCGAATCACTCATCCTTGAAAAGGGAATCTCTGAAGCAACGCTGCCGCTCATCGAGGCGGAGATCAAGGCCGACTACGTCATCAAGGATTGGAAGAAGTTCGATTACATTCGAGTTCCTGCTCCAACTTGGTCGATTGTAACCTATCTCGTCGTAGCCGTTATCGCTCAGTCGCTTTTCTGGTGGTGGGCAAATGCGAATGAGTTTAAGAAGATCGCGAAAGAGTGGCAAAGTATGCCGCGCGCACAGCGACGGGAGTGGTAGTTATCTCATGGCCAGAAAACGCAAAACAAATCCGATTGAGGCTACTCAACCTGCGGTCGAAGCCGTCAAGCCGTCCGACGTCCAACCAACGGAACCTCAGCCAGATAAAGCTCACGCCGAAAAGATTCGCGAAACACTTCAGGCCAACGTTGGCAAACTACTGGTGGGCATGCGAAAGACTAACGCCGTGCCACCGCAGTTCCGGTCTGGTGAGAAACCCATCCTTGGAGAGATCGCGCGTGGATTTCCGCTGGTTGATGCCCAAGGCAAGACCTGCTTGATGGTCGGTTCTTACTACGTCTACCTGATTACCTCAGACCAAGCCAGTGAATTCGATCAAGAGTCGGACAACGAGATGGTCTTGGATTTTGGTGGCGGAAAATTTGTAGCAATCGTTCAGGTTTGATGTTTACATTTCCGTTTGGCCAGGACAAGTTCTTGGCCACATGGGAATTGTTCCAACATTCAAGCCGGCCCGTCTTGGGCTATTGCCATGAACCAGGACTGGAAAGACGTATCTCGACACATGGACAAAGCCATGCGAGAAGTCGACAACGCGTTCAGGAGCGCCGAGCGGTGCATGGATTCTATTCAAACTGAGATGGTCGTCGACACCGGAGAGCACAATCTTTATCGCATCACCGCTACAACTCGTAGCGCTAGATGGCGTTTGTTCAAGGTCTTTTGGCGGGTGGCGTGGGCAATCCTCCTCAAAGGAAGATCGAATTTGAAGGTGAAGAAGACCGTGCAAACCGGTCAAACTGGTCGATGGAATTCAACCACGCCCAATACATCGAATCCACCACAATGACACCCGCTCACAGATCGTGGTCGATCGCTAACGCCATCATGTTCGTGTCGGCAGCAATGACGATTTACGGCGCATTCTTCCGTCGTGAACCGCTATGGGCGACGTGGTTCAACGCGATTCTGTTGATCCTAGCTCTGCTGTTTCAGCTCTGGGTTTCCAGGAAGATGCTAAAGCGTCCGAAGGAAGCCACAGCACGCGACCTTGCCACCGGTTTCAAACCACACCCGAACTATCCAAATGGGATAGACATGACTGACATCACGCGTGAACTCGCCAAAGACCCTCCATGCCGAAACGCAAACCACAACCACTGACAACGCCGAAACTTCCAAAGTCCGGGACCGTCGCGCGCTCCTTAAGAGTCGTTGGCTCATTCTGCCGGGGTCCCGAACACAACGACTACTACGAAGTCATGTCGGCCCTGCACTTGGCTCTAGCGCTCATGCCAGACTACGCTCGCATGCGGTTCGATCGGTTGTTTGCGGAGTTCAAGAAGGACGACGACCTGAGGCAATCCAACCGGATGTTCAACGGGATCGAGGACTTTGTCAAGCGGAAACCGGTGGTGGAAATCTCAGAATGAAAACGCCGATTCAAGAATCTCTCAGCCGCATCGAAGACGCGTGCAGCGGCAAAGAATTGAAGGACTTCTACGTCTACAAGGACGCGTCACAACTCTTACTCAGTCTCCTCACGCCAGTGAACCACAGCAGGTTCCGCCGGAAATGGCGTGAGTTTCAACGGTTGCAGCGATCCAACGGTGGATCAGGCTGCACCATCGAATCGTTCCTGTCCAAGCCTTCCAGTCATGCAACACCTAGACCGCCACATAAACCCGGTTAGACAAGCTGTTCAAGCTCTCTACCTGGAAGTCCCGCGCGAAATCGCCGACGACGTCAAAGCACGAGTCGACAATCTCATCGATCGGATCGAAGCCTATCAATCGGCTGTCGATCTGCTTCTCACTGCCATCGTGCAGGAGGGCATCCGTCCGGACTACACACCCGAATTCAAGGCGCTGATTGAATCAGCCAACCTCCTTCGACGTCAACCGTCTGGCGCATCCACCCAACCATTCAATGGTCCTGGTCCGACGATCCCCGGTTTCTATTGGTGCATCCACAAGGAATCCGGCAAGATGGTGGTCGGTGAACTCACCAAGGAAACTACCGGCGGTCTTGCCTTCCACTACCCGTACGCCAACTCGGTGCGCAACGAAAACTTCAAGAATTATTTCTGGATCGGGCCATTGCGCCCTCAGGCCAAACCAATCACCGCCGCGGTAACCACATGAAGATTTCCATCACCAAGTCCGACCAAGGCTTTCAAGCAGACTGCACTGACTTACCAGGTTCGCCGCCGGTCGGGCGTGGGTTGGCACCAGAAGCTGCGGTCATCGACCTCTTCTTCGCCATCCTTTTCCACAAGCCACACGGCGAAGATTCGTCATGGTTGCAGTTCATGAAGTACGAGCATGGCTATTCCATGCGGTGCGAGAACTACCAGCCGGCTATGGCCAAACCTGGTGGGATACTGCCGGACTTTGCTCACAATCTGTTTGTTGAGCTGTCGAGAGAGCGGTTGTTGGCCTTACCAGAACCTCTGGTCCCTAGTGTTGAGGCTCAGTTCCGGGCCGCGATCGCGCGCGCAACTACTATAGGTTCGAGCCCGAATACCCCCGGAGCCGAACCTCCGACCCAACGAACCAACCTCGAAACCGCGAGCGACATCATTGCAGCGATGCCGCCGTTGGCCGAGATTCTGGCCGCGGGAGGCGACGCGAACGACCTGCTGTCCGAACCACCAATGCACCTCCAAGGTGACAACCCGTGGACGTACAGCCGCTACCGGGCAAGCCTCAGGTTCAACGGAAAACCGTTCGCCATTGTCACCCCAGACGGCAAGAACGCCTTGCGAGGAGAGCAAGTGGACATGCTGCTCAGAGCGTTGAACGGCGAAGGAAAACCGAGCTTGGCTCAATTGATGGCAGACGAGCGGGCGATCATCGACGAGATCAAACGGTGTTCGGCCTTGTTCATCCAGGACAACTCGCTGATGAAGAATTGGGAGCTGAACCGATCCCCCGAAGCCAAGGTCATGAGCGAGACGACCATGCTCATTGGAGCTTCCATTGCCATGGAAGTCCACTCGAGCAAACTGCTGGCTGATGCGCTGAAGGAGAAATCCAAGTTGGCTGCTGAGCTGGTGCGTGAGGGAGACCTGCTGCGTAAACACGAGGAAGACATCGTGAATGAGACGGTCCGGATTGCGCGTCAGGTGGTCCAGAATGATCCACTGCTGAACAGGATGAATGACGTGGAGGCAACGGTGCTGATCGAGAATGTGTTGCTCATGGGCGCTTCTATTGGCATAGAGCGCCATGGTAGCAAGCTTCTCGCTATGGAGCTGATGAAGCGGGCCAATGCAACTGCACCATTGCGTGGTACGATTGAAGGCGACCATGCGCCACACGTGAGCGACGAGCGACAGACTGGCGATAGTGAGATAGTGGATCAAGGAAAGCGTGAAGGCGGACCAAGTGCGTCCGAGCGTAAATTTGGACCCGATTCCATAGTGAGGGACGAACATGGGTTTACGTGGAATGAAAAGGCTGGTCAAGGTGGATGGGCTGAGGCGGGTGCGTCCAAGCGCGATGATCCCAATTCGGGGCCAGAGCCATCTATCTCCCTCCAACTCACACGGTCTCAGCTGGAACGTATTCGGGGCGAGCTACGGGTAGCTGGTCGGTACAGCAGTTCCGCACAGGATGCGATTGACGACCTAACGTTCGCTGAAATGTCAGCAAAGCGGCAATAAGCCGGGCTGTCACCAACGATTTAGTGCGTCCAAGCGTTCGCTTTATTGTTTACATTGCCCATCGGCTGCCCTGAAATGTAATCGTTTTACCATGAGGACCCGCAACTATCCGTGAACAAGGAAGCTCAAGTGCACGTACACAACATGGCGCACCTGGATCGTGGTGGCCGTGTCTTCCTTCCTCAGTGGCGGATGCGCCGGCGTCGGTGGGAGGAATCGGTAGCCCACGCTCAGTGCAAGCGTGAAGGCGTTCCTGCTATCCTGGTTCCGTTCGAGTGCGCCTGTGGATCGATCAACTGTCTCGGTGATTTCTACAGGAAGTTGCCCAGGCAGGAAGCCCCGGTCAGGATGCGGGTCAAGAAACGTAAACGACTCACGCTCACATGAAGACCTGTCGCACCGGATTTAAGATTGCTTGGACCGTAGCGTTCCTGCTGGCGGCCATCATTCACACCATCCAGATTAACCTGCCATGAAGACCTTTATCGCGTTTGGAGCTGCCGCTGTGGTTTTCATCTTCGGCGTTGGCACCCTTATCAGTAAGCTGGCGGACGACCACAAGACCCCTCAAGTGAACGTAGTCGAGAAGCCGCCGGAGTCTGCCACGTACGCTCATGCGTCGATACACGGCGGATACGTCTTCATGCTGGCTACCGTGGAACACGACGGCCACAAGTTCGTCGTGTACGGCAACGGTGGAATCATTCATCATCCCGATTGCCCGTGCCTGAAGAAGCCGTGAAGACGCTCAAACTTCTCTGTTACATCTGCGGCAAACCACCCAAGGAAGTCTACCTGTGGTCGCTGAACGCCGAAGCCAGGAACAACGTGTTTGTCTCCTGCCATGCATGTCTGCCTAGGATGAACAGCGAGCAACCGTTTGTGCTGAAGGTGAAGCCGGTCGCCATGAAGGTGGTGAAGCGTGAAGGCGATCGCCGCACGCGCCGCGAGAAACAGTTCGACAAAGACTTCAACGTCGGCCGAATATAAGCCAATCAAATGAGCACACCCAACACGAAAACGTACGATCTTGAAAAGACAGCCATAGAGAAGGGTGGCGTCTTTCGGTGCTGCGCCGCCACGGTGGCGGCAGAGTACGAAGGCAAGCAGGTAGAGATCGGCGCGAAGAGCGCGTGCAGCATTTGCAAGGAGTCGTTCACCCTGATCATGGTTCCTGAGGGAATGAGTACGTGCTACGTTCGCAAGGTTGCTGACGTAACCCCAATCTGGAAGCCGGACAGTCAAATTGAGGAGTGGGAGAAGAAGCATCCGAGATGAAGAAAACCATGGTTGTTGACGGTGACCGAAAGGGTCGACTCATCCGGTATCAGGGACGCTGGGTCTCTGACGTTTGGTGGGACCGTTACGTCTGGAATGGGTTCAACGAGAAGTGGCACGTGCGCAACAACAGCTCGGTACCTGCCAGGGACAAGGTGAACCCGTGTAAAGTCTGCGGCTGGTCTCAGCACATGGCGATCCATGACGAAGGGAATAGGACTGTCCGAGGATATGGCCACGCGTTTGAACCGGGCGTTGAGACGCCAACAGTTTCCTGCCAGCGGGTGGTCAAAGCCGTGAAATCCACAAAGCGCGAGCGAGAGATGGCTCATCTCAAGGTGAATCTCGATCAACTGGTGAAGGAAGGCAAACTCACGCGCAATGCTCAGGGACTCTACGGTCTACCGGAATGGGAGACGGAAAAGAAGCCCGTCCATGAAACAGGAAGTTAAGCTCTTCATCGCCGTCATGATCATTCTTCTTGCCGTAGGTCTGGCGGCGTTCGCCCTCGTTGTCTATTCATAACACATGCGCACTTACGAAGAAATCGTCCAAGAGATCAAGAACTATAGCCTCGACGGCTGCGTTGAAGACTTCTTCGGTTACCGACGTTCCGACTTCATGGCTCACTTGCCATGGGAATACGCGAAGCAGTTCATCAAGGAACCTGCTCATCCGGATCACACCGAGGAGAAGTGGATTCACTACGAACTGACACGCGAAGCCGTCTTGAAAAAGATGGAGGAGTACATGGAATTTGCCTGGGATAAGGCGAACAATTGCCGTGGCCTGTCGGCTCAGCGATCGATGGAACACTACATGGCGTGGATTTGGTTGCTGGGCGACGACGACAAATTCCCAGACCTAAGCGAATACCAGCACTACGGCAAAGACAATCTCGTCCTCATCTGCAAGCACTACGGTTGGGATCACACAAAGTGGGACGACGGCAAACGTAAAAATTCAGAATTCGAATAGTCATGTTTATCCTCGTCGCTAGCAAACCGAGTGGGGTTGAAGCCCACGTTACGGACACCGCCGCCGAAATGGTCGAGGCGATCTTCATGGGCAATCCACCTCCGGGTTGGACCATGGAAAATATCAAGCACATGAAGGGTGCGGCAGTGATTGAGGTCGGCAAGATCGTTGACCATCGGAAGAAACCTGAGATGCCTACGTCCTCCCACCGATGGAGGAATGACTTGAATCACGGCTTCGCCATCGTAGCCAGTGGGAATCCGGACGTCAACGTTCCTGCTTCGGTTTGCAATCTCATCTCGAAGATGCCAGACGTGGTACGCTATCGCAAAATTTACGGTGACCGAGGGTTATCGTCCAAGATTGTGGAAGTCATTCTTCAGCAGATGAACGAGGAGACGATCAGCCAAGCCGTGGTCGACAAATTCGTTCTCGCAAATGGACTATGACCTATTCGCCTGAAACTATCACGTTGGACGAGGCGAAAGACATCTGTCAACGGTTGCAACAAGAGTACGACGACCTGCGCAAGAAATTATCTAGGCCGACAGGAGCCTTTGGTGCGTACGTCGTAAACGATTTGACAGACGCGCTCCGCCTGATCAAGATGTATATCAGAGAGATCGACATGGTCAAGGCGGCGTTGGACCGCACGCCCATAAAGAAAGAAATCTGTGACTTGGCCAACGACCACTTCAACCCAGCTGATGCTCCTCGAGTAGCGCTCGCCGTTGAGCTTCGGGCTTTGGCTAACCGTGAGAGAAATAGAGTGATGCACAACGGCGTCTGGCAAAATGAGCGAGCGGATACCCTTGACCTCATTGCAACGGCCGTTGAGCGTGCAGCTAAAGCTGGTGCACACTGAGTTTCCAGTCGTTCGGAAGGTGCACGTTGATCCGGCTGGTTCTGGCACCACTGGCACCTTCATCGTGGACATCGGCAGCAAAGTCCCGTGCTTGCTGCGTGGATACGCCCACAAGATGATACGCGCAGCCAGAAAACGACAGGTGCGGCACTAAATTGTTTACATTTTTAGGAACTTTGGGATGGTCATTCGTTCATGAAGATCATTTTGCCGGACCTAGCAAGTCAATCCACGCCATCCCAGAAAGCCGCTGAGGCGGTGTTCAATAGGCTGGAGAACCACACTCTAGTTGTCACTGCGCCTATGATCAGGGCCATTCGGTCGGCGTGTTCTAGGGCATACACGGACGCTATGAATGGTGGCCGTGGAGACACGGTGGAGGAGAAGGTCGGCGAGCTCCTGATCCGAGTCACGATGGGATCAATCGACAGATGGGAAGTGGAAATCTACACTAAACTGGCATGAAAATCAAACTCACCAAGCTCAAGCATCGTAATGGAAAACCTGTCACGGTTGAGGTGCCAAAACTGCCAAAAGGTTTTCGTGCCTCGGCGCGTAAGGCGGGTCGCCAGATGCGAGCAGGACTCAGTGCGCCTGAGTGTCCTCCGTCGTGCGTGAAAGTTGCCAGCTCAGAGGAGCTTCGCAAGCTGTACCTTCGCAACTCATTTCTCTAATGGATGCCGAACAGAAGAGAAACGTAACAGCCCTTCGAGAAGCAGTCAACCGCCACATCGAAGCGACGAAGGCCGACGACCCGGTCACAATTCCCGAGATGATGGCACGAAACGAGAAGCTGGTACTGGAGTTGGCGCCGATGTACGGCGTGAAGGTGACGTCGTCACTGAGGACCAAGGACGGGTTAACCATCACCTTCGAAGGCGGTGCAACATACACGATGGCGTTCGTACCATGATCAATCCGCTTCCAGCTCCCGAGTATCCGAACCGTAACTACCGGCCGAATGATACGGCCGAGACACGGTTGAAAGAAACGCTGTTCATCGTCGAAGCTACGGGTAACGAGGTGCAGCAGTTCTGGTCTCGCTATGCTAGGGAGGCACGGTTCGGTTACACTAACGCCCTGAGGGAGATGGTGGACTTCCTCGAATGCAACTACCGAGACAACCCGTCCGGCTTATGCCTGGCGAAGTCGTACCTGAAAGGGATCGATGACTCAGTGAAGCGATTCGGCCCACTCAGCGAACGTGCATACGACTGGAAGCAGATAAGCCCTGGTTGGTTGGTTCGGGTCGGCGAGGTCTACAGACAACCGGTTAACATCGAGGTGCAGTGGGTGGAGATTGACGGGTTCCTCGTTTGCTTCTACGACGCCTGTAGCAGGATGGTCAATCACAAGTTCGTGGAGGCGTGGCTCAAGGAACACTTCACAGGCACGTACGACAACGGTAGCCGCCGGGCTTCGTGCGACTCATCCAACTTTCACCACTGCATCCAAGCTATCGACGAAGCTAAAAAGAAAAAGGCGGTCGCATGATTACGGTCTTCATCGATGGAGCTTGTGAACCATTCAATCCGGGTGGATACGGCGCGTGCGCGTTCGCAGCCTTCGAAGGCGCTGTGTCCGGCGGTAAGGACGATCCACGACCCAAGCCACTGAAGCAGGCAGCTCTCATACTTGGCAACGGGAACGGGATGACGAACAACGTTGCCGAGTGGCGGGCGTTGAGAGGCACGTTGCAATGGCTTTCGCAGAACGCAAAGCCTCAGCCGATCGCCTTGTTCATGGATTCACAGCTGGTCGTGAACCAGTTCACCGAGAAATGGCAGTGCAACGTGCCGGCTCTCTACACTCTGCGGGAGGAATGCAGAAAGCTGTGGCGTTCCGAGATGATTCTCACGTGGATTCCTCGTGAACAGAATTGGGTTGCCGATGACTTGATCAACAGACTTTATGCATCGAAAGGCATAAAAGTCACCATCCGTCCACGCAAGGCTTCATAATCTGGAGTCTGGCAAGTTCTTGTTTACAATGTCAGCATACCAAGTTGAATTCGTGTCGAAGGCGTGGTGGCCAGAAACGGTCAGCCTCGGCAACGAAGACAATTCCTCAACTGACAAACATCCTAATTTCTTCCATGCGCAGGCCGTTTGCAAGCGGTTGCGTGAGCAGGGTTTCGGTGGAGACGGCTTGATTTTCCCGACCAACACTGACGCCTTCGTTACGGTCAATGGAGTGGAGGTTGAAGTTCACGGACCAGATGACGAAGAAGTGTTCAACGATCGAGTTAGGCAGTACCGTGCCAACAACACCGAAGTCCTGAAAGTTTCCAGCGAATGGGGACCGAAGGGCTGCTCCAATCCAACACTTCAAATCACCTGGGTTACGTTCAAGAAGGACCGTATCCCGATTCTTACTCCATGAGCCGACACAACCAAAATCCACATCTTCTTGGACTCGGGCTGGACAACCACGACGGTCACAAGAGGATCACGAAGGCAGACAGCTTCACCGTCTTGGGTGGGTCAGAAGAGACCCACGGTCGCGTGACTGAGACGTTGATCAAGACGAACGAAGAGCTTCGTCGGCGCGGCAAAGACCTGCGGACAGCGGACCACCGTGAGCTGGCCGAGATCATCGACAAAGCAACGCCAGCATAATTTATGCCTCCAGCTAAAGCGTCCGGTGCCTTCTACCACGGTTACAAAATCCACGCAAACTGTCGCATGTTGACAGTTTGGACGTTCGATGCAAAGACTCGTCGACTCATCGGAACCGAGACGTGCAAACCAAAGGAGGGTTTGAAACCTGATGAGCGCCGAAAGGTTATTGCCGATCGCATGGAGGAGCTAGGTGTCTACACCGACGCGTGGATCAAAATCGTGGATGGCGCACCGATTCCTCACGCAGGCGATATGGTTCGCTTCATCAGGTATGGACACGTCTATCGTGGTGGTTTCTTCTTCGCCGACAATGACAAGCGGTATCCATACTTCTCAGCTCCGGACGGCGGCCGTTACTGGTTGAAGACTGAACACGTCACTCACTGGATGCCCGATCCAAACCCGGAACTGCCACAGTTGTGACGCCAACTTCTCAGGTCTTCGGTTGGGAATGCAACGACTGCCGTGGCAAGGGCGAAGTCTCGATACGATTCCCGTGTCACCCGAGGGACGTACTTGAAACAGTAATGTCTGCACACCGAGAGGTCGAGTTCAAACGCCACTGCATGTGTCCTGCCCACTACTTGTCCATCTATCCTCAATCGGTTCCACGACACGAATAGCATGAAGAAGAAAGTCATTCACGAAATCCGTACCCGCCCTGAGCAACTCGAGATGATCGATGGGCGAGGCGTTAGGATTTTCATTGACCCTGAAGCTACGATTCAAGATTTAGTGGAGGCGGGCGCACGCAACTTTCGTATTCAGGAGAAGGGCACGCCGCCTGTTCCTTACCATTACGTTAACGTCGAAGAATGAAACCGACGTTCACGCCTTACGCTCAGGTCTCTGGCGACTTGCCGAGTACGCCGGCCGAGATCGACGAGCTGTTGGCTGACGCGTGGACAGCGTTGAACATGCTGGAAGGAATCTCTGATTGCCACACCGCAGCGAAGACTTTCCATGAGTGGACGGGCAAAGGCACAGTGGTTCGTGGCTGGTACGTGCCGTCGAAGCTATGGGAGCATTCATGGTTGGACTTCGGCTCCTATATCCTTGACATCTATCCGGTCGGTGGTGCACGACCGATAATCGTGGCGAAGGAAGTAGGTCGGCATCTCTACATCACCGAATTCCCACGTCCCACTCGGATATTGGACATGGACGGAGACCCGTCACAGGGTTAGTTCTAACCAACATGAGTTCGCCGACGCCATACGTTCACCCTAAGTCTCTGGCTGATTTTGAGGCGCTGTACGAACGCGAGTACAAGGCGGAGCTTGCCAGCTGCGACGAATGGATCGCCTGGTGCAAGGAGAGGAACGACTACTACGGCGTGAACTTCCATCAAGGACGCCAGTCGGCCATTGTCTACAACAACATCAAGATGGGTCAGCTCATCCGTATCTTCAAGCGTGAAGAGCCGAACGTAGACACTGAGCCCGCCGCTGAGACGGTGGAACTGACTCATCTCGCCAAAGTGTTGGAGTATCTTGCGCGGATCGAAAGCATGACGTTAGCCAAGATTGTGTGGACTCACAACGGTCAACCAGTCACACCGTCGAGACAAGACGTTGACGATTGGAAATACACTGGATTGAATAACCGAGATTTTGCCAAGGAGTTTCTGCTTCCAGCCAAACATGAAAGCTCCAGCTAATCCTTTCATCGGCATGCTGATTGCAGCGTGGGTACCGTTTGCGCTGGCCTGTCTCGTGACTACGTTCCACGCATGGGCGTTACTGATATGGATTCCGTGGCTAGGCTTTGCAACCGCCATGCCGTTGATTTGGCATCTACGCAATCGCAAACGATGACCTTCCGCGGAGCAGTTTACCGAGACGCGCTAGGTCACTTGATGCTCTTGAACCCCGAGGAGGGTCGCGCAACAGAGATCAGCGACGACAACGGCATCTACAACGATCTTGAGGAAGACGCGCTTGACATCGTCGATGTGCGGGTCGATGACGACGACCGCTTGGCGATGAAGTCTGTCAGGAAGATGTCGTGTATGAAACCACCTGAGGGTTCGTCGATGACGTCGGCTCAGGTTCTCGAGTGGCCGACAAAGTCATACGACTTCGTCAACTTTGTGATGGATGAACAGGAACGAGCGGAACGTTTCATAGAAATACTCCACGATGAAGACTGAGTGGATTCTCTGGTTGTTTCTATGCGGTATCCTTGCGATGTGCATTGCAGCTGCCACGTTTTACGTGCTCGATACTGCAACACCTGGCTTTCTGAGGGCTTGCCTCATCATCGGCTTTATCTGGATGGGAATTGATGTGCTGCACGCGTTGCGCAGTCGCCCGCCGTGGAGGATCAAATAGCGTTCTCTCTGGCACAGTTTAGCGAAACCCGGTTCATCCTCGAATCGACGGGTGGGTTAACCTGTCATAGTCATAAAAGTCCCGGTTGGACAGGCTTTAGGAGCAGATGCGAACGAGACTGCAGCTCATCGCTATACCCTGCACACTGGCGCAACCAAAGGGCCACAACCCGTCGTGCGTGACGGGCCGCATAGCCGATCTGGTTTGGGATGACAGGTGTTCTTAACGAGGGTGAATGCCCGTCGACCAGCTAGATCGGCTGTGCGTGTTTTATGATTCCCTTCGGACGCAAATTGCTGAATGGTGGAAAGATTCTGCAGTGTCGCTGCGACCAATCCATGCTGGTCATGCCACTTCCACCACCCATACCAGTTTCGTTCTGTCAGTTTTGCACGATAAACCGGAAGTCTATTGCTCCAAGCCCCGGTGCTATCGACCAGCACGGTACTATGGGCCAATCGGCGGACACGGCAAACTCTGCGACGCTTGCGCCGAAGACAAATGTGCCAAGCAACGCGCCGCTAGGCGTCGGCGGTTAAGTTCTTCTGAACGTGGTTACGAATACCAACAGCAACACGCTGCCGATGGACGACGGTATGGCTCAACGCCTGTTGGATTTGGGCAAGAGGATTCCTTCGATGAGGTGGTGGTTCACAGTCCATCCTGACTTAGGTTGCTCTCCTCGAGACGCCGTAGACGCCGGTAGGATAGATGAAGTGGAGAAACTCCTACCATGAACACTCAATTGACCACTCGCCAGTTGCTTGCGTTGACGGACATGCGGGCTCACAACCTCAACCGCAAGTCCTACAGGTTCAACCCAAAGTCGTGCGTCCATCTGGAAAGTTTGAAGTACGCCACTAAGATCGGCATGGGCTACTGGATCACGCCGGCAGGAAAAGAAAGACTCGATGCAATTCACCAAATTCCCACAGGCCAACACTGACTTTGGTCCGCCAGCAGGACTCGCTGAGAGTCAGGTTCGCACAATTCCTGGGTTCATCGGTCCTATCAGCCAAGGCTCATGCGATGGATTGCAGATGTGCGTTGTCGCCCACACTCCGTCGAAGGAGCAGCTCGAAGCACTCAACAACGGATCGCCTATCTTCTTGACGATGATCGGTGGTCTTGCGCCACACTTTCTCACAACTAACTTCGAAGAAGCCACCAACCCAGCATGAACTGCAACGACGTCAAACCCTACTTGAAGGTCAGGATTGCTAAACTCGGAACCACAGACGGAATGATGATCGTGCCTCGGCATCTAGAGTGCCGAGAGATCGGCATAAAGGGTACCGTTGTCGGTCACGTGCCCGGTCACGGAGGCGACGTTTGGTTCGTCAAGCACGACGAAAGCCAACACACCGGCGCCTATTGCTACGACGAGATGGAGCCCGTCGAACCGATCGCGTGGGACGTTACCAAGTCCTGCTCGTACGCAGCGATCAAAGGATTCTACGCCGAGAAGAAAGCCCAGCGGTCCGGCGTTCCGTACATCAACCACATCGACGAAGGGATCGTCGTCTTGAAGGCGATCGGAGCCACGCCAAATGCGATGATGGCCTTTTGCCTGCACCCGTTCGTGCAAGACGACGTGAACCTGGAACACTCCATGGACCTGGATTCGGTTCATCGAAACTGGCTGGTTCACGGCGTGGCTAACGATGGCATCAGCGTCATCATCCTCGCCATGGAGTACCGTCGCACGGCCAACTCCTACCTCAGCTTCGACGAGTTGCAGAGTTTGACCATGTCGCCACTGCCCGAGGTGAAGCAGATGCTGATCGCCGACAAGGTTCAAAACAGGAAGGACTTTGAGATTTATCACAAGCAGACGCATCCTCGCGCCCAAGAGTTGGACAACTACTTCAAGACGTGGCTCACGCTGTTGAGTATCGACGAGCTGGAGTACGAGCGCCTCTGCTACCTGATCGAGGAGTGGAAGAAGACCAAGCCGGTACTTAACGAATGACCGACCAGGAAATCCTCAAGAAAATCCTCCACCGTTTCTACGGTTTCGAATCCACGCTTCAAGAGACGTATCGTCTCGCACAAGAAGCGTCTAACCTGGAAGGAGATTTGGTTGAGTGCGGCGTCGCGATGGGTTCATCCATCATTGCAATGCACCTCGCGGCCAAGACGAAGACGGTTTGGGGTTACGATTCTTTCGAAGGCATTCAACTGGCCGGTCGCCACGACGAATACCAGCCGGGATTCGGCGACAAGCTCGACCCGAATCGCGAACTACCTGAAGACCTCCTCGTGTCGAGTGGGATCACGGCGCACCGGCGAACCGACGTCGAGAACCACATCATCGAGCTGAACCTGCCATTCGAACAGTTCCGGTTGGTCGAGGGATGGATTCAGAACACTCTGCCGTTGCCGGACAATCAACCAGGTCCGATTGCAATGCTCCGCCTTGATATGGACATGCACGACCCGACGGTTGTGGCCATGGACTATCTGTGGGACAAACTGGTACCGGGCGGCATCTTGATCGTCGACGATTGGGGTTACACCGGAGTCCAGAAGGCAGTGCACGACCACTTCAGGAAGATCGGCTACCTTCCTAACTGGCAGACTCCGAACCATACCGGATGGCTGAGGAAATAATGTTTACAAAACGCAGCTGAAGTGGTTAAAACACAGCCATGAAACCAGAAGACCTCGTCGAGAAGCTGCTTGCGGAGAACCACATCGATCCGATTCTGAGCTTGGCTCATCGGTTGGCGATCGAGTTAGGCGTGAGGATCAAGGACGAGGCCGAACTCAAACGCCTTATCTTGGCGCTGGACGACGATGACTGGAATTCGATTCAGCAAGAAGACGAAGACCAAGCTTATGGCGCCGACGAGATCGATAAGCTGAAGGCATGGGCGTCGAATAACGCTCCGGAGAAGAGAAAACTTCCTCCAGTCGAGGAGCTATTTCGTATCTTTTCCAAGGTCAATCTGGACAGTTTGAAGACCGGAGAATCGGTGGTAGACTTCTCAGACACCGAGTATTACCAGCAACAAATTTCCGCCATTTGGGACGACACCGACGACGGCGTGACCGATGCAGAGATTGAAGCGGCGGCGAACCAGCTGAGAGATTTTGCTAAAGCTCAGGGATACGTTTTACCCACGCGCAAACGCAAGCAGCCGTGAAGATCAAATACGTCCTACTGACTTGCGAAAAGTACCTTGAGCGGCAGAAAGCCCAGCGAGAGACTTGGTTGAAGGGACAAAACTTCGTCTTCCTCAGCGACGAACCCGGTCCCGAGAAGGTCGGCTATGGCACGGCCATCGGCTACGACAACATGGCGTTGAAGTACGTTGCCTTCTTCAAAGACAGGAGCAACTACGATCCGACCCAAGACTGGTACTACTTCGCCGATGATGATGGCTACGTGCTCGTCAACAACCTGGTCCTCCATCTCGAGGAGGTAATGGTGGGTCGGCAACCAGGACGGTCGATCGCAACTGGCTGGCCATTCTGGTTTTCACCGGACAAGGACAAGTACAGAGACAGCATGCACGGTGAGAAGACCGACATCCACGTCCAGTACTACGCCGGAGGTGCGGGATTTGCCATCAGCGCCGCGCTGGTTAAACGCCTGTTCGACTACATTGGCAACCATCCAAACCCAACCTGGAACGGTTACGCGGACGTGACGATCGGCTATTGGTGGCGGGCCATCGGTGACGTCTTGATGTACGACACCTTCCTGCTCCACACGATGGCGCCGGAAACCCTGAACCATCCGATGTCTTTCGCAAGAACCCAACTCGGATACCACTGGCTCTCGCCGGATCAGATGCGCCAACTCCACGCCGGCGTCAGTTAGGCGTTTACACCCGTTTCCTGACAGAGTAATTAGTCATCATGCTCATGGTCCAAGTCGGTGACGACGTGAAACATCCAGAATTTGGCGTCGGCAAGGTGGTCGGTTTGATCGGCCACGACAAAGACGATGGCGTGCGCATTCGATTGGCCGATGGCCGCGTGAAGCGCGTGATGTTCACCAATGACGATCCCGCCCAATCGAAGTGGCGCAAGATCAAGACCGGCAGGAAAGCTGCCGAATCTCTTGTCAGCAAATTGATTGAGGACTAGTTTTCGTTCTCTGTCAGGTGAGAATCCCACCTGACTTCGAGTACGTCCACAACGACCTGGTGATTCGAGGGTTCTTCGGCCCGTATCGCTGGTTGTCGAACATGTTTCCGACTCCCCTCCACTACGAGGGCGAGTTCTTTCCGTCCAGCGAGAACGCCTACCAGGCGGCGAAGTGGCCAAAGGAAGATCATTGGCCGAATGCTCGGTCTTACTTCAAGGGCTGCTCACCATTCCAGGCAAAGACCAAAGGGCAGACGGCAAAGCTTACCGCCGATTGGGAGACCCGGAAGGTCGACGTCATGCGCGACGTGCTTCGGGCCAAGTACGCCAACGAACAGATGAGGCGAGCGCTGCTGGACACGGGGCAGAAATTTCTTGAAGAGAAAAATTGGTGGAGCGACCACTTTTGGGGCGTGTGCGACGGCGTTGGCCAAAATAAGTTGGGCCATTTGTTGATGGAAGTTCGAGACGAACTGCGCGGCTATTAACACGTTGTCTACAAGTTTTTGTTTACAAGCGCGTCAGACCAAGTTCTGTCCATCGCTATGTTGAGGATCACTCACACCTTCGCCAGACTTGAGATCAGCAAACCAGCCTTCGACGAGATCGCTAACAAGTTGAAGGCAGCTGGCTACGACCACGCCTTCATGGTGGACGATGGCGTGGCGCTAATCGACATGCATGGAATCGCGGTCACTCCGATAGTTACCGATAAGTCTGACGATGCACGAAGAGAGCGCAAAGAACCCGAGTGAGGTGGACAACTACTTTGAGCATCCTAACGAACTTCTCCGGCAGGTAAACCTTTACTGCTCAGGGATGTCCGTGCACAATGCAAACCAGCACGTGCACATCTTGATGGCTCTCTGGGAACAGGCGACTGTCTTCGGTTGGACGGTTGCAACCATCAAGCACTATCTTGAAACGCAGGCCAAACTCCGGTTGATACTGGCAAACGAGAAGAAGTTTCGAACGTTATCTGCGTCATGAGCAAGATGGCTGATTCACTGGATTTTACCAAAGAAGAGATGGCGATGGCTCACGAAGCGCTCAGCGCCTTAGTTGAATCGGCTGGCTGTTCATGGGAAAGGGATTTTAACCGCCATCGCCGTGCCACTCTCGTCATTCTCATTCTTCAAGGTCGCACGATCCGTTTGATGGAGGTTAAGTGTGCCGACGGAACGGTCAAGGTTGAGATAGACATTAGCGAAACATAACTTAGTCTGGAATCGTTTACCTATCCAGGTTACGTTCTACGCAGACATGCTCAATCTGTATTTCCGTGCCGCCGCACTTTTGGCAGCGGAGAAGGCGGCAGAATCCTGTCCCGCACTTACGCTGCATCGCGTACATCGGTCACTGGTGATGTTCCGCCGAGAACACCGCAACGAGGAGCATCATTCGGTTATCTTGTTTGACCGCTGGGCCGAACTAGAAAAACTGGCCGTCGAGCTGTACACCGTTCCTGACTATCGAGATGGAGCCATCGACTTGTTCAGAGACGAGTTCAACATCGGTGAATTGAAAGCAATCCTTTCTCGATCGGAGTACGCCCTCAAGGAGCCGATCGGCATGGGTGACAACTCGTACGTCATCAAAGGCAGGATCGACAAGTTGAACATGGCGAAGCTGGCGAAAGACTTCATCGAACGGCAGGACGAGGAGCGAGACCTCGACGAATCGCTAGACTCATCAAACCGGGACGCGTCTGCTTTCCGGAGCGTGTTAGGTGTCTCACTTGCGATGATAGCGCGTCTGATCAAAGCAGGATTCACAGGTCCGCAGTTCTTGAAGGGTATTACGGTCGAGAAACTGATGACCACCGGAGAATTCTCGCTGGATGACTCCACTGAGATTGTTCAGAAGGCAACTGACGCAGGACTGGTATGAGTCGGCATGAATACACGACGTCGCCAAACGCCCAATGGATCGACGCGCCAACCGCCGTTCACGCCGCAGGAGGACCGAAGGGCGTCTTCATGTACCGAGGTGAACAGGTTTCCTACTGCTTCGGAGTTGACGGCTACCTCGGCTACATCATCTCGACTAGCGCTCTCAACGGAGGTTGGGGCGCCACGGTTCTCGGCGGCAAGATAGTCACATCAACAGTTGAAGGAGGATCACGCAAATGAAAGACAGACGCCAAACCGTCCCGCAGCTCCTGGAATACTACATGCGCTCCGCGGATCACATGAGCAACAAGGAGATGAAGAAGGCCATCCTCAACATCATCCTTGCTCGCACTGCAGAGATTGGCAGTTTCCGCGTGCTAATCATCAGCTTCATCTTTCCAGAATACCGACAAATTCTCGGTGATCTTGCAGAGCTTTCCAAGATTGTGGAGGCGGAACCGGACGACTTTGAAACTACGAAGCGGAAGGAACTCTCCAAGAGGCTTCCGTAATGGACGAGCTGCAACGCCTACGCGAGGAACGCGAGTGGCTTCTGTTTGCGCTGAACTACGTCAGGCTTCCACTGGGAATCGATCCAACTATCAGCAACTTCGACCGAGTTCTTCTACTCAAAGCTTTTCACCACGCCTTATTCATCCAACCTCAAACCGCTATGGAACGCCAAGAAGTCGACACTAAGCTCCGAGAAATCTTCGTCAATCAGCTGAACCTGAACTCCGACCAGGTGGTTGGTTCTGCCACCTTTGACGATCTTGGTTGCGACTCACTCGACATGGTCGAGTTGCTTATGGCGATCGAGGAGGAGTTCAAAGACCAAATCGGTGGCGAAATTCCTGAAGAGCACGCAGAGAAGTTCAAGACCTACGGTCACGTGCTCGACTATATCGCTTCCGGCGGCACCACAATCCCAACATCAAGCTAACATGCACATCGAAGTCTTCCACGGTAAAGTACGCAAAGCAAAATCCAAAATCTGGAAGCCGGAATGGTTCTTCCATTTTCAGGGCGGCAACAACCGCAATCAAGGTGGCGGCGGTGAAGGCTACAAGAAACTCGCCAGTGCCGTCAACGCCGTTGAGACCATTCTCGTTCAGTTGAAGGCGGAGTTCGGTTCCGTCAAGACGGTCGTCACACACGCAGACGGCACAGAGGAGACGTTCGAGTTCGTCAGCCTCGCGACTGCCAAACTTATGTCCGGACGCCGTTTCGCCCGCCACAATCGGACCTATGGCATGCTGGTCTCTGTGTCTGTGGTGCCACCCAAGGCTAAGAAAGCCTGATCGCTGTTCTTATCACTTGAGCGGCCCGGCGTTTGCCGGTGTCCGTAAGTTGAAGCTGGACCTTGTGGCCGGGCGAAAGCTCGGCCACATTGGCTTCACGATGAAGACACCAAAACTAGACGCGTGTACTCGTTCTCGGCTACTGCACAAGATTGCCAGAGCGTACCGCAACGTCGATCGCCAACGCAGCAGGCGACGCCGCTCCTATTGGATTCATCAAGCGAACAGGCTGACCGTTCGATTGTACGGAAGGCCAGACGTCTGGATCATTCATGACGAATGGGGACCGACAGCTGAGACGTTGGCTACGCTAGACGACCTGACTAAGTGGGCCTTCGAAGCAACTGGTTTTCCACAGAGCATGGCTCACTGCGACTTCGCCGCCGGACCGGACATTGCGAAAGAGGTTTTGATGACAAGAGTAAGGGGAAAGTTCTGCATCGCTGAGGAACTAACCAAAAATCCACCCTACTAAATGAAACGCATCATCTCAAATCACATTGTCGGCGGTCTCAACGAAGCCATCGAAATCGCAGCTGTTGACGCGCCAGGTCCTGGCGGTGCCAACCACAAGTACGACATCATTGGCGAAGCCGGCGCGATTGCTGGTGAGCGCGTACCGTTCGGCGTGAACCTTCGGTTCCAAAACGGACCGATTCAAACCCCAGCCGACCGTAACGGCATTACGAACGAAGCGATTATCGCCGTTGCCATCGATCGCATGCGGGGATTCCAGTACGCCCGCAACGAGGACAGCTCGTTCAACTTCAGCATCCCAGGCAAATACGCCTGTGTGGAAAACGCTGAGGCTCTGAAGCATCTGGAATCTGCACTCGAGTGGTTACAGAAGAGAACCAAAGACCGTCTAGCCCGCGGAGTAGAGGGCACCCATACCAAATGAGAGTCGTTGCACACCGTTATTCAGAGTGGACTGATGAGGAACTTTCAGCTGAGGAACTTCGGCTGAGACTGGTTTATCCCAGTGTGACCGTTCCACTTTCACCGGAGGTGGACAGGGACATGACCAGACTCCTGGAAGTTCAGATGGCTCTGTTCGCGCGGTGGCATCGCAATAGCAACGAGAGCGTGTCAATCTTCGCTCCTTACTATCCTCTCGTCGTCTTCAGGGCCAGCGACATCACTGTCGACGACTTCAAGAAGGGTGGCGGCGGGTTCGGCAAATGAAGATGATGTTTTGCCACTCTTGTGGCAGCTTGGTGGTTCCCAGCCGCATCGCTGAGAATCCCAAGTGGTGCGAGTGCAGGAGCTGCGCCGTCTGGTGGAATGATCCTAGAGCCGGCACGCTGACTGCTTACGGTCCATCCACCAAGTTCATTTCGATCATCGGGCTGAACAACAGCTTCCTCACTCGGCCATTCAAAATACTGAACGGCGACAATCCGGACCGGTCGGAGTACGGTTGCATCAACAAGGACGACGTTGAAAACTTGATCAAGGAATGTCCGCAGGGCTATTTGTTCAAGACGATCGAATCAAACGTCATCCGAGTTCGTGCTGATTTTCATGGCGTTCACGGCATCACCCTGCTGACAGACGCATCCAAGATTCCGGAGGCCAAATGGCCAGACAGTTCTCCTGAGCAGAAGGCTAAGCGGATTTCTGATTACCTCACGACTGGAATGCACCACTCTACAAAGGAAGCGCTAGCCACAATCGCTAAGATCATCGAACCATGAAGCAGCTCAGCAACCCGCCGCCACGCAAACGCTGGTGGCAGTATTTCGATCCTCGCGACGTGGCAATCGCCCTTGCGGTATTGTTCATCTGCGGAACGCTGCTGGTGAACGCTTACGTTCACGTCTATTTTCCTGGTCCGGACATCATCGTCTACATGGACAAGGACGCAAAGCAACCGGCGAAGCTTCCGCTTCCCACGACTATGGTGGTTGCCGGCGACCGAGCAGTTCTCTGGTGGTCAGTCTTCAACAAGGCGATTGACAATGGCGCTGGATCGAGCGACGCTCGGTATACGGCAAACTCAGCCGTCGACAACGTCTATGGCCCGCCGGAACTGGAAGCGTTTAAGAAAAAGTGAGATGGCTGCGCATACTTCGAGTTTGGTGGAAGCGGCGAATCTCCTCACCGCTCAACACGCTTCCAGCTATTCCTATCCCTCGGTTGGAAGCACGGGTAATACCGTATCCAGGTGGGAGCATCATTGAATTTCGACGCGTGTCATCTGGCGTTTGGTTGAGGTTGACGAAGTCATACACGGCGACGTTTAATCCACGTCATTGGTGCTTGACCCATCCGTGGGTTTTCACTGACTATGAGGAGGCAGAAATCTTCGCCAGCAACATGACTGAAGCTTGGCTTCTTAACCATCTCAAGACTGACCGTGAGAGCTATCATGCTCTCAAGGAGTCGCGAGAAGCTGAAATGAAGATGCGCAGAGGCGAACGAACACAACCATGAACAATCCCATCCTTGATCCGGCTCGCGTCTCCGAAATCCATGGCAATCTTTGGCGTGGCAACTTCCCACTGAACAAGGACCGAGAAGTCGACTTTGCTCAGCTCGATTCGTTGATCGGTTCTGAGAAATCCGGTTTGATTCAAATCTGTCTGACCGATAACACCGGCGAGGTTGACCTGCTAGAGGTTCTCGAGCGCACCTACGCCTGCAAGTTCACCCGTAGTGCTCCGCCGTTTCTCGATCCTCAGTGGGACCCTGCTTTGATGCACGCGATGCCTTATCAAAACAGGCTTCTCTGTTGGTGGCCGATCGAAGGCGGTACGACGCCGGACGTCACCGGTCCTTCGGCACAGTCCTACGACTTCGAAGGGCTGATCGATTTCATCAGCCGACTGAATGAGATGAGCGCGAAGAAAATCTACGTTCACTGCTTGAACGGTACAGACCGGACCGGGGCTGTCGCTGCTGCATACGCTATTCGAAACATGAGCATGAGTCTTGACACGGCCATCGATTGGGCGTCGAGGACGGCAGCTCACAAGATGTCGCAACCATATCTGGACTTGGTGAAGGCGTTCTCGTCAGGTGGACATTAACGAAGACCGAGGCCTTCCCAGCCAGGAACCGCCTGGCTGTGAGCCGCAGACTCATTGGGAAGCCAGAGTTCTCGCCATGGAGTATGCGCTGCAAGAGTTCGTTATCATGATTGGAATGGAAGTTCCTACCGCCCGACAACCGATCATTGACTGGTGCAAAGACTGGACGAAGGAGCGGGACGAGATTCGCAATGCGTTTCGCGTCGATAAGTAGGACATGGACGCCGCCCGTTGTATTCGTTGCAATAAATCTTTCACCGCTGACGAGTTGAAAGGAGCAACGAGTTGTCCGGCTTGTGGGACGAAGGACATCCCGTGTGATCCGAAGAATGATGCGACGATCGTCATCAATGTTCAGGACCTCAGAATCTTGGGTATCTGGGCGGAAAATTACGCCAACACAGTAGACAATCGAAACCTCGACGATCCAAATCACAGTTCGCTGAAGGAGCTGGTCAACATCATCACCGATCGAATCGAGGCGCAGCTCAAAGCCCAAAAGATCGACGCTCTCTTGACCCTATCGAAAGAGTTCAAGGAGCTGCAGGAGAAGTATCCGGGCGCTCAGATGATTCGTGACGGAAAAGAAGAGGTTTAGTCCGTGCAAACGCCTTCGTCTTATCGCTGCGATTGGGAACTCACCGTCGAAACCTTCTTTCGGTGGTACGACCTGTGGATTGGCGCCTACTACGACAAGAAGGCCAAGCGCCTCTATGTCTGTCCATTGCCGATGATCGGCTTCTGGATCGAAATCAGATATTCGCCGGCGGATTCTTCAGACTCGAGACCTGTGATTTGAATTGGTCGAGCCACTTCAGCTCGGTCGCTGATGGTGGAGGAAGAGTCACCGTACCGCCGCAGGCACCGTGGATGTGTTGACCATCTCGGTACGCTAGTCCCTTTTCGTGGATGCTTTCCTTGCAGTGAGGACAAACCATGTCGCCGTTCGGGATCACACGATCTTGCACGATCACTGGCTGCGTGTCACCTAGCAGAGCCTCGACGAGTTGGATCGGTTTCATAGACTACCTACTAGTCTGTTAAAACGTAAACGAATTCTTCTGCTCATGGGCGATCCTAAACTCACCGAGCTTGAGGCTCGTGTTTACAAGCTGTTGCAGCTGTCACCGATTTCCGGTGGAGACGTCCGAAGTTGGGAAGTGGCTGCACTGAATCGCCTGGTAAAGAAAGGGCTTGCCGTTGAACAACCAACGATCCATGGACATCATCGTCGCTGGATACTCGCGCCTCTACCGCTCTCAAAGCGTCACGCTGAAATCGAGAAGAAACTAGGCAACGTGGAATACTACTCTCCGACCATGCCGCTTCACTGGCAAGAGTACCACGACATCATCAGGTCTTTACTGAAGGAAATTTCCAGTCGAAAATCAGGTTGAGTTCTACCAAAACCTATGCTCTACGAAGTCGCTATCGTTCAGAAACCTACCCACAAACAGCGCGAAGAAGGTACACCCGAGGTGCTCATCGTTCCGCCGTATTGTTTCATCGCCACTGACGACCGTGCCGCTGCGATGAAAGCCACGCTCGACAACAAAGATAAACTCCCAACTGACCTCGCCCTCGTCGACGTCCTTGTGCGCCCTTTCGTCTAAGGGGCCAACTGCACAGGAATCCAAATCCATTCGCGCGTAACATCGGGCCGACCGGTTGCGTCGGACCTGTTGGCCCGATGGGCGCAAATGGTGACGATTTCGTGGTGCTTGATTCTGGGTCGCATGCCCCTAGACTTAACTGGGGTGTGTCTTATGTTGCCGTCAGAGGTGGCGGAGGCGGCGGTTCTGCCGGTTCCCAATCCTCTGGAGGAGGGCATCAAGGAGTTCAGTACTCAGGACCCCAGGGTCATCAAGGATCGCAGACAGTTGTGCCCCGTCGCCGTAAAGGCGTTACGTTTTCAGCAGCCGCCATCGACCAAGAGATCAAGTTCGAACAAGACTCAAGACCGCCGCCAAAGAAGAAGTCGAGTCGTTTCTCGCTAACCAATCTCTGACATGCCACAAGCACCCGATCACCTCCGCAGAATGTTCAAGGACGACGGTGAGGCATGGTCGTTCCTTGAAGAAACCCAGAACTTCGGCGAGTTGAAGTTCATGATCTATCCGTTCGACACCGAGTACAAGATGTCGGACAAGGAGTGTGCAGCAATCGACTACCTCTGCCAAGAGTGGGACTGGGAGTACGATCCAACGTACGTCAATTCGACGGCGGTGGTGGAAGAGACGAAGCGGAAGATGAAGATTGTCCACGCCATTTGGCTTGTGTCTCATGCGTTCGGTGACTCAAAAGCCAACACGACTCGGGTCATCAACGTCACGGCGAAGATGCTGGACATGGACCCAAAGTATCTCTTCAAAGGATTCAACAAGGATTTTATGCACCGAGCTTGGTGCTCTCGTCCTACCACCTGGAAACCCCAAGATTCACTAGCGTGACCTTCAGCGAAGACGAGCTTAGAAAGCAGGCCGCTGAAGCACGACAGAACGCCAAAGTATCCGATGCCCTCGAAGACTCCACCTACTGGAACGGATGGGCCGACGCCCTTCTCTCGCTCACTCGACCACGCAGTAAGACTGGCAAGCCTTCGAAAGGCAATCGAGCAAGCGATCAACGTCAATCCGCAGCTGGTAATTCAAACCGTCCTAGAGTCATTCTGGCCGCTGACAAGCGTGGAAGACGGCGTGCTTGAGCGGTTGCACGACGACCACGACGGCACATACCAGGGCAAGATTGGTGTACTTCGTGCTCCAGATGGTGATATGCATGTCTATGTCTCATCGCGTCCCCACGGTTCACAGCTTATGCCTGGCGGCACATCCGAATGGTTGCGGTTCAGAACCTCTGGCGGTGGCGGTCGTTCTCTGAGAACTCACAACGCGTTGCGTATTCTTGCTGAAGCTATTCGCTTAGACGCCATCGAGGACCCACACGCTCCACCGCCAAAATGACCGTCTACTCTAAAGTTACCGTGAATGGATTCAAGATCACGGAACGTGAGTACCAAATTTGGGAGATGATGGCGAATGGAAAATCGGCAAAGGAGATAGCAACCGTCTGCGACGTCGGCACGAAGACTATAGAGACTCAGCGCGGTCACCTCTACAAAAAGATCAATGCAAAGTGCCTAGCCGACGCTGTGAGGTTGGCTGTGCGCTATGGTGTCATCACGGTCGAAGTGATAAAACCTACGGCCGTGCTCAAAGCTGAGTTCACAATTACGCCATGAGCTTAGTGGACAGACTTGTCAACGCGCCGCCCGAATTCTTTCTTGGCTGTTGGGCCACGATCGTGATGCTTCTGTTCACGTTGATGCATTATCGCAGGATGAAGCGTGATGACGCTAGGATTGCCAAGCGGCTAGAGGAGCTAAAGTGCAAGCGAGGAGACCACGATTGGCGAACGATTCACGAAGCTCATTCGATGGTTTCTCCGATCATGGAAATGGACAACATGCCTATCCGCTGCATGAGGTGCAAGGCAACGGCAACCGCTACCTGGAAACCTGGAGAAGGTCTAAGCCAGATCGTTCTGGACTGAGCTCTGAGCCCAGCCTGGAGCCGCGAGATGGAACAAATGTTCCTGAAACGAATCCTAATCGGCGCTCAAAATTTTCAGCGTTGATGCAGATAATTTTATGCCAGCGCGTGCGCCGTAAGCCGTTTCAAAATGCGTTGCGCTCAAAAAATTTATCGAATCGTTACATCGAGAAATTTACGGATAGTGTAAGACCTGTAGACAGTTGTCGCTTTACGGTTTTTGAGTAGACGAAGCGGATACATAAGGTGCCGTGAAGCGCCTTACCGTTTTCTTGGGATTCCTATTTCTGTTACCGTTTTTGGCGGCCGCAGACGCTGTCTACGTCTTTGCAACGCCTGACGCATACCCTGCCGTCTACGTCACTGGCACGCCGAAGGTTGCGACCACAGCTGTTTTGGTTTACGGCGGACTCGGCCAATCGGCAGACGCTGCGTGGGCTGGCAAAATTGTTTTGCTTGATCGAGGTGTCAACAGTGTCCTTGACAAGATTAACGTAGTCAAATCGGCCGGCGGTATTGCGATCGTCGTCGCGAACAACGTGAGCGGAGGATTCAGCGCTACACTCGGGTCGAACAATCTCTCGCCCTTGGTTGGAGTTACCATCACCATGGAAGATGGTGCAAAGCTGAAGACGAAGGTTGGTTCGTCGGTGTCGATTGGTGTAACGCCACCTCCTCCGCCTACCGGAATTCCAGGACCTCCAGGCCCGCAAGGTCCGAAAGGCGATCAAGGCGACCCGGGATTGCCAGGCATCGGCGTACAAGGACCGAAGGGTGACGTCGGCCCGCAAGGACCTCCGGGTGTTTCAGGACTTCCTGATCCTGCCAATCACGCAGGACAACTCCTTGCTAGCGATGGCACCAAATTTGTCTACGTTGCATTTGCACCAGCCGGATCAGTGAAACTCGCCTTGGCTACGACAGTTAAGGTAGGACAACTCCTCACCCTATCAGCCGATTCTGAAGGATCACCACCACTTTCTTTCCAATGGTTCAAGAACGGAACGCCAATCCAAGGATCAACGAACCAAGTCTTTTCCGTCGCATCTGCGCAGGCCTCCGACGGTGGTGTCTATATGTGCTCGGTCTCAAACACCGCAGGCTCCACTGTCAGTCAGAAAATAACCGTCACGATAATTCCGTAACCATGCACGATCACCATCCAGGTCCGCCAGGACCAAAAGGCGACACAGGACCGCAGGGTCAACCAGGAGAGCGCGGAGAACAAGGTCCGCCAGGACCCGCAGTGTCATTGCCTACCACGGGCGATGGCGCTCTCTTTTTCATTCTCGAGTGGTTCAGGTCCCACTTGCTGAATGCACCAACCAAAGACGACCTGAATTCACTACGTCAGGAAATCCAAGAAATCAATATGAAACTCAGCGAAATCAAAACAGCCATTGCTGCAGCCGCAGCCAAGAACGCAGAAGCTCTCGGAGAGATCAACGCGAAGGTCACCGCCATGCAGGCGCAGATCGACCAGTTGATCGCCGACGCTCAAGACCCGAACGTCACGGACGAGGCATTCCTTTCCTCGTTGAACTCTCTGTCGGCCTCTGCGCAAGCGCTGGCCGACGTGGTGCCGGATGCTCCGGCTACTCCGGTCGTTCCGGACGCGCCGACGGTCTAACCAGATCGTTTTTGAACCAGGGCGACTCGGAAACGGGTCGCCCTGTTTTTATGCATAAATGATGACCATGATGAACTTCCTACAGTCATTCTACGACGCGATCAAATCTCGTCTCGGCGATACATCGAAATGGGGCCAATGGGTTGGCGCGTTGATCATCATCGACATCCTCGGAGTCTGGACTGTCAACTGTGTCAAGAAGGGTGAAATCTTGGTCATCGACAACACGCAAGCGTTGATCGTGCTCACCGTGTTTCTGATGAACGCTCTGAAGTCAACTACCCCAGCAGTCACAGTCCCGATAGGTACGAAAGAACCTACTGTAACAGGTAACTTAATACCTGCTGCTCCAGTCTCTGACCGAGAAGTTACGGCTTGATTTTAGCCGGTAGGTAGTGAGTGCAAGTAGTCCAAATACCGTTTCCTGGAATTGAAAGAGGCCTCGACGCTCGAGGTACGCCTGGTCCTCAAGGACCACAAGGCGCCAGAGGACTTGACGGCAGTGGAGGAGGTATACCGGGCGACGTCGGGTCAACGGTTAATGCCGGTCTTCTCACTATGACGGCGAATGCCCACATCGAGGCGTATTCGTTGGTGACGACAGACGGTTATCGATGCGACAGCAGCGACCTCGACAACATGAATCTTTTGGCCGGCGTTGCTCTTGACGAAGCGTGGCCCGGCATGAGCGTTGTCGTATGCTTCTACGGCGTGTGCGAAAATCCGGCGTGGAAGTGGACAGCACGCCAAAAATTGTGGGCCAATGGCAAGTGGCCTTCCACTATCCCACCGACGACTGGTTGGAATCAGCTGATCGGAAGCGTCGTCACACCAACGCAGGTATTTATTACTCTCGCCAATCCAATCCTCCTCTAACTTCCAATGATTCGCAAACCACTTGTTCTCGTCAACGGTGAACTTCAGCAGCTCCAAGCTGGTGATTACACCAAGTCTTACGACGCAGCGCGTCAGACTAACAACGAAGTCGGCTCACTAGCCATCTGCACTCCCGTCTACAACGACGGCGATGGCACCATCAAGAAGGCACGAGCCAACGCGCTGGCGACGAAGGACGTCATTGGACTTGTGTTCAACGGTACCATTGCTCCAGGCGCGATCGGCGACGTGTTGCTGAGCGGAGTTCATACCGCCTCGACGGCGGCGTGGGATGCGGCGTTCGGTACCTCCGGCGGTTTGACCGAAGGCGTTCGTTACTTCCTCTCCGATACTGTTGCTGGTGAAGCCAGTGACCAAGCTCCGACGGCCGATGGTGCGTTCGTCGTGGAGCTGGGCCAAGCAATGTCGCCGACGGACCTACGTCTGTCTGCGCCTTACCGCAGCATCAAACTGTAACGCGTGTCCGAGAGGAGACCACTCGTACTCACCCCGCAGGGTGACCTCGAGCTCCTTCAGCCGGGCGATACGCTTACGGGCATTCCTTCTGGACCGCAGGGTCCTCAAGGAGTGGCAGGACCGCAAGGTGTTCAAGGCTCTCAAGGAGCTCAAGCCTCGTCCATGGGCAACATTGATGGCGGGACGTGGGACACGAACTACGGCGGAACAACACCCATCGATGGCGGATCATTCTAAATGGCCCAGCAGATGCAGCAACGTGGCGGGTTGGCAGCACTTGCCACCGCCATCAATCCTCTTCTCGCTGAACGTGAACTCGGCGTTGAGGTTGACACCGGCAAGTGGAAGCTAGGTGACGGAGTTACGCGCTGGAATTCTCTGCCGTATTCCAGTGGGCTGCAGGGTTTCCAAGGCGCCGTAGGCAACCAGGGTTTTCAAGGCGTAACTGGCAGTCAGGGCGTACAAGGCGCAGTCGGGTCGCAAGGAGCGACCGGTTCACAAGGAGTTCAAGGATCGATTGGTTCACAAGGAAACCAGGGTTTCCAAGGCTTTCAAGGTTTGACTGGTGTCGGAGCTCAGGGTTTCCAAGGAGTAGGTGGTTCGACAGGTTCTCAGGGCGCGACAGGTGCCCAAGGAGCCGTCGGTTCTCAAGGATCGCAGGGCGTTGTTGGAAACACCGGGGCGCAGGGCAATCAGGGTTTGCAGGGAAGCGCGGGTTCTCAAGGCGACGTCGGAGCTCAAGGCTTTCAGGGATTTCAGGGTCGCCAAGGTTTTCAAGGCGTAACCGGCACGACCGGTTCGCAAGGCAGTCAAGGTTTCCAAGGTGCAACCGGCGTCGGATCACAGGGATTGCAAGGCGCCACAGGTTCGACAGGAAGTCAGGGCTTTCAAGGATTCCAAGGAGTAGGAGGTTCGACCGGTTCTCAAGGAGTTCAAGGTGCGACAGGCACGACGGGCAACCAGGGTTTCCAGGGATTCCAAGGTGCGACGGGCACTGGTGCTCAAGGATTCCAGGGTTTGCAAGGAGGAACTGGAACTCAAGGTTCGCAAGGATTCCAAGGGACGACCGGAACTACGGGCAGTCAAGGAACGACCGGAGCTCAGGGACCACAGGGTTTTCAAGGCGCGACGAGCATCTGGGGAACGGTAGACGTAGTTGCTGCCTACACCACCGTCAACACGACGATCACCGACTCGACCGTTGCCCTAGTCGCTAACGGGGTCTACGAGTTCAACGGTTTTATCGGAGCTCAATCATCGTCGACGGCAGGTGCTCAGTTCGGTATTCAATGCAGCGTCGCTGGCGCTACCATTAACGGATGGATGGAAGGCACACAGGCCACGCTGGGTGCGAATGCTCTGCGGGTCGTTGATCAGATCACTGCCCAAGGTTTCCAATCCACAGCGATGATCAGACAAGTCGGGAACGGTGTTGTGACGTTTGGTGGTCTGATCACGGCACCCAATTCGGCGTGCAACCTGTTTCTCACCGCGAAGAAGGCAACCAGTGGCACGGGCAACGTCTTGGTTGGGTCTTTCTTGAAGGTCACCAGGATCAGTTGAATTGTAAAAAACTAGACTCACTTTTGTTATACTTTTTTGTTTACATTTTCAGATAAAGTGGGTTGTATGGGTTCATGGCAACCCAAATCTCCTCCAAAAACGTTAAGAGCTATGCGACCGAAGCGAATCTGACCACGGCGCTGGCGAAGTTCACGAACCTCTCGGTTCGTCATCTGGTTTGCAAGACGATCGAGGATCGTTGGACGGCAGTCTTTATCTGCCCCGGTGGAAAGGGAGTCAACGAGATTCTCGGCACGGGCTTCATGATGGTTGGCTAAACGACCATGAAAGTCACCATCGCAGCCAATCTCATCTTCGTGGACGGTAACCGAGTCGGAATGGTTTCCGGTCGATCTGAAGTTTACGTCATCATCGACGAACCTCGTGAGGCGATCGCTCGTTTCAAGTACCGTGCGCCGATGGCGAAAGCCAAATCTTGGGTGAAGTTCGTCTTCGCCCGCCTGACGGTTACCGAGATGCTCGTCCTTCTCAAGAATACCACGCCGCTCGAACTCGCATGGAGCCTCGGTTATCCGAAGCCCGAGACTGAGTCGGCTGCTCGTGTTCGAATTCAACTCGACGCTCAGCAAAAAGAGTGGGCGAACCAAGTCAACGCTGCCATCGCATGAAAGCTAAATCATTAGTCGTGTTTCTGCCTCTCGTCGTATTCGCACTCGTGATAGCATTCGATCCTAACATTTGGCGCAGCTACGGCAGAGTCAGCCAGTCCGACATTGACTTCATCGCCGAAATTAAAGCGATAGAAGCTCGTCATCAAGCGTCGAAGTCGACTCTCAGCGACCTTGAACGCATCGCGCAGCTAGAGCGTGACGTTGCCCTCTTAAAGCTTGAACTGGCCAAAAAGGCCGACAAATGAAATACGCTGGCCAAAAACTCAACGCCGCTCGCACAGAACGGGCAGTCAAACGTCTTCAAAACGCCAAGCCACGCACAAAGAAACACTTCACAAAGCTAGACATCCTCCTCGCTCGCAAGAAGGCTTCGATGCAGAAAGAATCATGAGCATTCCATCTCAATGGCGCAACGTCGCCGAAATTGCACAGCAAATCGTCGGTAGCAAAGACCTTAACTTCTCCAGCATTCAGGCCAATTTCATCCTTCAGACGGCACTGGCTGAGATCAGTCGAGCCCACGATAACGTCTACGAGCTCACCGACGAACAGATCGTCAACATCTCACGAGAGATGCTTGAGCCGAAAATTCGTGAGACGATCATCCGCACCTGGGCGACGGTTATGGTTTGTGGGACGGCACACACTGATCCGTTCATGAACGCTTACCTGTGCCTCACCGACGTCGGTCCAAAGAATAACCACGACGGCAAGCGGGGCACCGCCATGGAGCTCAAGCGTCAGATCGAAGCCGAAATTCTTCCTCATGCCACGCATCTCGCCAATACGATGCGAGACACAATCTTGAGGATGGCAAACAGCTACCGCCTCGGCGGTGAAACCTACGAGATCACCAGCGTCGGCGGAGAGAAACGAAAGGTCACCGACGTCAACGAAGCCGAACTCAAGCTGAAACATTTGTCGGCCACCGACGACATCAGCTACACAAAAATCTAAACCATGAAATTCCTGCTTCCACTCCTTCTCCTGTCGGTATCTTTCACCGGCTGCGTCGTTCAACCGGCCATCCGGTCTCCGCAGATTGCCACCATCCCTGTCGGCGTCGACCCGTTCTACAACCAAGGTGACGCCGTTCGCAACAAGCTCAGCGGCCAAGTTGGTATCGTGACCGGCGGTTTCTACGATCCGGTCTTCGGCATCTGGCGTTACAAGGTTCGCTACATGGCCGTCGAGGAAGCCCGCATTCGCCAGCATCCGACCGACGGCCAAACGTGGGAACGATCCTACGAGCTTGAGCTGTTAGAACGTGCTGCGCTCGTGAAGTACCCGCTCTATCGGTGACCTTCTACTGTGACAACCAGCGTCACCTCGTCTGCGTGCCATACTCGGTCGAGAATCTGCACAAGATGGCCGAACAGCTTAGCATCAAGCGTTGCTGGTACCACGCAGGCAAATATCCTCACTATGACATACCGAAGCGCCAAATCAAAACCGTCCAAGCCCGTTGCACCGTCGTGGATTCAAGACGCATCGTCGCTATCTGTGACGGAACAGCTGAAAGACCTACTCAAGGCACTAGGATTCAGGTCGATGGGTGACACGGTCAAACCTATCTTTCAACTGGTCCAACGGACCGTTTCGAAGCGCAATCGCCGTGAACTTGAAGAAAGCGTGGTGCTTTTGGGCAGTGGATGGGCTCGATGGGACAGGAAGTGGGACGATCGGCAGGTCTTTAGCAATAACGTTCGAGTCACAGCACTGAAGAAAATTTTAGAACGCCGAGCCTAACCATGGACACCAAAATGGCAGAGTACCTGGAGAGTCAACGCGCGTTCGCTAAGCTCATGCGCGAAGCCGGAAACGACAAGACAAAATCCGACATCACGCGATTCCAAGCAATCTGTATCGCCGAATCGACCGAACGTCACATTGCCGAGCTGACGTTCATTCTCAGCCGCGGATGAATAAGCCCTGCAAAGTCCAGTGTCCGGCGTGTCCGTTCCGTCACACGGCATTGCCATCCTATCTTGGCGACTACACGCCGCAGACGGTCTTGGAGAATCTGTGGCGCAACTTCCCATTTTTCTGTCACACGAAGATCGACTATCGCAAGCCGGACTGGGAAGAGAAGGCGGCCAAGAACGCTAAGCTCTGTCTCGGCGGTCTCACGATGGCCAACAAATTTCTTGCACCAAAACGAGTGGACGCTTACCCGGAATCCAGCCCGGACGTCATCGCCGCGCGTGCGTCAGTTGAAGGTCGAACAGACATCGACTGCATGGAGGTGCGAGAGTTCATGGCGTGGCATGATCCGGCCAATTCATCGGCTAATATCAAACTCATGCCTGCAATGCTGGCCAAATACCCGAGGAAACTAGCATGAGCGACCACAAGCACGATCTTAACAACCGCCGCCTCCTTCTTGCAATCAAGCAGCTCTTGGTTGACGTTCGTTCGAATGTTTCCACGATTCGTAACCGAGTCAAACAACATCCCGACTACGAGCTTGATCATCGCCCTACCAGGTTCGTGGTAGTAGAAACCACTGTCAGAACCACTGCGAAACGCCGCGTCCTTTCTCGTCGAATCAACCGGCTGATTTGGCTGCGTCACAAAGGCAGCGTCTGGTACGCGTGCCGTTGGTGCGGCAGAATCCTTGAACTTTCCTTCGACGCAAACGGAGACTAACATCGTCGCCTAAACCACTATGAGCAAGAAACCCAAAGCCAGACCCATCGTCTTCAAATCAGCGCCAGGTGCTTTCGCCCAAACGCTTCTCGCCGCCGAAACTCTGAACAAGAAATTTCGTGGCACGAACCTTGACTACGCCATTCGTAAGGCGATTGAAGATGGATGGCTGTTTGTAATGCCGAGGGGATTGGCGTTCGCGTACAGCCGAGGGAGCGGACCGATCAGTCTCGAAAAAGTTCGTCTTGGTCATCACGAGAAGCAGGACAAAAACTCAATCGACTTCAGTTCACCTCGCGTCATCACGGCGACTTACAGCATCATTCTCGCTGACTGCGAAGAGGAAGAGAACAAGCGCGTGACAGTGGACATCAGCATCCCGAGTCGGTTCACCAACCTCTACGTCGAACGAGCCGAACTACAGCCTCACAATCCAGCTTTTACGCGTCTCGAGTTCGTCTACAAAAACGACGACCTTCGCGTGTGGATGCGAGAGGTACAAATGGACATGTATGCGACGGCAGAGTCGGAGTGTCACACGAAAATAAAACGTCACAAGGAGCGGATTGTAGACCTTCGTGCTATGCTTCATGGCAAGAAACCAGCGGCCCAATCGGCTTTCGGCTGAAGTTGCACCAGTCAGCGGCATGAACTGAAGCGAGTTCTTAACGAAAATTGTTTACATTTTGATGTTTACTTTATCGTTTTTTGACATTGTGATATTTCGCATGGATCGAAAGTCTACAACAGGTGTCAATCGTCCGCGCTAATGCGACACGGACAAAACAATGGCCATTCTACCAACTAGAGCCGTAAAGTCTGCAGATCGCATCTTGGTGCGACTCGGGCACTCGACGTCTTGGACGCCCCAAGACCGGGACATCGCTGCTGCGATCATCGCGAACGAGATGGGAGCCGACAAAGCGCTTCTCGCCATTCGCGTCCATCTCGAAGCCGTTAAACTGGTCGAGAAGGGTGAGACGGAAGCTGGTAAGCTCAAGTTCGAAGAAGCGAAAAAGATGATGCTTTCAGCACTCAACCGAGATTAACCCATGAAGCCAATCCTTGTCCTCCAGTCGAGCCGTCCGAACCCTGCAGCTTGGGTTCAAGCGTGCATGAGCAGCGTGAAGACGTGGGCGTTCATCCGCGGTTACAAGTACCTCTACGTCGGTGACGAACTGTTCGACTTCGCGAAGCAATACTGCCGCGCTCCTTTCACCAAGGTTACCCGCTCGGACATCTGTCGTCTTCAGCTTGTTCGGTCACACCTCAAGACCGGACTCTACGAGGCGGTCTACTGGGTCGACTCCGACGTGCTGGTTTGGAATCGTCAGGACTTCAAGCTGCCTGTGCCTAAGGCAAACCGTGCAGCCTGTGCCCGCGAAGTCTTCAAGATGAACGACTGGAGTTCTGGTCTCCTCACAAACAATTCGGTGGTCGGTTTCTCCTCTCTCGAGGCTCTCGACGTCCTGATCCGCTGCTCAGAGCAGACGTTGGACGCATGGCAGAAACCCGATGCACCGCGCATGACTATCATCGGCACTGACCTATTCTCTTCGCGTAAGTTCCCACTCAAGCAAACCATCTTGAAGATGAGTGGTTGTTTGAGCGAGCGGTCAATCGACCACATTCTCAGCCCCGCAGGATACGAACACCTTTGGTTGTTGTCGCTTGCGCACGGCGCAGAACTCTGTGCGGCTAACTTGTGCTCGTCGAGAGAACGTGATGACGATCGCATGCTTCGTCTCATCAAGAAGCTGAACCACCTCCCGTCTCGCCCACTCGGCGAATGGAAGTATGTCACTCCTTTCTACCGGTTCTGGCTGAGAGCCGTGAATTTTCCTGATCGTATTCGATGCTGGTTGTGGTCGAAGCAAATTAAGCTTCGGAGCAAAATGACTAACAAGGTTCGCAGCAAAATGGCGGAGGTTAATGCCTAGTAGATAGGTCCTCCCACCATAACCATGATTATTCAAAACGCAACAACTGCTAACGAACTGCTTGCAAACGGCGGACTGAACCCGAGCTTTTTCGGTATCACGTCCACAGCTGGTACGTCAACAAAAGTCCTGGTCACTCCAGACCCGGTCAAGCAAACCGTGACTGTCTTCCCGCCGCCCGTGGTGAAAGACGGCGTCATGGTTACGTTCCCTTCATACACGACAGACGTGTACGTTCAGCCACCCCCAACCGAGGTTCTGATCACGAGTGGAACCACGCTGGTGAACAGCTACGATTCAGTCGGCATCATCAATCCGGGTGGTCAGATTCGTCTCTGCGCTTTGGTTCGTCCGAACGTCATCGCTGCAGCTCACCACTACAACAACGCTCCGTTCGCTCCTTACATCGGGTTGAAGGTCGCCTTCGGCGGCGAGGTCGCGATCATCAGCAAGGTCATCTTCACGAAAGACGACTTCGAGTGCTATCAGCTTGATCGCAACATTCTCGGAGTGAAGCCAGCCGCTATCGCTCCTCTCGAGTCTGCCGACAAGTACGTGAGCCGCGAGGTTGTCGCATTCGGTCTTGGCAGTCTCACGCGTCCAATCGCCGGCAAAACGCTGTTGAAGTACGCCTTCGCAAGCGGCGCTGGTTGGGTCGCCACCGCGAGCAACAAATCTACGGCGCCTGTGGTCGTTCAAGCTGGTGACTCAGGGTCACCTGTGTTCATCGTCGTCAATGGCGTGCCGAAGTATTTCGGCTCCATGGCGTCGGTGAACTTGACCGAGATCAGGATCAACATGGCGCCACCATGGGTAGCAGACATCGCTGCCTTCTAAGTTTCCGTAGAGATACGGGGAATCACACCATATATGAAAAAGAACGCACTGCAGTTGCTTAGTCTCGTTCTGGCGCTTTGCGCCAGTTCTGCCCATGCTCAGTTGATCTACAGCTCGTCCAATACCGCTATCGCGCCGTTCTCGGCGATGAAGGCGGATGCGGCGTTCGTGAACAGTACGCTTTTGAATCTCGGTACCTTTCAACCGGTGCCGGACTTCGACGGCCAGATTCACACGTTCAACTACGCAGGCCTCACATTCAACAACATCCCGAACCTTGATCCGACCTCCCCATCGGACCTACAGGTTGGCGCCGGCTTCTTCGCCGACGTAGTTTTCCTCGCAAAGGACAGCTCGGATGCAAACAACATCGGGTCAGAATCGTCTCTTCTCGGTGCAAGCAATCAGGTCCTCTACGCCAACTACGGCGCCGGCTCCACGCTAACGTGGCGCATCGGTGCTAACGCGGCAACCGACTTGGTTTTCTGGCATCAAGACACGTCAACGGACGGAGTGAAGTATGCGATGGATGACATCCTTCACTGGACGACATTTACGGCCTCCGACATCAACTTCACCTACTACATCTTCGGTATTGATGACCGCGGGCAAATCAGCCCCGGCCTTCAGGACTTCGATGATGGTGTGTTCGGTGTTCGGATCAACAACCAACCGGTCGGCATCGTGCCAGTTCCTGAGCCCGGCACCTATGGCTTGGCTGCTGGCTTCTTCTTGCTGGGCCTGGTCAAGCTTCACCGCATGCGGCAGCGCAGCGCGGCCCTAGCCTAACCAATTCGGCGGAAATCCTTCGAAAGTTAGCCGCCGACGATAGATGGGCCGCCCTCCCGTGTGGGGAGGGCGGCTTTTTTATGCTCATTTTTTCAACACTTTTTTGTTTACATTTCCATCCAAAGTGGGTTGGATGGGCTCATGAACTCTCCAGCTCCTCTTCGTTCAGCAGTGGTGCCTGAAGTCCGGGCGCGTCTCTTCGGTTGTCCACGTGCCGAACTTCCAAGCCGCGTGGTGAAGCTCCAGCCGTCGGCGCGGTACTTCTTCAGCCTCATGGACGGAATCAACCCAGTAGCAAAGGTTGCGGTCACCGGCGCCTTCGCCAGAGAGTTCTTCAGCGTCTCCAACGACCCTACTCGGCAGAACGAACGTGAGGCGATCTGGGCGGACGACGGCAATCGCTGCCGGTCGTTGTCGGTCGGCGACGTTGTCGAGGTCGATTTCTGCGATGGTCAGACGTGGATGGCTGTCTGCCTGCCTTGTGGCTGGTCGATCCTTCTGAAGGACGAAGAACTTCTCGCCAAGCTCGACGCTGCGCCGACCCTGTTCGATCGTGAAGACCTTGTCCGCTCCATGAAACCCGCTACCCACGCCGAATGAAAACCAAACCCGAACTGTGGCAGATCGTTCTCGTCGACGACCTCAACGGCGACTATTCAGACCTCAGCGACCAAGAAATCGCCGAGCTCAAAGGTTCAAGAAACACCGTCTTCCAAGGCGCGCAAACAGACGCTGTTGCATACGCTAGAGAGCAACTTCAGACATCTGCCGAGGAGCACAACAGCCAGTTCCATGACGACGCAGTTGACAACATTGCTTACGAAGTCAACGTCAATGTCAACGAGGACGGCATTGCAACTGTCATCACGGCTAAGGTCGGCGGCGAAACGTATGCCGAGGTGACCGTTTATCCAGTGACCGTTGTGACCAAATGATCGCGCGACTTAAACTCGACGTCGTTCCGGCTCTGCCGGAACCAGACCGTAAGTCTCTCACGACATACGTGGCTGGTCTGCGCAAGAACCGCGCTGGGTATTTCATCAATTGCGGCGGCAAATTCTGGTTCGACTACAGAGGGTCGAGAGTTACCATCCACGTTCCAAAAGGATTCAAGCCATGAGTTGGGCAACTTCATACATCGCCGACCTTAAGGCTGGAAAGACCGTCCAGTTCCGTCCTCGTGGTGGTTCAATGGCCGGCAAAGTGGAGTCCGGCCAATTGGTCACCGTCGAACCTGTCGCGCTGGAATTAGTCAAGAAGGGCGACGTGGTTCTCTGCAAAGTAAACGGATTCCAATACCTCCATCTCGTCAAGGCAGTTCAAGGCGATCGCTTTCTCATCGGCAACAACAAAGGAAAAACTAACGGCTGGACGACGTCCATCTACGGCCGAGTAACCGCCATTGCCTCATAACCATGCATCCACTGGCAATCGTCGGCGTACTAACTCTCATGCTTGTCGTCGCTTTCGCGACCGTCGCCGGCATGTGGTTCAAATTCTTCAAATGAACACTAAACTCGCTATCGAAATCCTGCTGTGGCAACCGACCGCTAGGCCTTTCAACGTCCTAGACTACAGCGTCATCCGGTATTTTCATCAAAAGGCGTGGCCAACAAAGAAGATTCCGGCTTGCCTTAACGCTGACTGCTTGGAAACCAGCGCTGCGCGTAGCAAGCGCGTCATGATCTTCGACAAGCTTCGGGATCAAGCCTTAAACCTCATCGCGTCACGCCTCGACCGAGCCGCTGAAATCGCGTGAGTACGCACGCCGCCATCATCGCCAAGACCAAGGACGGCATCTATCAAGGATGCTATCTCCACTTCGACGGGTATCCTACACACGTAGCTCCGGTCTTGAAGAATGATTTCAACACAGCTGACTTGGCAGGAAAGCTGGTGAGCATGGGCATGGTCGAAAGCATTACTCTCGGCGGCTTCATCACTCCGTGGGAGGACAAAGAATCCGCGAGCACGACTTTCGGCGCTACGATTGAGGAGATTGCAAATAAGATGTCCGTGTTTCATGTTTACGTTTTCGACCAGTCGTGGACGTATGATAAGATTCCACTCGTCAACGGTCGCCGTAAATCAACCTGGAAATACCGTGGGCATACGCTGGAAGACGTAGCTCCAGTCCTCCGCGTCCCTTCTGAGCTCAAAACAATCCATGAACGTCCTCCCCGCAAATAACGAATGAGAGTCGCCGAAGAAAACATCAAGATAGTCTACCTGCTTACTGACAAAGAAATCGCCGCTCTCTACGAATACTACCACAACGGTCAGTTCGAAAATGGCCAGCATCCGATCCTCTGCACCACCTCTGACCGAGACGCCGGGAAATCTAAAGACACCAAGTTCATCCGCTACATCGACGTCCACTGGCCGAACGGCGGAAAAACCCACCGGTACTATCGCCAAGATCACCCGACAAACGCCGAAGTTTTACGCATCTCGAAACCCATCAACTCCAACGACGAGCCTAAGTGGCTGAAGAAATTCCTCAAATGAAATCCGATCTTCCTCAACCGAAAACCGAGTGCGCGATGTGCAATTTGCCCGGTACGTTCGAAGAGCGTCTGGCTCAGGTCCGTCAATGGCAGGAGGAGCAGGTGGCCAGATACGGGTTTTGGATTGATCTTGTCATCGACGGCGGTCCCGCTCCTGGATTGGTGAACATTCACACGCATGGTCTCAAGCAGACCTTCGGTTTTCCCGATGTTCAGATCGTCATCAACATCGGCCAGCGAAATGCGATGGGCATTCTCCACCACATCGCTTCGAAGTATCGGATCGCCGCTACGGAAAACATCGGCCAACCATACGTTCCCGGCGTCGTCTACGCCGACATTGCTACGATGCCAACATGCTTCGTCGAAGCGACCGAGTGTGACCGTCCAGTCCTTCGACTCGTTGTACCAGACAAAAACGGGTCGCTTGACAAGGATACGATGGACCCGCTGTTCGCCAAGCAATACACGGAGCTCGTGTCGTGAAAGAGTATCCGATGCAACTTCAGACCGACGCCAGCGTTGCCGGTTACCTGCGCATCAATGCAGAGATGCAGAAGCTGTGCAATAACGGCCACAGCTCGTGCCAGTTCATTCTAGATCACGGCTTGCACTGCCGAACCGTGAACCAATCATTCCCAAAGTTTGGCAAGCTGAAGGAATGTTTCAAGAACGCTCTCAACTACGCCATGATGCACGACGCCATCTACTGCGAAGGCTACGCGCTAGGTGCTGTCATTCCAGTCCTTCACGCGTGGTGCATCGATCTTAACGGCTACGTTATCGACCCAACGTGGAGGAGCGGGCAAGAGTACATCGGCGTTCCGTTCAAGACCGAATACGTGCTGGACTTCACTGACAAGCACGGTGTCTACGATAGCGTGATCGAAGACTACCGCGGTCGTTGGCCGTTGATCCTCGAACAGATCACCCACGCTAAAGCCATTCACCCAGAGATCGAGAACATCCGCAAACGGCTCCAGCCATGAAAACCAAAGAGACACCCTATCGCGAACAACTACGATTGCGTCGAGAGATCACCTTTCGCAGCGCTCGAATTCTAGCGCTCGAAGACGAAGCTCGTTCTGAGCGCATCCATCTTGGCTTCAAGAAGGTTGGAAAAATGGGATGCAAGGTTGAGATCGACAGCGTGAACCACATCTGCGTCTCTGGTGAATTCCGTCATCCGGTGCAATCATGGAGTCTTGGCGAATGTTTCGGCCTCGAAGGAAACCACGGAATCATCAATTCAGAGCTCGACTCGTTGAGCGTGACCATTCAGGCGGACGACAACAAACTCTTGTTCACAATCTCTTGGCCGATTTCAGACAAGCCCGGTTCTCTTCGTGAAGCGCAGGAACCTGCCAAGATGGCCGCTAATGTCCAGCGGGTCAAACAATTCTTCAAGCGCTACCGCCTGCCTGTTGACTGCACGTCGATCAAGAACAAGCGCGATGCTAAGTTGAAGGAAGCAGAGGAGATGAACACGCTCATCGGCGTCATCACTACCACGACCGAAAAACGGTGATGCCTGTCGATAGAAAACAGCTCTACGACAAATTCGGTCAACCCAGACGCGCGCTGAGTAATTGCCTGGTTGTCTGTGAGTGTTCCTCTTTGGACGAGCTCCAGGACAAGGTGAAGCAAGGCAAATTATGGCCTAGCTCCATCTATCGGGTGAAGGGTAACGGCAACGAACATAATCCTGGACTGTTGGCCCAATATCTCTTCAACTTGCCGAGTCGGCAAGAACGTTTAACTCAAACTGCTATCGACAACATGGGAGCCGGAATATGAGCACCTATTTTGCCTACACCACGCCGAAAGGTAAGTTGCTGCCGTCCACCATCCGTAGCAAGGAAGGAGATGCGTTCGACGCTTTAACCAAGACAGATTCAAAATACCGCCACAAAGACTACGCCCGGACATGCAGGCTGGTCACGGTTACCGTTCTTGTTCAACAGCCGGAAGCACCTGAAAAACTGAAACGCCTATGCGACCAATAGTCATCGACAATTCCGTCAGAGAGGCCATAGGAAAGGTCATTCGTTACGCGTACGAAAATCCTATCGGTCTAGAGGAGATGATTGCTCGCGTCAACGACAAACACGGTCGGCTCAAGCCTGTCGGTGATGATCCTAACAGGACGATCATGATTCCGATGGGTTACATGGTGACGTTTTCTATCGAACGCCAAAACCATCCAATCGACTGGGTTCGGCACATCTCGGTTTCGATTGAAGATGTGAGAAGCGTGGATCGCCCACTTCCATCGCTTGCCGCCGTTCACTTGCTCATGTTGGAATTCGGATTCAACAAGCTCAACACGAAGACCGACTACGTTCACATCGAGGAACTCAAAGGTGGCGAAACAGATGGCAAAAAAGCTGTCAACATTCTCCAGAAAATAACACCTGCCTTTCCTCACGCCACGATCCAAACAAAGACTGAATGAAGCCTCAATTCACGATCACAGCCGATCCCAGCAACCGAGATATTCCAACTCCCCTGAACGCTCAAGGTGCGCGTGACTTCTACCTAAAACTTTATGGCACGAACTTCAAAAGTCGGATGCCTGACGCGGCATCTCTGCTTGAACGGTTTGGCACTGATGATCGTCCGTTGAACGTTGTGAGGTGTGACAAAGCCCCGGCAGGTTTCAAAGCCTACGCGGCCGAGAAGCTGATTGCCACCACGCCGGAAGACACGCTGGTTTACTGCGCTCCTCGAGTCGGCCACGCGGCAGAAGCCATCTGCGTCCTTGCGCAGATGTACGGGAAGAAGACCGTCTTCTTCGTCCCTGCTAGCGGCGAAGTCTCGAAGCACCAGGCGGTTTGCAAGGCTTATGGCGCCGACCTTCGGTTCATCCGGACTGCAGCGATGCCGATGCTAAACAGCTATGCCAGAAAGTGGGCCGCTAAGCACGGCGCAAAGTACTTGCCGTTCGGTCTGAAAGGCGTGCCTGAGGTGACGGCCGGCATCGTGAAATTTGCCGCCGACATCGCTGAAGTTCATGGCGAACCGCCAGAGTTTTGGTGCGCTGTCAGCACCGGCACGATGACGCGGGGTCTTCAGATCGGTTGGCCGAACGCAAGAGCCCGTGGAATTGCCGTTGCTCGTAACATGCATGATGGCGAGATCGGCCGAGCAGAGTTGATCAGCGCTACGGTTCCATTCCTTCGTGCAGTCAAATCGCACGAGCTTCCGTCCTTCCCTACCACGGCAACCTATGACGCCAAAGCGTGGACTCAGTTCGTTGATCAAGCGGCACCTGGCGCTGTCTTCATCAACGTCGGCTCTGATGCCGCAATCGAACGGCGTTACTCAGAAGTCGACCTCTCGTCTATCAGCAGCATGCGCGAGTGGAGAGACTTGACCGACTACGAACGTGGACCTTCCTGAGGGTTGAGGATAGCATCGGCAAATTGGCCGGTGATTGTTACCTCAAAGACTTTGTCGACTCCACCCGGCTTCGGGGCAATCAAGAGGAGTTTGTCTTCCATTTCCGGTGCCGGGTCGGAGAGGATCGGCCATCTCGCAAGCGTGCCGAGGATCGTGATGTCCGGTTCGTCTTTGATGTTGGCTTTCCACGGCGACCCGTCCGGCTTCGGTTTGCGTGGTGTAAACATCGGCAATGATTCAATCAACCGCGAAGCGACCTTGCCGGCGATGATGAACTGTTGAACGATGATTTCCTCAGGAGGAAACGACATGCTTGTGCCCGTGAGGACGTCGATAAACGAAAGCCGGTGGACGCCGTGGGCAGTTCCAACTGTTGGCGTGGAATCCCATGTGATGTAGCCGATGATTTTCTGCACTCAGGTTAGAACACGTTCTGGAGAACTATGAAGCCAAAAAGGATTGTCATCATCCGCCACGGTGAGTCGATGTCCAACGCCGACAAAGAGACGAGAGGCAAAACTCAGGACCACCTGATCCCTCTGACTGACAAAGGAAAGGAACAGGCATTCTGGGCCGGTGACAGGTTGTTCGCAGACGTGATTGGTGTCGAGCCGTTTGCGATGTGGGTTTCTCCATTCAAACGAACCAGGGAAACGGCCGAACACATGCTTCGCTCTCGGCTTGGCATAAAACCTCCTGCGTGGGTGAAGGAAGACCCACGCATCCGAGAGCAGGAATGGGGACACTTGCGCGATCCTGAAGAAGCCATTCGCATCGACAAAGAGCGCGATGCCTTTTCCCGTTTTTGGTACCGGATTCCCGATGGAGAATCAGGCGCAGACGTGTTCGATCGTATATCCACTTTTCTCGAGACGTTGCACAGAGATTTTGCTCGACCAGACCATCCGGATAACTTGATTCTGGTGACGCACGGGTACACGAGCCGAATCATCGTGATGCGGTGGCTGCACTATACTGTCGAACAATTTGAAGCCGAGAAGAATCCGCCAAACTGCGGGTACTTTGTGCTTGAGTTAAAGCCAGACGGGCGGTACATGCTTGCGCGTTCACCGTGACGCCCGATTGTTAGGAAAATGCTAAACAACAATTTTAAGGGAGAGATGCTAAAGGACATCGGAAAAGCCAACAAGTCTCTAGTGCTCTGGATGCAAGCAGCGCACGACCACAACGAGGCGGCGATTGCGGTCCGTTACCTGATGCTTCACTACAGCATCTTCGTTCAGCTACGCGAAGCTTTGCTCAAAGATGGGTTACCGCCGGACGTTGCCGCTGAAGCCACCAGGATTGCAGGCGGTCCATTTCCGTTCTCTGCTGTGGTATTTTAGTCAGTGCCGACGGGTAATCGGGTCCGCCGTGGACGGCGGAAGCGTTCAATCTGATGCTCCTCGTGGTGTAAACCCACACGTCGGCCCCAATTTTTGTTTACATTATTGGCTGAGGCGTTTGGGTGACGCTATGCCTTGCCCAAATGATACGAATGGCGATGGCGATTGCCACCTGTGTTTTGGCGACAAAGGTCCATGCTTCTACACACGCGATCCCAAACCCGACCAACCCATGAGCACGATCCACTTCGGTGGCAGCAAAGGAAACGAAATCCTCAAGCCCGTGACGCCCGACAGACTGAACGATGGTTCTCCTGCCTGCGGGTTTGACCAATACAACCAGCTATGGGTTCGATGGCACGAACACTTTGGCGGTGACGACAAGTCGGTCACGGGTACGATCGTGGCCGACGTGAGAAACCAAATTTGTCCCATCTGCCAGCGCGGGTGGGAAAATACAGTGGAGTCTCTGAGAAATCAGGAGCACATCCAATCGATGAAGCGAACCGCCCATCGGACATGCATGAATGGCTACGGCCATCTCAGCAATCATTATTTCTGGCACAATCTGGTGTGTGACGAAGACATCAACTTCAACGGTCTCGAATTCACCGAAACGAAAAATCTCTACGGCAGCTACTGGACCGGACCGTGGTACCGAGTCGTGTTTAACCACATTCCGACCCACGCAATGGTTCTCGGTAGTCGCAAACGCGTCTACCACATCGAGATCGAAAACATACCAAAGGAATTGGCAGACATGCTCGAGCTTCTCTTCTCAGCGGAAAAGACGACGAGGGCATACCGAGACGGCAGTTGGATTATTCACGCGTGGACGAAGGAAAAAGCGGCTGAGTACGTCGGTCAAATATCGCGTCTCGCGATGAATTGGGATTCGGAAAAATCGAAACCTGTTGTCACGGCCTCGGAGACCTGACCGTGTTCTTTAGTAAACATTCCTATGTCCACACCCACAACAGCCATCGAATTTTGTCGTTTCATCAATGAGCTCGGAGACAGTTTTTATTTCGAGGACTACAACGACGATCTTTGGGCAGAATTGTGGGGAGCAAAGGAAGACGGATCGTGGTTCGTGAAACCAGGAAAAGCGGACCGAGAATTCGTCATCGAAAACGACTTCGGCGGTTACGTCGCGTGGCAGGGAAAAGGTCCCGATCCGTACAATGGCGATCGCAACACCGAGACGGTCTTCATCGAGTGGAAGAAAACCCAAACCACCAAGACTATCGTGGTCGTTGTTCCTAACGAGAAGGTGGACGAAGCTCTTGCTGCCTTGAAGTCATTCAACCTCGAACCCTTAGTTCATACCTAAGTATGCCGACACTGACGAAACGTCCCACCGTCAACGACTCAGCGATCATCAAGACCGCCGTTGAGCGTCTGCTTCCTGACGTCATCGAGTGGTTAAACCAAAACGGTGACTCGACTGACTACGAGCAAGAAACTGAAGAGCGGGACAGCGTCATCGACCAGCTAACGGGTGCGATCAAGGGTTCCACCACCGACGACGGCTATCGTCTCGCTCGAGAGCTCGAGCACGACGGATGGGATGCCGACTCTGCTCTGGTTGAAGTGATGGATCGAACATCTTCCTACCTCAGAGAAGCCGTTCGCCAGGCGTCTATTGTCTGGTTCAAAGAGTCGGGTTTCACTCAGCTTGTTCCAGGCACGAGAGTGAAGTCTAACCAACGAGGAGACAGCAACGGAAAGATCGGCGTGATTCGTGACGCCTACGAAGATGGACGGTATTCTGTGAACATCTCAGAGTTGGGTCACAACCCAATGGACAGCAAACTGCCAGGCGCGTACGGCATCATTCTCGACCACGAGAATCTGGAGTTGGTGAAGTAAATTTTTGTTTACAAACTCAGCTGGGTTGTGTTGTATGGGTCACGAGCCTCAAGACCTGAGCTCATATTTATCACATGGCACAGTTCACCGCCGACGACATCAACACCGACTGGGGATTTTACGGCACGCTTGCCAATTGGGGCAACGTCTCCCGCGCTCAGGTGCTCGGCATCTACAACTACCTGATCGACGTCCTCGGTGGCGATCCGCTGAAGGCGAAGGAATATCTGGACTCGACTGCCGGTCGGCACTTCGTTGACAGCTTGACCTTCTTTGTGGATAAAGAAACGGCTGGAGTTGAGGAAATCCAGTCGGCGATCCAACAAGCAAAAGCCGACCGGAGTGCCGGAAAATTTTTCACGAACTTCAGTCGCCCTAGCCGTCCTTTACGCCGAGAATCCACTCCAAGGCAAGTTGTTAGCCGTCTCATCGAAGAATGAAAATCACGCCCCTGCAGATGGTTGAAAACATGCTGAGCGAAGCTGACGCTATCGAGGCGTTCACTGCTGAACTCCGTGGCGCGTTTGCCAGAACTGGTGTTGGCGACATTACCCACATCGACGTAATGGGACCGGAGCAAGTCGCCGAGATCGGAATCAAACTCAAAACCGGCGAAGAGATCAGTTGCCACGTCATGGCCAATCCTGACGGAACGTTTGAGTTCGTGAAGGCCGTTGCGCCCGACTTTGAGTACGGCAACGATTTCATCCCTGTCAGGGACGTTGCCGACTTCATCGCCAAACTTCCTTAACGATGGCCGGCAAGATCGACAGGATGTGGGTCAACAAGGAGATTCGTGACTACAACGAACTCGGTGGCCGCACTCGCGATCAAGAAAGTGGAATGGAAGTCGAGATTGGGCGCCTTGCGAACGCCATCTTGTCTCATCTGAATTTTGATCGTGGAGTTCAATCCGAGCGCCAACGGTTGATGAAAGGTCTGCTACAGCATCTTGACGCTTCTCGGGATGAAGTCGACGGTTCAATCAATACCGATGCCAACGAGATTTGGGATTTACTATCGGCTCCAGCTCCTGAACGCAAGACGCTGAAGTTGTCCGGCAACATGCGGACACTCGACATCGACCGCGCAACAGGTGAAACTATCGCGCCATCCGACGTGGTCGAAACCCTTCTCAGTGAAGACGAGAACAACGCGCTTCAACAGCTCGGTCTCGAGTGTGAGAGATTCTTTAATGAGAATGGCGTCAAGTGTTCCTACGAATATCCCGGCTACCTGAGCTGCCCGAACAAGCTAGGTACTCTCGACATCGGCACGGCAGACGGTTTCTGGGGAGCCAGCATGACCGATGAAACCGGCGGCACCATCAATCTTCCTGACGAGCTGCAAGACACGTTCGGCCAATTTGCCGACGCCGATCCTTTGAAGATTCCACCTGAGAGTCTCTTGACCGCGGCCAAGATCGTCCTCGACTGGGCGAACGCTTAAGCCACTTCTTTGATTCTGAAATCGAGCAGAAAACAATTCGGTTCTCGTCTGTCGTACGCCTTAATGTAGGCGTCGACCTCCTTCGGTGTCACAAACCAAACGGAGTCGATTCGGATTGTGGCAGCACAGACTGACACGGTTGAACTTGTGTCCAAAGTCCGGCGGATGGCTAAAGCGACCGGACACTTGCAGCCGCTATTTCGCTGGCCGCAATAGTAGTCCTGCTCCTCAACGGAAAATGCCGTGTTGAGAACGACGGCGGCAATAGCTTTCTGATACGGACTCACTTTCCAAAATAAGTGTCGAGGTCTTTTCTCAGATCGCCGGCAAGTCCGACGTCTATCGTGGCTTGATACATTCTGCTGATCAAGTCGTGGAAGTTCGGCAAGATCACATAGCGGAGGACAACCTTGTCACGATCGCTTGTTGGAACGTCAGGCACGAAGAGATTCGGCTGGTCGAAGATCACCAGAAAACCGGCGTGTTCGTTCACGAACTTCTCGACCTCATACATCGATTCGAACGCCGACGACCGGGCTGAAAAATCTCGGCCGCCGAGCTTGAAGACCGCTGCGCTGCACGACAGAATGGGAGACGTTGACTTGATGTCTTTCGAGGTAAGGACTTTGTTCATTGTGTGTATTTTTTGAAACGATGAGGAACGAGGCCGATTGCCGACCGGAGGCCTTCTTCCTTATTCGCTTCGGTCTGTTGTTGAATCTGAAAATCAATGGGCAATCCCGTAAGTTGGCGGCCAAAAGCCGTCCATGCCAGCGTGATAGCAACCCACTTGGCGTTTCGATGCGTGTCCCTTGGGTCGCCGAATCCTTGCTTCTCCCACTCTTCGTCGCTCATGATCAATCGAACATCAACGTCTCTCCATTGGTTTTTGTTCAGACGCGCTCCAGCCCACTCAGTGGTTCCTTTCTCAATTTCTAGCGATGACCCGACGTGGTATGGAAGGTCACCGAAGGCGTCCCAAACGTAGCTGCCGAAAAGATCGAGCAGCACAGCTCCGGGCATTCCAACTCCGCCATTGACCGCCCTAAGTTTTCCAGCCGGTTTTGGGGTCGATTCTGGGGATGGCTCCGGTGCAGGCACAGACTCCTCCCTCGGGACCTCGTCGCTCATGGGGTTTGCATCGGCATTCCGGGATTTGGATGTAGGTTGACCGCCCGTAAGCTTGCTGGACCGGCCGGTAGAACACGCTTCTGTTCCCCGGTGGGACGTAAATTGGCAATTCTCGAAATAACATCTGGGCCGAGGACATCGATCGTTCCTTGTTTTTGGCGTTGGAGTTCCTGAAAGCGGTAGCGGTACGACTCGGTGTCAGGCAGGCCGGCGAGACTGATCCAACTGTAATAATCTCCTGGAAGACCGGCGAACGTCTCGCACAAGCCTAGGAAAGCATCATACGGGTCTAGTTGACCATAGTCCAGACGCGTCCGGATAGTAAACTGAATCAGACCATTGGAAACTCCAGATCGCCGCACCTTGATGGTCCACGTGGCCGAATCATGGACATTGGTTCCCTGAAACGCTTCTAGTGATAGCCCTAGTCGTTTCCACTCCTCGGACTGGGCTACATTTTCCATTGCTGGGAAGAATCTGTTTACAAAATGCCGTGTTCTGTTAGTCTGTAGGTAAACTATGCGGATGATCCGGCACAAAGACCTTCTTGACCGTTATGACCACGTTGTGGTCAAGACTAGGGAAGGCGAGCGTGAATGCCATCCTCGCGACGTGAAGCCCGGCGAAATCGTTGAGCTACCTGTTTCTGACGGAAAAGACGGCTCTGATTTCGACTTCTTCAAAGTACTTCCTGACCTCACGCCAAGCGGCGTGGTTGAGCAACTGCTGAGCGAAGATTCGATCACCGAGCGTGGAGAAAATCCAATCGTCAAAAGAATCAAGGACGAGGTCGAACAATACCTCGGCGACGTAGCACCAGAAGACTTAGACCCAGACTCGCCCGAGTACGACGCTCGCATGAAGGAGGAGTGTTGGACACTCTGCATCGATAAAGCCAACGACTTAGTCAAGAACCCGGAAGAAGCAAGACGGTACGCTCGGCTCGCTTGCTTCATGCTAGGATACGGAGAAGGCAGAACTCCGCTGCAACAACAGAAAGCTCAACCAGTTTGGCCGCCAAGGCCGGGACACCCATGAAACCTTCTGACACAGTTAACAAGCTTCTCAACGAAGAAGGACCCGAGGGCGATGCCAATAAGGGCCGACGCTCGCGCCAGCTTTCACGACGCGGTCGCATCATGACTGTTAGCATCAGCCTTGACGGTACTGAACTCGAAGGTATCGACATCGTGATGACGCCCAACGCTGAGACCAGCGACCGATTCAACCTCGCTCAGGCATTGAAAAATGCCGCGGCAAAAGTTTGCGCGCGTCCTGAATTTGCCAAGGTCATCACAGACGTAACCGGATTCTCATGAACAACGCCAAGACAATCGTGGATCAGATGTTGAGCGAAGCGCCTGTCGATGCCGCTCAAGTTGGAAATCCAGGCAGCAACGGCCCGAAAATCTACAAAGCAATCAAAGCTCAAGATGTCGGTCTGTCGCGCGGCTTGAGAGATTATCTCAACGTCGACGATGGCGCTACCATCGAAGTCGGCACGCTGCAGATGGTTGAAGTCGACGTCGCTGAATTCTCAGCCGAAGCCTCCAAACTCTTAGACACGATGGAAAGATTAGGAGTAGACTGGATCGTGCTATGACGCTCATCAAGCAGTTACTCGGTGAGTCAGGCGCAACGGCGTTCAAACCTGAGCGTGCCGCTGCGTTTGTCGAAGAGTTTCGATCTGGTAAACGGATTCTCGTCTTGACTGCCAAGCAAGCCGAACTAGTTCAATCGAGAGAAGACCTTCGTCAGTTCAAAGGCCCGTTCGTTGCCTTCTCGCTGCGCGAATTGGTCAGCGCCAACTACGACGGCGCCGATCAGGAACACCCGACTCAGTTCTCGTCCGGCACTGCTCCTACTAGTCCCGTGTCTCCTCCTGATAGCTCACCACCTTCTTCAGGTAGCGTTGCTTGATCAGGCCTTTGAGACGATTCTCGACTGAAACCCAGCGCGGTCCTTCTGCGCCGTTCAGCTCGACGTTGTTGAACATCTTCTCGGCTTCCTTCGGATCGGCAAACTGGCCGATGCTGTAGCTCTCGCCGGATTGTTCAGGTTCGTCCTCGTAGAACTCGTCGCCGATCGACACGAAAAATTCATCCGGCTGTTGTCCATCCCCGACTTTCTCGACAGCGTTGCGAGTGGCCTCTTCATCCTTCGGATACCGAGACATGCCAGCGTCTGGAACCGTCAAACTAGGAGTTGGCTCACGCGCAGGCTCACTGTCGGTCTCCAGCATTTGATCCACTAGATTCGCAGGCTTCATTGTTCTCACCTTACGTATGGAATTGGAACTCGTAAACAGAAATTCATTGCTTGCACTGGCACCAAAGGAACCTGCCGATGACACGTCCAGTGTTTGGTGGGTTACGCTGAAAATCCTTCGCAAGATGGGTTTTTCCTGCGGTGAAATGGGCAAAGGAATTGCCATCTTCGTGAGAGGAGACGGCGTTATCATCAGGGACAACGACGCAAGAATCGAGTCGTTCGTTTACGACGCTCGCAACGTCAGGGTGTTTGCTCGTGGACAATCTGACTCGCTCGGCAGCTACCACAACGGTCTCGCCTTCTCCCTTGAGCTGTACTCGGATCGGCGGTCGTACTCGCCGATGTACGGATTCATGAGCGCAGACCCTTACGAATTGGCGAAGAATTACCTGTTTACGCTGCAAGATTTGGCCCGGGAGTCCGGCATTGCTGCTCTCAGGGGAACAAACCTGACGTTGAAATCTGGCGATTCTGAACAGCGTTCTCTTGAACAAACGCCTGGTTCTGCGGAAGCGGCTGAGAGGTCGTAGAAGCCTAATGGGGCGTTTTTCCGGTGGCCGAGAGTGTTGACTCGACGGAGTCAGCCTTTTTGCTGAGCCAATGAACTACTGCTTCCCGTCTCGACGGAGACTGCTCTGGTAGTTCGGCAATCGTTATGAGAGCCCCGCTTTAGGGGCTTGAGCAGCGGTTCTGTGGGGATGGAAAAAGCAACATGGGTCTTCGCCGCAAGGCGTTGAACGGGACAGTGAAGCGGTCCTGCCCAGCTTAGGAAACAACTAGCAAACCCGAACTCCTCCCTCGCGTCCACCGTTTTCTTTTTCGATTCTCCGCGCTGACACTTATGAGTAAGCACCTCGAGACTTGACCCTCAAAGGGGTCCCACCTGATTGGTCAAGCGGGTGGGGCGGACACGCCTTCCACGGAGAAGTCAGTGGCAAATTCTCCGGAAGACGATTCGAGCCAATCGTTGATGTCTCCGAGCAAGTATTCGTACGCGTCATGGTCTGGCCCAAGCACCTGTTGAACCTTCTCTAGAGTTGGTTGTCCATCCAACTCGAAGTTGATGTGGAGTAAACCCATGGTTTTCTTTGCGTCGAAGACCGTCAAACGCCATGCTCCACCGTAGGTATTTTTCGGAGCGCTCTCAACAGACACAAGTCCGGGCAGAACCAACTCGTCGTCGTGGCCATCAAGCGCAAACCTTAGGTTCACTCGAAGTGACGACGGCACGGCTTCAAGCAAAACATCTACGACATGTTCGGCTAGGTTCATCCGGCTTCTGCAGCCGGGTTCGGCTTGATGCCGAACGTCATGAAGATGTTGATCAGATTCTTCATCGTCAAGTCCTTCGGCTTCTGCACGAAGACTGCGAATCCAATATCCTTCACTTGATCGATCAGGTGTTCGGATAGAAAGCCTGTCACGATACAAACCGGCACGTCACATGACTTGGCCCGGATTGTCTTAAACACTTCAACACCGTTGCCGTCCGGCAACTGGTAATCGAGCAGGACGAGATCGTACTTGGTTTCGAGAGATTCTCTCAGCGCGTCCTTCGCCGTATGGACGGTCATCATCTCGCAGTTGAACTTCTTGGCTAGCGACTCTATGACAGCGCAAACTGCTTCGTCGTCCTCAACCAGTAGGATTCTGGAAGGACGGAGAAGCCGATTGACGTAGTCGGTGAGTGAATTCACTTGCTGCCAAAGTATTTTTCTAGAAGAACAACGATCAGGGCTCCAATCCCGGTGGCGATCAACCAACCGACCATCTTAGCAGGAGCCATGACATTCTCTCGAATCCACTTGAGCATACTTTTGTCTTCTGGGTCGTTCGCCTGTTCCAATCTGGCGACACGTTCCTCTAACTTTCTGACAGAAGACGCTAGGTCGATGCCTCGGTTGTGGCTCGAGAGAGCGACCACGATTAACCACTCAATACGCTGGTCCACGGAATCCAGTTTCGTGACCAGGTAGCGATCGGACTCGCTTAGTTTGTCAAGGAAAATCCTATCGATGCTCGGCCGGTAAGGTGGCGGAGCGTTCAGCCGTTCTTCTTGATCGGGTGGTTGCATGGCGGCGGGTAAAGCGCTAGGTCACATTTGGCTTGCCAGAGCCGATGCGCGACGACGATTGGTTTCGTGGATGGTGCCCATGACGCTAACTACACTCTGCTTGACCTGCGTATTTAGGGGCAACATGCCCGCCTCCGTCTTTCACAAAGAGTTTGTTACGTCGGCTCGCGGCCGGTACAAGTGCCGCGTGATGAATGCCGACGGGTCCGTGGACTTTCAGCACGACAAATGGTTACCCAACTTGATTTTGGACTCAGGTCTGGACAAGATCGCCTTCATGCCGTGGGCGCAGGCCTTTCAGTTTTGCGTAGCGGGAACAGGAACGACGCCTACCAAAGTCACCACGGCGTCGAATGCGTCTCAAGCAACAACGACCGTTTCCATCACTGCTGGCTCTTACTCTTTCTCTCCTTCCATAGTCGGAAAGCTCATCTACTGGCCCGGCACCAACAAGTCTGCGAGAGTCACCGCCTACACCAACACGACCACAGTAACGGTCGATGTTTCTCAGACGGTTTCTTCGGCTGCGTTCGATGTCTACAACGTCGATCAGACGGCGCTCGTCACGCCATACTCGATGAACATGCGGTACCAGGTCGGTGACGGCATGTGCGGTACCGAAATTGATGGTGACACAGTGACGATGTTCAGGACCTTCGACTTCTATCTCGAGTCGAGTCCGGTTCAAATCGCTGAGTTGGGTTTCAAAGATTCTCCAAAGGCGACCACGCTGTTCAGCCGGGTGGTGCTTCCTGACATCATCTTCCTATCTCCTGGACAATGGTTGCAGGTTTCCTACCAACTGTCCATCAAGCTGTCTCCGGCTACGCCGAATGGAAAGTCTCCGACGGTGACCGGTTGGCCAGTTCTGCCTGCAACGACCACGACCGGCACGGAGCAAATCCAACTCTACGGTCTCTGTGTGGTCGACGTCAACGGTCTCGCTCGGCCGTACGACCGGAGCCAATTGTGCAACGAGCCGTATGCTCCTGGTTCGAATTACCTCGGGCCTCAATTCGGTTATGTCAACCGTTGGGGCAATGGAGCCGGTTCGCCGATCAAACTCTACGCTCGAGCGGATAGAAATCCGTTCACGAACCCCCGCAATCTTCCGGCAAAGCTTGCCGTTGCCACGACCGGAAGCTACATTCCACCTGCGGTCAGCGTCGGTGCGAACATGAATTTGACTACGGCTGGTGAGCTATCATATTCGGGCAGCGCTCAGACAGGCGAATACGTGTTCACCGCCGCCGACATTGGCTCGGTCATCAAAATCTCGACGCAATACACGCGCATCACGGCGTTCACTAACTCGCGCCAAGTCACGTGTTCACCAGCCGCCCCAATCTCAACGATCAGCGGAATCCCGACTCTCTATTTCAGGTCCGGCAACGGATCGACCGGTCAGTGGTTTGGTGAGATCGAGAATGCGATCGACATGATGCAGCCGTTGGTTGCACCGCCGTCGGCACAAGTTCAGCGCCAAGGTGGACTAACTCCTGGTTGGAACGGCGTCGATCCTCAAACTCAATTTCCAAACGCCATCCCATACATCGGCGAATCTCCGTGGGACAACTGGAAGACCGACTTCACGCCGACCTCGTCCAACCCGGTGTCCATTCTGCTCACGGCAGTCCAGCAGAATTACGTCACGCCGACATATCAGTGGGAGAAATTCAATGAGGTTGGAGACGAGTGGGAGGCAATCGAAGGCGCAACGGCGTCGACATTCACCGTCCTTCCAACAGACATCTTCGACCTGAGTGATCCCACCTTGTTCAGCGGAAATGGACGCTACCGGGTGGTTCTCAACGGGTCCGATCCAGACACGACTCGAGGCGCTGTTGCGTTCTACACGATCTACGCTATCCGTCAAAATCCAGCGTTGCCGACCTACTTCGTCGTGTTGACGAATCCTCGGCCGGCGATGCGGCGCGAAGGTACAGCTCCTGTTGTTGGCGATCGCGGAACAGGCGGTCGTGTTAAAACCGAGATTCACGTCTATCGAGACACGACGGAACTGTCTGTTGTCACATACAGTTCGAGCAGCTTTCCGGGCGCTGGAAAATTCTCATTCGTTGAGAGCGATTCAACCGTTGCCACGACCTCGAACATTGTCTACTTCAATGGCAATGCTATCGGAGCTGGACCAACGCTCACGATCCCAATCACGATCAAGATCGAAACGTCGACGACGCAGGTCGTCAACTGGTTGGTCGACGTGCTGAACAGCGCAACGGCATCAACGCCGGTTGTGGACGTCACGCAAAGCGACCCAGCGTTCCTGATCGGTGGTGGTATTCAAGACGTCACTGGGGCATCTGCGTTCATCTCAGAAGCAACCGACGCTCCTGCTACCATCGGAACGTCTGTCGATCGATCGACCGCCCGTCACGTCGAACTTCCTCTCACGCTGCAGTCGTACACTCCCGGTGGATTCACGCGCATCAAGCAAGCCACGTTCCAGACGAACATGGCGAACGGTACAAATTGGCGCACCATCGGCATCGGCGGCATGGACCCGGACACGCAGGTCATCAACCGCATCAACGCTTCGAAGTACAACGGCTACGTGTTCGTTTTCGACGAGGCTCAGACGAAGATCAAGTTGAACTACCTCACCGTCAATTTCCAATACACCTGGAACCGTGACCTCAGCTCATGATCTTACAGAACCTGATCGCAGCAGCGGGAACAACGCTTCTGACCGTCCCGGCGGGGTTGAACTACGCGGTTGTGAACATTATGGTTTGCAACTATGTAAATGCCGAGCGAACGGTGGATGTTCACGTCATCAAACAGGGAAACGCTGCAAGTCCGACGACCACAATCATCAAAAGCCGGACGATGAGAGCGTACGACAGCCTGTTCCTTTCGACTGAAAAAATCCTTCTTTCCGCTGGGGATTCGATCTATCTCATTGCTAGCGCCGACAGTTCCCTCAGTGCAACTGTCTCCTTCATTGCCATCTAATGGTTCCGATCATTCAAAGAGGCAATACGCTCGAAAACCAGCGGTTGGCTGGTTTGAGTGCACCGGTTGATGGCAAAGACGCAGTCAACAAAGATTACGCGGACGCGAATCAGGGCGCTCAGGGTTTTCAAGGATTTCAGGGTTTTCAAGGGCCGACAGGAACAGCAGGCGGGCCGTCGCAGCGCTACACCTATTCGTCGCTGACGACTGGAAATCCAACGACTGGAACTTTCCGATTGAACAATGCGAGCCCTCAACTCGCAACAGCCATTGTCGCAAATCAAACGAACCTTGCGGGTCAGAACGCTTCGAGTTGGTTTTCGGGATTGGCACCGTCTCACTTTGTCATCTATCTCGAGACGAACTCTTCGACACACGTTGTCTACAGCATCACTAACGTTTCGTTCGACAACATCAATTCGACCGTCACGCTAACTTGCACGGTCTTCTCAGCAGCGCCGTCTCCTGTTTTCACGGGAGTCGCGATCTTCACTTATGGCATCAGCGGAGCGCAGGGCAACCAAGGTTTCCAAGGCTCAACTGGAACCACGGGATCGCAAGGTGCGCAGGGATTCCAAGGTCGTCAAGGTTTCCAAGGCGTGACAGGAACGACGGGTTCGCAGGGATTTCAAGGTTCAACTGGCTCTCAAGGTGCACAGGGTTTTCAAGGATTCCAAGGTCCTCCTGATGGCGCGCAGGGATTTCAGGGTTCGCAAGGCGCAGCGGGTGCTCAAGGCTCGCAAGGATTCCAAGGTCGCCAAGGTTTCCAAGGACTTCAAGGAGCGGCGGGATCAACTGGAGCGCAAGGCTTTCAAGGTTTTCAAGGTGCGACCGGGTCGACTGGATCGCAAGGTAGTCAAGGCTCAGCCGGAACTGCGGGAGCACAAGGATCACAAGGCAGTCAGGGATTCCAAGGATTCCAAGGTCCTCCCGATGGCGCGCAGGGATTCCAAGGATTCCAAGGTTCGCAGGGTAATCAGGGATTCCAAGGCTCAACTGGAACTACGGGCTCTCAGGGTTTCCAAGGAAATCAGGGTTCTACAGGTGCGCAGGGCAGCGAAGGTTCTGGCGGCGACACACAAATCTACACATGGGACACCGGAACGAGCGACGCAGACCCGGGTAGCGGCAAGGTCCGTTTCAACAACGCGACCTACGCTTCTGTCACCCAGATTTTTGCGAGCACGTTCAACAAAGGTGGCGTCGACATCACAACGTGGTTGGATGCTATCGACGACTTTGGCTCGTCGACGAACCGCGGCGTGCTCAAGTTGTTCAAGAGCGCAGATGCAAACGTCTTCATTACGTTCATCGTCACTGGAAGCGTCACAACGGCGACGGGTTATCGAAAGATTGCCGTCACGTTCCAGCATTCTTCAGGCACGACGTTCACTGCTGGTAATGACATTGCGTTCACGTGGACATACACTGGCAACCAAGGAAACCAAGGTGTTCAAGGATTGACCGGAGCGCCCGGCAACGACGGCGCACAAGGCGCACAAGGTTTCCAGGGCCGCCAGGGTTTCCAGGGATTGACTGGTGCGCAAGGAGCGGCGGGAAGCACGGGCGCTCAAGGAAATCAAGGAGCTCAAGGCTCGCAAGGATTCCAAGGGTCTATAGGCAACCAGGGCTCGACGGGTTCTCAAGGCTCGCAAGGATTCCAAGGTTCGTCCGGTGATTCTAGTGCCGGCGGCGACACGCAGATTTTCTTCTTCAACACCAACACAGCCGACTCTGATCCTGGCGATGGCTTCCTGAAGTTCAACAACGCGACCTATGCTTCTGTTACGTTCCTTTATGTTGACTTGCTCAACGAGTCGTTGGTTGACGTCACAGGATGGTTGGATTCGTTGGACAACTTCGGATCGTCTACCAACCGCGGCACGATAAAGGTCTACAAGAAGGCAGACGTCAACACGTTTGCAACATTCATCTTCACAGGAAGCGTGGTGTCGGCGACCGGCTATCGCAAATTCGCTGTCACGTACCAGGACGATTCCGGTACAACGTTCTCGCTGAATGACGAGGTCTGTTTCACATTCGCGTTCGCTGGACCTGCGGGATCGCAGGGTTCTCAAGGTTCCCAAGGATCGCAAGGAAATCAGGGTTTCCAAGGTCCTCAAGGAGTTCAAGGCGCAACGGGAACGCAAGGCTTTCAAGGATTCCAGGGAAATCAAGGTTTCCAGGGCGTGGCCGGCAACGACCCTCGTTTTCTCTGGCTGTTCGCTACTTAAGCCATGGCACTTCAATTCAACAAGCTGATGGACATTGCGTCGGTTGCGACTGGCGCTTCTGCTTCCATCTACGCCAATCCCTCTTCGACAAAGACGTATGTCGGGTGCATTCAACTGCACAATTCGAACGCGTCGTCTAGAGTCGTGACATTGAACAACGTGCCTGATTCGGGAGGTTCGCTGGGCACTGTAGCTACGACCAACCAGATGTACAAAGTGACTCTCGTCACCAACGAGTCATTGCTTTTGGAACCGAAATATCCATGGGTTCTTACTGACACGAACGATGCCATCTTCGGCTTAGCAGATGGTTCCGGCGTAACCGTCCAACTGCTAGGCATGACAGACGCATGATCGTTACCACGGTTAACAAAGAAGATGGTGGACACCTACGGAGAGATTGGACAACGGTACCAGTCGCTGGCGGAGCATTTTTTCAGTTGGACGTTTTCACGAGTGGAACCGGCAGCTACGCTATTCCTAGTTCAGCGACACAGTTGATGATCGAAGCCATAGGCGGCGGCGGTCAAGGCGGAGGCGGCCGATCCTTTGTCACGGCAACTGCTGCGTTCGGTGGTGGTGGTGGTGGCGGTGGTGGCTACGCTCGCGTTATGTTTGCTGTCGCAAATTTAACCGGCCCGCTATCTTACACGGTTGGGGCGGGTGGCACGGGTTCAGGCGGTGGTGGCACAGCAGGCAGCAGCGGAAGTCCTGGCGCTGCTGGAAACCCTTCGTTCGTTGTTGACAACAACGGCTCAGGAGACGAAATTATTCGAGCGCTCGCAGGCGGTGCGGGCGGCGGCGGCACGAACGCCGCGGGCGGTTCGGCTGGTGCTGGAGCCACAACGCAAGGCGGTGGAGACGGAACTATCGGAGTATCTTCAGGCGCATCAACGCAACCTACTGCCGCGTTAGCCGGCGGTGGCGGGTGCGGCGGCGCAGGTTCAAGTAGTGCCGCGTCTCTTGGCACTGGATCGGCTGGAAACTCTGGCGGATTGTATGGTGGCGAAGGAGCTGGCGGAGCAGCAAACGGAGGCGCTGCGACCTCTCACTCGACTAACTGGGGTTCTGGTGGTGGCGGCGGTGGTGGCGCAAACGGAACTTCAGGCAACGCGGTTGCTGGCGGCGCTGGTTTCATGGGTGGTGGTGGTGGAGGTGGCTCCGGACACTCGTCAACTTCTGGCGGCAACAACAACGGCGGTACCGGCGGAGTCGGCGGAGACGGAGTGATTCGTATCTGGGCAACAGGATGATCCAATCAAGCAGAGTTACAAAAACGAGTCATTGTCGAAATTTTTGGTCGACAGCTGACGCTGCGTCAGGAGGAGCTAGCGCTGGATTTTTTCAGCTAGACGTCTTCACTGCAAACGGAACATACTCGGTTCCAGTCGGATCGAGTCTGCTGTTTATTGAAGGCATCGGAACCGGTGGCGGTGGTGGCGCTGGCGGAAGTAACGTTTCCACCAACAACGGCGGCGGAGGCGGTGGTGGTGGTGGAGGTGGTTACGCATTTGTTCGCATATCCACGGCAGATGCAGCCGCGTCGTTGATCGTCTCAATAGGTGGCGGCGGTGGTGGCACCGGCGTTACGGGTACGGCAAACGGTGGTGCTGGTACGGCCGGAAATTCTACAACTGTTACGTCGAGCGGTACTGCGATCGTAACCGCACCTGGCGGAAACGCCGGTGGCGCGGGTCTTTCAAGCGGAACAAGCGGCGCGGGAGGAGCTGCGAATACGACAGGCGGCGCTGCTGGTGGAACTAACGGCGTCGCAGGTTCAGCAGGCGCTGCAGGCGGTGGTGGTGGAGGTGGTGGCAAATCCACGGGTGGTACGACAGCAGGAGCGGCTGGCGGAGCCGGCGGAGTTAAAGGCGGATCGACCGCATCCGGTGGCGGATCAGGTGGCGCGGCTGATAGCGGATCAGGTGGCCAACCCGGCGGTACCACGCCTACTCACTCAAACACCTGGGGTTATGGCGGCGGAGGCGGCGGTGGCGGAGGCGCTATGAGCAATTCTACTCGAACTTCCGGCGGTGGTTCTGCCGGTTTCATGGGTGGCGGTGGTGGCGGAGGCGCCAGCGGATTCAGCAACACAAATCCGTCGGGTAGCGGTGGTGCTGGCGGTGGCGGCGTAGTTCGTTTTTGGGCACAAGGTTAAAACATGGCAGTCACACTCACAGTCTACACGACGGGCTCGAACAGCTACTCTGTTCCAACGTCTGCCGACATGCTAATCATCGAGGCGATTGGCAGTGGCGGCGGTGGTGGTAGCGGCTCTTCTCAGTGCGGCGTAACAAATCCGGGAGGTGGTGGAGGTCAAGGCGGAGGTTTCGCGACGTCTTTCTTCGCTACGGCCGACGTAGCGTCTAGCTTGACCGCAGCAGTAGGATCGGCCGCTGCTGGCGGTACAGCTGTTCAAGCTGACACAGGCAACACAGGCGGTACGGGCGGCGACTCGACGGTCACGTCCAGCAGCACAGTTATTCTCCGCGCTCGCGGCGGCGGTGGCGGCACGGGTGGAAGAAGCGGCTGCAACGGTGCAGGAAATGTTACTGGAAACGGAGGCAGCGTTGCCAACACCACAATCCAAGGTGGTGTCGCCGGCGCTGGGGCAAACACTGGCGCGTCAACACCGGCGACAGCTGACGCTGGTGGTGGCGGCGGAAACGGCGCCGGCCAAACAGGTGGCAATGCCGCGGTTGCTGGTGGAAACGGTGGAAAGCTCGGCAGCACGTTAGCAGGCGGAAGCGCAGCTAACGCAGCGCCAACGTCGTCAAAAAACTGGGGCACGGGTGGCGGCGGTGGAGGTGGTGGTAGCGCGGGCGGTGGAACCGGTGGAGCCGGTTTCATGGGCGGAGGCGGTGGTGGCGGTGGTGGCCGTTCCGCGAACCCAAGTTTTTCAGGCGCAGGTGGCGCAGGTGGTCAAGGTGTGATTCGCATCTGGGCTATCGGGTAAGATGTTCTTGCCGTGAATGTTCAAGTGGTTTTCTAGGTGGCTGAAGAAAAGGAGGGCTCGCCGTAACATCGGCAAGCAAGTCCGTTTTCTGCAATTCTGCCAATTCGGAATGTCAGTCCACGAGGGCAAGATAACCGGTGTGTCCGACACTGGTTATCTCATCAAAGAGGGCATCTACATCAGACGCGCCTGGTTCCACGACGTGGAATTCATCGAATAATAATGTTTACAAAATCCCTACCAGCTGGTAGGTTCAACTCAAATGAGACAGTTTTTCACCAGCGACACCCACTTTGGGCACGCTAACATCATCAAGTATTCCAAGCGTCCGTTTGCTACGGCCGAGGAGATGGATCATGAATTGATCCGGCGCTGGAATGAAATCGTCCAACCCGGCGATACCGTTTACCATCTCGGAGACTTTGCAGTAGGCGGCGGTCCGGCCGAACAGTATCTCGAAAAGCTTAACGGCAACATCGTCTTGATCGTGGGTAACCATGAGAATCGAGCGCTCCGCTGCCTTAACCGGTTCAAGAATGTCGCCGGACTTCTGGAGATCGAAGTCAAAATCCAAGAGGATGGCAAGACGATCAAGCAGGCGATCACGCTGTGCCACTACGCGATGAAGGTTTGGAACAAGAGCCATCATGGCGCTTGGCAACTGTATGGGCACAGCCATGGGACTCTTCCTGATCCTCAGGACGCGCGCCAGTTCGACGTGGGTGTAGACTGTTGGGACTTCCGCCCGTTGACCGTAGAGCAAATCCAAGCAAAGATGGCGACGAAGACCTGGGTACCGGTCGATCACCACAACGCCGATACGACCGGCGACCGTGGACGGACTGTTCTTAGTTCAGCGTGATTCGTAAACTTCCCTCGTGGGAACAGTCTGAGGCGTCAGTGAACGACCAGGCGGCTTCCCCACTCGAAACCTTCATCCATGAATTCGAACCAGCCGGCGAAGACGCCGGCGAGTTTCGCAAGGACCTTGCTGCCGTACTAAACGACAGCAAGGCGTACCTTCAGGCATTCGTTCGAAACTGGTCACCCGACTCCGATTCGGATGCCAGGGAGTTTCACGACAAGTTGGGACCCGTGCTCGATTGGCGTAAGGCGTTCGCGTCCGGTTGTCCGGACACGGCGTGGGAATCCTGATACTGTTTCTCGGCCTCGATTTTCATCTGTTTGTTGAGGACGAGCAGGAAGTGTGCCGTAGCTTTCAGCCGCCACGACGTTGGCAACCATCCTGGTGAATTCGGAGCAGTGACTTGCACGAAGCCAATGGACTTCGGTAGTTCGAATTTTGCTTGCTCCTTGAGGATGGCCGACTGCTCGGCGGTTAACTTGGAAAGACCAACGAGTGACCGTTGAAATTCCTTCTCAAGTGCCTTATTGGCACGGATCGCTTTCGAGATGCGAGCGTAGGTTTCCTTCCATTGCAATCGAAATTCTAGATAAGCACCTTTTGAGAAAGGCGAAGCGTAGCTGAAGTTCTTGGCGTAAATGCCTGCGTTGATACTGTCGTTGATTTGGGTGAGATTCATGATAGTGCGGGTTCAGAGATTTTTGATTGCTCGGCGGATCGAAAGAGCCTACCGAGACTGCGATGATGACGTTTGTTGCTGCGGAGATTCTATGGAAACGAAGTGGTGTAGCTTCGGCGGTCGTTGCAGGTCCATGAAGGACTATGCGATTTCGTGCGCTCGCAAGAAGGCGGGTCTCGACTCCGATGAAGAGTGAGCTAGTTCATTTGACGAGCTCCAGTTTCTTCAGCTCTCGCATCTCGTGCCGTTGAATGGGACCGATGCCGAGTGCGGTGGTGGTTGGGCGCCCGTCGTGAAACGCGGCATGGCCGCTGTCTTCAATCAGGGCGCAGGGAATCTGACGCTCAGTCGCCAGCTCAAAGAGCCAGCGCATCTTGAGTTCGTCAGCGTGGAGGACGACCTTCGTGCCGAAGGTTCCGTCTTGATACCGCTTGAATCGATCCGGGGCTCTGCCCAGGCAGTCCAGGCTCGCTTGAACCGCCGCATGAGATGCCTGACTAGCCATCTTGCCGGGCGTCATTCCAGCGTCGTTTCTGAGGATCACGTAGAGCCTCAGCGTTTCATCTACCTAGTTTTCAGCTTTCATGGAAATTAAGTCCCTGACTGGATTTGAACCAGCGACACTCCGGTTAGAACCGGCCGCTCTACCTCGTCGTTGCCGACGGTATTTGCGTCGTCATCCCGTGATCTGCGGGCGACTTCGCAAAGCTTCTGAGCTACAGGGAAATTGGAGGCAGAGGTAGGATTCGAACCTACATAGACGAGTCTCCTTCCGGACACCCGGGCCTGAAGAGCCTTGCGGCTCACCGTTCGGCGACTCTGCCAAAATTGGTTCATGCGGCAATCGGTTCGATGACCGCTTCACCGTCGTGGATTGAGACCACGACCTTCTTGAACTTGAGAGAACCCTTGGTAGCAGGGTTGTCAGGCGTTTCCTTGGTGCTCCATGGAGCCGTGGACGAAACGTGCGAAACGTAGTAGGTTTGACCCTTCAACTTGAGAACCCACATCGGAATCGTGGAGTCCGTGAGATGGGCCTTGTTGAAGTGGAACGTCACCTCATCGGCGACGGTAGGAACCTAGTTTTCGGATTTCATGGTGAAGTAGAACGTCATCGACAATGCCTAAGGCTTCGTCAATGTAAACAAAAAAAGTGAAACAAATTCAACTCAAACCTTTTTCATAAGGTAGAGCCTAGCATCCAACAGTCTGTTGATCCTTTCTCGGACTCTGTTGGAATCCACCGCCGAATGCTCGCCATCTTCGATTAGCCAGTAATTCCATAACGTGCAACGGTCTAGCTCGGCAATCCTCTGTTCTCTCGAAGGGTTATGCTCGAGCGACTTGAACCGATTCGTAGAACGCGTACGAGTCAGCATTTGAACTAACTAACGCGTCTTTTAACGATTTGCCAACTTCGTTTTCCATGCATACTTCGTGTCTAGCCAAGACGTACCTCAAAGCGTCTACAGGAAGCGTTTTGATGAAGTCTATCTGGTCCCCAGGCTTTAATTTTGAAAGCTCGAGGAGAGGACAAAAGTCTGGGTGTCGACCGTGAACAGGGCAGGATTGGCATAGCATCGCTAGGCGTACTTTCCAACCCTCGATTTCTTTTCTATCGAATAGGAAGAAGGTTTTATCCATGACAGTCAAGCATGGATACTTTTTCTCGCGATTGTAAACGAGAAAGTAAAAAACTTATTTGCCTGCTGTTAACTGTCTAGCAGCCGGTCGACCAGGGCTTCTGGAGTTTCAGACTCCACCTGTTCGCCGTTCGAATACTCTCTCCAACTGACCGTCTTCGCCGCGTCCTGGAGTTGACTGAATTCTTCTTTCGAAAGAGTGTAAACGTTGCTCTCGATGACGAGTTCGACTTGGTCACCTTCGACGGAAAACGGCCAGTCGCCGTTTTCGTTAGCAAGTAGCTTGGCAATCTCATCGACAGAGACTAGTTTGCGTTCGTCCGACATGGACTAAATATGGCGCTTCGAATGGGAATCGAACCCACAACCAAGGTTTTTAGAGAACCCTGCTCTACCAGTTGAGCTATCGAAGCGTTAGAGATGAAAAATTGTTGGACTACCCTGCAGCGACAGTTCGTAGCTTCGGCGGATGTCCCGAAAATACTGTCTCAAGGCAACCACGATTTTGTCAGTGAAAATCGGGTCGTTGTTGCCGTGAGGTAGAAATTCGATCTTCCATCCAGCTACTTCCAATCTGTCATCGAGCGAATCACAGAACGCAAAGTAACGGTCTTGCTCCATCATCTCAACGTGAGTGTGACCTTTGCATTTGAACTGGACGTGGAATTTCTTGATGTCCGGAATCCACGTGGCTTTGAAGAAGAGCTCGACCATATCAAAACCGGTGTTCGATGCGCCAGCGTTCGACAGCAGCTGTGACGATGCCGATTGCTTCTTCCAAGTCTTCCACCTCAGACATCTTCGTCTCGATGAAAGAATCATTGGACATAAGGTCCATCGCAACGATGCGTGGCTCGTCGGTCCGAACTTCGTCATAGCCGTTCTCGATCGCGTTTTTAAGCGCGTCCGCAACTAACTTGTCGAGTTCGACTGGATCAACCATGTCGGCCATAAGAACACGTGGGTTGAAAATGTAAACAAAAAAGATTAGACGCTAAAGCTCTTTGTGGGCTTCTTGTACTGATTCAAATCGACGACTGACACCGGCGGTGGTTCGCCATCGTCATTGTTCAGGTTCGTGTAGATGGACGGCTCTGCTCCGTGCGCGGCGTTGGTCACTCGATCGTCTTTGAACGTGATCGCCGAATAGTAGCAACCAGCTGCTGAGTCGCACACGTCCTTGGTTTGGTCCGGCAAGTGATCAACCTTGTCCGGTAGATCGCAAAGGTTTTCGGCTTCCTGCATCAGAATCTCATGGCGGAACATTCTGATGCGGCGTTCCTCAAACCCAGCTCTCCATGCTTCGTACGGTTTCTTTGAACGATCCACAGAGAGGTTAGCGATCTTGAAGCCTTTGTTCTCCAGCATCTGCAGTGGAAGCGCAGATTGAAATTGGTCGGCGGTCACGAGGGCAAATCGGTATCCGCACACGTCACGTAGCCAGTATAGGAAATTGATCACCTTGATGATCGAGATTGGCTTTGACTTGCCGGCGACCACAGATAGAATGAAGTCGTATTCCACGACGACTCTGTACTCATCGAACACTTCGCCGCCGTCTCGAACTAGTCCTTGAACCAACTGTTTCCCAGCAACGTGACAGACAGAAATGCCGGCTTGTGTTCGAGTCGCCAAGTCGATGTGGCAGTAGCGTGCCGCGAACGGGTCTCGCTTCGGCTGCAGACGACTCATCTGCTTCGTGAGAAAAAGTTTTGCATTGAGATAGTCCCAGATGTTGGATTGGTCTTCCTCTGAAATGGGCAGTGACAGGATCGTGTGAGGTGCCACAATTCCATTCGCTTCGCCGGCTTCAATGGCCTTCTCCAAATCGATTTGATTGCTTAGGAACCTGAACGAACCGCCGGTCGAGATACCAGAAACGTTTTGAAGAGCGTTTTTAACGTTGCGCCGAAAGTCCTCTCTGTAGTTCTCCGGCACCAATTCCACTCTGGCGCCGGGCGGTGATATTTCGTGAGGCTCACCTTCCAGAGGATTTCCTTTCTTGTCGTAGATGCCTTTGAGGACGTAAGGATCAACGTTTTTTAGGCCATACGCTACCTTGAACCACTTGGACGAGAGAACCAGCGTATGCTCCTTGATGACATAAACAGGATAGGAGTAGATGCGTTGGTCCGGATCGGTCTTCTTGCTCTTCTCGATGTCCGTTTTGACACGCTCTGTGAACGAAGACTCGTCTCGAGCTGAGGACGACAGAATCGAAATAGCCGGCAAGAATCCTGCCATCCGCTGGAAACGGTTACGAATACGCGTACGAACTTCATCATAGAGTTTGTACGCCTTCAGGTCAGGATTGGCTTCGAGACGGAAGTTACCTTCGTCCAACGCAACGCCCATTGCGTTACGACCAATAATGTGCCAACCTTGAGAACCAGCCGTGAGGTAGATTCCTCGGCCGATCGAGATGCGGAAGTTGGCGTACTTTTTCTCGGGGTTGAAATGACACTCCTCCACGAAGAAGGGCGAGTTCGTCATGAAATTCAGGAAGTCACCGAAGGCGGTTTCCTGCACGACCGACCGCGTGACAGATAGCGTGGCGTAGAAGATGGATGATCCCTTCGTGAGACCGAAGAATGCTTGCGGATTACGCAAACACCGGGCGAGAACGATCCGATAGAGCAAGATCGTGACGGTTACGAAGGTCTTACCGATGCCGAGAGAACCAGAGACAACCAGGTTGTGGACGCGCGAATCCAGGTCGAAGTCCTGACACAGAAGCTTTTTCCACATCGGAAACATACCTTCCGACTCCTCGGATTTCATCATCAATCCCCCAAGCCAGTAGGGGTCTTCGAGGAATTCTTGCATGGACGGTGGACGCCGCTCGTAGTCCAAACGCCATAGGTCCTTCAGATAGGCGTCGGCCATATCTGGACTGGACCGTAACTCGGCTAGTGCTTCCTGGAGAAGTTTTTGGTCATCAGAGGATAAGTTCTGCAACAGCGGATCGGCGTTCTCGCCCTTCATCACTTCCTCAATCGCCTTTTCGATTCGAGATAGTGGTTTCTCCTTGGTGTTTTTACCTGTCTTTCTAGCCATTTCTTTTTTGTTTACAAAATCAAATTAAGCCGGTAGAGTCGGCCATAGTCCAAGAACTTCCAGCTAACCCATGCAAATCATTAACCGTTATGCCGACCTCCTAAAGGAAGCGCTGAAGAAAGGGAAGGCATCCCAATCATGGAATAAGGAGCATTGGTCGATTGACGAAGAGGCGCTATTGGCGCACGCCACGGTGGATCAGCTTGAAGCCGTCAAGAAGCTGGCGTCTAAAGACATGAACGAAAAGGTTCCTGGCTCTGCTCGTGTCTATCGCGAGTTCAAAGAGCTCGAGCGCCGTGCTCGAAGCATGAACCAACTCCAAGAGGCAACGAAAGCTGCTAATTTTGACCCAAAATCAGTTCAAATCCACGACCTACTTACGCTGTCGAAGGTGCTAAAAACTGCCATCGAAAAGACAAGTGAGCATCGCTGGATTTTCGTGAAGATCAAGGGCTATCTCGAGACGCCGTTGTTTGTCTCATCTATCGAGTACACCGCGCCGAGTCGCAGAACTACGGAGCGCGTAACGGTTAGCGCTAGCGCTATTATCGGCAAGGAGAACCCACGCCTATGCACGGACACGTACAACATCTACGGCAACGTGTTCAGAAACGGTAGCGTGTCGCTAATGTCTGACATCGACAACGACGACCTTGACAATGATGGAGACGATGAGGGAAGGACTCGCATAGTGCGCAAGAAAGATCGCAAACAAGACGGCGTGTCGTTGGATACCGTCTTAGCTAGAGCCGATTTTTACTTGAGCAACCCGATGCTCATGAAGTCTTACCAGGAGAGCTACAGGGCTTACTCGGCTGTTGCGGATAAGGTCGGGACTCAGTGGATTCCATCAGATGAATCTATCGAAGGAATCTCTATTCAACAGGACGAGAACAGCTACTACCGGTGGCAGCGAGAGAAAACCGTTTCTTTGACTGTAGAAGGTTTGCCATCCAGATTGGTTCTGGATGACTGCGAAGAGGAGGGCTACGACGACGATTTCAACAAGGCCACCGGTTTTGAAATCAAAGATGGCGATGACGACAACGACAGCAGCGACTTCTGGAATATCAAAAATCCGGTTGTTCCAACCATTCCTGTCGTGCGTATGTTCGACCTTCAACGAGATTTCCACATCTTCGTGGCTGCGAATTCAATCATTCCTTATCAGTATGACAAAGCGATTTGGGAGAAGCTGATTCTTCCGGAATCGGACATGGAGTTCATTCAAATCCTACTGTCGTCCACGACTGTCAACATCAGCGACATCGTACGCGGAAAAGCCAGAGGAATCATCACCATTTGCTCGGGCGGTCCAGGGCTAGGAAAAACGCTAACAGCGGAAGCCTCTTCCGAGGCGTTTGAAAAACCGTTTTACTCAGTACAATGTTCCCAGTTGGGCATTGATCCTGAACAGCTGGAGAAAAACCTACTGCGTGTGTTGTCTAGGGCTGCGCGATGGGAGGCGATTCTGTTGCTAGACGAGGCCGATGTCTACGTTCGTCGGCGTGGAGACGACATCCAACAAAATGCGATTGTCGGCGTGTTTTTGCGCGTTCTTGAATACTACCGCGGCATCATGTTCATGACCACAAATCTTGGTGATGACATCGACGACGCTATTCTCAGCCGAGCGACGGCGCATCTTCATTACGAGCTACCCACGACTGACTTGCTTCCTAGTCTTTGGACAATGCTCTCAAAGCAACTCACTGTGAACTTCACGGACGCTGACGTAGGAAGGCTCGTTGAGCACTTCGGCCCTATCGCAGGTCGTTCTGTTCGCAATTTAATCAAGTTGACCAAGTACTACGCCGTTGCGAAGAAGAAACAACCTTCTTCGGACATGGTGCTAAAGGTTTCGAAATATCTCAACGTTGTTGAACTGGCTCTTAAGGAAAAACTTGCCCCTAAAGCAAACACAGAAAAATAAGTTTCCGTTCAAAACCGGAGACTGGGTCAAAGATCACACGGACGATCATAGCCCAACGTTCGGAAAGGTTAAAGAAACCTGGTCGGACGGCACCATCGACCTAATCGTTTTCGCACCGCATGGCGAGAAAATAGGTCGACGATCCCCGCCTGAAGGTGGGCCAAAAAATTACGAACCGTGCCTGACGGCTTCACGATTTTCGAAGATTGAGGAGCCGTCGTTTCCGCTCAAGGTGGAAAGATTCACAGGAAGATACGGTCACCTTCTCAAGCTAGTTCGGAGCGACCAGAAGAGTGATACTTAGGGCAAATGGCCGTATCGGTTAAGAAGGTCCCACTTCCAAGTCTTTCGATGTTCAGCAAGACGCCGGTTTACGACGTCGGTGGAGTCATCGTCCTTGGACTCCAACAACCGGTGGTGCTGCCAGCTGCAACTGACCAGATTTACACCGTTCGCCAAGGCGCCGAGAATAGGCTTGATCGCATCTCGTTCAGCTTCTACGGCACGGCTAAATTGTGGTGGGCGATTGCTCAAGTGAACAATCTCACCGATCCGTTTCTGGACATTCCAACTGGCAAGCAGTTGAGAATTCCAGACAGAGCTAGGTTGCCTATTAACTGATTCGTAAACAATTTTGAATCCTGGCTAGCCAGACTACGTTCTCTGGCTTCGTGAATCAATCGATTTTCACTAAAGCCAAGGACGACAAGGGCAATTCCGCTACCCTGGAATTCCTCTGCCACAGCGGTAAGATTTACGTTCATTCGGCAGATTTTCAACTGGCGCAGACGGATCAGAAGCAACCGCCTTCTCCAGAGCTGATGAGGGTTCGCGGCTACTGGGTCTCTGAGAAGTATTCGTCAGGGCACGCCTATATCCACGGCGTTCGGGGTTCATACCACGTCGCATGGGACTCCCGCCATCGCCGATCGCTTCTACGCATTTTCCGGCGCTTGATTCAGCAGCGGCTGGACGACGACACGTTCAGGAATCGGCTTCACGACCATTCTGTCCGCGTGGCGTACGCGGAAGCTGTTGGCCATATCAGATCACTCGAGCGATCTCTGGTGTCGGCCAAGGCGAATCGGACAGCCATCCTGAAGAAGATGGTTGAAAACAAGAGGCGTCCTCGTAAGTCTCCGCGGATCAAACTCCCGCTGATCAAGTGAGCAAGATCGTCGTCAAGAAGTTTTGGCTACAGAAGACCACGTCGTACCCGAATGGCGCACCACAACGCGAAGAGTACGTGGACGACGCAGCGTTTGAAGTTGCCTGCAGAATCTACGAGCGTCAATGGCGCGAAGAGTACATCTGTGCCGACGACAACTGCAAAAACCGGGATTGTCCTCAACACTTTCCGTACCCTCAAAGTTTTCCAGACCGTTACAGTTCTCAAACATTCCCATGAATTCATTCATCAACGCCCTGCGTGACTCAACGCAACTTCTTGTCTTCTCGCTGTGCATCGCAGTTGGAATGGTCTACCTCGTCGCTGCTTGGATACTCGGCCAATTCGGCGGCGGTGGACACGGCGACGGCGGTCACGAGCACGACCATGACGCCGATCATGGCGGAGATTCGGGCCACGCAACTGTGAGCATCTTTTCGCCAAAGATCATCGCGCTCTTCTGCGTTGGTCTCGGAGCTGGCGGCGCCTTATCAACCGTCTACGGTCTTGGCGTTACGAGCTCATCGCTTGTCGGTCTTGCATCCGGTATGAGCCTTGGCGGATTGATGATCGGAATGTTGCGCATGCTCTACAGCCAGCAAGCCTCGTCTAATTTGGACATCGACTCTGCTGTCGGCAGAACCGGCACCGTCACGATTGACATTGTGCCAGGCGGTACCGGCGAAGTTGCTCTTTCTGTCAGTGGTCAATACACAACTTTCTTCGCCAGAGCGAGGATGACTGAGTTGCTTATTTCACGCGGGCGGGAAGTCAGAGTCGTCTCAGTTTCAGGATCAACCCTTATTGTCGAATAAATGAATACTAGCATGCTCTTCCTCGCTCAAGCAAGCCCCGGTTTGCTTGGTGGCTTTTTCGTTCCAGGTGTAATCATCGCCGTCGTTATCTGCGTCGCGATCGTTGGCTTCATTGCCGCATCGCGCTACAAAACGGTTCCGCCGAACGGCATCGGCGTCTTCTACGGCCGGAAGTACAAGTACAACTACACCGAGGAGTCCGTTCAGAAGACCGGTATCCGCGGATTCAAAATCATCACCGGTGGTGGTAAGATTTTGATGCCGATCGTGGAGCGGTTCGAGGTCATGAGCACAGCTGCCTTCCAGGTGGAAATTAAGGAGCAACAGGTGCCGACGGCCAAGAACGTCCCGGTTAACATCACTGCCGTTGCCACATGCCGTGTTTCGCCGAATCCCGACGAACAATCGAATGCGGTGCAAGCATTCCTCGGCAAAGACGCCGAAGAAATCAAGAGCACGATTAGCGAAATCCTTCGCGGTCACGTTCGTAGCATCATTGCTAAGTTGAGCGTCGAGCAGATTCTTCGGGATCGCTCTGAGTTCAACAAGCAGGTTCTTGAAGAGTCGTCTGACGAGTTCCGCCGTCTCGGGATTCAGATCATCACGCTGGTCGTGCAAGACGTTCAAGACGCGGAAGGCTACATCAAGGCTCTCGGCCGTAAAGAAACCGCCGCCATCATCCGTGATGCTGAAATCGCCACGGCAGAAGCAAAGAAGGAAACCGCCATCAAGACGTCTAACGCTGAACGCGAGTCGGCCGAGGTAAAGGCGCAGAACGCCGCTATGGTCGCTGACGCCGAAAAGAAACGCGACATTCAGATTGCCGAGTTTAAGGTTCAAACTGAAGGCAAAAAAGCTGAGGCCGATATGGCCAACGCCATTGCTAAAACAGCCCAAGAGCAAAATCTCCGGGTGAAAGAAGCGGCCAGAGACGCCGCAGCCGCTGACGCTGGTATTGCCGTGCAGGAAAAGCAGGCTAGTCTCAACCAAAAGAGACTGCAGGCGACAATCATCGTCGAAGCTGAGGCGAAAGCCAAAGCTGCCCTCATTGAGGCCGATAACCAGCAATCCGTGTCTGAACGCACGGCGCGTCAACTGGAAATCACGGCAACCGGTAAAGCAAACGCTGCTGTCAAGGAAGGTGAAGGTATCGCGTCCAAGACTCGCACGATCGCTGCGGCTGAAGGTGAAGCGACACGCGTCAAGTTGACAGCCGAGGCCGATGGCAATAAGGCAACCCAACTCGCCATCGCAGAAGGTGTTCGTGCAAACCAACTCGCAGCTGCTGACGGTCGGCGTGCTGCTCTTCTTGCCGAAGCCGATGGTTCTGAGAAAGGATTGCTCGCTGTTGCCAACGGTAAACGCGCTGCTCTTCTCGCCGAAGCTGAAGGTACCGAGAAATTGGCCGAGGCGTTGAAGCAACTATCTGAAGAAGGCAAATTCATCATGGTACTCGATCGTCTTCCTGTGCTCTTCGACAAGGGCGGCGATGCCGGCGCTAAAATGTTGGCGGCAATGTTCGGTCCTCTCGGCACGTCGCTGGGTGCGATCAAGAATGTTTCCATCGTTGACATGGGCACCGGTGACGGCAAAGGCGGCGGCGTCGCCAGTTTCGCTGGCGCAATCCCTGGCATGGTTACTGAATTCTTCCTCAAAGCAAAAGCGGCTGGCGTTGACGTTACGCCGTTGCTGAAGCTTCTGAAGATGGACCCGTCCAAACTCGCTCAGATGGCGGGAATGGTGACGGACGTTGAAACGACACCTTCGCCTGCAGTGCCCGCGGCAAAGAAGACCTAAAGCCGGACTACACCAAACCCCCGAAAAGGAGGGCGGCGAAAGCTGCCCTCTTTTTTTTTGTTTACACATTTTGATACGTTCTTAAGATAGAGTCATGGTTTTCAAACCGGCACAACCCAACGAAAATTTCTTCCACCGCTGGGTGTCTCTCGGTGGTCGCTGGGAAATCGGGTTCACGCGGATGATGTTTGGTGTCCGTGTCCGCATGGGACTCGTAGGATGCGGCTGTGTTGACTTGGACTACTGCGCAGGAGCCGACCTTGACTTCCAAGACGAATTGCTCCGCACGGTCATGCTAATTCTGGCTCCTATCAACGAGGACATCACTCCGCGGCAACTAGCCGACATGTTTCCGAAGTACGAAATCAAACCGATCAACCTCGACCCAACCTGCTGGGTCGAACTTCAGAAGATGGCCACTGCCGTTCTTGGAGACGCCGAACAACAGGCGTCCTAATGGCTCTAGTCGCTGATTTTCACTGCATCGAATGTGACCAAGACAAACACGAAGTCGTAGATGGCTCTCGAGTTTGTGCCTCGTGTCGGACGGCGAAAGCGAGTCTCGCTAAGCGCGTATTTCTTTCGGGCCTGAAAGGAATGACCGTCGAAGAACGGCTAGCCCGAATTGAAGCGTTGCTTTATGACGCCAACGTTGAAGCTAGGCTCAGGTCTCTCGAAGCCCACCACATCCGCTACTAAGCGCGATTCTTCAGAACGATCGTGACTTGGAACGTCCCATAGGACGTATCCACCACCAAACCCTTGTTGCGGGTCAGCACGCCATTTTCGGCATAAGTTCTGGCTCTTGCACCTTCGATTGTTCCTTCAATCGCTTCGCGAAGGTCCAACTCAAATTGCTCCTCCGGATCGACATCGTCGTCACCCTGCTCGATTTCCATTTCGCGTGGATTCGGCTTTCTGGACGGCTCAGCAGCTTGACGACGAACGTCATCTCTGCGCTGAACGTAAACCGGATCGAGCTTCTCGTCACCCGGGTCTTCGTTAAGCAGCTTCTCGACCAGTTCGTCCGGCTTCTTGTCGTCCATGACTAATTATCCCATCAGCGTGGGAACAACAGAGATGATTGCAGTTTCACCCTTGCTCTCGGTCAGAGACCGAAGTTGGTCTGCCTGCGCATTTGCCTCGTCGAGTGGAAGAGGGCTGGAGACTTTGACGCCGTTCTTGGTGACGACGTAGGTTTTAGATTTATCGCTCATCGGACGTAGTGGTGGAAGTGTTCTGAGACTTTTTCTTGCAGCTCGTAGAACTGATCCTGCGTCAGCTTGCGCGTGATGTCTTCCTTTGTGTCGTCTCGAACAATCTCCTCGATTTCAACGTGGTAAGCTCCTGGGCGGTAGCCTGAATCGTCAGGGTGGGCTTTCGACGCGTGGTAACGAATCACCAGGTCAACGTCTTCTTCGCCGATTGGATAGATCGTGGCATAGACGAGAGAGCCGTCTCTCGGTTCGTCATCGTACCGGTCACGGTCATCGTCCTCCAGCATGCGCTCGACTAGGTCTTTCGGGTCCACGTCTTACCTACTGAACTTGCTTAGAAATTCGTGACGCGCTAGCTGTTTCAGCGCGAAAACGGCATCGCTTTCCCCAGGTTGACGTTCCAATGGAGGCGGAGCTTTAAGTTGCCTCTGGGTGGCTAACCACTTGCCGTGGGCTCGCTCTTGGTTTCTGGCGAGGATTCGCTTACCTTCTTCGTACTCCTCGAGTTCTCTGCGCTTCTCTGCGGCTGCAAACATGTCGGCTTGTTGGTCGGTCAAGCCATTGACTGCATTGAGAATCAATAGGTCACCGACGGCACCTGCCACGATTCCTTGAGTGACGCGTGCGTGAAGGGTGTCCCAGGGTCTAAAGGCAACTGGGGTTGAGTCGGAGTGGCCACGACCCAGTAGGTTGTTTGTGAGCGCTCGCTCGTCCATGACAACCACCATACGCTTCTGCTGGATTTTGTAAACAATAAAATTTAGGCTTATTTAAGCCCGTGCTTCCATCAACTTACATTCCAACCGGCACTCTCGGTCGGTGGCTGGACATTCCGTTTTGCATGTCCCAGTCAATCATTTATCCGATGTCGTCGGTGCTGGTCAGCTCAGTGAAACTTCCGCCGAACTATCGGTTGAGTCTTCGGTGGCTGAGCGTCCACTACATCGACGTGGTGACTCAGAACGAGGTTGCCGAGAAGTTGACGACGAACATGGCGATCACGTTTGCCGGTCTTTACTCCGGGGAGTTCGAACAGTTGAACCTCCACTCTGGACAACCTCTCGTCTATGTTCCTTGTGACGTTCCGACCTACAACCAAATGGACCCTTACTATTGGCGGGACTTCGAAGCGCCTGACACCTACGCGGTTCTCGCAGTGAACAATACGAAAGAAACCCAGTTGCGCGTCTCCGTTTCAGGAAACTTCCGAGTCACGAAGCTCTGATACGTAAACCATGGACGAAGTCGTCGGCACAGCCATTCTTCAGACTCAGACGACTCCTCAACGCCTCTATCTGCTCTACAAGGCTGAAGGGAAAGAGCCGAGTGTTTGTGTCATTGACGTCCACCAGAACGGAACGCCGAAGATTTCAAACGTCTCGTGGGAATATCGGATCGACGGCAACTTGCTTCACATGCAGCCAAGTCTTCACATTCGGCATCACCACCCTGAGGATGCGCGCGACGTTTGGCGGACGGATTTCCACAACGGCTTCAACTGGACCGTGAAGTACCAGACCGCCGATGTTGGCTCGGAATACCGCCAACTGAGGCTGACGAACGGAATGCCCGTCTACGACGAGACTTAGTGCTTGTCGATCTTCTGTTTGACGGCATCAACGGCCAATTCGGCCTGAGCCTGAACTCCCTTGTTCTTGCGGAACACGAGAATTGTTGCGATTACACCGACAACGGCACCGATGGTGAGACCTACGAGGAATGCGAGCATAGGATGGAATGTTTCAGTCCTAACAACACGGATACTTAAGCGAAACCGATGGCCCTCGCGACTCCTCTTCAGTCTGTTCGAATCATCCCGCTTCCAACCACGCTGGCGTGGGGTCAATCTCGGGTACCAGGTAGCGCACTGACCGTTGTCAACGCAAACGTAGGGATCGACGCCACGGCATACGCTGCGCGGGATTTCGAACTTGCCTACCGAGACGTCATACTCATGGCGTTGCTTTCTGAGGTGTCTGTTGAAGCGGCTGAAGTCTTCGGATTGGACACCACGAGACCAGCTGTGCAGGGCGTCCCAACGGGCGATCTTCAAGCATCGACGGCTGACATGGCGACGCCGGCTTTTCCAGGCGCTGTGACTCACGTTAGACCGTCGTCGCGCCCAATCGCAGCGATCACTACAGACCGACAGCTTTATGCTCGAGACGTGCTTCTGTACGAGTCACTCGTTAAGGTTGCCAGCGTTTTCGAGGTTTCGCCTATTGCATCGATCGTTTCTGGCGTCACGCCAACCGACGTTTGGTCGTTAGCAGAAGGAAGCACGCGCCGTTCGGCCGTTAGCGGTTCACTTCCGCTTTCAGTCCCGATGTTCAAGGAACCGGATCAACTGCTCGCCGATCGCGATAACAAGGTTGCCACGGCAATTGCCAACGTTGCGTACGAGCTCAACGATCTCTACAGCCGGGCAACTCGACTGTACGTCCAAGTGACCGACATCGACGGCCCACGCGAATCAGAGATTTACACCCTCAAAGACGATGGTGAACGCTATCGTACGTTTGTCGCCTCACCTGGTTTGGTTGATCGTAATCGAATCGTCTACGACCGGTTCCTGCGGACCGTGACATGGTTCGGAGAAACATTTGATGGCAGTGGTTCAACTCCATTCGGAGGGTCGCTGGCGTTGACGTATCCATCCACCACGCTCGCCGTGCGAGGAGCTCGTCCTAGCTACGAAGACGCCCAGTTTTGGCGGCAGAAGTCGAATAGGCTGAAGATCAACACGTACCGCGCCGTCCCCATTTACTACCAGCCGAATCCGGTTGCAGACGTGAGCCTTGCATCTGGCGCAGTCTACCAGCCGGATGGAGTTTATCTTCCCGCGCCTGGCTCTGGAGTTTCTTTCACTCCTCAAATTACCGACCCATCAACTGCTCACTATCGTTTGGCGATCTATTTTGAACCTAGTCGCATTGCGCGAGTATTCGGTAGCTTGAACCTCAATGGCATCCCAGCAGACGGCTCTGAAACCGCCACGCTTAACGGACCGAGTTTCCTCAACTGGCAAATCAAACTAATCGAAGGCCGTTACACCGTTCGGTTCCGGTTCGCTGATAACTCGGCAGACACGGACAATTTCCTAGTACGCGTCATCTGGAACGGTACGGTTCTCTTCGAAGGCTTCATCCTTTATGGTCAAGATGCTGGCACGTTCATCTACTCGAACTCCTACGTCTTGGCTGCTGACGGCGACGTTGGTTCATTCACGATCGAAAGAACCGATAGCGGCTCTGGTAAGTTGACTGTAGGCGTGGTTGAGTTTGTGAACGTTCGCGAAGGCAATCTCAGTTGCAAAATGACGGCCACGATGGGAGCGGTCGCGTCTACGGCAATCTTCTCCAGTCAATCGGGTCGTCCTGACACGCTCTTCTTTGACTTCTTCAACGCGAATCCAGGGACTGTCAATCTCTTCCTGGATGACGTCAACATCGGCGGCCTATACCTGAGAACGATCGACATCCGTCGATTCGGTTCTCAACGCGAGACATCCCAGATTTCCGGCTATCGGTTGTGGAAGCGAACCTACATGCAGAAAGCTTTGGAGTCGATCCGTCGGGCGTATACGCTCAGTGCAGAGACTCAGCCGGTATTCGCCAACTCCACTGTTTGGACACAGGAATCTACCGAGTCGTGGATGAACTACATTCTCGTGGTTGAATCCAGGTTGAAAGACGCTTTTCGAGTTGGGCGCCCGGGTGACATTGGACAACCTGCCCTAACGCCAAACGGCATTTACTATGACATTGCCAATCGAGAAATTAGGCAAGTCGACCCGACCGATTCTTTCCCAACGAAGCAAACGTTCCAGCCGTGGATGATCTCGGCCGGCATTTATGTGTTTCACGAGGAATTCTGGATCGACGACTTCGACCCAACCACGTCGCTCGCCGGGGCGGTGAACGATTGCGACTTCCTCACAGCCGACTTCACGGCTCAAGCCGACACTTAAAACGGATTCTCTTCGTCGTACGGTTCAATCTCAGGAGCCTTGTACTCGGCCAACTTTCTGTCGACGTAAGATTTGCGGCCATTTTCTGTTTGTGTCAGCGTCTGGATGTTGCTGATGGCATAGCCTTTTGATGCGTCGACTCGATCGATCGTCAGACATGTGCTGGACTTACCCTTCTGCTCGATGTAACCTGTTTCAATGCAGAAAACACGAAACTGGTCCATTGTCAATTCAAATGGAATCTTGCGGCGCCGTGCGCTGTAACGCAACTTGTCCCAGGCGTAGGACACTGGGTTTTTGATCGCGTATCGCCTATCTCGGCAGCGACGGCAAAAGTTTCCGTCGTGATACTTCTTTCGAGTTTTGTGACGACAGAACTTGACGCAACAGTACCCGGTATTCCTTTTCTCCGGTATGATTACGAAAAAGTCCACTCCCCATTCCGAACTTCCAAACAGGAAGTTATGTCACAGGAGCGGCGGCCTCGTTCAGCTTAGTAAGACCGCCTTTGATGATCTTGCCCGGTCGGAACTTGACAACGAGTCTCGAAGGTATGATGACTTGCTGTTCAGGCTTCATCGGATTGCGACCAGGGCGTGGGCGCGTGCGTTTCACCGTGAAGGAACCAAGTCCTCGTAGCTCAACGTCCTTTCCACCGGCCAGCGCTTCGGCCAGCGCTTCGATAAAAACGTCGACGGTCTTGCGCGCTTCGATCGTTGTGAGCCCTTGCTTGGAGGCCAAGGTGTCTGCTAATTGGTCTCTGGTGACGTGATTCATTACCTTTTGAAGAATGGGTTTGGGTGGAGGTCTTAGACCTAAGTAACGTTGTAATTAGAAAAATGCCTCAGTCCACGCCACAAGAACTCTGCGCCATGCTGGACGCGATCGCGGTCGGCGCGACTGACCAGCTTAACAAGTTGATTGGTCGCTTCGCAGCACTGCGTCGAGTCGCCGACTTGCTTTTCAACGCAGGCCTAGACATTCCTCTGGTCGATCCGTCTAAGTTAACCGCAATCGTGCTGGTTGACATCGACAAATACAATCAGCTTCAAGCTTTGTGTCCTGGACTCTTGCCGCCGTTCAACGGCAAGGCGTTGATCGATCTTCAGAACGCCGTAAACGAAGCCTACCTGAAGCTGCTGCGAAATCTCGACACGCATCCGTTCGCAAAATTGGGTCAACTACAGGCGCGAGTTGACGGCATGATCAGCGATGCGGCAAAGGAGTTTGAAAAGAGAATTGGCCCTGGCATTCAAGCAGTCAACTGCGCCAGAGCAATTTGCGGCGCCACGAATCAGGTCGGCGTGTACACGCAACCGGTTATTCAACGGACACAGGAGAATTATCGAAATGGGATTGGTCTCGGTGGCGAAAATGCGAAAGTCTTGACTGCTGAACAGCAGGCCGCTGTCGATAATCTTGCACAGGTCCGCCAAGACATCATCGGAATGTTGGACGTTGCTACGCAGCAGAACATTGAAGGAACTCTAGGCGCAGACACGACGTCTACGGAAACTCCTAGCGAACTGTCGGCTCAAGTTCTTTTGCGCGGATCACAGGGAAATCAAGGCATTCAAGGCTCTGAGGGAACGCAAGGGTTTCAAGGAGCTAGAGGAAACGTCGGCAGCCAGGGACTTCAGGGTTTCCAAGGGTTTCAAGGACCGCAAGGCGCTCCCAGCGTCATCGCCGGTCCGCAGGGTTCGTCGGGTCCACAAGGAATTCCGGGCCCGCTTGGAAATCAAGGCGGACTTGGCGCTCAAGGGTTTCAAGGACCGCAAGGCAATCTCGGTGGAAACTTCCAACCGTACGCTTTTTCGACGTCCACCGTGGACCAAGACCCTGGTCTCGGCTTGATTGCGTTCAACAACGCCGATCCTGATTCCGTGACGGAAATGTATTTCAGCACGACTAACGACAACAACGTCGACGTCTCTGCATGGCTTGGTGCTATTAACTCTGTCGGATCAGGCACTCTGAAGGGTATTTTCCACTTCTACTCGCCAGTTGATCCTAGCGTCTTTGGATTTTTCAACGTCACGCTGTTCGTGACGGCAACAGGCTACAGGAAGTTCACGGTGTCTCCGTTCTTGACTGAAGGAACTTTCGGCGACCTTGAAGACATCGTCGTTGACTTCGTTCCTGCCGGGCCGTCTGGCGTTACTGGTGCGCAAGGATCGCAAGGTGTGACGGGCGCTCAGGGTTTTCAGGGCCGCCAAGGATTTCAAGGGACGACTGGAACGCAAGGTTTTCAAGGAGCAGGTTTCCAGGGCGCGCAGGGAGATACTGGCGCGCAGGGATTTCAAGGCTCAACGGGTACACAAGGCTTTCAAGGTTTTCAAGGTGCAGCCGGCGGCACTGGAGCGCAAGGAGATACCGGCGCTCAAGGAAGCACAGGTTCGCAGGGATTTCAAGGTCCTCAAGGATTTCAAGGCTCAATCTCGCTACTCACAGCAACCGTGTCTCACGATTTTGGAACCGTTGGTTCCGGCCTGGCGTCCGATCTGAACGTTCCGCTTGGCGGTGTAGACATTAACGACGCAGCGATGGTCAACCGGATCGACGGCTTCGCTTGGCCTACTGGCGCCGTCGTGACCGCAAACGTTGTGTCATCTGGAACTGTTGGTGTGAACCTTCAGAATTGGCTTGCCGGCGATTTAACTCCTGGATCGATGGACATGAGGGTGACCGTGATTCCGATGTGATTCCGATGAGCTAAGGGCGTTCTACTAACGCAACATGGCTCAGATTTCAGTTATCACACCAACCAACTCGATTAAGTGGCTTGAGCAAGCCTACCAAAGTTTGAAGCGCCAGACGCTTACTGACTGGGAATGGATCGTGGTGCTCAACGGCAAAATCCTGCAAAAGAACTCGTCTAAAGAATGCTACGCAATAGTCGAGAACGATCAGCGCGTCAAATTTTTCCCGTTTGAGGGTAAGAAAAACGAAGATGGTTCGATCAACGTCGGCGCTTTGAAAAAGAAGGCGTGTCAACACGCCATGAGTCCCTTCGCCGTCGAGTTCGACCACGATGACGAGCTATCAGTAGATTGTCTGGAAGAAGTTTTGGCCGCGTTCCTGAAGACTAACGCCGTCTTTGTTTTCTCTGACGCTGTGCGAATTCACGCCGACGGCAAACCTGAAATTTATGGTCCGGCTTATGGCTGGGAATACACTGAGCGCGAATTTCATGGTGCCACAGTGGAAACTCACCGAGTGGCTGTTCACCCGCTGGCAATTCCTCAAAACGTCACGAGAATCTGGTATGCTCCTGACCATGTTCGAGCGTGGAGAATGGACGCTTACAACGCTGTCGGAGGGCACAACGAAAACATGCTGGTTTGCGATGATCTTGAGCTGATGTGCAAGCTCTATCAGATGAGCATGGGCAATTTTTACCACATCGAGAAGGTGCTCTACAAATATCTGATCCACGGCGACAACACGTGGTTGAAGCACCAGAAATTGATCGAACAGCTGACGTGGCAAGTCCACGCCAGGTTCATCCAAGATTTTGCTGTCTTTTTTTGGAAACGGCAAGGTCTTCGCTGTCTCGATCTCGGCGGCGGAATCAACCCTCCTCCTGGCTGGGAAGGAGTCGACGTTCACGACGCGCCCGTGATCGCCAATCTCGAAGAGACGTGGCCATTTCCAGACAACAGCGTCGGAGCACTACGCGCTCAGGATTTGATTGAACACATTCATCCTAACAAGGTGGTGCAGTTTATGAATGAGGCGTACCGAGTTCTGCACCACGGAGGTTTGTTCTTGATCGAAGTGCCGTCAACTGATGGGCGTGGAGCGTACCAAGACCCGAGCCACGTGTCGTTCTGGAACTCAAACAGCTTCTGGTACTACACGAAGAAACACATGCAGCACTACATCAAACATCTCGGCTCGACGTGCCGTTTCCAGATTGTGCACCTTGAGAATTACTTTCCGTCGCAGTTCCACAAGGACCACAATATCCTCTACACGAAGGCGCATCTTGCAGCCATCAAGGATGGTCCACGACTGCACGGACTCTACGAAATCTAATGGCTCACATTGGCGGATGGATCGGGGTTGACCTCGACGGAACTTTGGCCGATTACCAGGGGTGGAAAAACGCTGAACACATCGGAGAACCAGTGCCAGCGATGGCTCTGCGTCTTCGACGTTGGCTCGTCCAAGGGAAGAAAGTTCGAATCTTCACAGCTCGTGTCTGGCCGCTAAACATGATTCACCCTGAAGATCGGGTTGAGCAGTTCGTTGGCGCCAACGACCGAGAGAGCGACGCGATGCAGGCAGCGATTCACATTAGAAAATGGTGTGAGAAGCACTTTGGCGTTGTCCTTCCGATCACGTGTCAAAAGGATTTTGCGATGACGGAATTGTGGGACGACCGAGCTGTCCAAATCGAACCTAACACGGGAAGACGTTTAGATGGCGTTAACGACCTCCAGTAAACCGACGTGGGTGAAGGTCGTGGTTCCGGATTTCGGTATCACGATTGGTTCAGTTGAAAATCTAGAAATCCACCAGCAACGAGCATGGTTGCTGGAGAATTTTCGTGCCGTCATCAATGTCACCGACAGCCCGTACTTCACGTTTGACGCTTCGCCGTGGATCAAAGCGCTGTGGTTTCCAATTGACGAATACGCCAAGTGGCCGACCACGTCGTTGTTTGGAATCAAGCGAGCCCTTGACTATTGTTTTGGAGCAAGACTTCCGACGTTTGTCCACTGTTCCGGCGGCATCAACCGTTCTCGTCACGCCGTTGCTCTTTGGCTATTTAGCTGCGGTCACAGCGCCGAATTTTCGTGTGTATCTTCAGGATTAGACAAGGATGCAATCGACACCTTGGTTGATAGAGGGACGATAACCAGGCAGGACCTTCGGATTCTGCTGGAGGCGAACAAGAGTACTTTCTGTCTCGGCAGCATTCGAACGTACGTAAAGGGAGATGCCACACTCGAGAGCCAAGAGCTTAGTTGAATTTGCCTTTGACGATCATCCGCGATACGACATTGAGGCACATGACCTTGCCTACGATTTTATCGAGAATGAAATCGGGCACTTTTACTTTGCTGACAGTTGGCAAAAACACCGGGCCTTCTACCTAGAGAAGCTCCAGGTTTGGTTGAACGCCAGAGTCAGAGAGGACAAGCTCGATTCTGTAATCGATGAGATGGACAATCTGGCGGCGATGGGACTCAAGTGGAGTGATTTCGACCAAGACGACTTTCTCACTGACGACGACATCAGAAAACTGAACGCACCAGAAAAAGAAAAGAAACCTCGTCGTGCCAAGCTGCTGCAACAACCGAACGCAACCTGACGTTCCAGGACGCCAGAAAATCTGCCTCGGTTGTCCTCGGTGGAATGGAAGGTGCCTGAAGAATTTCAATCTGAACAGCTTCATGGGGTGCCCCGAGAAGCGGTTTCCACCGGTTGGAAACGCCGGTTACGCTCCTGACATCGAGCTGAAAACTGGGGTTGCGAACTCCGACTGCTGCGGCAAACAGGTTTTGCCATCGCCGATGATTGCTCTCGCCGCCACTCAGCAGGCGAACCTATCTGGTGGCGAAGTGATGAGGCGCTTTGCGTCATCCATGGTTGAGTGGAGACGAAGTGGGTTTCAAACAGTGTCTTCAACCCAACACGAAGAGCGATACGCAAAATGTCGTGGATGCCCCTTCTATCATGGCTTCCTGTGCCAGAAGTGCATGTGCATCGCGTACCTGAAGACGAAGCTTACGACTGAGTCTTGTCCTGATTCACCACCTCGGTGGCGATAAGATCAACCAACACGTCGCCGTGGCAGGCCAATGGCCTGCAGTAACAGCCGAGAATCTTGTCACGCAGTTCGGGTAACGCAGCCATCAGTTGCGGTTGGTTCACAACCCAGGCTCGATATTTTTGAATGACTTGGGTTCGTGAACCGTCACGGCCCACGACGTACGGATTACCCCACTTCGACGGGCGACCAATGAAGACGTCGAAAAGTTCGCGTCGACAATGGACGACTTCAGTCATCAGGACGCTGCGGCCATCTCTTCTGCAACCTTCTTGCCGGCCTGCGTTGCTGCTTCCATGACTGCGAAGTGAACGCGGGAAACCGACTGGTACTCCAGAGCCGCGTCACCGTTGCGGCGAACGACGTCGAGGAATCCCGTCAACGTGAAGTCGTCAGGGATCATAGCGAGGCGCGGACGGTTAAGATCGTCCAACGCAAACTTCTGCGTCTTGCGATCCCGTTTCACGACGAGGTGGGTCAGCTCGTGGTCAAGCAGCGCTCGTTTACATTTCTCCGACAACGTCTTCCAGATAACGGCGTCAACCACGATCTCGGAGTCTTCGTTGCGGTGAGTGCGATCTTTCCGAGAAACAACCTTGATGACGGCGTTCGCCATGGCCCCGTGACACTTCAAAGAAGGAATCTCGTTATCATCGTTGTCGAACTTGGTTTGCATCAAGACTCCGACATTGACGTTAGCGTCCGCCAGGTCCCGGTGATGTTCTTGGATGACAAGTTGAAGGAGTTCCCGGACGTCCTGAGGAGCTTTTTCGAATACGATAGGCATGTGGAAAAGGTTGTGTAATTAAGAACATGAACGAATCCGAAGTCGCTTTCAAGGTCTTGAATCGCCGAAACAGCGTGTCGCCGATCATCATGTTTGGTGAGCTGCAGGAGACCCTAGGCCAAGCCGGGTATGAGCTTGCCATGGAACGTCGCTGGGTCGAACCGAACTACGACTCAGGCGAACTCTCGGTCACGGAGTCGCACGAAATTCTCGAAGAGCTTCGCCGTCTCGCTGCCGGATACAAGGATTCGCCGAAGCCTGAGCAGGCGCCAGTCAACAACATCTATCGCCGGTTCACGAGCCACACCGCGGCCTGTCAGGTCGTTGAGGCGTTCGGAGCTCCTACGGCTGGTGGTGTGGTTGAAATCGGTGACGAAGTCGCCGTTGCTGAAAACGGCCAACCGATCCGCGCCGTCGTCAAGTCCCGCAAACCGGATGGTACCTTTGAACTTTCCTTCGCTGACAATTCTCGTCCGAAGGTTGAGCGTTCCTACAAGGCCGAAGAGCTCAAGCGTCTCAACGCTGGCCCGAAGCCGGCGACCCCAGGTGCGCCTGCCGCAGCTGTCCCCGCCGTCGTTCCTGCCTCCTGATGCTTGATGTCGTCGAAAGTCGCTTCAACGCCATCGGCCTCAAGCCGGACTTAAACGACCTGAAGGTTGTCCGGTCTGGCAATACGCCGGACATCGCTCGCGTAGCTGATGGCGAATTGATCCTGGCGGACAAGACGTTTCCCAAGGAGGAGATGCTCGTCCACATCACTCGTGCAATCGGGTTTGCCCAGGCCGAACGGTTCACTGAAGAGACGACCAACAGGTGGTGTCTGGCACTTGTTCCTGCCTCTCTGACGCGCATCAAAGCGGTACAGCAGAGTCTATCAAGCTCCTCTTCGTTCACGGACGCCCTGGACAAGATGGACATGCCGGTGACGCGGTTGATTGCTGTCCATCTGTTCAACGCCCTGATTTCCGGCGGAATGAGCTTCGCCAACGCCAAGACAGTTGATTTCGAGAAGTGGGGATCGACTTCCGACTTAGTCTTCGGCAAAAAGATGTTCAGTCTTCTGCCACTCTTGGGCGCTTATGCCCCGCAGCTGATTGCAACCAGTTTTCCGCTAGCTTTGACCGATTTAGTCTGCAACAATCTCGCTTGCGTGACACACTCAGATGTCAGAGCAGAATTCTCCAACTTGATCGTTGAGATATTCAACTCGGACTTAGCAGTGGATGGTAGCGCCTGAGGTCTTGGCACGTTGGACAAACCCAGCTAGTCGTCGCATTGGGCCGACGGACGACGGAGACAGGACCGCTGCAAACTGGGCACGTTTTCTTGCCATAGATTCTGAGACGCGTTTGAAACTGCCCGGGTCGACCCATCACATCCTTGAAGTCCCTGAGAGTACAGCCTCCTAACTCGACGCTCTCGGTTACGAGCGCCTTCAATTCAACCAGTATTTTTTCAAACTCTGGAAACGTGACAAGACCGGCGCTAGAATCAGGATGGATTTTTGTGGCAAAACAAACTTCGTTCGCCAGGTAGTTTCCGACTCCGCTGAGTAGGAACGTTTGTTCAGTCAACAGCTCTTTTATCGTGGAATCTCGATATTCCACCAGGCTGTAGTAGACCTGTTCGACGTTAAGATTTGATGTCGCCGACGCAGCGACAGGATGCCCGTTCGTCACAATTCCGCCGAACTTCCTGATGTCGTTGAAGTAGATCGACCCTGTTGCGTTCTTAAACTCCAACCGTGTGTGCTGAGTCTTTTCGAGAGCAAAACTGCCGGTCATCCCGTATCGTATTTCTGTTTCGACTACGCCGTTCTTCGTCTTCCACAGAATCCAGCCTTTCTTCCCTTGGTGTTGAACACGCGTCGGCATTGCTTCTGCCAGTTCCTCTTCGATTGACTGGTCGCCGCAGATGGAAACGAAGTCGTGAATCACCAGCTTGTACGGTCCTGAACCGTGTTGCTGCAATTCCAACCTGCGCGGAAGTTTCAGTTGGCTGTCTGTGACAAACGGAACCCCAAATAGTTGGGCCAACTGAGACGTCAGGATGAAGGATTCTGCGAGTTCGGGCATGCTGCTTCGGGAAGAACGACTGCTGGCCGAATCTTCAGAGCGATATAGGCTTCAACGGCTTTCTCTGCTTCTTCCCACGAATCGTGGAAGTGCTCGTCGTTGTATGGGTCTTGAGGATCGTTGCCATTGTCGTCGAATAACCCGACGGGAGGATAAACCCAGATGACACCTCCTTGTCGAGACTGGTCGTCGATCTCAACGCCAAACTGTTTTGCCCTGCGAGACACGGTGATTCGTTTCAACCACGAGTTGTCTTTTGGAGGCGACTGTACCACTGTTTCAGAGTCGATCTCTGCGACCCTGTGGACAGTCCAAAGATTCTGCATTCTAGCTCTGCGATGAGGAGCCTCAGAGACCGCGACGATCTTCACAGTTTGGGAACAGCAATACTGATCGCCTTGAACGACTGAGTAATGGTGGCCTGCACAGATGAGATACAACCTGGAAGGGTCATGGTCGATGCCACTGAACCAATTCGCAAACGTTATTCCACCGTGGAAACGCGTAGGGCGGAGTTCGTAACCTAGCCTCTTCAGGGCTGCGATCACGTGATGATTGTGAACACCGCAAATCATTCTCTTTCCACTTACCTGCCTGAGGAGCCGAGCCGCTCGCGTCGTATCAATACCGGCTATGATCGAAACAGCGGCCGGTCCGCAGTAGCGATTCTGGCCTTTTACGACCGCCCTAATTTGCAATGGCTGGTCTAACATTCACACCACCATACACGTTGGAACGGCAATGTAAACAAAAATTTATTTCTTCTCTTCGACCTTATCGGTCAAAAGAGAGTCCCAATCAACGCTACCGTCTTTGTTTGCGACGACCTTCTTCTGATCGAGGTAATTCTTGCCGACTTCGAAATCGCCTTCGATCGGTGTGATGATCCACGACCTGTCATAGGGTTCGCCAAAGAAGAGCGAAAGAATCTCAGGAATGTTGTTGATGACTTGATCGCAAATCTCGTGAACCTGCTGAAGTTCGTTTCGTTTTGCGTCGATAACCATCGAATCGTGCACGGTGGAAACAAGCATGGATTCCAGGTTCATGTCTCGCATCAAATGTTCGATGACCGTGATGCACACGAGCATCATGTCAGAGGCGGTCGATTGAATCAAATGGTTGTAACCAGACCGAAGAGCTTTTGACTTCGACTCGTTGTCGTCAGAGAAAACTTCCTCGAAGATTCGAACTCGTCCAAAGATTGACACTGCTACGCCGTGCTTGAGGATGAAATCCTTGTAGAGACCGATGTGACGCCTGAGCGACGGATAAACGTTGAAAAAATTCTCGATGATGTCCTCGCACTCCTCAAGAGAAACGTAGACTCCGTTTTGAGCAAGTGAAGTTTGAAGACCTAGTGGACCGCCGCCGTAGCCGGTGAGGAAGTTAACAGTCTTGGCAACTTTACGCTTACTGTCGAGGTCCTTGGCCTCTTTTTCCTTGCCGTTTTTCTGCAACCACGACATGTAGGTCTTCTCGAACTTCTCGTACTCGGTCCTGTAAATCTTGCTGGCAGTGAGCGAGTGAAGGTCGACCTTGTCCCAGTACGCCTTAACCATCGTTGGGTCGCCGCAGGCGCAGGCGATAAGTCGCAATTCAATCTGAGACAAGTCGCCTTGGTAGATGACGCCGTCCGCTCCGAATCGAGAGTCGTACATCCGCTTCACCAGAGATTCACGAGGAAGCTGCTGAAGGTTTGGATTGCTGGAACTAAGGCGTCCAGAGCGCGTGCCGGTTTGGTTGAACTGGGCGTGGACGCACATGTCGTCCATCAAATAGGGAGGCTTTTCTCGCTTCTTTTTGTCAACAAGAGCGTCAAAGTGGTTTCGCATGGACCTGACATAGGTCGTGTAAGCCTTGTGTTGTTTGCGGTAATCGACCAGTGGACGAACTTCAGGGTGTGCCGCAGACAACGAGCTGAGCGTAAACTTGTCTGCGGATGCAAACTGCATCAGCGTGGGGCGATCTAGAGCTTTCATTTCTCGCTCGTCTAGATCGCCTAGTTGCTGGCGCCCTGCTTTAGTTAGCCGCTTGATCGGCAAACCCATCAAATCGTAGAGCACTTTCTTGAGCTGATCTTTTGACTCGAGGTCGAACTTCCACTCAGGATCGGTTGATTCCATCTGCTCTGCCCATGCCACAATCTTCGGATGCGATGCTCGTAACTTGTTTTTCGCTGCCGAGATGGCCTTCGGCATCAAATCTTCCTGCATGGCAACCTCTGCCACGTCGACATGCATGCCTCTAGCCATCATCGCAGTCAGCGTGCGCTGTGCTGGCAGCATGATCTTGTCGTACACCCAGTCACGTTTCGGTGTTTCGTACCACCTGAATTTGCCGCTGATGGTCGGGTGCGCCAGAGGAATCTGGTATATTCTCGCCGTCTCCAACCGCTTCCGCATGGAAGGAGCAGCCTCAGCAACCACTTCAACGTCGCCCATGACGTACGGCTTCAGGTGCGAATCCCATTTGTCGGTTGGACACCGAGCGTAGTGACCGCCTGCTCCTGCTCCCGGATCAAGAAGCTCGGGGTACTGACCGATGAGAAGAACCATCTCTTCTTCGTAGCCGGCAAGAGTCGGAGCCCAATCATACGCGACTATGTCCAATCCTCTTGATCCGGTATCTTGCCGGATGGTGTAAAGCATGTGCAGCGTGTCGCCGTGCATTGCTCTCGAGAGGACATTCAGGTCAGCTCCTTCCATTGTCCCTACGTTGAAAAGAATGTCGAAGGTGATGTTATGCCCCTCGATCTTGATGCGCGCCAGAGTGCGGAGGACGACTGGCGTTAGCCGCTTAATGAACGGCAGCAGTGGGCTCTCTGGATAGTCCCACGGAAAACCAATCGATTGTGGATTTCCATTTTCGTCGATCCACCGGAACATGTGGAAAACGATCTTTGACCCGTTGCGGAATGGCTCGAGACCTGTCGTTTCCGTGTCGTACTGGACGAACGTGCCGTCTCTGATGGAATTGAGTATTTGCTCAATCTCGTCTGGATTCGTGGAAAGTTTCCACCATGGCCGATCGTAGATGAGCGGTTTCACTCCTCTGACCGCCATCTCTAATCCGGCACGAACTTGGTCTCGCCATTTCTTGATGACTCGAGGATTCTGCGTGCCGTAAATCAGCTTCGGCGCTTGAAGGGCAAACAGCGGGATGCGTTCGTCGGTCTTTGGCCTAGCTCCAAAGTGGTGGTGGCCGTCGAGATATTTCGGATTCATCAGCCAGTCGTCTGGCCAACCCCTCCATGTTAGCAGACGACCAGACCAATCTTGCGCGCTAGACTTATGACACAGCGCTCCGAGAGCCGTAGTCCCAATTGCCATCACCATCTCTGGCGGATTATTGCGTAGGTCGTCGACTGTAAACCAGCGGCACCAGTTACCTTTGGTTTTGAAATTGACCTTGCCTTCTCTAGCTGAACATCTGGTCAATGGCACAAACCTAATTCGTTCGATGTCGAGCTTCAAGTCCGGTGCCATGTCTCTGATGAGCTTCTTCATCAGGCCGGTGGTTCCGGTTGCACCAAAATAGTTGGCTTCGTCTTCACCACGCGAAACGCTATCCACGATTACTGTGATGAGCGGCCGCTTAGTTTCTCCAGAGGGCGGTAGGTACGGATTTCTCGCACCGTTGTGGTGCAGTCCACACTTCAAGCACAGCGGATGATTAGGCCCGGGTTTGAACCCGTGGTTGGCAGTCTGTTCTGCCAGGTCACGTTCAAATTTAGGAACCGTCTTTTTCTTCTCTTTGAGTTTCTTAATAGCCATGCCGAATGTTTCTCGAATCGCGGTCGATGTCCCGCTCAAGTGTTACGGGGTAGAATACGACAGCGCTGACCAAGTTTGCCAAAAATGTCCGCACTCGAAAGAATGCAGAGGAGTCTCCGTCGTGAGGAGAGGAAAGGTCCGACTGAGCAAGATCGAGTTCGACTTTGTTCCGGCAGACCTGTCGAAGTTTTCTGTCCACGAGTCCGATGACGTCGATTCGCTTTACAAGCTGTGTTATCGTCTGGTCTTTGGAGATGAACAACCAGATTCTTTGCGTAGATTTCAGGATGCGGAACACAAGTTGATCTTAGCAGCAGAACAGGCTCGTTGTTCGATCAAGCTTTTCATGATGTGCGTGATGCTGGCCAGAAAGCAGCTAGCGCCAGGAACTAGGTTCTACGCCAGTTATCTTTTCGCGAAAGGCGCTGCGACGCTTGTAAACGATTTCAGAAGCCTTGCTCGAGACAAATACGGCACCTTCGACAGCGAGAGTCTTGCTACCCTGACTGGTGGAGACGAAGTGACAAGAGCCAAAGCTAGAATTTTGAACAGCGAAGTCCTTGCCGGAATGTGGATAGTCGGTCACAAGCTGAGATTTAGTGGGTCGCCCACTGAAAAATTCTACGCCGAAAATGAACTCAAGCTTGACTCTACGTGGTTGTGTCTCGAACCATCCTACTACGAGTGGCACGATTCGCATCCTCCAATATCGCCTGCCATCATAAAACACCGAGCTGAAATTCACCGGACAAACGGATGGTTGCGCAAGCGCAAAGACGTTGCTACGGCGTACTTCGAACTAAGGTCGAAGATGTTTCACCAGGCGTTGACCGAGGTGCTGGACAGACACGGTTTCAGGCCAGATGATTTTGAAGCGCCTGAGATTGTGACCGATGCCGTACGTTTTTGGAGCAGAATAGGGTTGGCTGTTCAGCACGTGAGCTGTCTGCACGCGGCTGGCGTTCTTTGAAGACGCATGCCCGATCACTTTGCGTTAGATGACGAATTTCAAGATTCGATCATATCTCACTTCATCGCCCATCCAGATAAGTTTCTGGCGTACGGCGAAATTCTGCAGCCTAGCTATTTTCAAGGTGCACAGGCTACCGTTATCGCTTATGCGCTGTTAGACTACGTCAGAAAGTACGGCAAGCCTCCGTCGTGGGCGACGCTGAAGCAACTCGCCCTAGACCAAAACAAGAAGTTGTCGCTGGCTGATGACGCTGAAGTCATCAAATACATCACCCAGTTGAGGGAGCACGACACGTCGGATGCTGAGTTTGTTGTCTCAAGAGTCATAACTTTTGCGAGAGAACGCGCAACGATCAACGCGATCAAAAAGTGCGTTGAGTTGATCAAAGAGAAGAAATCTCCAGAGGACGGGTTCGTAAAGTTGTTTCAAGACGCGCTTCAAGTCGGCCAAAATCTAGACGACCTCGGACTCGTATTCCACATGGACTACGCCCATGTCATCGACAAGATCACGAAAGCCGACTACGGCACTCTCACAGGCTACCCGCAGTGGGATCGCATTTGGAAGCGAGGATGGGGTCCTGGATGGCTGGTGACACTCGTGGCTCCTCCGAAGCGCTACAAAACGGCCGTGTGCATGAATCTCGCGCTGAACATCATTAGCCCTATGCAGGGCGGCGACGTGCTCTACTACCCGTGCGAAATCACGCAAGAGCTGGCGTTTGCTCGTGGAATGACGAACATCACCCAGAAAGGGATGAGTTACCTTTACGAAAATCCAGAGAAGTTCAAGGAGCTAACCAAAACGGCTGTTGTCACGTCGGTGGCTGGAAACTTAGTCATCAAGGGGTATCCTGCCGGAACTGCTACAATCACCACGATTCGCAACCACGCCAGACTGGCTATTCAACAGTTCGGTCTCAAGAAACTGCGAGCGATCATCATCGATTACGCGGACACCGTCTTGCCGTCCGGCAACTACGAAAAAGAGTATCTCCGCCAGGCTGGTGTCTACACTGAAGCCAGAGCCTTGGGAGCAGAATTCAGAGTGCCCGTCATCATGCCGGACCGTATGACAAAAGAGGCGACGAACGACCGCGTGCCGAACATGAAGGCGTTTCAAGGAGCGTTCGCGAAAGGTGGTATCGTCGACGTCGCTATTGGTCTTTGTATGACTGACGACGAATATGCTGAAAACATCTTCAGAACCTTTGTGTTTGTCAATCGTCATGGCGCCGCGTTTCAGCACTTCAGAGGCAAGGTCGATCCTGAAACTATGACTGTCGACTTAGGGGAAGAAATCCCGTACGAACCAGAGGACGGCGGTAAGAGTGATTCCAAGGAGAAGCCACGCAAGAAAGGCAGAGGTATCAGCGACGCGGACTTCGAAAAGCTGTCACGCGACGAGCCTTGATCAAATAACGTTCTCCATCGAGAGCCGTCACGCCGCCGCTTGCAGTTCCAGAGGAGGGGCCGACAGAACCCTTATGGCGTGACGGCTTCTCTATCTTCACCGTGCCAAACGACGAGCTACCAACACTCGAACCGATCAAGCTTCAAGGCTACGAACTCAACGTAGACCTTTACTTGAAGAAGGACTACAACGACATCTCTGTCGCAAGCGAGGAGTTGCCAGCACTCATTGAGTGGGTTAACATGCTCGTTCAAATTTACACCGAGAAAAAACTGGTCGCGAAGCAAGAAATCAAAGAGGTCGAAGCTGAAGCGTTCAATCGACTAGAAGGCGATCCAGATTTTACCGGAAAAAAGACTGACACGAATCTCTCCCGCCAGATCGTTCTGCAAGAAGACGTGAAGAAAGCGCACCGTCGTTTTGCCGTGCTTTCAGGATGGTGTGGCAGGCTGATCAATCTGCAAATCTCGCTTCAAAGCAAACTTGATCTAGTCCGTTCTACTGAATCCACACGGAGAAAAGTTTACACTGACGAACCCGCAATCACTCCAGATTAACCCATTTCACCATGTCGCACACTGATCCCGATTACTTGGCCGAGCTCGAAAAAGAGACGGAATTTCTCAACCAAAAAGGCCGTCGTGGCAACGATCGCATCGCTCTCAAAGAGCCCGGCGAGTCGATGTTGCTTCGCATCGTCCCCTACATCTTCGATGATCGCGGCAAGTGGTTTGCTCGCGTTGCTCGTCACTGGGTTGGTCAACGCCCTTACCTTTGCACGCGCGACACAGACGTTGCCCACGGCGGCGATCCTGATGGCAAGTGTGCCATGTGCGATACGATCGACAAGCTGAATCGAGACCGGAACAAGGCGGTGTCGTCTGCCGCGTACCGCATGACTGCGGTTCCGCAGTATTTGGTTATGGCCGTGCCGATTGAATATCAGTCGGCTAGCGGTCAGGTCACGAAGTACCGCGGCAACGAGTTGAAGAAAGCCAAAGAGCTTTGGCTGTACAAGGAAGCGTTTCAAGACGTGATGACGATCTTCAAGACGTTTCTTCGCCGCACAGAGTCAAAGCTCAGCATCGTCGACCCCATCAAGGGTTGCGATTTGATGATGAGCAAGAGCCGTCGTGGACTTCGGTTTGATCGCGAAGACCCGCTCCCATTGGCACCGAAGAGCGCCAACCCGGACGAATTCCTGGCAGAAGTATTGAAGTCCATTACCTGGAAGGCGGACGCCCCAGTCGAAGGAGATGACTTGGACGACATTCTCCTGAAGATCGAAGACCTGTGTTTCGACCGTCGGCCTTCTGGCGGACGGGACGACGATCGCCGAGGTGGCGGTGGCTCCCGAGACGACCGTGGTGACAGCCGTTCGGATGACCGCCGAGGTGGCGGAAGTTCACGTTCACGCGATGATGGAGACGATCGTTCGTCTTCTCGGTCACGAGACGATGATCGCGGTGGTCGCGCTGAAGAAAGCAGCAGCCGAGGTCGAGACGACCGCGGTGACAGCCGCTCGGACGATCGTGGAAGTTCGCGCTCACGCGATGATGGAGACGATCGCCGTTCATCCTCTTCATCCAGAGACGACCGTGGTGACAGCCGTTCAGACGACCGACGCTCGGATGATCGTCGTTCAGACGACCGAGCCCGTTCTGACTCTCCAAAGAGTGACGTACGCGACGAGCGTCGTTCTGAACCCCGCTCAGATGACCGCCGCTCAGCTCCTCGAGATGAAGACCGTGGTCGGTCTGACGACCGCCGTGGCACCTCGACTGGCGGTGGAGACGATCGCCGTTCGGACGACAGACGCTCCTCAGCTACATCTCGTCCTGCAGACGCCGATCGTCATCCTGATCTCGAAGAAGCAGAACCACGTGGTCGCGCTCGGGACGTTGATGAGGAAGATGAGCCACGCGGTCGTCGTGAAGACACCGATGATCCACCGGCGATGTCTCGTAACGTCTCTGGTTCTCGTCAGATTGTCCCTCCTCCAGCCGCTGTGACTGGTTCGCCACGTCCGTCCGCGGGCCGTGAGGACAAGGAAGAGGAAGACGATCTGCCGGATGACGACAAGGATAAAGCTCCAGCGTCTGCACCGACCGCCGGCGAAGTTGCTCCTGCTTCGGATCAACCGAAGAATGATCAGCCAGCAACTCGCGCATCCTCACTTACCAGCAGCATCCGTGACCGGGTCAAGAAGCACGATTCAGCCAAATGAGCGAAATTCCCAACCTTAATCAGATCGTCGCGCGCCAACTAAAGCGCCAACGCCCGAAGGATTCAAACGAAGAGGGTACGTTTGACGTTGCCCTTTCGACTGAGGACATCCTGTCCAAGGTTGAGTACGTCCTCAAAACTGGGCTTGATCCGATGGATGAGGCGTGCGGCGGTCTTCCTTTCGGACGAATCGTTGAGCTTTACGGGCTTGAGGCGTGCGGCAAAAGCGCTCTCTGCATCCGCTCTCTGATCAAGGCACAAATCGGAGAAATCTACCGACGGTCAGTGGTCGGCGGCGTGATGTCGCTGACGAAAATTGATCCGGCCAAGATTGCCGTGACCACAGTCTTCATTGACAACGAGCAATCGGTAGACGAAGATGAAAAGATCATCATCGAAGGAGTGACGCTTGATTGCATCATTGCTCGTTGCGATACCGTCGACCAGATTTTCAAGATGTCGGACATTGTCATCGAGAAGATCAAGGAAAAACAGTTGGAGGAAAACAAGGCCGCAAAGGACGAGAAACGCGAGCCCATTCTGTACTTCGTGGTTCTGGTGGTCGACACTATCGCCGGCACGTCTTCAAAGCAGGAGATGACCAAGGAGTGGAACAAGGAAGACTTCCAGCGCCAACCGAAGATGCTGTCTGAAGGGTTCCGTCGTATGCAGCGTGAAATCAACCGGCACAACGTGCTGATGGTTTGCACTAACCAGGTCCGTGACGCGTTCAAGCAGACGGCTCCCGGCCAGCGGAAGGTTCACTACAGCACTCCGCAAAACGACGACTATTCTACCTTCGGTGGCAAAGCTCTGCGGTTCTATTCGTCTCTGCGGGTGTTTATGTTCAGGCTCAACGAGAACTATCGCCTGAGCGGCGCCAGGTTCTCCCAAGGGTATCTCATTGGCTTTCGCACGCAGAAGAATCGGCAAATCAAGCCGCTTCGCGAGGGTCGGCTCGTTATCCTGTTCGAGGGTGGGTTCAACAATCTCTACTCTCGGCTCGAGACAATGATTTTCTTGGGCATCGCCAAATACTCGCCGTCGACCAAGCGGTTCACGATGCAGTTCGCCAAATTCGGCATCACCACCAGCACGTTTCAACCAGCATCGTCTAAGAAATCGGCTGGGCGCAGCTTGGAAGAAGACGACGATCGGGGCAAAGCAACGAACGATCCTGAACTTCCTTCGAAGAAAGAATGGGTTAACTTCTACAAAGACCATCAAGCTGATCTCGACTTGCTTTGGCTGAAGGCCCGAGAAATCATGTTCAGCGACAACGTCGTAGGAGACGAAGACGTGAAAGATGACGATGCCGACATCGATCTCGACGACGAGTAACGAAACCGTTTAATGTTTACAATTTCCAATCCGTAACCTAAAATCACCACGTCCGATGAGCGATCCCAAAACTTACGACCCAGCGACGGACAAAGACGTCCCGACGCCGGTCAGAATCAACGCAGTCCTTTATTACATGGACAAGGAGCCAGCGATCAAAGAAAAGCTGGGTTCCAAGACGGTAGGCGTGAAGAAACGCTCAGGTGAGGTGGTAACCTTTCCCGTGGAGGTTTTCAACGTAGCCGTGAAGCTTCACAAGGACGGCAAAGACGCGTTGGAAATCGGCAAGTCAGAAATCTTGTTGGCCGCGAGAGAAGTCCTCGGCCTTGGACCTGCCACGACCAACAATCCTGCCAAGGCAGTTACCACGTCTGCAGCTGGTGCCAAGGTCGTCCGGCAAACCATCCACGGCATGCTGTCGTTGGCCCATGACTTGACGGCCAAGATGGACACCAAGGCAGTTTCCGGACTGGAGATTTCCAAAGATATTCGCAAACTTCAGGATTTACTTGGTCTCAACGGCGCGGTGGAGTTGACCCCGGTCGTTCCTTATACGCTGATGCTTTCGGCAGGTCAGTTGATCGCCATCGATCCTGAGCTTGGCAAGCATCAACCTGCATTCGACGCGATCGTGAAGAAGCTTCAGAAGGTCACTGTCGAGACATAAATTCCTCACAGCAAATAGGGAGCAAACATCTTGTTCGCCTTTTTGTGTTTCTTTTCGGTTAGAAAAGACTACTGAGGAAGGGTAGTCAAAAATACTATCACCCCCGTAGTAATTTCTACCAGTCTCCGGATAGTAAACCAGAGAACCTTGAAGAGTATTCTTTTCCCTGCCCAACCCACTTTGCCTCAAGTATCTAACCTACGCTAAATGTCCGCGAAAAAGACAGACCTTCCAGCCGAAGAACCCGCAAAAGAGGGCGAGCACATTTTCAATGCGACTCGACTCACGGGGATGGCAATCGAATGGAAACGTCTGACTGAAGCAGGTGAGCACGAGAAAGCTATTGACCTGCTGGACGAAATCGTCAAAGGCTCGACGCCGATGTTCGAGCGGTTTGCTCAGTACGAAGGCTTTGACTCAACGGTCGACCTCGACACACTCGTCTTGGCCGCACAGGAGAAGATCGTCAAATGGCTCATCGCTTGGCGTCCTGAGAAGGGCAAGCTTTTCTCTTGGTTCTCCAAGTGCGCGAAAAACGTTTTCCGAGGTGAAGTCGTTAAGGTTAGCACTTATCGCACTAGAATTCATTCCACCGGAGAATCGTTGGAAAAATATCACGGTGTCGAGGATCATAGTGCCTTTGAACACGAAGCGGCTGTTTCGTTCCGAGGTAAGTTGGACCACATCACTGTTCGATGGGGTTCAAAACAAGAAATCGGCGCCATACGCTTCCTTCTTGAATCAATCTTGATGGAGTCCCATGACAAGAAAAGGGCGATCCTTTCTGCGTCGTACAGCTACGGGATCAGCATCGATCTATCGAAGTTTTTCTACAACTGGTCGTTGTTTGCGATGCGCAACGAAATGCTTGAGATGGTCCACGTGCCATTCACTGAGCAGGACCTCGTCCGCCACGCTCACTCGTACGACCACATTCCAGACCTTCTGGACATCATCACGTGGGATCAATTCAAGCGTATTGTGATGACACTCGGTGGGCAGCGGATCAAAATCCCAACGCCAGTGAGTCTCGCAAAGCTGCGTGACAGCTACGACCTTTATCGCGAACTTGAAGCATCGGACAAGGACCCTTCCTCTGTCGAGCAAGTAGCGAAGCGACGCGGGCGCACAACGAAGAGCGCTCAAGAAGTTTGGGACGAAATGCGAACCACGGTCGACTCGCGGCGATCAGGAGAGCATGAAGTCTTCGGAGAGCACGAGTAAGTTCTCCTTCGGTCGCACCTCTCTGTCTAGTTTTTCTGTCTCCTGCTTCTGTCAACTCTGTCAACCCCCTCTGGAACACATGGACGTCAATGATGCTACGCTATTGCTAAGAACGGCCGAAGTCGAATCTTCAAGATTGGCTATGGCCATCGGTCAACCCCTCCTCCGCTTGGAGGATATGATGGAAGACCTCCTGAAAGTTGCTGTCTCTGTGGCTACGATGTACACGGACAACAGCTGTTTCGCTCTCAACTTCAGCGATCTTCGAGCCGAATGCTTGAAGAAAGTGGTTGACGTAATAAAAGCAGGTTGGCTCACTAGAGCCAGAAATCGAGTTGAATTTTTTAAGGTCGCAAAGACGTCGATGAACAACCACGTTCGTGGCATTGTTCAACGTCATCGTTTCACGATCAAGCGGACTGGCCACAGGGCTCCAGATCGTAACGATCCGACCAGCGTCAATATCAAACCGGATGTCAGCCTCGACGATCCAGACATCCACCTTCAGATTGCCGGCAAGGAGGATTCCACGTCTTGTTCTTTTGATCAGGAGCTGTTGGACGATCTTAAAGTCTTCCTCACTCCGCTGGAACTACTCGTCCTAGCTCAGCTCGCAGACCCAAACCCGGGAGCATACATGTTCTCGTACTTGGGCACCACGCGTGGCAGAAAGAAGAACGAGCCGCTTTCGGTGAAACTCAGCCACCAGCACATGGCAGAGGGTCTTGGTATCGACCAGGAACTCTTCGCTACCGTGCATCAATCAATCAAGACGAAATACATGGAGAAGATCATGAACAACAAACCCGAGGATGTGCGCTTCAACTCGGCGCTCGCCACGCTTGAAAACATCTTCGGGGTTCAGGTTCCACGCTCCACCGACAAGGTCATCGTTGCCCGGCTCTTTACGATTTGTTCTCGTGACCAGCTGGAGAAGGTGTCAACCGACGTCGAGAAGCTTCTGACTGTTGTCGGTGCCAAGCCGCCGGTCATCGAAGGGGATCGCTTGTCCTGCTTCGGTGTCCTTTTCCAGCGGAATCATCGCACATGCATGTCCTGCGGCCTCAAGACCGCATGTCAGACGGAGGCAATGAACTACGGCCTAGGCGAGATTACCCTGAGCCCAAAGCTATTGGGTTCTCGGAATGTGAGGACTCCTGTTCTCACAGATCAACAACCCTCAACCGATCCTGTCATGCCAAAAGCCTCCTCGTCAGACACACCGCCCACTCCCGAACAACAGCAAAAAGCTCCCGCCGCCCCTTCATCCGGCCCATTCACGCCGACAGAACGTGACGAAGCTCTTCTTGTCCACCTTCGGGACCACTACAAACAAATCAAGTTTGGTTCCGACGTCTACTACTCCCACAAAGACGGCAAGGCGAAATGCGTCTTCTATATCGGCAAAGAGGGCGAACCATTCGAGCTTCGTTTCTGCAAGCCGAGTGAGGCGCTGAAGAAGATTCTCGTTCGCAAGGTGCGCTCCTTCTATTTGCCGCCTGAGATGGTGGCCGAGGAAGCTGTCAAGGTTATCGACCAGCACGCCGACGAGACATTCACCAAGGAATGAAACCGCTCTTGGACGAGCAGACCAGAGCGTTGTTTCAAGTCGGCTTCATTCGGCCGATTGACTTCTTCGCCTCTGGTTCGATCATCGCCACGGTTATCACCACGTTTTTCTGGTGGGCTTTCGGCACGCCAACGTGGCAGAATCTCGTCATGGTGATGCTTGGCGTCTTGCTAGTCCTTGCTGTGTGGATCGCCATTCTTGTTTATCGTTGCTGCTACCACGTTATCATGGCGCGCTCTGAAATCAACACGATGCCGGAAGCGGCTGCTAAGCTTGCCGTGAGTTACCAAATTGGGGTGAGGACGCCGCCGTCATGAACTACATCGACAAAGGACTTGAACTAAGGGAAAAGTATCTTGCGGCTGCTCCGTATCCCAACATCGTGTTGGATGGCGTCTTTGAGCCGGAGACGATTAGTAAGATCGCTACCGAAATCACGGCGATTCCAGACGCGAAGTGGCTTCGTGACGACCATGGGCACCAGATGCACAAGCGCTGGATAGCCGATCCGAATCAGATGCCCCCGCACACGCTAGAAGCGGTGTCTTTCTTTTACAGCAAGGAAATGGTCAAGTTCCTGGAGGATTTGACGGGCATTCAGGAATTGCTGATCGACCCGACTCTTCTCGGCGGCGGTATCCACAAGACTCTTCGAGGCGGCCATCTCGAAGTTCATGCCGACTTCAACGTTCATCCGAAGTTGAACTTGCACCGGCGACTGAACGTGCTGCTGTATCTCAACCCGACGTGGGAAGAGAGTTGGAACGGCTATCTTGAGCTATGGAAGCGTGACATGTCGTCCTGCGTCCACAAGATCGCTCCGATTGCCAATCGAATGGTCGTGTTCACGATCACCGACAACGCGTTCCACGGCCATCCGCTTCCGTTGAAAGCCGAACAGCGGCTTAGCCTCGCTCTCTACTACTACACCTCGGACCGGCCTGAACACGAGAAAGCTCCGTTTCACTGGGCATCCTGGCAAAACCGCCCGAAGTGACCACGCTGCCGAAAGACCGGAGCCTCTTCGCTGAGCGCGCAACGTTGAAGTTGCTCGAAATGTCGAAAGGCTACGAGGGCGTGAAAGCTCTCAAGCACATGGAGCGTGCCCGCCGGTTCCGCAGCCTGTTCGGCGAGTTCAAAGACGTCTCTCAAAGTACGATCTACGACATCAACAACGTTGACGAAGAGACTTTGGAAGATTCTCTAGTCGACATGTTCTGGGAAGAGATGGGCAAGCAGGTGATTATGCCGGAAGCTCAGGCTCGAATCACTATCGGTCTCCCAAGAGATACAAAGCCAAACGCGCTGTTTGGCTTTGAACTAGGCCGATCCGTGGCCGAACCTGAAGGGAAATTCAAGAAAGTCAAGCTATCGTACCTGAAGATTGCGCCGTTCGAAATAAAAGGAACCACGCCAAACTTCGCCGACGACATCGCGATCTTTGACTTAGCCCCTACAGTAGAGAACCCAAATCCAGTCGATCTACGTCCCTACAGCCAGTTCATCACGGCTGGTACAACGATCAGTTTCTACTATCCAGCTCCTCAGCACGAGGAGTGGTATATCTTCGCGCGTCCTTACCAAATTCCGCCGTCGTTCATTCTTGATAAACGGCTGCAGGTCATCTTCGGAAAACCGATCACGCAAGACGTTAGCTGCGTGGTTTACGGTGTCGAAGCGATTAGCCTGAAAACTTAACGTTGTCTTGGTCCATTGTTGGACCGACGTCGACGCCGAGGTCGACAGTGTCTCCGGCTGCGATCTCACGCATACCGTTGGCGAATGACTCTGGAACATCGCTGAAGATGATGGGATTTGAACCATCGAGACGGTTCTCTTTGACGCGAGAATATCCGGTGAGAAGGTGAGCCGGAATGCCAACGCCGTCTCTGGCCCCAGCAACTCGGCTGCAGCGCCCCGTGCTGTACCCCACGAACGTGTCAGATGTCGGTCGACGCGAGCCGACAACTTGGATCATTACGTCGGCGTCCGCGTTATACTTCAACTTCTCGGAATCGGTCAAGCTGGATTCGACCTCTTGGTGCTTGAGTTCCGGACACACGACGTCTAGACAGTGCTGAGCTACGCCGTTCAGATTGATAAATCCAGTGAGTCGCGCCCGGTTAGTATAGTCGCAGTGCTCCTGGCCGAACGTGAAGTTGTAGGCATCGTAGTAGCCGATCCGGTCGACAACGGCTCGAGTGAACGACATCATGATGCCAGTCATTCTCGTCAGCAGTTTGACTTGAATTCCACGCGCTTTCACAACCACCCACTTGTATGCCTCTCCTTCGAAGTCGCAGTGGCACAGCAAACCAATCCCAAGCTTCTCGTGAGCCGCCGCATACGTTCTGTGGAACGGCCCACTCACTTCAAGATCGTCATTGCAAAGGCACAGATGGTCGCACTTCGTGTCCATGAACCATTTGATCGCCTTGTTTGAATTGCCAGTCACGCCAGCGTTCTCGTGGGATAGAAAAATTTCGACCTTGCAACCGTTGATTTCCTTTGTGTAGACATCGGCTTCTAGCGTGAAGTCTCGACGGACAAACGTGGCACCTCGCACGAGGTATTCTTCAGTCTCGTCCATCTGGCCGCAATCCTCAAACACGGCAATCGGTACGCCCTTGCACCATTCTGTCACCTGATTCAGGAACAGCTTCAACGACTCGAATCGACGATATGTTAGGATGCCAATTGCGCTATTCATCAGACACAAGAACATGAGTTCACTTACCAGCAGTCTTTTGGGAAAGAACCGGAAGCCAGTCCAGGAATTCACCGGTGCCGGTGCCGTCCCTACGTCTGATGGCGCGGGTCCTGCACTCAACGTGAAACCGAAACCTCAGTTGCGTCCCAAAGACCCCAGGGACAAGAAGAAGCTCAAAGAAGGCGATGATGACAGCATCATTCCAGACGACGCAGAAGAAGTGGCGTCGACTGGATCAGCGCCAGTTCCTACGGAAATCGGCGCCGCCGAGACCGGCTTAACCGGTGTCTCAGGAGAGAAAGAGGGAGGTTTGGAGACGAATCCAAACCTGCTATCTGCGTCTCTCGCTCTGGTCGCTCCGGACTGCACACCGAACTGGGATCGGATGCTGTCACCGTCAGCTCTCCCGAAAAGTGAAAAACCGCCCGTTTCTTCTCCCGCTCCGGAAGCCCCTGCTGCTTCTCAACCGGCCTCAACCAACGGCCCCGCTTCTGCGCTCGACGCGCTCAAGCTTGCCCGCCCTGGAACTGGAGGTTCGAACCAAAGCCTTGAGAGCCAAGCTAAAAATCTGGTCGCATCGGTTATCCAGGAGGACTCGACGCCACTTGGTGCCGTGAGCGGAGACGCGCTAATGGCTCAGGGAAAACCGATGCCTGAGCACGTGCAAAGTAACAGTTCGTCCAGTCTGCTGAAGAGGTTTCACTTCGGGAAATGAGTGAGAAACCAACAGTTCCTCAGGAGCCTCTTCCTCCTCTTCACGTAAAAATTACACGCGAACCTTTTTCGGACTATTTCATCCTCGCACTCGACGACGGTCAAGTTGAAGAGCTTACGTCGGAAGACACCAACAAATGGTTCGACGAACGCGGTGCGAATATGTACGAAGTAGGGAAGATGTTAGATCATGTGTGGAACTTTGGGTCGGCAGATGTTACCATTGCGAAGCCTGTCAAACCTAAGGTTCGGCAGCACGCGACTACCCCAGAGCTCTGACTTTGCCGTTCAATAACCAGTGAAGCGTAGAGTCTGACCTGAGCGTGGGAGAGTATATGTTTTCATGCTTAGAGGGTGCCGCGCATTCTCCTCGAAGACACGTTCGACTTCAAACCTGATCGCGCAGCGATCGTGGAGTCGAAAAACCCCGAGACTGGACTTACCTCAAAGCGTATTCCAGGAACTCTGTCGGTTTGCGACTGTATCAATGGCAATCGCCGCCGATATTCCAAGAAAGTTTGGGAAAAGAACCTCTCGGAAGGTTCCGTCCTCAAGCAATTGATGACGCGTCGGGCGTCGTTCGGACTTCTGGAACACCCCGCTGATGGTAAGGTCGACCTGCGCAGCCCGATCAGTCACATTACGGTTGATGCCCAGTTGGTCGAGGGCAAGGACGAGAAGAATAGCCCGATCGTTTACGTCAAAGGGTGTATCGAGGTTCTCGACACGCCTGAGGGTCACAAGCTTAGCTCTCTGATTGAGGCAGGATACGACCCACTAGTTTCGAGCCGTGGTTACGGCTCTTTGGTTACTGCCTCGGATGGCGTCGATGACGTCCAAGAGGATTTTGTTTGCGAAGGTTGGGACGTGGTCTCTACCCCTTCGTTTGTTCAGGCTGCGCTGAAACCACAGCGTGCTGAAAAGACTGTTGAGAGCAAACCCGCTCCGGTCGCTGCTGCCACAGCCACCCCACTTTCGGCCCCAGCGCCTTCGAGCGTCAAGCCAATCGCAGAAACCAAAAACTACGTCGTCATGGACATCAAACAAATCAGGGAAAGCATCAGCTCCTTGAAGGCCGTTAACACGGCCACCATCGACGCCCGCACGTTTGCGGAAGGTCTCCAACGGATGACTGAGCTCCACAACGCTGCTGCCAAGCATCTCTCCGAGAACGCCTCCGCGTCTTGGGAAGTTGGCCAGCTGCACAAGGAACTCACGACTCTCGAGGAAGGCTGGACCGCAGCGTTCGACGCGCCGAGGAAAGAAGTCAAGCAGCTCGGTGAAAACCAGACAAAGCTCCTCACGGTTGTGAAGAAGCTGACGTCTGTCGTCTCGGAAAGCCGCAAGGTTCTTTCCGAATGCCGCGGCAAGTTGGTTAAGTCCAACGAAATCGCGGAAGCAGTCGCCAAGCGCGGTCGCGCCTGGATGGAAACCGCCCGTCGCGAACGCGATGGTTCGAAGGTGTTCGAGCAGAAGTACGGCTTCTGCACGGAAGCTCTCGACATCATGGCCAACCGCTACAAAGCGGATGTCGCTGAGCTCGGTGCTCGCGTCCTCGAATTGGAATTCCCGTCGATGACGGAAGACCAAAAGAAAGCTCTCGTCGACGCCAAGACGCCGAAAGCTGTCCTCGCTGTTCGCGAGTCGATCGAGGCGAAAAAGCCCGCAGTCGGAGTCGGTGCCGACGGCAAACCCGTCGTCGACGAGGCCAAAAAGCCTGCCGCTGACGCCAAGGCCGCCGCTGACGCCAAATCCGCTGCCGTGGTTGACGAGGCGAAGAAACCGGCCGCTGATGAGCCGAAGAAACCCGTCGTTGAAGAGGCCAAAAAGCCTGCTGACGACGTGAAACCGGCGCCTGCTGCCGTTGACCCAAAGATGCCTGCCCGTCCTATGTCGGAAGGCGTCGAGATTCTCAGGACCGACGTGACTCACTCAGTGCAAGAAAGCATGGGTATGGCTCGTCGCCTGTCGCAAGGCCAGGTTGCTTCCCGCAACTGAGCTGAGCATCAACCACCACAAATAGTCAAATACCTCCTACCATGGTCATCAAAACCCAAGATGGAAGGCCGATGCTGGCGACAAACGGCGGCAGTCTCACACGGTTTTCCGAAGTTCTCGAGTGGGGCTACCACCTCGCTTCAACCCCAACAGGAATCGCCGAAGGCGCGTCCTATTCCGAACTCTGGAAAGCCAAAGGCTGGAAAGAGTTCGTGGAACACATGCCGGAACATAAGCGCGCCTACGCCGCGATTATGTTGGAAAACTGCCGGTCGAAGTTCGGTCAGATGTCCGAGTCGACCCGCACGCAAGCCCTGGGAACGTTCGACAAGTGGATTTTCCCGGTCCTCGCGAACATGTCCGAGAACGACGTCATCGATCAGCTTGTCGCCCTCCAGCCGATGGCTGGTCCGGTCTCGCAGATCGTTTATGTCGACATCGTGACCGACCGCGCCAAGGGTGCGGTTCCTGCCGGTTCCCCGATGTGGCGTTCCCTCCAGGGCGCCTCCGACCGCTTCATGGACTCTGACGAGCTCGTTGAAGGTGAGTCAGTCGGCACCATCGGCAGCGGCACGGTTTCTGGCACGCTCGCTTGGAGCCCAGTTCGCGCTGGCACCGTGACGGTGACGTCCGGTCAAGAGTCCACGTCGGATGACGGTAACGGCAACATCGTTGCTGGTACCAACATCACTGGCGGCACGATCAACTACCAGACCGGCGCGATCACGGTCACGACGGCGTCCAACCAAAACGGACAAACGCTGACGGCCACCTACACCTTCGACTCCGAAGGTAACTCCAACATCATGGGTTACGAGATGAAACTCTCGTCCACCCCGGTGACGGCGAAGGTGCTGAAGCTCAAGGCGGTCTGGTCCGAGGAAGCCGACCAGAACTTGCAGGCGATGTACAACATCAAGGCCGAGCCGATCCTGCTGAACGCGCTCACGAACGCCCTCCAGTACCAGAAGCACCGTCAGGTGATCTTCGATCTCCGCGCTCGTGCGGACGCTGGCGTGGTCACCTGGGATGCTCAAGCGCCAACCGGCGTCAGCTACCAGACCCACAAGTTCTCGGTCATCGACGCGATCTCAACCGGTTCGAACCTGATCTTCGGCGCCACCAACATGGCGGCCGGTAACTGGATTCTCGCCGGTCTGCAACTCGCGACCGTCATCGAGACGCTGCCACAGTTCGTCCGCAAGGGCAACTCGACGCAGATGCAGGGCATCACCTACATCGGTGACTTGGCCGGCAAGAAGGTCTTCGCTGACCCGCACTACCCGAACAACGAGTTCCTGATCGGCCACAAGGGCGACCAGTTCCTCGTCACCGGCTACGTGCTGGCCGAGTACCAGAAGCTCTACACCACGCCGGACATCGTCCTCCCGGACTTCCTGCACCAGCGTGGCTTCGCGACTTCCTTCGCCAAGAAGGTTGTCAACTCGAAGATGTACGTGCGCGGCAAGGTGCTCAACGGACCGACGAACTTCGGCCCAACGAACAGCTAAGGCTGACGTCATCAGACAGATTTCAAAGGCCGCCCGAAAGGGCGGCCTTTTTTTTTTTGTTTAAGCCAGTTGTTTAGCTTGAAGAAGTAAACAATTTTTGTTTACATATTAGTCTGGACGTGATCTTCTGGTGGCATGAGTCACAACGGAACCACCAACGGCGTGAACGGTCACAACCACCACCAGACCGCACCAGACCACTCAGGAGTTAATTTCTGCCCTGGGTGTGGCTGCAATATCAAAGCCGTCGGTTTGGCGCTGCTGTTTGCATCGAACATCGGCAAAACAGTCACAGCAGGCGTAGCTCCAGTCGCTAGAACCAGCCGGTTGACGATTGCGGCTCCAATCAAACGCACGCGGACCAATCTCAATCCGGAAATAAAAGCGAAGATTTTCGAGCTCCGAAAGAACAAGCTTTTTCCTAAGCAGATTGCGAAGGAAATGCGTCTTAAGCTCAGCACCGTGAATTACGTGCTCTACGCCAAACCGGCCAAGAAGGCTGTTTCCAGGATTTAATCTATGGTCGCTTCAATGCTCAAACGTCGTCCCCGGGCGGTCGACTTTTTCAATCGCCAGGACGACCACGAGTGCGTCCTGCTTGCATCGATGGGGTTCTCAACCGCCTTCATCGTGGATAAGACGGGACTCTCACCATGTCAAGTTACGTACCGGCTACAGCGCGCTGGCCTAACGAAGGCAAATAAAACCAGCCGAATGGACTACCGTAACGGAAAATCGCCGTTCGTCGCTCCGATCTTGAACATGACGCGAAGTGTCGTCGACACGCAACTCACGCGTTTTCTGAAAGCTCATCTTTGATTTGTACCGGCGCGTGCGTGACACAATCTGGAGCTGAAACTGGACATGGTGGCTTGCGAGCCACTCCCGGAAATCCCACGCGCCGGTGCTCTGTGTATTTAGTCATCCATGAGCATCGTCCAGAAACTTAAAGGTCTCAAAGAAGACGAGGAAAATCCGCTCGTCGAAGCAGTTCGACGTTTAGAGCAGATCGTCGAACGCCTTGGTGGCTTCGTAGGAGGACCAACCGGACCGTTCGACGTAACTCGAGCGCGTCAAATCAACGAGATGTCCAACAAACTTTCGACGATGCTTGAACGCATTGAAAACGACATTCGGCATCCGCCAGCCGAAATTCCGTTGTCTCCACCTCCTGGAACAGCATGAGTATCGTTCGCAAGATTCTCGGCGAGGGCTATCGCAACGAGCGTGGCTCTCCAATCCTTCCTATCGGCCAAGTTAATCTTGCGACTGGCGCTAATGCTCTTTTCGGCGTTCTGTGGGACGGATGGCCAGAAGGAGAAGGAACCAACATTCTCGTACAGGCGGCTGACTATCCCGGAGAGATGCAGTCCGGTCAGATGCGCGTTGTCCACACTTCAGGCGGTGGTGAAGGTTACAAGGTCGGCGACCGGATTGATTTCATCCATGACCAGTCGCGCCGTCCCATCGGGGATGGGTGGACAATCTCAGGACTTTTCCCGCATACCAAGGAAGGCCTGGCGCAGCTCAAATCAAAGTCCGGCAAGAACAGTCTGTCGTTTGCGACCTTCAAGTGATTCGGAAGCGTTCTTGCACTCATGCAAGACGACTTTTTGACACAGTTCGGCATCGCAACGGTTCCTGAGCAGGTCGCAAAGTTCGAGACGAAGCTTCCGAACATCCTGGTGGTCGACGATTTCTACACGAACCCGGACGCAGTCCGAGCGTTCGCGTTAGCTCAGCAGTACGAGCCGGACAACAAGTATTTTCGCGGTGAACGCACGGCTCAGAAGTACCTGTTCCCGTATCTGAAAGAGCGGTTCGAACAGCTACTCGGTGCCAATATCACTCACTGGTTGGACCACAAGTACAACGGTGTGTTTCAATGGTGCAAAGGCGGAACCGAGGTTGTTTTTCATTCCGACCACCAGTCGTTTGCCGCAGTGGTTTACCTCACGCCAGACGCTCCGCTGAACTGCGGCACGTCGTTTTATCGCTCGAAGGAAACGAAGCTACGGAAGCCGCCGACCCAAGCCGACGCTTGGGCTGCGAATTCCACGGTTCAAGACCTTGAACGGTTGACGTACGTCGACAAGCTTGTCGATCCTACCGCCTGGGATTTGGTCGATACGGTCGGCAATGTCTACAACCGACTCGTCATCTGGGACGCCAAGATGATCCACGCCGCTTCCGGTTACTTCGGAGAAGACATCCGCAACAGTCGGCTCTTCCACCTCTACTTTTTCGACGCCGTTAAGGCTTAGTCGACACGAGTTCAAGAGCCCGTCGACGCGCGTCAACGTATTCTGCGACACCATCAGTTTCCGTGACCCACTCTTTCATGGTGGGATCAACCACGGTACGAAGGGTCGCCTTGATGGCGGCCGTTGCCTGTTCAGGGGTTGTTCCGGCACCTAGCTCGTCCTGCATCGCTTTGACGACAGACGCAGGAGGATTCTTGCTAGTCGCTCTGACATCTTCAACTCCGGCGATAACGTCGTCCGTGCAGTCTTGAATTTCCTTTTTAGCGACGAGCTCTTTCTTTGTTTTGTGAGCGTCGACCACAAGCACTACGACGAATGAAACGATGGAAAGAGCGAGAACCGACCCGCACGCCCACCAGAACCACGACTGGGACGTGAGCTTGCCGAGGGCAAAGAAACATGCTCCACAGAAGACGGCTAGACCTGCAGATTTTACGACGCCCATCAACGCAAGGCCTCCGGTCTGAAACGCCATGTAGCCTCGAATCGCCGCGAAGAGGAAACATCCGACGCCCAATCCGTAGCATCCCATTGTCAACCACAGCTGGGTCTTAGCCGCTATTCCGTCTTTCAAGTCGGTCTCGATTTTGTTTCGACGAAGTTGCTCTTCGTCCCATTGCTTCTTGTACTCCGTAGCGTTTCGTTCGACCGTTTCTTGGTACTGTTTGACCACGGTTTTTTCTCGATCTCTAGCGGCGTCTCGTTCCTTAATTGCCTCGTCTCTAGCCTGTTGAGCAGCTCCAAGGTCTTTGACAAGCGTGTCTGACTTCGTGGAAGACTGTTCGTAGAGTTTCTGGTACGTCTCGCTCTTTCCGGCCAAGTTTGCTTCGCGTCTAGCTTGACCCAACGCCAATTCAACGGGGTCGACTGGGACGGAAACTAACTTCTTGTCTGCGAGCGATAGTTCACCTTCGACCGAATCGGTGTGAGGACCTGCCGGTTGCAGCTTGTTTTCTTCACGAGCATTTTGAACGTTAGCCCGAACTTCACTACCGATTTGCTTCACCTTCTCGCTAACCTTCGCGTTGGTTTCGTCCGCTTTAGCGGTGGCGGAGTCGGTACCCTGCTGAGCCTGTCCGACAGGCGTACCTTGCTGAGGAGTCGCGACAGGCTTCTTTGTCCAATTCCGGACGGTCGAGCATCCGGCTAGCGATAGAGCGAGAGAAATGAGAATGGCACGAGTTGCACTCATGCCATAAAATACTATCACACCTTCGTTTTTCGTTTGACGGACTTTGCCCGAAGCTGTCTCTTGTGCTCAGCTTTCGCCCCAGCGTCGAAGCCCGCCATAAACGCTAAGTGAATACGAGCACGCAACCGGCCGCCATTGTCGAGCGATCCGAAATTGACCGACGATTGACCGATAGCGGTCTTTTTCCATTCTGCTAGTGCTTTCTTCGGGCAAATAGGTTTTGACATTAGAGTTCGTCGATGTTGACGTTTGCGAGTGGGTCGGAGGGGAGATTGTTCGGGTCTAATTCAAGAACCACGTAGAGTTCGTCTTCCGTGATGATTTTCGTGCCGTGTTTCTTTGCTCCAGCGGTCTTGTTCGCTCCTGGGTTTTCGCCAACAACCAGATAGTCAGTCTTGGCTGACACGCCAGATTTCACGATTCCTCCAGCTTGTTCGATTCGTTCCGAGACCTTGTCTCGAGAACCAGTCGTCATCGTTCCCGTGATGACGAATTGTTTGCCAGACGCTTTTGTTTGGCGTTTGTCGGTCTGTATTTCCACGAACTTGAATCCGAGGTCGTCAAGTCGACCAATCTCATCGGCCAATAGGTCGAACTGCGCAAACATTTTCTCAGCTCTGTTCGGTCCGACGATCGTAACAACGCCGTCTCTATCATCGAGCATCTTGAGCAGGTCGCCATACTTCGACGCTAATTCCTGGCAGAATGTCTTGCCAATTCCTTCCAAGCCAAGCGAGTGAAGTTTGCGCCACAACGGCACTCCCTTGACCCGTTCACGCTCAGACAGAAACTTAACTTTCGCGGATGCCCCCATGAACCCAACGTCCTGAATGGCTAGAAAATCTGATAGAAAGCGGCATTTTCCAGTTGCCATGAGGTCGGCAATTTGGGCGTCTCCGCAGCCATCCCAATCGAGTGACGTCTTGTTCACGGCATGAGAAAGTCGCTGGAAGACCTGCTCGTTGCAGTCCAAGTTAGTGCACCGAATGGCTACGACCTCGTCGTCCTTGACGATCGCTCCTCCGCAGCACGGGCAAACCACCGGCATCACGATCTCTTTCCGGTTCGGGTTTTTCTTGTGGACTCGGATAACCTTTGGGATCACTTCGGCTGCTCGTACGACCACAACCTCGTCACCAACGGCTATGTCCAGGCGCGCAATCTCATCCCAGTTGCAGAGAGATGCACGCCGAACAATGGCGCCATTCAGAAGGACAGGACGCAGATTGGCAACTGGCGTGATAACGCCAGTCCGACCGATCGGAAGCTCCACAGCTTCCAAGACCGAAATTCCTTCTTCTGGCGCAAACTTGTACGCAACCGCCCATCTAGGAGATTTTGTCCCGTCTCCCATCTCTTGTCGATGCCTCAAACTGCTAACCTTGATCACGACTCCGTCAGTTTCAAACGGCATTGTTCGCCGCTCTTGGTCGGCCTTGTCGGCCATCTCCTGGGTGACCGTCTGAAAAGGTTCGTTTAACGTCCACCACCGGTTGGGGGTATTGAATCCGAATGCGGCAAGACGACCGACCATCGCTAAGTGGGTGGGAACATCGTCCGCCAACCCAAATGCCTGATAAGCTACGAACGAGAGTTTGCGTTTTGCGGCTTCGGCAGAATCTTTGAGCTTCAGCGAACCAGACGCTGCGTTTCTGGCGTTGGCGAACGGTTCATCACCTTCTGCCTTCATCGAATCAATCAGTGCTTGGAAGTCGTCCTTGAAGATGACAACCTCTCCACGAACCTCGAGGTCCGAGGGACCGAATTTGATCATCTTCGGAATCGAAGGAATGACCATGGCGTTGTGCGTAACATCGTCACCTTCCACGCCATCGCCACGGGTTGTGGCGCGAACTAGCCGGCCGGCAGAATAGACGAGGCTCAACGAGAGTCCATCAATCTTCGGCTCCCAGACCTTGTCAACGTCGGACTTGAAATGGTCGTTTGCCTCATCAGGCGTGAAAACGTTGTCCAGGCTCAACATCTTCCTCTGATGTTTGACTTTCGGTCCTGCGGTTTTGACACCTACTCGCTTGGCAGGCGAACTCTTGGCCAGTTCTGGACGGGACGCTTCGATTACCTTCAACTCCCGCATCTTTGCGTCATACTCGTCGTCGGTCAACGTGGACCCACCGGTAGCGTGATATTCGTAATTGGCTTGCTCAATTTCCTTTGTGAGCGCAGCATGTCGCGCAAGGATAGCTGGATCATCCATGTTGGTTGCTATCATGAGACTTAGAACGGAAATGTAAACACTTTTTTCTTGGCCTTGGCCAGACGCCGTCTGGCGCTGGTAGTTACGAAGATGGCAGACACACCCAACATCAACGACATCGCGACCAAACTGCAGCAGTTTGCCGAGCGGACTTTGAAGGTTGAGTCGTCTTCCTCACGGATCGACACCATCACTAAGTCCATCGCTGCGCAGTACGGGGCGATGGCTCAAAAGAACTCAATTGTTGGCCTCGGTTTCACTCGACTGACTGGCGGAATGTCTAACAAGTCGAGAGAGATGGCTGAAATTCAACAGCTTCTCACTAAGGCGTTGATTCAGCAAAACAACGTGATGGCCCGTCGCGAGAAGATGATGGATGCGACGTTGAACATCCAGACAAAGATTGACAAAGCGACTGGCAACCCGAAGACGAACAGGCCGGAAGTTTTGGCTCCTCTCCAGAAACAACTCGCCGCAACGACGGCGAGAATCGCTGAGATGGACCACGAGACGGCGAGGTTATCCGGCCAAATCCAATTCCTTAAAAATGTGGCCGCGCCTGCGGCCACAGAAATTGGTAAACTCGGCGCGGCCACGAAAGCCGTCGGAGCTGGAGCGTTCCTAACCGGTTTTGCGCAGGTTCTCACTTTCAGCCACGAGCTAAATCGTGCGGTCATCCAAACCAACACGAATCTCGCCCATCGGCAGAGTTTGTTGGAAGCGTCGCTCGATGCCCAAATTTCTACCGGCGCGTCGGCTAAAACCCTACTGGACATCCAGCGGGAAATGGCTGGAATCGGAGCACGAATTTACGACCAGCAAGTCGCTTCTTCGACACAGACGTCGAAACTGGTCAGCGGAGCGATGATGACGAAGGCTGCGTATCGAGAGACGCTCGAAACAGCCAACATGCTAGTCGAGGGTCTTGGCGCTTCTGTTCAAGAGGCTGTCCAACTCCAGATTACGGCTCGTGCGTCAAACACTGGCTATCGAGAACTCGGTAACACAATCTCGAAAATCACAGCTGCCACGGGTCTCGCCGCGGATGAGGCGTCTCGATACGCGAGAATGCTGCTTGTCGCAAGCAAACTTTCTGTTGGAAACAATGCAAGGTTCGACGATAAGGTCTACAAGCAGAATTTGATTGCTCTCGCAGGCATCGAAGGAGCGATCAAAGACAGCATGGGAGTTCAAGGAGAAATCTCCGACATGCTGGTCAGATTCTCCAGTTTCAAGAAGAGCGGCGGCATGGGTTTGGCCTTCGGCACCGGCGGAATTGATTTCTTACAGAAGAGCGGCGACAGAGCTTCAAAAGTTATTGAAAACATCGCCAGGTCTGTTCAAGGAATGAGCGGTCCTATGCTCGAAGCATACGCCGACATGACTGGCCTTAGTCCTCAAACTCTTCAAGCGCTTGGAGAGGAATTCAAGAAAGCTCAAGCGGCTGGAGTATCGTTCGCTCAGTTTTATGCAAAGCGACAGGAACTGTTCGCCAAAGATTCTGATCTTCAAGAACGCTACAACAAGCAGCTAGCTCTTCAAGGTGAAACGTTCTCTCGTCTCGGCAGAGTTATTGTCGTGCTTGCGGGAAGCGCTCTGACGCCGTTGCTCAACGGGTTGAATTGGCTCTCGATCAAGTTGATGGGCGTGTTCAAACTTCTCGGACCAGAAGGTCCGTTAGGCCCGATCGCTGGCTGGTTGAAAGTAGGGTTCGGAATCGTAGCAACGGGTTTTCTGGTGACCCGCCTATGGGATACGACCAAGGCGTTGTTCGCGTTCACAGCAAGTTTGGTTCGATTGTCTTTCCAGCTGAAACGCTCTGCGCTTGAAAGCACCCTCGCTGGAGTGGCCGGGCGCGGAGGCAAAGCTGGAGTCCTCAAAGACGTTGTCACGGGAGTTGCTACGGCTGGAGCGACAGGAGTTGCCCAAAAGTTTCTCGGCAGAGCTGCTGCTACTACGGCCATCTCTGAAGGTCTTGTTGCTACGGCTAGCAAGGGCATCCTCACTCGCTTGCTTGGCGGTCTCGCTACATTCTTTGGAGGAACGTTGTTGCGCACCGTAGGCGGAGCGCTCTTGCGAGTCTTGCTCGGCCTGGTTGGAGGAATTCCGGGCATCATCATCAGTCTTGCGTTGATCGTACTTCCTCTTCTGTGGCCAAAGATCAAGTCGCTGTTCGGCGGTAGTGACAAGAGCAAAACAGTCGGCGCTGGCATTAGCGTAGACGAAACACGTAGAAGTGCCATCATTGGATTTACGCGAGAGATGTTGGCAAACGGGAAAAACCTTGCTCTTACACAGAAGGCGTACGAAAACCTGGTTAAATCTCAAGGAAGGACCCCGGAGGAACTAGACGAACTGAACAAGAGCATCGTCTCCGCTCTCGATCGAAAGATTGAAGTTCAGAGTGGTGCTCACCAGCGGGTGCAAGGCATCGACAAGTCAAAAGACGTCGAAAACTCCAGGGCGATCTACGAACAAATCAAGACTCTCGGAGAGGTGTCAACTCGTCTAGATGAGTTCTCGAAGAATTACAAGGCTGCAGAAACAGCGAAGAAGAAAGCTCAAGCTGAACGAGACGAAGAAGCTCGCAGAGCACAACTAACTGACATGGCAAACGCGCTGTCTCAGCCGATGATGATGTAATATGGCCCTCGCTCTTCCCAATCTTCCCAACCAACCGAAGGCTCAACTCTACACGCTCGTCTCGAAACAGACGGCTGCGATCGGAGAACAGGGTCGAACCGTGGACACGGAACGAGACGACCAGATCGTTGTCAACTTTCCGAACCTTCCAGATGAAATAGACCTGATGCGCACGAGCGAATGGCGCGTCACGCAGAGCCCATTGCTACCAGACGGATTCCACATGTACGACCACACGTCGCCGTTGGAATTGCCATTCACGTTCAAGATTCACGCCTTCGACGACTACTCTGTTAATGGGGCTGAGACGATTCTGCAGATCGCCGCCAAGTTACACGCTCTTCAACTGCCGATCATCAACTCAAAACAAACCGGAAAGATCACGCGCGACAGCGGGTCTGTTCCCGAATCGTCAACTGACTCTGCAAAGGAAGCAAAAGGTACGGCGCCGAACAAACCGCAAGAAGAGCTTGGTTCAACGTTCGCAGTGGAAAACAATGCTTACGGCACGAACTATTTCTTTCCTCCTGCGTGCGTGCTAAACTTGATGGTAGGTTCAGGCGGACCTTCTGCGTTGGGAATCTGCTGCATCGGTTACGTGAAAAACGTGTCGACTAAGCTAAAGGGTCCTTGGCTGAATTCCGGTCGAGCTGACGTCAACCGAAATCTCCCGTCTATGGGAGAATTTTCGTTCACGTTCGTCCACGCCCCGAGCTACACCAATTCGCTGAACTTCGACGGCGACAACAAATTGCTGACGGCTCAAGTGGGCGCCTACCGCATGAAGCAGCAATTCTACAACACGATCGACATCTTATCAGAAGCCGGCGTGGACGTCGGCTACAAAGGTCTCAAATAGCCGTAGAGCTAGCCCAGCGGTACGTGGTAAAACCTTCTTTGGATTTCTCAGCGATCAGCACGTGGTCGGCGTGAGATTCTACGTCCTGGTTGTGGTCGACTACAAACGTGAGAATGTTTCGGCGTCTCGCCTGCTCTCTCATGTAGGTGTAGACAGAACCGCGGATCATCTTGTCTTGGGAATTCACGGCTTCGTCCAACCATCTGTAACCGACTCGGTGCCAGACGCGTCCGATCTCGTTGAGAGTCTCTGCGATGATGAGATTCGAAATACCGGCTTCGCCTTTTGAAGACCCAAGAAACTTCGTCGCTCCTGTGGCGTTTTTCACGTTGATCATCAATTCAGGTCTTTCGGCATTGTTGGCAAGGACCTTCGTATTCGAATAGTTGATTTCCAGCAAACCTCCCGTGAGGATCGATGACACGTTAGCCGATACGTGATTGATGTAACCCATCGCGTCTCCAAGGATCATGTTCGGTAATCCTGTTGGACCGAAAGCCCTATGCCAGTAGTTGAGAACTGCGAGCGTGGTTGACAGTTCGGTTGCTTTCGAAGAGTGCTCAGCGATTTCTCTGCTCAGCTTAGCGATACGCGCCTTGACATCTTTGATTTTGTCTTGGGCAAACTTTAACGGAGTTTCGTCGATGGGAGCGCTTTCCTTGTTAAGCTGGCGCTCGAAGGGCTGAAGGTCGTCAGTCAAGTCCTCTAGTGCTTTTTCGTCTTCTTCGTACGCTTCGCTTAATTCAGAGATTTTCTTCGAGACGCCGTTGTTGCGAAGCTTAGTTTGAAGTTGCCGGAACGATTCGTCAAGACGATCTCGTTCGTCAGTCTTCTTCGTTAGATCATTCTGCAGAAATGTTAGTTCAGCTTCTTTGGCGGCGACGTCGGCATTTGCCTTGGTAACGGCAGCGACGCTGTGCTTCTTGTCCCATGGTTTACCGCATGTCGGGCAGTTGGTAGGCTCGTCAAGGTTGCTTCGTGTGGACTTTGCTGTCTGCACAGCGCGCTTGGCAGCTCCGACGTCTCGATTCAAAGAATCCAAGCTTCGGCTCAACTCGGCCACGCCGCTACGGGCTCTTGAAATCTCCAATTCGTTCTTGGCAAATTCAGCCGCCTTCTCAGCTTCTAGACGCTTCATCTCGACCTTTGTTTCGGCCATCTGCGCCTTGAGCTTTTCTATTTTCTGCTTTGTCGTCTCGACCTTTTTCGCAGCGATGGATATTCGCATCTGCTGCTCTTCCTTCAAGAGCTTGATTCGGTCGTTGATCGCTGGCAGAGACTTCTCCAGGTCCGCCAGTGTTTCCTCGGCGTCTTTGAGCATTCTGGTTGACGCCTCAGTTTGACCAGAAAGATTTTGATACTCATCCTCGGTGGCATCAATCGTGACTTTGGTGCGGTTCTGGGCTGCTTCCCAATCAGTCTGCGACAGAGACGACAGGAATAAATCGACCAGCTCTGTTTCCGACATATCGTTGAAGTTTAGTCTAGCTCCGTCGACAAAGACAGTGTTCTCGGCGACGCTGGATTTTGCGCCGATCAGCTTGCTAAGCTCCTCACGCGTTTCGTCAATTGTCCCTCTTTCCACCGAATTACCATCGAACGAGAAACGCAACGCCTCACCGGTCGACGAGAAATCTTTGCACCGATACGCCGACCAGATTTTGAGAACTTTTCCGTTTACTTCGCAGTCAAGTTCGATTAGCGTGTTTTTGTTACCACAATGGTCGGAACTATAAGCTCCCAGTTTCGCTCCTTTGTATCGGCCACGGACGCCGAGCAGCGTCCGACTGATCGCTTCACCGAGAGCCGTCTTTCCAGACCCGATAGATTCTACGCTGGACTTCGTCCTGTTTTGCCCGACAACAAGACACAGGCCAGAACTAGGAAAATCTACCGTGGCTTCCTTGATTGTTTCGAAGTTCCGGATGTAGATTCTCTTCAGATTGACAGGCACACGATGCAGAACGCGCCTCGCTCAGGAAGATAGATAGCTCATGGCTGAGGATAACACACCGCTCATTGCCGCAATCTCTTCTGTTGGTGCTCAGCGGCGCCGTCGGATCGAGAAGTTCGTGAGCAAAATGATCGGCGAAGACGCCGGCGACGACGCGATGAACAAGGTAAATCCAGAGCAGACTGGAAGAGGCCTTCCCGTGGACACAGGTGTTTTCTACTATCCTGGGCTGGACGAGGGAATCATTGTCTACGGACCGATTTCCGTCCAAGACATGCTTCGCCAGTTTTTCAGAGAAAACCTGCCGGCGATCATGCCCGAAGCTGCTGAGTTCAAAAATCTTCCAGCCAACCAGCTAGCCAGAAAGGCGTTGGATGCCGGAATGGTCGTCTTGTTTGGAGAGAACGGCCGGTTGACACAAGTCATGTCAAAGGGTCAGGCTAAACTTGCTGACGGTGGAAGCACAGCCGAGGACGCTTTCGATTCAGCCGAGGACAAACTCTATCACATCACTTCGCCAGGAACTGTTTCACCCTACCCTGTTGGTATTGGAGAACTAGTCCCGCAGCTCAAATGGCTTGCCTCTGCGAAGTAAAAAACCTCCTCGAGCGACTCACATTCGACCAGCTCGTTTCGGTATCCGAACCGAAGCGAGTTATGCGAGCGAAGACGGTCCGTGGACCTCCCCTTGACTTAGAGGCTTACACGGATTCCGTGTACTACATCTTCAATTTCAAGAGTTTCCCTTCGACAACTGGTAAACGTCACAAGGGATTCATCAAGTTTTTCAAGCCGAGTAAACAGAAACCGCTGGAAAAAGTAGAATGTCTGGTCGACTGCACGTGCCCAGACTTTCGATACCGCTGGGCCTGGGCGAATAAGCAGCGAGGCTCTTCTGTCGTTGGCGCCAACAGCATGAACCAGGCGCTGAATCGAGCGCCGAGAATCACGAATCCGAAGAATCGTCCTGGCCTGTGCAAACACGTGCTCGCCTTGAGAGATTTCGTGTACGGGCAGTACGAGCACTTCGAGGGCGAGAAAGTGGACGTTTCAAAGAAGATCGAGCGGATCGTTCAGAATGTTCAGCGCCAACAGACATCAACCGGAAAGCCGGTCGTCATCAACAAACCAGGAGACAAAAAGGACGACAAGGGCCAAAAGTCCAACGTCCCTCAGGTCGATCCGAAGACGGGCAAACCTGTAGCCGACAAGCCACCTGTTGCTCCTGAGAAGCTGCCCAAGATGGTCGTTCCATCGCCACCTGTCGGTTCGAAAACCAAGCCCTCCAAGGAACAGCCAAAACGAGAAGACGAGAAGAAGTTGCCAAAACCCGGCAGCGGGTCTGGCACCGCGTTCCTGGACAGGCGTTTTGGCAGAGTCGAGAGCGTAGTTAGCAACGTGAACAGCACAATCTTCAAAGAAATCCTCGCGGAGGTCGAAGACGTCGAAGTCGACGAAGAAGCTTCAGAAGCTCTCGAAATCCTTCGCGAAATCCGTGACCTTCTGCGTACCTTCTCTACTGAAGAAGAGGACGCCGAGGCGAACCCGGAAGAAGGTGGTGCCGCTGGTCCGGCTGCTCCGGACCTCGACCTACCTCCTCCTGATGGCGCTCCTGCCGAGGAGGTCGCAGCATGAACACGCCCGGCGAATATCCTCAACCGCTGACGCGCACGACCGAAGTTCACGCTCCGGTTGTCAACGGTCTTGTGACTGTCCGCCTCAAGGCTAACGGCACGCTACCGCAGGACAGCAATGACCAACTTGTCTCGACACAGGTTCGTCTCGTGAATGAAGGCACGTCCAACGTCAGCGCAAAACTACGCGAGTGTGACGATTACACTAACGGACCATTCTCTGACCTCGGCACGACTCAAGCTCTCGTCCCTGGTGGCCAAAAGACGCAAACGGTTTATCCGAAGCGTCAGTACTTGGAGCTCGCCGGAACAACCGGCACGGGCAAAGTCAAGATGACTGTCATCTCTCAGATTCAGTACGGTGAGCTTGGTTTCTCGAAGACCGACGGTCAGTATCCGCAGGGAATCGTTGCAAGCAACGTTCCAGGCTGGTCGTCGCTGTGATTCCAACCCAGCTAGTCGAAGCGTTGCTGGACGAGTCGTTCGTCACCATTGACATCGGAGAATCAATTCCTACCGGTGTCGAAGGTGTCTTTTTGCCACGCTACTCGACGTGGAAGCTGAACAAGTTCGGCATCCCGGAGGACCTTATCGCCCTCTCGAAAATCTTTCCGCCGGAGAAAAAAGCGATTAGCGAATCTCTGTCCAAGGCGGACAAGGACGAAATTTCAAAGATTGTCAAGAAGGAACTCAAAGCGTTCGAGAAGGACGACAAGAAGGACGACATGACGCTGATCAGAAATTCGCTCGTGTCTTTGTTCAAGGCCTTCTACTCGAAGCGCAGTTTCTGGGTTAACGACATCACTGGCGACCGTTCGTCATGAGAGACGACATCGGAAAACTGCCGTTACCGGCAAGCGCCAAGAAATATGCCAGGATGAAGGGGCTCAACATCCTGAAAGGCAGCAATAAATTTGACCTGTATTCGCAAATGGTTAGCACGCTAACCAACGGTGGACGCAAAAAAGGCTTCCCGAGCAGAGACGTGGTCGGCCCAGTCCGCCAAGCTTCCAAACTAGTCAAGAAGATCGCTGGCACCAAGTAAATAGGGTGTGCCGCAGGTCAACCAGATTCGATCTTTTACCGGGAAGTTCGTCATGCAGATGGCGAAAGCTCCTGATCCTGGTCAGTTGCTCTTAAGCTCGAGCACCATCTATCTCAACGGCAAGTGTGAGTGGGGCGTCAACGCTCCCAAGATGTGGACTCACGTTGTTCAAGCTTATTCCAGGACGGAATTTGACGCGCTTGACACGCTGCTCAACACGGTGAAATCTCCGAAGCTCTGGATGCGCTTCGGCGTGTCTGATGGTGCGTCGTCTTTTTTCTCGGAATGGGAACCTCAGGTTCTCGTATCTGCTAAGACGCAGCCGTCTCCGACACCGAGCATGCCGCACGGGCACCACGTCATCATCGTCACCTCTGACTTGCTATATCGGATGGCAAAGACGGAGCGGGTGTCGTCTCGCAAGGGAAAAATCAACGACATCGTCAACTCAATCGGACTTGAAAACGGATTCGAAAAGTTCGCGATTGAACCAACTACTGGCGACTATGCGCTCGTTCAGTCGTTTGAGTCGGATTTGGATTTTGCCGTTGATCGCCTTCTTCAATTAGCGTCGAACAAAGACGGGTCGTCGCAGTTCTTGATGTTCGCGCGAGGAGCATTTCTTCACTTTCATACGATCAACTACCAGTTGACGGGCATTTTTTCGTTTGACTACGGAGCGCCATCCAACACGCTGACCAACGTCACACTGACCAACAAGGCGAATTCCAACGATCGAACCCGAGCATCTGGAATCAAGCTAGTGGCGTTTGATCCTCTTACCGGAAAAACCACGGTGTGGGAAACAAGGTCTGACCTCGAGCTGAGCCTCGCCAACACCGCTCCTGAAATAGAAGGAACCGTCTATTCCACTCGGCACGTGGGACAGAACCAACTCACGTCGCTTTACAGCGAATCTCAATCTTACTTCGTCGATGTAAAAGACGAACTCCACGAGGTTGCATTCGTCATTGACAACTATCCGTTCGTCGGTATTGGCGATGTTGTTCGTGCTCAGTTCGTGAACGGTCAAGGCGATCCTTGGTCAGGTTTGTACTATGTGCGATTTGTCAGGCACGAGGTGAACAATGCCAGAGTGTCTTCGTTCTACATCCTGACGCGTGGTGAGTTCGTGTCTGATAGCCCGAATGTCACCGGTAAGCAGCTCGGTGAAGCTGAGACAGCAAGTTCGTCGCTGACGTCGGAATCTTCTGGCAACTTCCCGTCTATGGCTGGCGGATCGGTGGTTGGCGTCAATAATCCGGACTCGTTGCTAATTCCGCCTCCCTCTGCATGACAACCTGCTTCACCATAAATGAAACAGAATCCGCACTCTTTGTCGTCACTCGGGTTACGTCCCACCCTTCTGCTTTCGCTGCTTCTGTTTTCCTCTTATCCCGAGCGCGGCGCGAAGGATGACTGTGCCACCGCTTTGAGTCGATTTCGATTAGCAATCGCAAAGCACGAATCGCGAAGTCAAATCTGAATGTCTTGAGCTCAAATTCTTCGACAAATTTCCAACCGGTTTCCAACAAGGCTCTTCGTGCTTCAAGTTCGATTGGAGACGGTGACGTGTTGCCGCATCGTTCCGGCGCTGGTTTTGCAAGACAGCGATTGCACACAAATTTCCGGTCGTGACAGCGACCTTGAACCGTGAAGAAACGTCCTAGGTCCTTTGGTCTTAGCTGACGGCATTTGTGGCATAATTCAGGAAGAGACATACTTAGTCGATGCGCTACTCAGAACGCCCCGAATTTCCCTACGACCCGGAGGTCTTCAAGAAGAAGGATACTCAGACCGCGTTGCGCATCTACGCTGAGGCTACGGCAAAACATTCTGCAAGACCTGCGCCCAAGTTTTTAGAAGTCAATCGCGCAATCGAGGACCTGGACCCGCTATGGCACACGACCGCTGATGGTAAGGAAACGATTCTTCGCCAAATCTCGATTCCTGCCATCAACCTGTTCCCTAACGGCAAGAATGAGTGGACGATGACGAAGTACGGAATGGTCCCGCAGCGCAGGGACGACTTCATCATTGCCCACAGGTCGCTGATCGAGTTCGACTATTTTCCGGTTCGCGGAGACTACCTTCTCTGGAACGGCTACACGTACATGCTGACATTCGTGGAGATTCCAGGAGACGCGTATTGGCACCAGACGAACATCTGGCTTGGCCTTAAGGTCAAGTGCATGATTCCTGCCTCTGGCGATGGCATGCCTGCGTTTCCGCAGCCAATCAAAACCCAGCTCCCTTTGCCGAGTCTGGAAGATACCCAACTAGGCGGCAAGTCACCACCAGATGGTCCCCCGGTCTCTATTTGAAAGCGGTCTGAAGGCGTTCCAAGCGGAATTGACCGTCAAAAAAGAAGACCGTCCAAAAATCCAACGATGGCTTGAAGGCTGGTTGGTCAAGGTTTCCGTGGAACAGCCGGGTTCATGGTCCGAGCAGTTCAGGCCAAAACTCGTTTCGTTGGCGAAGACCATTGACCTTGAGCTTGACGAATCCCGAGGTCGGTTCAAAGTGACTTGCGGACCTGCCGACACCGAGACTTTAAGCGCCCTGACCAGGGGCACGATGTGGTTCGATGGCATTGACCGAATCGAATCTGAACTTGTCCGTGTAATTAGCACATCCAACCTTAATCCCGAGCCGTGAAGAAAACAATTCAAGAAACCATCGATCGCCTCTGCACCGGCAAAATCAACGTTGACGAAGCTGTAAACGAGCTCGTCAGCGATGCTGGCATCAAGGTCGGAACAACTGTCGCTGTGCTCGAAGACCCTACCTATCCGTTCGACGGACAGAAGGGCATCGTGCGCAAGATTCGCGAGGACGGCTACGCCGTCGTCGAATTCGACAACGGTTCCGAAGTACCGCTGCAGATCAGCCTCCTCGTTGCCGTCTAAATCTGACTTGGGTGCGTAATTAGGCCGATGGCCGTTGACGCATCCAAAGATTACGCGGACGACAAAGTAGACCAACTCGAGTTTACTTCTGTCCGGATTCACGAGCTGGCGCTTCAACGTTGGCTTTACAAGTCGTTCCCGCTCCAGGATGGTGGTTATCCAACTCCGGTCGTGTTCGCGACCCCAAGGGATGCTCACGCGGAGTTCGCGCGGTTGTTCAAGGCAGGAAACAACCCCTTCAAGTATTTGCTTGACGTTAAGGACGCTAGGGGGCAACCTGTTTACAATCCCCAGCCATCGAACGTCTTCTACCCGCTCATTTCGGTAAAACGCCTGGACTGGCAGTATCGAGCCTCCCAAAGCTCGAGTTACCACCGAAACCGTCGGGCGTATTTCCCGACGGCCGACAAAGAAGCGGCCAACGTCAGGCTGAACGATCTAGGCGTTGCTGCGAGCATGCAGATGCCGGCTGGCTGGGACTTCAGGTTCCAACTGGAGTATTTCTGCAAGACTCCACAGACCCAGTCGGTGTTTGTAAACCGACTTCAACGCCGCCTCTGGATTTCAGGTGGAGTACCACAAACGTTTATCGTTGCTCGGTATCCCTTTCCTCACGGGCCTCAGTATTTGCGCATGTACCTCGAAGGTGGAATTCAATCCATCACTCAGGAAGGTGACAATGAGAACAACCAGGAGATGCGCGTATCATTCAACCTGTGCGTCGAAGGATTTTCTGTGGATTACCGAACGGTATTTAGTCCAGTCCTGTGGGAAATCGGACTAGCGAAAGAGAAAGCAACTATCCCACCGGACGAACTAGATCGTTATTTTGACTTCAATGCCACGTATGCTGGACTGGACGACGTCAGGGTAGGCCAGCAAAACCCAGCGATAGAATCGCGCGAGGGGCTTCCTCCTGCGACTAGCGCATAGTTAGAATAGCAAGACCACCACTCACATGTTTCCTCAAGTCATCACCAGGGTCGTCGACAACAGCCAAGTCACCACGCCGACAAGCCGTTTCCGCGCTGGTCTCGTGGGCATTGCCCAACGTGGCGAGTTCGACACGGTCACCAATTGCCCATCCATCTTCGAGTTCGTCCGCAAATTCGGTGCGCCCCTAGAAGGCAGCTTCGTGGGCGATGCAGTTGCGATGATTTCCAACTCGAGCGATGGTTGCCGAGTGGTTCGCGTCGGTCAGCAATACGCCACGACGGCGTCCAACAACGCCTCTGGCTCGACCGGAACCTACTCGCTCATCACGCCAAACGCGAGTCTCTTCTCGCCCGGTGATTACCTTCGCGTTCGTCAACCGAGCAAGATCACCACGCCGAATGCCAAGATCGACTCAATTGCTGGTACCACGATTACCCTCGTGTCGGTCGGCAGCGAAGCTGTCGCTCTTGCTGACACCTACAACGGTGCAACGGTTGGTCGGTCCGAGTCTGCCAACGCGGCCAATGAAGCCGAAGCGTTCCTCAGCGCTCCGACCTACGGCTCTGCCGTTACCGGCTTGGGCACGGTTGTCGGCGACAAAAACGCTTTCAAGATCAATGTCAGCGGCACGTACGCCAACATCTCGGTGGGCGACACGCTGAAAGTTTCCCAGACGAATCGTTCGACGACTCGCGAAATCAAGGTGTCCGAGGTTCGCGCCAACGGCGACATCCTCTTCTACACCTCCAACCAGACGGACGTCGGTTACCAAGCCCTCCCTCTGCAGGATAGCTACACGGGTGCGACTGTTTACAAGGTCACCGCTCAGTCCACTGCCGATGCGATGCAGGTTTTCGCAAACTCAGCGGGAACTTGGGCCAACACCCAAGGCCAGTCGACGGGCATCACCCTCCAAGTTGCTCCTGGCTCTGCGCCGGACACCAAGAAATTCCTGGTCTATCAGGGATCGGTGTTGGTGGAAAGCATCGACAATCTCTCGAACGACCCAGCGAGCGACAACTTCTACACGACTCGCATCAACGGCAAGTCGAGCTACATCTCGATCTTCCACGTCTTCGGATCGGAGCCTCCAGGCAACACGTACAACCCGTGGAATCTCACGATTGGCACGCCGTCGAACTTGGCGGAATTCTCTGGCGGATTCAATGGCGAGAACGTGACCGACCAGGACTACATCGGCACCATCGACCCGAACGACGATACGCCGACCGGCTTGAAGCTGTTCGAGCGGTCCGACTCGGATGAGGTTGACGTTGATTTCATTGCTGTTCCGGATTCCACCTCGATTGCGGTCTACCAGGAAATTGCCCGCATCGCCGGCAAGGTCAACGCGATTGGCGTGGGCAATATCCCTGACAATCTCAACGCTCGCGACGCTATCGACTGGCACAATGGCACGGGTCTCTACTCCGCCAACGGCCGCATCGACAACTACCGGATGTGTCTCTTCTGGAACTGGTTCCAAATCAGCGACACGTTCACTGGCGTTCAGAAATACGTGCCACCGTCGCTCGGTTATCTCCGTTGCGCTGCCCGCACTTTCGACCTCGACAAGCCATGGAAGGCTGTCGCAGGTGACATCCGCGGCGTCATTCCCGAGGCGCAGAAAGTTCGCTACAAGTACGTTTCTTTGGACGTCAAGAATGCCATGTATGGCAATGGCAACTCGGTGAATCCGGTGTTGCTGCTTGGCAACTCCATCGAAATCTACGGCGATCGCACGCTGCAACGTACCGAGAGCAAGCTCACGGCTATCCACAACGTGGTGCTCGTGAACTACATCCTCAAGGGCTTCGCGAATATCGCTCGCCGCTACACCTTCGACCCGATCGACGACGTGCTCTTCCAACAACTGAAGCTGGACTACACCAACTTCATGGAGGCAGTCAAGTCCGAGCGTGGTGTTGAAGGTTACGCCATCCAGCTGGATGACACCAACAACACCCCGGACACCCGCAACGCTCGTCAAGTCATCGTCGACCTCGCGATCATCCCGATCGACGTCGCCGAAGTCTTCATCATCACGGCGACGGTGGAAAAGTCGGGTGCAACCCTCTCGAACGTGGGCACGAGCAACCTTCCTGCCTAATCGGCGAGCCGCGTAAAATCTACCTGATACTACCATGGGACTCATCAACTTCAAAAACCAGTGGGGTGCGGCTGGCTCCGGTCTCGACCAGCAGCGCTCTGACCTGTTCTACGTCCTCCTCTCGTTCCCGACTCTCCTTCGCGAGGCGCAGGGGTCGAGCTTGTGGGATCAGGAGTGCGCGTTCGCGGTGCAGGAATTTCCTTTCCCTGATCGCGCTCGTGAGTCGATGCCGATCAAGTACCTCCAGCAGACCAACCACCAAATTGGTGGCGATACTGCTTCAGGCACGGTCGACATGACGGTTCGCTACGCGTTCAATCGTCGCACCGCAGAACTTCTCGAGCGCTGGCATTGGCTCATCTCGAACCCCGCCAACGGCGGCGTGGGTCTTTCGTCTGCAGTCAAGTCGAACGGCTATTTCTTCTGGCTCACGCCGAACATGCAGAAGTTGGCCAACATCGACGACACGACCGAGACGAACGTGATGACGCTCGGTGCTCGCTACCGTCTCGAAGGCGTGTGGATCAAAAACCTGAAACCGTCGAACGCCGACATGACCCAGGCCAACCAAGGTGTCACTCTCACCGTGTCGTTGCAGATCGATCGTTATTACCCTGAGAAGGTTGTCGATTTGAACCCAGTCAACTTCGCCAATCTTCCAAGCATGGGTCTCTCCAACATCCTTGCTGGTCTCCGCAACCCAGGCTCAGTCGCCTAATCGTTCTCTTCTACTCGTCTCTTCTTTCCATGAAATCACGCGAACTCATCGACTCCATCTTCGAAGGCGAGGCCGAGTCTGCCGCACCGAAAGGTGGCGAACAGGCCACCGTCAGCGTTCAGATCACCGGCAACCCGAAGCAAATCCAGAAGGCGCTCAAGCAACTCGCCAAGGACAAGCCGGCCGGCGTGAAGCTGAAGTCCGGCGGTGAAACGGTTACGGCCGACACCGACGTGAAGGTCGATGGCGGAAAGAAAGACGACAAGAAAGCTCCTCCCGCCAAGAAGGACGACAAGAAGGACGACAAGAAAGCTCCTCCCGCCAAGAAGGACGACAAGTCCAAAGGCGATGATGACGACGATTCGGACGACAAAAAGGAGTAACGTCTTGCGCCCTCAAGGCGCAATTTAGCCATTAGTTGACGGCCGTCACCTGCCTGGGTGACGGCCGTTCTATTTGGTCGAGTAGTTCTAGTTGACATGGCCATCAAATCCAATCTGCAATCTCTCGCCCCGGCACGAGAGAAGTTCAAGAAGGAAATCACCTTACTGTCTCATGGTTACTCCATGCCGGACAAGCTGCCTGGCGGCAAGGTGACGGTCTATCCGTGGGATCAAAGCGTCGACGAGTGGGTTATCAAAGCTCTCCGCACTGTGCCGGTTGATCGCATCTCGTTCGAGGTGGTGAAAAAACTAATCAACCTCGACAAAGTTGACTCGATGCCCGTCGGCGACGTCATCACGATTCTGCTGGTTGCGCGAGCACTCGCCAGAGATTCATCGCTGAACTACGACAGCAAATGTCCATCATGCGGTCACGTCGAACAGGTGAAACTCGTGGTTCCTGACAACCTCGAGAAAATCTCTGAAAAGCCGGACAACTACGTGGGCTACGACGAGATCACGCTTCCTGTTTGCAAAGACAAGATTCGTCTTCGACCTCTCTTGGTTCGAGATGAACTAGGCGTGTTGGAACGCCCTGAAACTGACAAAGTCTCTAGCAAGATGACTCGGGCAGTTTCGGCTCTGGTCGCAGTCAACGAGACGTCACCTGACACGCCGGACGAAGCAATCACGTACTTCAACGCTCTGCCACCCGCTGATTTCTCCTACTACACGGAGATGATGGAAAAGCTTACGCCGCATCTCGGAACCGAGATCAAGCACAAGTGCGTCTCGTGTGGCAATCAGTACTCTCACGACCTAAATCTCGACGCTGACTTTTTTCGTTGACGGGGTCTTCGCCCACGAAAAGGCTCGCTGGAGAGAGCGATTCATTCTCGCCTCCAGCAACCGGGGCATGACGATTGACTTATTGAGGACCCCTGACTACGCTCTGACGTGGTTACTAGAATGGGCGGAAGAAGCCGCAAAGGCCGAGAAAGAGGAGTTGAACAAGTTCAAAGGTAAGTGAGGTTCTTCACTCCGTGCAGCACAATGGCAAGGACCTTATCGTAGACGCAAACGGACTATTTGCAAAATCCTTCTACGCAGCTCAAGCAAGCCACTTGAAGTACGTCGACAGGGGCTACCTCATTGCCGCGTTCAAAAGTTTATTTTACGCAATGCGGTCGGAGATCGGCGTACCGAGCCGAATCCTCTTCTGCTTCGACGGCAAACCCAAGACCAACAAGCCCAGGAAGCCCAAGCCTCAGGAGTACGAAGACGACCTGGTGGACTTTGCCAGGTTTGTCCGTGACGCGTTTGGAGACCGCGCCTATGCTCACCACGGGGACTATGAAGCGGATGACCTGGTAGCGACTGCCGTAGCTCAGTCAACGTCCCGGGGGATCAGGGCGGTCGTCATGTCAGGCGACAAAGACCTTCAACAACTGAAAGGTCCCTTGTCTGAGTATTATTGCCTCAACCGGAAGCACCTCCTGACCGACAGGGAGATTTGTGAACGGTGGGATGTTTACAAACCTATTCAAGTCGCTGTGGCTTTGGCGATCATCGGCGATCCTGGCGACGGAATCAACGGCGTGAACAAGTGTGGTCCGTCTGCCGTGAAGAAAATCTTCGACGCAATTCCTCCCGACTCTACTCTGGAGGAAGTGATGGACTTGGTCGCTTCGAAGCTTGGCTCTACCCCGCAGTTCGACAAGAAAACAGGCGAGAAGTTTCCGTCGCAGCAAGACCAATTTTTCGAAGCGCTCGGCTACACGCTTCTGAACACGGAAGCGGAAGGAGACTATGAGCCTGCGAATTTCATACCAAATCCAAAACCCGACTTGGATGAAGGTCCAGTGCTGGACGAGTATTCCAGAGGAATAACGATGCTCGACCCAGAAGCAGCAGGACGGGCAGTCGACGACTGGGACCCTTAGAGCGAGAGAATCGGAAGCGCGCCACCGTCGCCACGGACGAAGTAGCGAAGCACCGCGAATTCAAATTCAGTTCCGCCAGAAGCGTTGGCCATCAGGCGCACCTGAGGATAGGCGGATTCAACCGAAATGGCGAGAATCTCTGCAGGCGAGATTGTGTCGTTTAACGGATCGCCGAACGCGGCCATGTCCGTCCACGTGTTGGCAATCTTCTCCTGGAACTTGTAGTTCGCGGTGTTTGTGCCGTTGTTGGCAAGGGTCACCAAGGCTTTGACCGCACCAGTCTGAATCATCTCAAAAACCTGGGCGGAGCTGCCTCCGATCGTTTGGGTGTCAACGCACGTGATGTTCATGTTGGATAACTACGGCTCAATAGCGGATCGACCACGTCAGACTAGGCGCCCAATCGGACGTCTTGTTGAAGCCGGCGTTGACGATGCGGGCGAGAAGGACATTGTTGCCGCTGAAGAGACCAAACTCCGTCAGCAGGTAACCGTTGCACTGACTGGCTCCGATCGTAAACTCAACTCTTGCGACGAACGGACTTGGGAAGGTGATGGCGTCCACGTTCTTGGTGGTCACACCAACCGAGAAAGGAGCTGGAGATTCGAGGGCTACATCGATCACAGCCGCTGGAGTTGTTCCGGTTCCTACGCCGAACTTCTGGCAGGCGTAGTCGGACATCGGAGAGCGGCCACCCCAGACGTAGGCGAGAAGCTGTCGACCGTTGTCGAGGAAGAGATTTTGACCGACCGGCATCGTGCCAGGTTCAAGGTCGAAACCACGAGGGACACGACCGGGTTTCACCCAACCGTATTTGATTGCCTTCTCGAAGGAGACCGACTTACCTTCGGCGTCCCTGATTCCGGCGAGTGCGACATATCCCTTTGGCTTCATCTGCCTAAGTATCTCACACGGCGTAGACCACCCTGCTGAACGTCACTCGGGTTCTAAGCGGGGTGTTTGTGGGCGGAACTTTCGGGTGGGTGTGCGAGTTTGCCCAAGCAACAATTTGACTGCAAACGTTTTCCAGGTCAGACTTACGGATGATCGGATCGTCTGCCCCATCGCCAAGGTCGATGCGAGCTGATTTGACGTTGGTTCGAGGTGTTAGAATCTCGAATTTTTGAGCCATCTGGAAGAATGACGTTGTCCCCATGAAGGTCAAATCCTCGTAGTTCGCATTGACATACTTCACGAAGATGGCTATTTGGTCAGTCGCGTCCATCATCTGCACAAAGTAGCCCTTGCCAGTTCGAGCTTCAATCGAGCCGTCCATCTCGTCACCAGCATCGACAATTTGGATAACGTAACCCTTGCTGGTGACAGCGGTGATGCCGGACTCGGCCAGTTCGATCGATTGGCCGTAGCGAGTCAGCAGCGCATGGCGATTCGGCGTGTCTCCTTCGTAGTTGCGAAACGGATATTGCTTCGCCTGCTCGGAATTCTGCATGAACCATTCCCACACCGGTTTCTCTGGTTCGCCATCAAGAAAACGCACCAACACCTGATCGCCAATTTCCGGCATCCAATCAATGCCGCCAGAGTTTTTGGTGCCGCCGGAAGGTAATCCAGCAGGTAGTGCCCATGGAACGTCCGTCGTCGGGATCGAACCTTGTGCGGGTCCATAAACTGTTGGAACTCTGACTTTAACTCGGCCACGTTTTTCCGGGTCCTTGATGGACTCGACGATGCCGGCGTAAGTTCCTAGATACGATTTCACCAAAGTAGATACATCATGGTCATCAAGTCTCGAAACAACTGGGGAAACGCCGGCGGGTTCGAAGCCCAGCGCGGCGATCTTTGGGTTCTTGACTTGGAGAACGTGTTGACGGCTGTCCGCCGCGCGCCATTTTCGAACCAGTTGGAGCTTCCTCAGCCAGGCGACACGGTGCAGTTTGCGCGGCAAGTTACATTTCCAGAAGCGAGGATTGCAGAGGTCGAAGTCAAGGCCCTGAACACGCCAAGACTGTACCCTAGTTTTGATGAATCTGTTGGCGGAGTCCGGATTGATTTTCTGGTTGACTCGGCGACGACCGGTTTTTCGAACTCGAACAACATTTCGACGACGTCGAAGCTTAAGCGCTCCAAGATTTACTCGCTTCTCTACGGTTGGAGAATCCTCGGCAGGATCGGCCGGCTACCGTACAATTCAGAGGACATGTCAGTCCAATTGCCTGAGATTCCTGTGCCGCTTGGCGACACGTTCAAAAAAGACATCAAGCTCTATTTCTTGCAGGGATCAACGAAAGACACCTCTGGAATCGTTGCGGATGCCCTTAACGCTTCTGCGTCGGCTGGCATGGAAGTCTCAATGGCGTTTGTGATGAAGAAGTGCTGGATTTCGTCGATTCAGTTCAATGGGGTTGACCAATCCACCACGACGCCCCTAACGATTTCTGCAGTCATTATTCCCGAGGAGATTTTCCCGTTCAATCCCACCCCTGAAATCAGTGGAAACATCGCCATGAGAGATTCTGCTTTCATCCGTGGGGTTCCCAACGTATAGTTCTTGCCATTGTGGCAAAACTAGTCGGTAGCAAGCTCAAAACAGTCGCCGAGGGACTGTTTCAAGTAGTCAAAGCCCGTTCGTCCCAGGACGAACTGGTGATGCTCTGCGAGCAACCCAGATGCGGTGACCAGTCCGGCAACAGGTCGGTGAACCTTAAAACCGGCAAAACTAACTGCTGGCGGTGTGGCGTTGGCGGAGATTTCCTGGCGTGGATCAAAACTCTCGGCCACGATCCGGACCTAAGCGACATCGCTCTCTACGATACGACCACGCTTGACGACGCGATGAAGGATTTGGACGCCGTCTACGCAACTAGGCGAAGCGTACTCGCAGTCACGAACGACATCAAACTTCCGCGGGGATTCACACCGCTAACCGAACGCCGAGGAAGCGGATACGCTAGACTGATCGAGAAGATGGCAATTCGGAAAAATCTCGACCTCAAAACGTTCGAAGATGCCGGCGCGGGATACACGATGGAAGACGGAAGGTGGGAACCGTTTTGCATCTTTCCAGTGATGGAATACGACCGCGTGGTTTACTACCAAGGACGGACGTATCGAGACCCGAAACCCGACCCGGAAACCGGCAAGAAACCATCGACGAAGCAGTTTCCGACGAAGTACGAAATCCCACTAGGTTCTCGCTACTGGGTCTACGACATCGACCGACTGAGGGCTCCGGAAGCGAAAGTCGGAATCGTAGTCGAATCGATGTTCAACGTCTATTCGCTGAAGAACGAACTGCGAACGAACGAGGTTGTACCGGTCGCCATCTTCAAGCATAAAATTAGCCCGGAACAACAAGCCAAAATTCTCACAGCTCGAGGAATCAAGGAGCTTTGTTTGATGTTCGACCCAGACGCTATCGCTTCGGCGTGGGATAGCTGCAAGAAACTGACGAACATCATCAAGGTAACCGTCGCTCCTCCTTTGCCAAAAGGTATCGATCCAAACGACGACGCAAAAGCAGCCGTAAAGACGTTCGAACAGCGAAAGCCGTTCAGCTCAATTAACTCGCTGGAGCGATTGCTAGACGGACTTTAACCCTCGTCCTCAGGCGGAGGAGGACTGACCAGCGCGACCCAATCGATCCGATTGACATTCATCGACTCCATGCTGATGTCAGCTGTGATGTCAAAGTCTCCCGTAGATTTCTCATTGACCTTGTCGTGAGCGACCTGCAGGGCAATCTTCTTTGCGTCAACGATTTTAGCCTCCACTGGACGCGGGTCTTGCTGAAGGGCCTGAATCCGCCGATCGTACTCGAGGTCCGAAATAGTGACCCAGATTTCGATTCGAGCGTTGACGTCGAATCGCGCATCTTGACTTGCTTCCCCAAGAAGTTTCTTGACGATACTGTGCGGCATGTAGTAAATACGTTCTCAGGTTCAGAATGAGTTCCAACGTCGTCCCTTTCAAACCCGCAGAGATTGACCTGAGAAGCTGCGTGCGTCCAGTCAAACACCGAGTCGCTCTCACCGCTGTGCAGGAAGAAGCGACTGGCATCATCCTGATGCCCTCCAATGCCAACCAAGTCCATCGGCTTGGCCGAGTTGCGTCCATCGGAGACACGGTCGAAATTGCCGTCAAGGTCGGCGACATCGTCATCTACCAATGCAACAAGATGTTCGAAATGGGCGTGACCCATTTTGTCGGTGAAGGTGACCGTCGTCAGCCCGTGATGATCATGCATCAAGGAGACGCATTCGCGAAGCTGGATTCTCCGCAGATCACGCTTGAAAATTTTCATGTGCTCGGCGACTGGGTGCTCGTTCGTGACATCAAGATCGACATGATCGGCGGTCTCTATCTGCCGGATTCGGCCATTCCACCTCCAGAGTTTGAGGTCGTGCAAATCGGAAATCTTCTGCCATCGAGCGAAGACCCGGTGCTCGCCCAAATCAAGATCGGCGACAAAATTTACGTCGACAAGAGCCGCGCCAACCAGATTCGACTCGAAGGAAAACTCTACTGGTATGTCCTGAAGCAGGGAATTCACGGCGTTCGGCCAGTTGAACAAAATGCGTGAGAACGCATCTTTTTTGTTTACATTGACTCATTGAGCAGTAAACTCTGCGACGTTGTCGGTGACTTCGGTCGTCGATAAGTTCTTTTGACATAGCACTGGGGATGTTCTGGATTCTACTTTAGGAGACAGATACCTGATGCGCGCTGGAGACTGCTAGGTCGACCTCCATAACAAGACTTGGCAAACCACAAATGGCAACACCATTGTCAAGGCGTTCGCTCGTTCCAACGAGCTCCGTCTCGCGGCCTAATTAGGCTGCGCGTGGCACGATTAAGATGAGCGGGGTAGATCGTGCTGCGTAAAAACTACGCTACTGATTTCGCTGCCGGCTGAGGCGGAACTCAAAAACTCAGCCAAAGATAGGTCCGCCTGGACATTAAAATAGGACACGCGCGTAGACTCAGATTCGGTTCTCTTTTAGCACGCGGGTTCAACTCCCGCCATCTCCACCAATTTATGCCAAGCCCCGTGGAATCAAACGCCACTGCTCTCGACGTGTCTTCGGACGCGACTAATGCAGCGGGCAGGGTTTCGCCGCCGGCAGCGATGTCGGCCTTGGCACCACTTTATGCCGTCATAGTGTAACCGCGCACGCCGTCCCATGGGACGGAAGAGGGGTGTTTCTTAATCCCCGGTCGGCTCCAATTTCAAGAGAACGCCAGGTTTTGGCCGTAGTAATCTGGATTGTTCCTGTTTCCTCGGTGTTCTCTTGAAAGTCGGCGAAATAGCTTAGCGGTAGAGCATGGACGGCCACCTTAAAAATGGACGACCAGGTCGGAGGTTCGATCCCTTCTTTCGCCACCAATTTCCAAATTAACCTTGTCAGCCTGGACCAAATCTTGGTCCTAAGAGTCTAAGTTCTTCCAGTTTCACACGACGCGAGTAGATAAATCAGCTCGCACCAAATTTTCAACCAACCAATCTTCACTTTCCATGTCCTTAAGATCAACAGTATCGATACAGCCAAAAACCTGGTTTAACCAGGATTGCGGCGTCGTGCTGTCGGCCGGATATGAAAGCCGTAGCGCGAAGACGACCCAAGGGCATAATTTGCCCATCGAGGAGGGTTCAACCGCCTAGGTAGCCAGAAAAGGAACCTTAGGTTTAGTTGAGCCCGACTCTCGCAAGAGGTCGGGTTTTTTCGTATCTGAATTCAAACAACTTTCCGGCGCAAGCCGGTCAACTCTGAGGGTAAAATCCCTCCTGGCAACCCATCTAGGCCAGACAAACGATGGGAATAGCTATCGGGGCCAACACGGTCACCAATAGACTCAACTAAGAGTTGTCGAAGGTGTGTATCGTTCTTTTGAATATAGAAAACTAGGGCAGAGGTGCGCGATGCGTTAAATGCTTTGACAGCCTCTGCCCGAACAATTTTGCACGAGTAGCTCAGAGAAAGAGCAGCCGGTTTCCACTGGTTGGTCGGTGGTTCAATTCCATCCTCGTGCGCCATGCCCGCGTCGTCTAGGAGACCAGGACGCCGCCCTTTCAAGGCGAGAACACGAGTGCGAATCTCGTCGCGGGCACCAATTTGCGTGTGTGGCTCAGCCTAGTCTACAGCGCCTCGTTGCCAACGAGGATTTCGTGGGTGCGAATCCCGCCACACGCACCATCTTCGGGCAGTGATGACAGGGTTACTTCTTTGTATGAAAAACACCTTGTCGACTTTTCTCCCGTTTCGCGTCAATAGCTCAGTTAGTTTAGAGCACCTCTCTTCCAAAGAGGATGTCGTGGGTGCAATTCCCTCTTGACGCACCACTTTATTGGGCCGGCATGTACCGTTAGCGGCGACAGTGCTTTGCAAGCACCGTGTGGTGGGTGCAACTCCCATCCGGTCCACCAATTTCTGCGCAGTGACGGGTTCGGTTACTTCAACATCAACATCGAAAAACACCGAGTCCACTTTATTCTCGCAGAGAGCTTTTTCGGGTAGTGACGTCTACGGATACTTCTTGGGGAAATACACCCGTCGACATTCTTTTCTCCCGATTACAATTTCCGTGCAGTGAGGAATATGGGATACTTCGTTGCTTAATGGTAAAGCAATTCCCTATTAAGGAATCAATGGTGGTTCAATTCCACCCGAGGGCCGAAAGGTCTTCACCTCCCAGTCCATTGTTCTCACGGAAAAATTTGCAGCGTTCGTCTAGTGGCCAGGACAGCGGTCCTAACAAGTCTCAGTCTGACTTTTCTCGTCGCAAGACGCAGTGAAGATTGAGTTACTTCAAATCCAAACCGCTTACGTGGGTTCGAATCCTACACGCTGCACCATTTTCCTCTCGTAGCTCAGCAGTTAGAGCACGCGCTTGATAAGCGTGGGGTCGTAGGTGCGAATCCTATCGGGAGGACCATTTTCGGTCTGTAGCGTAGCCTAGTTATCGCGTTCCGTTCGGGGCGGAAAGATCGCCGGTGCGAATCCGGCCAGACCGACCATTTCGGGCTGTATCGCCAACGCGTAACGACGAATCAAGTCCGACGGTAATCAATCCGTCCGCCACGGCAGGTAGAACCGCTCGCGGCCCTACGGGGGCGAGCGTCCGAGTTCGAATCTCGTGCAGTCCACCATTTTCCGAGTAGTGAGAGAAACGGTTACTTCATTGGTTCAAATCCAATATCCTCCGCCAAAACTGGAGAATACGCCTAATGGTTGGGCAACGCGACTTAACACCGCGTCTTCTACCGTCCTCGTTTTTCTCTCGGAAAGCTTTTGCGCGTGTAGTGTAATGGTAGCACAACAAATATCTCAGTCACCTTATTCTCGTCGCAAGACGCAGTGACCGATTGGGTTACTTCTTCTACGAAAAGATTAGACTTGGTTCGAATCCAGGCGCGCGCACCATTTTTGGAAGTATAGCTCAATAGTAGAGCTCTCGCCTCTTAAGCGAAGGGTTGTGGGTGCAAGTCCCACTGCTTCCACCACTTTGAGGGATTAGCCAAGTCAGAAAGGCAACGTTCTGCAAAAGCGTCATGCGTCGGTGCAATTCCGACATCCCTCTCCATACGGACGTAGCTCAATTAGTAGAGCGGGAAACTCCAAATCTCCAGGTCGCAGGTGCAATTCCTGCCGTCCGTGCCACTTTGGGAAGTCTTAACAAGACAACACCTAGTCACCTAATTCTCGGTCGCAAGATCGCAGTGACCGACTGGGTTACTTCGGAAAAGCAAAGCCCTGAAAAGCCAAGCAAGTAGGTTCGAATCCTGCACTTCCCACCACTTTGGGGACATAGCTCAGTCAGTAGAGCAGCAGACTGAAAATCTGCGTGTCGCTGGTGCAACTCCAGCTGTTCCCACCATTTGGAACGAGGAGGGGCAGACTATGTCTGTTTACCATGATCGAATCACTAATCGTCATCCTCATAGTCGGTCTCGTGCTCTACCTGATCTTCTGGGTAGCTGGTCAGTTCGCTCAAGGTACGCCGTTGAAAATCATCGGTGCTATCTTGGCTCTGATCTTCGTGGTTTATGCGCTGGACAAAATCGGAGTTCTGCACGGATTGAACTTGTAGATAGCGCATGACTGATCCAAAACCGTCGACTCTGTCTCCCGATGACGACATCGGCGAGTTCGTGCAAGATGCTCCTGCGCCTGAAGGCGAGAAGCCAAAAACTTGCAACTTAGACGATGGTCCGTGCGAGTCGTGTCAATAATCTTTTTGTGGCAGGGTAGAGGAGCATGGCCGTCCTCGCGATCCTCATAAGGTCGAAATCGTTGGTTCAAATCCAACTCCTGCTCCCACTTTTGTGTCAGCGATGGGGGTCATGAAGACACGGGTTCGAAACCGTCTCCCTGTTACCAGCAATTCCCGCAGGGAACCAAGTGGCTTACAAATGCAGAAACGTCTTCGGCACAATTTATCCGGATGTAGTTCAGCCTAGTAGAACGCTTGATTTGGGATCAAGAGGCCGCAGGTGCGAATCCTGTCGTCCGGACCATTTTTGAGGATCGTGCGGTGCGATCTTGTCGCGAAGCGGGGTGCAAGTCCCTAACTAGACTCGGTTCGATTCCAGCTGGGCATAGCGCAGACGACAAGCTGGGCCTCAACCATTTTCACGGGGGTGTAGCTTAGCAGTTAAAGCGCTTGCCTGTCACGCAAGAGACCGAGGGTGCGAATCCCTTCATTCCCGCCATTTTGCCTTGGAGCTCTACGAGGGAGACTCAAGTGTGGCGCGCTAGGTTGTTCATACCGCTTCGGGTCGCTAATACCGGCCTGGTCGTTCGAGACATCGCGGCGGAAGACTTCGGTCGAAACAGAAAGCTCAGCGGGAAAAGCGAGGTTGGACTGCGGTCACTGCTGAAGGTCCACGCCAAGGCAAATTTTTCATTGGGATGTAGCTCAGTGGCAGAGCGGCGAGCTGTTAACTCGATGGTCGTTGGTTCGATCCCAACCTTCCCAGCCAACTTTTGGAACGGTCCCCATAGCAGCGATTGGTCGGGCCTTTTAAGCCCATGTGGTGAACCCACCGTCGGGGGTGCAAGTCCCTCCCGTTCCACCATTCTCAGTGGCACTGTAGCTCAGTTAGTAGAGCGCGGGACTCATAAGCCCAAGGTCACGGGTGCAAATCCCGTCGGTGCTTCCATTTATCCGCCTGTGGCAGAGTAGCAATTGCGATGCGCTGTAAACGCATTGACCTTCGGGTCTACGTAGGTGCAAGTCCTTCCAGGCGGACCATTGCTGATCACTCCGAGATAGCGCGGACCCTGCTTGGTAAGCAGGTGATGATGGGTGCAAGTCCCATGTTCAGCTCCATTTTGCGTTCTGGTAGTGGAATGACCATTACCCACGAGTTCTCAGCGCCGATATGGGTGCAGACACCTCTCGGTCCTGGACGCGCAATCCTGATGATCGATTACGGCATCGACCACAATCCAATTTTCTTGGTTCAGCTAGATGACGGCAGGTTCAAGTCCATTGACTCGAACGACTGTAGGGCATTCGAGAACCTAACCTTTGGGATCAAGCGTCCCGCACCGCCTCGAGGCGGTGAAGCTTAACTTTGCCTAAGTAGCTCAGTTAGTAGAGCAACGCTTTCGTAAAGCGTGGGTCATGGGTGCAAATCCCTTCTTAGGCTCCATTTTGTTCATTTTGTTCATAGAGGGTCCTTAATGCTGTCGTCAGCTCTCGAAGGATCAGTCGGTGGTGCGCCAAAGCAACCTAAAATAATGACGATGGTTGCGAGTAGCAAAAGTCATCGTCGGACAAGACGCCTGAGCGAGGCGGTAAAGGGTGCAAATCCCAGCTCTTGCGGATATGGTGGAACAGTAGACACACTACGTTGAGAACGTAACGGTTGACAGCCATGGGAGTGCGATTCTCCCTATCCGCACCAATTTATGGCGGCTATAGCTTAGCAGTAAAAGCATCTGATTGTGAATCAGAGGACCGCGGGTGCGAATCCCGTTAGCCGCCCCAATTTCCTCTCATAGCTCAACTAGATAGAGCGCGTCTCTGCGAAGGACGAGGTTGTCGGTGCGACTCCGGCTGAGAGGACCATTTTGTTTCGGTGTAGCTCAACTTAGTAGAGCGCTCGGCTGTTAACCGAGAAGATGAAGGTGCGAACCCTTCTGCCGGAGCCATCCTCGCGTAGCACAGCAGTTAGCGCGCTTCCTTGACATGGAAGAGGTCGCAGGTGCGAATCCTGCCGCGAGGACCATTTTGCCGATGAGTAGCAAGTCTTGGGCGAGCTCGAGGAACCCAAGCTGCGGATGCGATCGCCGCCGGCAAAGCTTTTGTCTCCGTTCAGGGGACGCAGATTCGTAGTCGACCGAGTCACGGTAGGCGATTGATCGTCGCTGAGTCGTAATGCGCCTGCCTGCCAGATGGATCGCGGACCGTCGACGGGGTTTTTACCCGTGTGGTGTAACAGTAGCACAAGTGACTTTGACTCACTTTGCCAAGGTGCGAATCCTTGCGCGGGTGCCACTTCTCAGGGAACGGTTCGTCGTTCCATGGTCTATATTTGTTTTAATGAAAACTCTTGCGGAATACGCTAAGAATCTCATAAAAGACGTGCTTCTCGTTGAGGACGATGAGCTACTGGCGGAGTTGTTGATTAACGCCTCAAAGAGTTACAGATGCCACGTGTTCTGGGCTAAGACGTGCCAGGAAGCGATCAATCAACTGGCGCAGCGAGAGTTTCACGTGGTGCTGTTGGACATGAAGCTACCAGATGGTAGCGGCTTAGACGTTTTTCGGGAAATGAGAGCCAACAAAATAATGACTCCGGTCAGCATTGTGTCCGGATATATTGACGAAAAATTGATAGATGCCGTGCGCAAGATCGATTTTGCCGTCATGATTCGAAAACCGTCAGACTTTTCGCCTGAATCAATCGGCAGCATTTTTGATGTTTTTAGCATCAAATTGGCGCAAGAACCATCTTCGAATACAGGACTGCACGCGGGTCGAGAAAGTGTATCGGCCTGAGGAAGCTAGGACACCAAAGCAGCACGAGGGAGAGTTAACGCTCGCGGACCTCGGTAGGTGCAACGCAAATTAAGACGTCAGGGTAGTGCTTCCCGTTCAAACGTCGTGGTAGCGGCTTAGAGAAATGTGCGGATAAAACAGAATCCAGGCTACACTGGTTCGAAAACTTGGAAGGTTGGCAGAGCGAATTATTGCACCGAGCTTGAACCTCGGAGTCGGGAAACCGGCCGTGGGTTTGAATCCTACACCTTCCGCCATGCACGCGTAGCTCAATTGGACCAGAGCATTCGTCTTCGGAACGAAGGGTTGGGGGTTCAAATCCCTCCGCGTGCACCACTTTGGAAGGTAGGACCTGCTGTAGAGTGGGGACCGCTTGGAAAGCGGATCAGTCGGGAAACCGGCTAGGGTGCAACTCCTTTACCTTCCGCCACGGAGAGAGTAAGGAGGACAATCAGGAGTCCCACGAGCCTCGAAAACTCGGACACGTTTAATCGTGCGCAGTGCGAACCTGCACCTCTCCGCCACTTTGTGCAGAACCCGTTAGTCCGGGTCCAACGATGCTACCTGTTCAACGGCGACTAACCAACGAACAGCCCTTCGCTTTCTGCACGATTTATTCTAAAAGTGATGACTCAAAAACCAGCAACGGTCCAACTGACTGAAGACTACCTAGACTTGAAGGTCGGCATTGCTTACCCAAAGGGGACTATCCTCGAGCGCCAATGCTCAGGACAGTATGCTCTTCCAGGGACGAAACTAGGTGGTGAATGCATCGCATACTTTGCCCTCATTCGCGACATCTGCGAAGCCGTCGAATAATTTTCCTCGCTTAACTCAACAGTTAGAGTGCCTCTTTCACACGGAGGAAGTTGTGGGTGCGAATCCTACAGCGAGGACCATTTTTCGGCATGTGGTGGAACAGTAGACACGGCGTCCTCAGAAGGCGTTGGATAAAATCCGTGCAGGTGCGATTCCTGTCATGCCGACCATTTTTGCCCGCATCGAATATCAGTTAGTTCGCCGCCCTCTCAAGGCGGAGAGCCGGGTGCGATTCCCGGTGCGGGCACCATTTTGGAGGTAGAAAGGTGGACAACTAGGAGTCCCACATGTTTGCTAAACATGGCCCGGGGTAAAGCTCGGCGCAGTGCGAACCTGCTCACCTCCGCCATTCCCGACTGGTGTAACAGTAGCACAAACGACTCTGACTCGTTTTGCCAAGGTGCGAATCCTTGGTCGGGAGCCAATTTTGAAAATGGGAGTCCACAGCTTGAGGTTGTGGCTGAGCGCTCAGGGTGCCGAGCACGGACGCTCCCTCCATCTTTGCCCGCGTGGTGGAACAGTAGACACGCTAGTCTTAGAAATTAGTGGTTGAAAAACCATGCAGGTGCGATTCCTGTCGCGGGCACCAATTTGTCTCAGTAGCTCAACTAGATAGAGCGGCGGTTTCCTAAACTGCAGGTTGCAGGTGCGAGTCCTGTCTGAGGCGCCAATTTTGTCCTCGTAGCTCAATGGACTAGAGCAAGAGCTTTCTAACCTCGAGGTTGCGGGTTCGAGTCCCGCCGAGGGCACCAATTTTGCCGGCGTGGTGGAATAGGATACACACTGAACTCAAAATCCAGCGGTCTTCGGGCCATGCAGGTGCGATTCCTGTCGCCGGCACCAACTTGCCCTTGTGGCGGAAAAGGAGACGCGCTTTGCTTAAACCTTAGTGACGCATGTCGTGAGGGTGCAACTCCCTCCAAGGGCACCATTCCATCTTCTTTTCGCGCCACAACTTCTGCAACTCGGGGAACACACGTGTTTTCGATTACCGCACGAGCAGAGATTGCTCCAAATCTTTCCAGCTTTCTTGTTTCGCCCTCGATAGTTCGGGGTTTGAGCGTGACAGTTAGGACACAGAAGCTGAAGGTCCTTTTCTTCGTCACTGTCAGTCTCATGATGAAGTTCCAAAGGGATTGGTTTTCCTCGCCATTGAGTGCCCTGGCAACCTTCGCATCTATGACCGCGATGAAATATCAACTTTTCTTTGACAATTTTTCTTTGGCTAGAAATCATCTTGTTGGACCTGTAGCTTAGCAGTCCAAAGCAGAGAACTCATAATTCTTTGATCGTGGGTGCAAATCCCACTGGGTCCACCAATCATCTTCGCACGAAATGCAGATCGAAGCGCTAAACCGTTTCGCAGTGGGTACGCTTGCTGTAACAACATGCGCGTGCGATGTCATTTGCCCGTTACGTTTAGTGAGCGAGACCCTGGCTTTGTACTCCAGAGATGGCCGGTGCAATTCCGGCAGCGGGCTCCATCTTGCAATGTTTGGCGTGTGGCACCGTAATCGGATTGCGAAGCCTGTAACGCATTTCGAGCGCCAAATTTTTGTTTACAATTTCAAAAACGTCCGTAGCGTCAACTATTCTCCACGCATTCCGCGTGGCAGTCAAACAAAGGAAAAACACCATGGCTAAGTTCGCATCATCCGCGAAGGTGGCACGCAAGGTCCCAGGCAGGACCGTTGTCACCAACGCAGCAGGTGGACCGGGATATTCCCAGTCCTCAAAGCTCGAGTTTGTCAGCATTTTGCTGACGACTTTTGTTCAGGATCAATTTTATCGTTCCGAGTCCGGCACAATCGTGCGGGTCAAGGAACTCCTCCAGAAGGTCGACCCGCTCTTCGCGGCAAAGGCCGCCGTCTTCGCTCGTAACGAGTTCGGCATGCGCTCGATCAGCCACATCGTGGCCGGCGAGATCGCGAAGACTGTCAAGGGTGAGGCATGGACGAAGGACTTCTTCAACCGTGTTTCTCGTCGTGCCGACGACCCGGTGGAGATTCTCGCGTATTACATGGCGACCTACGGCAAGCCGATTCCGAACTCCCTGAAGAAGGGTCTCGGCGCGGCGCTACAGCGCTATGACGCCTACGCTCTGGCAAAGTATCGCCGAGACGGCCAGCCGTTCAAGCTGATCGACGCAGTCAACTTGCTTCGCCCGAAGGAGACTCCGGCGTTGAAGCTGTTGATGACTGGCAAGCTCCAGCCGGCCGACACGTGGGAGACCAAGCTCACGCAGGCCGGTCAAGCCGCTGAGAGCGACGAGAACAAGGCGGAGTTGAAGGCCGCCGCATGGGCCGCGCTGATTCGCGAGAAGAAGCTCGGCTATCTGGCATTGATTCGCAATCTGCGCAACATCCTCGCGGGTGCTGACAGCGAGTTGATCGATGCCGTGTGCGACCAGCTTCGCAACGCGGACGCCATCCACAAGAGCCTCGTGTTCCCGTTCCAGATTCACACCGCATACGAGGTCGTTGGCGGTCTCAACGCATCTGCTACCCGAAAGGTTATGGGTGCGCTGGACGACGCAATCGACCTGTCCTGCGGCAACGTTCCGAAGCTAGAGGGCGACTCTGTCGTGTTCCTCGACGTTTCTGGTTCGATGGCCGGCAAGCCGTCTCAGATCGCATCGATTTTTGCGGCTGTTATCTGCAAGGCGTGGGATGCGGACCTGATCCGTTTCGACGACTCTGCCCACTACGTGAACTACAACCGAAAGGACTCGACCATGTCACTGTCTCGCGGGTTCCAGTTCAGCGGTGGTGGCACGAACATGCCAGCAGCAATCCAGGCAATGAACCGCAAGTACTCGCGCGTGCTGATCCTCTCGGACATGCAGACGTGGGTCGGCGGCATGGGAGCAGGTAACGCCAACTCGGCAATGTCGGCTTACACGCGCAAGTTCGGCGTGAAGCCGTTCGTCTACAGCTTCGACTTAAACGGTCAGGGCACGATGGCCTTCCCGGAGGACCGCGTGGCTGCGATCGCTGGTTTCGCCGGAGACAAGCTGTTCAAGATGATGTCGCTCCTGGAACAGGACAAGGACGCGATGGTTCACACCATCGAGAAGGTTGAGTTCACCCTTCCGGAGCGATCCGAGAAGGCTGAGTAAAGCCCTAGTTCACTTCGAGGGCGGTCTGGAAACGGACCGCCCTCTTCTATTTTTATTCTTATTCAAAAGGCGGTGCGCACCATATTCTTTCACCCATACCACCATGAGCGAAGTCCTAAACAAGACCATCGTCCTAGCTCTAAACAAGCTCTGGCAGCCGATTAACCACTACACGGTTAAGAAGGCAATCACGTCGCTCACGTCTGGTTTGAACGGCGAGCCGCCGGTTTACGCGCTCGATCTTGACTTTGTTCTCGACGAGAACGGTGAGCCGACGGACAAGCTGACCAAAGCCCACCCGACTGCGTGGGAGGACTGGATCGCTTTGCCGATTCGTCCGTGGGACTTGTTCATCCAGACGAGTCTCCGAGACGGTGCTCCAAACGGTGGACGCATTCGCGTTCCAACGATCGTAGTTGCGTGCAACTACGCTGGCATGCCGGATTACACTCCGAGGCCAAACTCGAAGAGCATTCGCGAGCGTGACGGCGGCGTTTGCCAGTACTCCGGTGAATACATCGGTTCTGCTGGAAATCTCGACCACGTTGTTCCACGCGACAAGGGTGGCAAAGACACGTTCGAGAATCTTGTCTGGTGCAAGCCGAAGATCAACAGCGAAAAGAGCAACAAGCTACCGCACGAGGTTGGTCTAAAGCTTATCAGGACACCGATCGCTCCGAAGAAGGTGCCGCGCTGCGCAATGATGCGCGACATTAAGCACCCGACTTGGAGACACTTCTTGATCCCGAAGAAAAAGTGAGATTCGTCGTTCAACTTCCGATGGAAATCATGCGATAGCCCGGCAATTCCGCCGGGCTATCGTCATGAACCATTGGAAAATCATACGCGAGCCCTCAGAAGGCATCACGCCGACCGCATCAAGCGGAAGGTTTATCGTCAGCTCAAAACCCATCGATGGCTATGGAATGAGTTCGACTTTAAGAATTTCATCGGCCTCAAGCGGCTAACCCACGCCGAACGAGAGGAAAAAATCCATCGCATGGTTTCTCGGCTGTGGAAAAACCGGCAACCCTGCTCCTGTGTTATGTGCGGAAATCCGCGCCGACACCTCAAAGAGCTTACGATGCAGGAACAGCGCTGCGAGCCGGTTGATAGTATCCGTCGACTTTGACCATCGGCCTAAGATCGGCGGTGTACTTTCCGCTGGGTAATCGTGATATGTCAGGAATGTCGTATCCTTGTGCCGCTAGCTTCTTGAAATCTGTCGAACCGTGATTTACGCCTTCTGCGTCTACCATGTCTACTTGGGCGTAGCCAGGAAGATCAGGTCCCCAAACAGCAAGTTCCCAAGTTAGTGGTAATGGCCGCCCTTCCAACAGCACGCTGACTAGTTCCGTAGGTTTCATTGTCTACATACGAAAAGAGCCGGACTTTCGTCCGGCTCTTGAGATTCTGACTCAACCTGAATTTTACTTCAGGGTGTCGGGATTGCCCCAGTTCGGGACTTCCGCGCTCGTGTTGAAGCCGGCGTCGTAACCCCAGCCGCGGCGGCCGGTAACCACGATGTCGACTTGCGCTCCGCGAAGGTTGCCCTTGTTGCGGATGACGAAGGAGACGTTGGCCGTGGTGTTGCCAGAGCCGAAGAAACCGACGCGCTTCGAGATCAGGTTGTAGGAAACCGTCTTCACGCCCTTCGGAACGAGGGTCTGAGCGGAGCCGACATTGACGAAGGCGCCGGACGGGTTGGTCTGTTCCTTCAGCTGGAAGTACAGCGAGTTGGAACCGGTGTTCTCGAGGACGAGATCAACGTTTCCGAGGCGGTCATTGGCGCGATACGCATAACCTGCAAGGAGGGTAGCGTCCGTGCCGAACGGGATAGATGAGACTTGGTTCATGCGTAGGGCGGGTTGAGTTTAGATTAACGAGTAGACACAATAGCTAACTCAATTCTGCGCAAATAGCGAGAAGCGCACACCGGGCAATTTCCCAAAGAGCAAGACTTCGGCCTGCGTTCTTTCTACTTATGGAAATTCCATCTGCCGACAACTCTATCTCGGGCAATCCATACCGCTTTGATCGCATGGCAGAGAACGCCGTGCTTGGCGTCATAGCCAATCGTCATCCTAATTCTGTCACAGGCTTCCACGAAGTGGAAATTGACGGCAAAAAAGTGACCATCGACACGAGCAAAAGTCTAGGCTCGTTCAAGACTTATTCGATGGAAGAAGCCAAAAGTCTGGAGATTGTGCCATTCGACGACGAAAATCCGTTCGGAGAGCTAGGTCAAACCTTCACGGACCACATGGCCGAGATTGCGGCAAGCAGTGAAGCAATTTCCGCTGAGAAAGAAAAGTTGGCGAGATCGGTTGTCCTAGCAGGACCCACCGACTTCAAATACACCGTGAAAGACCTGGTCAAGTCGCTGAAGGACAAGAGCTCTGGTTCGATTCCTATGCCAACAACATTTCCCCAATCTCTACCAATTCTCGAGCCACGTCCTCCGGAACGCCAGAAATCGGACGAGTAGACGCATAGCGTTCAAGAAGCTGACGGTCGCTCAGTAGTTCGGCTTCCGCCTTAGTCGCTTCTCCGAGCTGCGCCGTGTAGGTTAACTTTGCCGATCCGAGAATTGAGCGTGGATCGGCGTAGAATCTCTCGGTTTCTTCGATGGAGTTTAGCGTGACCCAGTAGCGATGCTCTTCGGCCGGATTTGCTTTTGCAAAGAAATCCTCAAGATTCACGACTCGGTACTCCGGCATTCCTTCAATCGGAATCCATTTCAACTCCATGGAAGGCGTCTCGAGAATCAGGACGAACTTCCGCTGCGCCGCTTCGCCGAAGTCTTGCTGAAACGGCGAACCAACGTAGAACGCGTTCTTGCCAAATTTCTGATGGCGATGAACGTGACCGAAAAGAGCAAGGTCAAACCGATCTACCAGTTTTGGATCAATGCCCTTCTTGCACGCCTCTCCAGAATCGTAGCGAACACCACAGACATCACCGTGAGCAAGTAGCACCTTGACAGACCCTGGTTTCAACCGGTTCAGCCGACCTTCAATCGCAGCGTTGACTTCGTCGTAGTTGTCGTGGTAAGCGTGGCAAACAGCGTCCACGCCTTCGTCCACGTTCAACGTCTCTGGGTCGATGGCGCCAAAGTACGGTTGAAACAAAAACTTCGAGTTGACGTCCGCGTATTTGAGGAGCTGCTCATGGTTGCCGGTCAGTTTGACACCAAGCGAGTTTGGGGCGAATTGTGACAATCCACCAAGCATAGTGTCCAGCGTGGCTCTGGGAATGAAGGATCGATCGTCTGTGGTGTCCCCGAGGTCGATAACGCCATCGCATTGCTCGTCGTGATAAACCTTTGCTAGGATTTCGTAAAAACGCTTGACCCGGTACCGTTGCAGAGGAAGCGACGGGTCTGTGAAGCAGCGTTCAGTTCCTTCAGTCGCCTGAAGGTCAGTGTAGACGAGGAGACGCATTACCAGTTAATCGTCGCTTTCGAAATCATTTCGCACTGGCCTTGTAGAAGAGTGTGGTGCCCACGCAGAAAATCTTCCAACTTCGGTGCCCATGTTCGGCCGTTAAACCAAGGACCACGAAAATTCACGATGTCGATCTTGTCGTGTTTCTCTGGTTCCGAATTCACCAGAGTATCGAGAGTCTTCACTCGCATTACCAAGACGAAGATGACCCAGTGCCATCCCAAGACGTCGGGACCGTCAGGTCGGATGTTTTCATAGGCTCCAACTAGGGAGGATTTTTCCGGGATCGCATCTAATCCCATCTCCTCTTTCAGCTCGGTTGCGAACTGTTCTCGCAAGGTGAGGCCGACCTCGTGCAAACCTGAAGGAAGACTCCAACAGTTGCGAGCCGAGCGGACGTTTTCAGATCGATGGATAAGAGGAAAACGGCCTTGGTCGTCAATGGCAATGCCAGAGACGGTGACGTAGGGGCGGGGTTCCTTGAAGGTGTTCCACAGTTCGGGCATGGTAAACAGCAAGAACTGCGGAATTCATCTGCAATCTTCCTGTGAGCACGTGACGGAGCGTTCTTTGCAAACAACAACCCGATCAAATTTAGACTGTGAAAAAGTTTGACTACCAACTGTGGAATGGCCGGAGACGAATCTGCCGCGTGCAGATTCAGGGCAATGGACTGGGCGTAATTCCTCAGGCTCGTGCTGGACTCTGCTGGCTGAGATACTTCGTCTCCGTGGCCTTGGCCATGGGCGATAATTAGCCTTGTGCAACCGTCTCAAGACAAAGTCCTCAAGCTTCTCTTTCGGACCAGGACTAACAAGGAAGGTTCTGGCTCAGAACTCGAGAGCTATCTTGACAGGTTGCTGATTCGCATCTACTCGTCGACGTCTCTGATGGTTTATCTGTTCGACGCAAAAATCAACGAGGATGACGAGATCGAACTGGTCTTCAACGAACTGCCGCCGGAGATCATCGACAAAGTGATTCAGTTGATCGGAGCGGAAGAAGTGAAGGTGTTCACATTCCGTAACGAGGAATCCAACCACATTTACCACGGCTTCCGGTGCAAACCGCAAAAAGCCGCGCTGGAGGAACTGTGAACCTGGTGAAGAAGTTGATTGGAGCGTTTGTTGAGACGCCTCCACCGATTCACCCGCTCGCTTCAATTGTCGAGACTGAGCTCAAGACCGGGCCTTTCAAAGATCGGATAGACGACTTTCTATCAACACTTCCTGAGAGGCCAGGGATCGATCTGGTGCACGTCACCGGAGTTACTGAAACTCACGCTTTGTGCCAGTGCAGAACTCGCGTCAAAGACCACGAGAACCCTCGTTTTTTCGACGCCGAAGTGAACTTCAAGGTCGACTTGAAGTCCGGAGAATGTTCGGCCGTTACGCCGACCTAGTCTGCAGGAGGACGTTACCGTCTACCGAAGCGGCGTCGACATAGATCAGGCGCCCCGATAGATAGTCAGTGACGATCTTCCGTGCATATTGGTGCGTCGACTTTACGTCGAGCACTCTTCGCTCCTTGAACTCTTTGTTGAGTTTTCCTTCGAGGCTCTCGGGTAGTCGGAATACAACGAGGCTAGTTTTGTTGTCCTTAGGCATGTCAGTATACAGAACAAGATTTTTGCATTTTGTAAACAACGGTCAAAACTGAAACCAGAAGAAAATGGCTACACGTGATTCTATTGCTGGTGGTGTGTTGAACTTCATGGGTTTGACCGGCACCCCGCTACCTACGAGCAGCATCGCTCCAAGAATTCCCAATCCGGCCGACAACCTGGCGATGACCCAGTTTACGGACCTGGGTCAGGTAACGAATTCGGAAATCTGGTCGAATTACGCCACGGCGATGACCAGGCCGACGACCTACTCGGCCATGCTCCAGACCTGGAGAGAGATGGCTGGATGGGACCTGCTCGCAGCTGCCCTTGTCCAAGTCGTCGATGAAGCTATCCAACGGGACGAGCTAAATCCAGGTTCGATTTGGTACGAGTGCGACGACCCAAAGATCGAGGAAGAGTTGAACTCGATGTTGGAAAACCTCAACATCGAGGAAATTCTTCCTAACCAGTTTTGGTTCCTCTCGGCGATGGGTAACGCATTCGAGAAGCTGGAATACTCCAGAGGCGACGGCGTGACCGGCATGTCTTTTGTTGATCCGCAGGACATTCGTCGTTACTGGCTTCAGAAAAATCGTCAATGCGTCGGCTTCCGATGGGAGAAAGGTAAGGCTCCCGACAAGGAGAATTTCTGGCTGATCAACCAGCAGCAAAAAATTGAGCGTGTCGACGTCGGACAGTCAACGGACAAACTCTGGTATCCGTGGGACTTCATGCATTTTCGTCGCATGTACCGCATGCGAGAATCCGAACACGGTGAGCCGATCTTCGACGAGGCACAGTCGATCTACAAGAAGATGCGCATCGCCTTGGACCAGATGGTTGTCCACCGGGCACAGGTTCAACCGGACCGGTACGTCGTCAACGTCGACACTGGCGAGCAACCTCCTGCAGAGCAAATGCGGACTCTTCAGCGCTGGAAGCAGTCGATGCGGGCAAAGCTTTCGTTCGGCTCCGGTGGCTCGGGTGGTGGCGCGGGAATGTCAGACCCAACCGATTTCAAGTCGTTCTACAACGCTCTCGGTCTTGATTCGGTCCTTTGGGTTGCGCGTCCGAAAGGTTTCACGCACGCCATCGAGAAACTTGCCGGTACACCATCAGTTCCTGACATCTACGACGTCGAGATGCTCACCAACCTCTTTTTCTCGGTTATCGGTATGCCGAAGGAATGGTTGGGAATCGGCGACAAAGGCAGTCAAAACACGATGGCCAGTGGTAAAGCGTTGCTCGCCCAGGACATCAGATTCTTGCGCAAAATCAAGGCGCTACGCCGGCCAATCACCCAGGGCTACCGCTGGATGGGTTACTTCCACCTTCTCCTGAAAGGCAAAGACATCAACAACATCAACGTCCGCACGAAGATGTCGGAGATTGGCCAACTCGACGAACAAATCAAACTAGAAACACTGAAGGCGCAAGCCGAGGTGCTTCAAGTGCTCGGCGACGTGATGGAGACCTACGCTCTTCCTCGCGAAGCGTGGGTTGAGGTTATCTTCAAAAAGTACATGCATTTGCCGGATGACATCGTTAACGCGTTCGTCACGGCGTTGCCGAAAGAAGCCGAGCCACAGCCGATGGAAAGCAAGAAGAAATCCATGTCTACGATGGCCATGTTGAACGAAGTGAAGATGCGACTTGACGGACATCCTCGTGCTAAGAGAATGCTCAACGAACTGCAGGACCTTTCAGACGGAAAGATGCCCGATCGCAAACCAGGCGAGCTCCGTTACACGACCGAGAACGTTCTCCGCAATCCTCAATCGATGATCAAGCCGAACGACGTCATTGTTTCGTCGTTTGGTCCGGTGGAAGAGGGCCGCAAGGTTCCTGCGTCAGGCGCTCCTGGCTACCGCCGCTACAACTTTGGCGCTGGCTCAAATGCCTAACCTTACGCTATCGACGTCGATCACGCAGAGCTACGTCACAAAGACCACCGGTCGCGTAGCGTCTGTCACGCTCACCGTTTCGTTGATCGATACGCGCCCGTTCGTCGTCTACAAACCGGTCGGCGTGGTGGTCGAGTGGGGTGATGGTTCGCAGAATGAAACGGTCGTGCGGTCTCCATCGCCGTACTCAGCGACGTTCGAGCACACGTACACACCTGGAAATTACATTCTCAAGGTCACCGGTAAGAATTACCAGGTGCCTCTGGCGGACATCGCTGTGGATTCTCACGACGTTAGAGTCGCGAGTCCAAATCCTCGAGTCCCTTCGCTCATCGAACAGGGCCTTCAACCGATCATTTACGGCCCGATCTTGCCAAGAGACGAAGGATTTCCAAACCAAAGCGAGTGGGCATTCCAGTCTTCGCAAGATTCTGTCCTGTTGGAGTCGTCAGCCAGGATGCTTTTGGTCACGACAGTTGGTGAAAGATTGATGCAACTTGAGTATGGCACTAAGCTGCCACTCATCATTTTTTCGCCGTCGACACCTTCGCTTCAAGACGATGTTTCGCAAGAAGTCATTAGGGCGTTCTCAATACATGAGCCAAGGTTAGCTGTGACTTCCGTCAGTCTGAGCCACATCGGAGAAAAACAGGTAAGGATCAACGTGAGTCTGGCTTCCAAACTCGATCAACGCCAGTTCGTGGTGTCCACCACGTTTGTCAATTCATGAGCGACTGCGTAACACGCGCCGATTTTCTTCGAAATCTAGTCCAAACCCAAGGCCTCACGTACGTTCAAGCGGCGTCGGCCTACGACAGCTTCATCAAGACGATCGAAGATGGCATCTGTGCAGGAAGCAAGATTCAACTGTCAAGGGTTGGAGCTATTTCGCCGGTGAAGTATGGTCCTCGAATCCAGCAAATGGGATTCAAGCGGCTAGCTGGTAACGAAGTTGAGAAAGTGCCGAGGACGTACTACCTCGGAAGTCGGATCAAATACAAGTTCATCCTCTTCAAGAGTTTCATGGCCAACAAAACGCTTGCATGGAAGCTTGACTAGAGGAATGGCGTCGTCCCGGCGTCGCTGTAATTAGGACATGTCGGGAATCTTCCTAATCCAGCCGATTTCGATCCCTCAGTCTGCTGCTCAAAACTTTGCAGGCGGTGACGTTAAACACGTCTCGTCGATCGCTGACGCTATTGAGGGCGATTCGCTATCAGGTCCGACAAGGCAACTTGCCTATCGCGACGTCATCTTAGCCGAGAAGGTCAACGAGCTCGTCGAGGTCGTTAACAATAAAGACCAGTTCATCAATCTTCCGCTGCCGGTCACCACGCTTCCCGGTGGCGCGTCGCAGATCATCTCGAACTATCGCATTCCACCCGGCTTCGAGGCGCGTATTCTTAACGCGAAGATTTCTTCGTCCCCTTCCGGAGCAATCCAACTGACGATCGGCTACAACGCTAACCAGTACGGACTCACAACCTTCTCAACACAGCCGATCACGACTTTTGACGAGTCCACTGCCGGATCGTCATTCTACGGCACAGGTGAGTTCGTCATTCAGCTATTGAATGTCAGTGGCAGGACGTCGACTGCAACCGCGTCTGTCATGCTCACAATGCGGCCAGTTGCAGCCCAGAAAGGCGGCATCATCGGACCCGGTGCTGTCGGTCCTCGTGGCGACAAGGGCGACAAGGGCGACAAGGGCGACCAAGGAAATCCCGGTTTGCCAGGTCCCGCGGGTCCGATTGGAATGACGTGGCGTGGATCGTGGTCGTCAGTGACCGGATACGCTACCCGCGACGAAGTCCAGTATGGTGGAAGCACCTGGTTCGCCCGTTCTCCAAACACAAACGTCGCTCCGCCTGCTTCGCCGTTTGACATCTCAGGAGTGTGGGACTTGGTGGCAGCGCTTGGTAGCCAAGGCTCGCAAGGTGTCCAAGGGTCTCAAGGCGCTGCAGGTGGTACCGGCGTTCAAGGCTTTCAAGGATTCCAAGGAAACATCGGACCGACGGGAACGCAGGGTAACCAAGGCGCCCAAGGAACGACGGGTTTCCAAGGCTCGCAAGGTTCGCAAGGAAATCAAGGTCAATTCGGCGTCGGGTTCAATCTCGCAGGAATTTACTCAGAGTTCCAGGCATATTTCACGAACGACGTCGTTACCATCACCGATGGCACAACGGCAATCACGTACGCCGCTGCCGCAAACACGGGTCCTGGCAATCCTCCTCCAGGGGCTCCATGGCAGAAACTTCTCGCTCCAGGTAGCGGCACTTTCTTCGACGTCAAAACTGCACGCTCTGCCCTCGTAACAGGAGCCGACTACGTTGCCGGCACGCCAACTACAATGTACGGATCGATCGCTTCAGGATCGAACTATCCGGCGATGAATTGGAACGAGTCGTCGTCCTACGGCAATCTTACCGGTTTCAGCTACAACGGCGTCAGCACGCTCCGCGGAACGAAACGCGCCATCTTCAAAGGTGAGCTGATCGTTGGTTTGCCAGCTGGTCCTGCTGACGGTTCTCTTCGTGAATGGAATGGCGAAGACGTCGAGGTGCTAATCGAGAAGCACGGAACGATTCAAGGTACGACGACGCCGTCGGTGGAAGTGAAGTCGATCGACACGAGTTCGTTCACTGTCATCAGCAACTCGGACGTTCCAGTCCAAGTTCAGATCACTGCGATCGGCACGAAGATGTGGCCGACCTGATCAGTCTTTCTTGATGCCAATCATCACGATCGATGGGTGGATCGTGTTGTGACCGTCAGACGCAGCCGAGCTGGTATCTTCAGCCGGATTCGTCATGAAGTAATCGCCGAGAAGCGAAGAGAGATCGCGGTAAACACCGGCGTTCTTTTCGCCATCGCTTTCTCTCGCTTGACCGGAACCGAACGTAGGACCAGAGCCGATGCGGAAGCAGAAGTCGTCGTTGTTGTTGACAATCGCCCGACCGAAAACGTGACAGTGTTTGCGCATCTCTCCGGCGACCAACACGTGACTTTCGGCTCCGATCGAATCGCCAGGAGCTCTCGTTGTCAAGCCGGGTCCAGCGCCAGCGAACATCGGCGACCGGCCGTAGTAACCGTCTGGCAAAAGGGACCAACCTGGGTTGCGAGTTATTGCATCTCCAGTGTTTGCACTCAGCACGAACTTCACGTCGCCAGGAGTACCTTCAACCGTGCGCCAAGCGCTCCGCTCCCACCAAATTTGAGCGTTGATGTCGGTGTCGAAATAGCGTTCGAAGTTGCCCGGGCTTGACGGACGACTGGATGTGGGACCTGAGTTCATAGGAGTGGCTGTACCTGCCGGACCTTGAAACCCTTGCACGCCCTGAAATCCTTGAGGACCTTGCGATCCTTGCGCGCCTTGGAATCCTTGAGGTCCGCCTACAGTAATAATCCAGTCTGTCCCGTTCCAAATGACGTCACGACCCAAGTCCAGGTCATAGTAGTGGAACCACAGCGGAGGATTTGTCGGACGCTGAGACGTCGAACCACCGCCAGCAAGATTCAGGATCGCTGAATTGCTACTTGTGTTCGGGTCCTGTGTGAGGAGCGCGACGTTGGTTTGTGAAGGCGTGGCCATGTTAGAATCCGTCGGTAGAGTTTCCGGCGCTTCCTTGCACGCCACGGAAACCTTGATTACCTATCGATCCTTGAGCAGCGTCCCCTTGAGGACCCTGAGCCCCGTCTCGCCAAGTTAATCCATCCCACACGACGGTGAATCCAAGGTCGGTGTCAAAGTAATGAAACCACTTTGCGGGGTTTGTCGGGCGCTTGGAGGTAGGTCCTCCTCCGAACAGTGTTTCGTTTGGGGCAGCTTCTTGGACGCTCTTCGTTATGATTGCATCCGCCACGGCAAATTACGTTGGCTCAGGTAGCAGCTTGTCCGCCTCGATGTCAACGTCGGTGCGCTCAGGTCCTGGTGCGGGCGGCGACGCAGGAGCATCGCCGTCGTTGACCATTTCCTCGCCTGGCTTGGCGCCTGGTTCATCGATCTTCACGTCGACTTCAGCGCCATCTTCGCCTTCCGGTTCGCCGATCGCCTTGCGGGCTTCTTTCTCGGCATCAAATTCATCCTTGGTCTGACCAGGTTTTGGCACACGGTCCATGTGCCACTCGATGGAGCGACGCATCTCGTCGGCGACAGGACCGACACCGCCGCGCGTCAGAGCATCGGCAAAGGTCTTGAGCTCGAGGTGACTTACGACCATCGTGTAGGTGTCGTAGGAGTCGTCGTTCTTCTTTTTAATCTCCATGAGGCTAAATACATGACACCCGCTCAAGTCCTGAAAAACATTCACGAAGACAGGATCGACCAACGAACCTTGCGCCATGCTGTCAGGTTGGGAAGTCTCGTGGAGATCATCAACGAGAAAAACGAGAAGGTCGATACCTACCCAAAAGCGCTAGAAGCAAAAGGTCTAGCATTCAGAATCACGCGACGTGGTTCGGACATTCTAGGTATCCAAGCATGAAGCTTCTTACTCTCCAAGAACCCATTTCATTCGGCATCAAGCGGTCGTCAGGCGAATACCGCTTGAACTTTCAGGCCTACCAGCCATACGTTTTGAGCAACGCCCATTTCCGGCAAATCTACGACAACGTTCAGAAATTCCTGTTCAAGGTCACGGATTACACCAACCGGGTTCCTGCGTTTCACGTTCATGCCATGAAGCCAGGGGACCGGGTCCTTTACTTCAACGGATCAGGCGGGTTCGGCGATCAAATCATGGCGTGGCCATGCGCGAAGATTCTGCACAAGATGGGGTTCGAGGTTCACATCGCTTGCGAGCCAGGTCTTGAAATGTGCTGGTGGAATTTCCCGTGGGTGAAGTCGATCGTCACCATGCCGATTCCTCAGGGTCAGCTCGAGATGTGGAAAAACATGATCTTGATGGACTCAGTGGTGAACTTTGACGAGCATCCCGATCAAAGACACCCTGTTGACGCTGAACTTATTCGGTTCGGCATCGATCCTGATTCGATCGATCCTGCGTTGAAGAAGGTCGCACCTGTATTCACGCAAAGCGAAATGGACAAGGCAAGCGCAATCATCGGCGACGTCAGGAAGTTCGCCATCTACCAGCTCGCCGCAACAAGTCCCACTCGATCGCTTCTTCCAGAGATGTCTGTTTCTATTTTGCAGAGTCTCGCTGAGCGGTTCAAAGACACGGTTTGGATCGCGATTTACGATTGTTTCTCAGAGGAAAACTCGGTGAAGTTGGCGAAGGAGTTGACTGCGCCAAACATTCGAGTCATGACCTTCCCTGAACTTCGGATTCTCTGGGCGACTGCGGCAAGGGCGAGCCTGTCCGTCAGTCCCGATAGCATGATGCTTCACGTTGCCGGCTGTTTGAACGTGCCGTCGATCGGCTTTTGGGGATTGATGCGGCCGAAAAACCGAGCTGCTTACTACAAAAACCACCTGCCGATCTGGCACCAAAACGCGTGTCAGTTCTCTCCGTGCTTTGCTACCATGCACGATTTTCCAAAGTACTGTCCACCTCTTCCTGAGACAGAAGTGAGGAAGCAGTGCGCGGTATTGGGTGCAATCACGCCAGAGGAAGTGTGCCAAGCGGCATCAAGATTCCTCTAAGATTTTGTTTACAAATCCACCTTAAGTCAGTAGTCTAGTCCGGTGTCCAAAATCCGTGTCAAAGAAACGGCTAGCTACCTCATCCTCGAAGGGGATTGGGATGCAATAAAGAAACTGCGCTTTGCGTATCGGCTTCAACCGCCGGACTACTGGCGCAGTCCTCGTTATCAGCTTTTCAAGCAGACAGAAGGCGAGAGAGGTTGGGACGGGTATCTGTACCCATTCGAGATTCTGTCGAAGACGGTTGGTCGCATCATGCGCGGCCATCTGGAAGATTTGAAGATGAAGGCGGCCGACTTAGACATTGAGTTGGATTTGTCTGGTGTCATTCCTCGGCCGTACGCAAATATCGTCGCGGACGATATTCCGCATGACATCGTCAATGATCCGAACCCGCCATATCCTCACCAGGTAGAAGCCGTGGTTCAGTGGATGCGAGCTGGAATTGGCATCAACGAAATCACAGTCAGCGGCGGAAAAACCAGAACCTTCTGCATGGCTGCCGCAGTCGTCAAGCGTCGGTCACCCAAGTGCCGCACTCTCTACCTTTGCTCCACCGAACGTCTCGTTTCTCAGGCGTACAAAGACGCGAAGGCTTTCCTGCCGGATTGGCACATCACTCAATTCGGAGGGGGAAAACGGGACAACACCGGCGCCGACATGGTAGTTTCCACGTACGCCATTGTCGGGAAGAATTTCAACGAGTTGCTCCCGTGGCTGAAGACTTTCATGATCCTCATGGTCGATGAATGTCACCACGCATCGTCGCCGACTCTGGAGAAGATCATTCCCGCGGTTCCCGCTTTCTTCAAATTTGGTGCATCCGATTCCGCAAAGGAGGATGATGTTATTCGTGGGTTCAAAATCCGCGGCCTGTTAGGTCCGGTGTTGACGGAAGTGCGGGCCGGTCCGTTGATCGAGCAACAGAAACTGGCGAAGCCGACCATCTACATCATCGACAATCCCGAGTGGCAAAACAAGTTTGCCGATCTTCCTCAGCAAGTCGAAGAGCAGTCTCCGGCCTGGGCCTACGTGAATTCGGAATGGAAGCAGGGAATCTACTTGGGACCCGCGGTTGAACGTCACAGAGACGGAACCCCACGCCAAACGAAGAGTGGCAATCCCGTCACGATGTTGAACATGCACCGTCTCCAACTCGGGCCGGTTGAACTTGACGTCGAATCCCGGTGGTGTCTGCTACATCGGCAGAATGACAGAGGCATCATTCGGTTCCGAGAACGCAATGAATTACTTGCGAGGTGGGCACAGTACTTTTCGGGTCGCAAGAAAAAGACGCTAGTCGTAGCTACACGAACTCTCCACGTTTTGATCTTGCAGGCGTGCATCGAGAAGCTGATCGATCCAGACCTCGTGCGCATCCTCTTTTCGGAGCATAACACGAAGGAACGTGACGACACGTTCGACTGGATTCGATCCACTCCAGGTGGGGTTCTCATCTCGCCACTCGTCAAAGAAGGCGTGTCGATCAACCATCTTAACGCCGGCATCATCGCCGATTACATCGGTTCTGAAGACGCCGCCAACCAGTTGATCGGCCGGTTCATCCGCAAAAAACCGCCCGGTGAAGACAACACGGCTGAAATAGTTTGGGTGATGGATCGCCAAGTTCCCACCTACCGCCGTGGCTGCATGAACCTCTTCAGAAAGCTCCAGCAGATTCGTGGCTACGAGTTTTACCACCCTGTCATTGAACCAGGAAGCCAGGACTTGGCCTTGAAATACGAGCCAGCGTTCGGCCACGAGTGAACCACGTTCTTAGGTCGTAGCGCGTATCTCCAGAGACCCGTTAAGTCGTAGGGTGTGCCTGGCGAATGGCGTGGAAAGTGTGAGCCAAATCGGGTATAGGTCGAGCTTGACTGTCAACTCAAGCGACGCCGGGGTGAGACCCTCGGTAAGTAACCCGTCGCCTCAGGGCGTTTAGAGTAGGCCTCAAAAACCTACTCGCTCATTTTGGAACACCGGAGCTTAGCTCCGCGAAAAGACGCTTACATTCAACAACATACGAGAAGTCTAATTAAACTTCTCGCAGCTATGCATTGCGTCCATAGCTGAGTCGTGACTCGGGCCATGGTTAATCCCGCCGTCCTCACGACCCTGGTCGTCCCTGACCGTGCGTCCCGCCCTCGCTCTCACGAGCCCTCACGCACACACGATTAAGGGGCCGCTATGCGCGCCCACATCCACCGAGATGTCATACGACCAGGGTCATTCGGCAAGGTAAACACTTTGAAGTCTGGCGTTGTTCTGGTCTGCATGATGAAAGCACTTGTGGTCACCACGGCCACCGTCGATGCACTGAACGAGGAGCTCAAAGCAGGTTGGATGGTTTCGCACACTTGCGGCATGTCGAGTTCCGTCTCCAGTGGCGTGTCTGAATCCCTTGGTACTGTGATTGTGCCAACATGCCTGGTGATTCTCTACAAAAACGAACCGATGTCTCGAACAGAGGGTAGCCATGTTTGACGAACCGAAGCGCAAGCGTTCCATCAGGGTCATCTTGGCGGATTCGAAGAGAGTCGCTCTCTTTCCTATGTGGTCGATCAAGTGGATCACTGCAGCACCTGAGCCGACGGGAAGACCTCCTCACAGCCCGGCAAAATCGCTCGTCTTCATTCGAGGTTACTCCACGGGATTCGGTGTGATGGAGACGGTTGATCAGCTTGAAGAGTTGATGGAAGGTTGACGTCATGACCCGGGAAGAGTACCAAAAGAGGAAGGCGAAAAAGCTCTGCATCGTTTGCAGCAAGCCGGTGGCGAAGAAGCGCCGGGGTACTGGTCTCAGCATCTACTGCTTGGAGCATCTCGAGCGCAATTTGCAAAAGACGACGGCGTACTATGCGGCGATGCCCGTAGAAAAGCGTCGTGCCCGGTGGAGAGCTGCCACTCAGAGATACAAAGCGAACCATCACGAATACTGAAGTCTGACTACGTTCTGTCCCACTCATGAGCCTTAAACTCTCCACAAAAGAAAAAACCGTTACCACCAAAACCAAGGTCGCTACCATCTCCGTCAAAGGAGATTCCGCAGCAGCCTTCTATACCGTAATCGACCTGGCAAAGGAGCAGCTCCGCCAGAGCGGCGCGCCTGTCGATGCGTCTGTCACTAACTTCATCGCTCAGGTCGACGCCGGCCGCGCTCCTGTCGAACCTGCAGTGTCGTGATTCGTACGATCACAGGCGTTAGGGCGAACGAACTTTGTCCGAGGACTTTGAAGATTCTCACTCCGAAAGGATCGACGGCTCACCCGGACCTGGAGGTAACCTTCAAAAAGTTTCCGACAGTCGTCATCAAGGTTGCAAACCCAGTATGGGAACGCTTCGTGTATGGCCACTCGCTACCTCGGGCGGATCATGTCGCTCTGGTCCGCCATCTCAACGATCCTAGCGGGTGAGATTCGGATTTCAACATCCTGTTCCGTTTCGGCTGGCTCCCTGGGAGAACTACTACCCAGGGATTCCAAGCCTCAATTTCGTGTGTTGCTGGTGGCGTGAAGCCATCGCGAAAAACAATCCTACAGGTTCCGGTCCAGTTGCTGAAGGCGATTGCCGCCGTTGCGGAGCGCAAGGATACGCTTGCGAAGAAGACATGGAGCCACCGAATCATCCTTGCTACGCCACTGGCGATCCTGTTCCTTGCCCTGAATGCAGAGGCAGCGGTAAAGACCTAGACGTCGACTATTTTCCATGAGCCAAAACAACATCAATCACATCGCATTCGTCGTCGACGCTTCAACTTCGATGTCGGATAAGAGCAAGACAGTCGTCGAACTCTTCGATGCTCAGATCAAGCATCTCGCTCGCCGGTCCAAAGAGGTAAATCAGGAGACGCGCGTCTCTGTCTACTTCTTTTCGCACTCTGATTCCATCCACTGCGTCATCTTCGACAAGGACGTCTTGCGTCTGCCGTCGTTGGCAGGCCTTTACACCCCGAACGGCAATACAGCTCTTCGCGACGCAACGCTCAAAGCGGTTGTCGACCTCGAGACGACTTCTCAGATTTACGGCGATCACGCATTCCTCCTCTACGCCATCACAGACGGGGAGGAAAACGATTCAGCAGCGAACGCAAATTCTCTTGCCCGGAGGCTCAATGGCTTGCCGGACAACTGGACAGTCGCGGTTCTCGTTCCGGACGCGTCTGGTGTGCACGAAGCAAAGCGGGCGGGCTTCCCTGCGGACAACATTGCCGTGTGGGACACCTCAGACCGCAACATGGTCGAGATGGAAAAGAAGATGACCGAATCCACGGAGACCTTCTTCCAAAACCGGGCGAAAGGTATCCGCGGCACGCGCTCACTCTTCAAGATCGATACGTCGAATCTTTCATCGAAGAAGGTCAACGACTCACTTGATTCGCTCAAGTCTCACGAGTTCATCGCTGTCGCCCTGACAAAAGATGGCACGATTCGCGACGTTGTCGAGCGGGCAACCGGAGAGGACTACGTCAAAGGCTCCGCGTTTTATCAGCTCTCAAAGCCCGAGACGGTGCAGTCCTACAAGAAGGTCTGCATCCGCAACAAGATTTCTGGCTACGTTTACTCCGGAGACAAGGCGCGCAAGCTCTTGAATCTGCCGGATACGGACGCTCGCATCAAGCCTGAAGGTCTTGCGAAGTTCGACATCTTCGTTCAGTCCACGTCCGTCAACCGCAAGCTGATTGGCGGGACGACGCTCATCATTCTGAAAAATCCGTGAAGGCTCACTACACCTTCAGCGCTTCTGGCATTTTGCCGAGCGGTAACAAGGTCAAGTGTTCTGGGGATTTGATTGGGGAAGACCACGAACCCGGCTCTTCTTTTCCTCCCCATTCCGTATTCGAACAGGCAAGGGCCTGCGTTGAGAAGACCTTTCCTGGCATCATTCTGAAGGGCGACGAAGTGATAAACGGAATGCCAGTAAAAGCTTATCCGACAGTCTCCAGACACAAAGCCAAGACGAAGAAACTTCAGGAAAAAGTTCCCGCCTAAAAAGGTAAACGTTCACAAAATTTTTGTTTACGTTGGGTCACTGCGATGCAAGGTTGTCGCTGTGAACTCTCAAATCCCAATTCAATTCATGACGAAAGTCGAGTTGTGGGACTCACCGTTTCGCGAAGTGCTGGTGTTGTTCAAACCCATGATTCGCGCGGGCTTTGACCCGGAGCTTGCCTACTCCTACGTCTCGTTCATCTTCAAACCTCTCGACAGTTCCAAGAAGCCGGTCGAGTACTATTTCATGCCTCGCTACCGCTGGATTGCTGAGCACCACGAGGAATGGAATAAGGTGATGGCAATGATGCCGGCGACGTTCGACATCAACAACAGCTTCGAGCAGACGACTATCGACTTGGTGCTCTGAGCCGCTCCCCACGCTCCGAATACTTAGGAGCGTGTTACCGGCCCAGAACATTCCAGAGCAGTTCCTTTATCACCTTCTTCCGCAAGGCGTAGTCAACCTCGACACGCGGAAGATGATCGAGGCCGTTGTGGGCGGCTACCAGGATCGCATTTGCGACCTGCGCAGCTATGCTAGCAACCTCAACGAGTTGGTCAAGCCCGATGCTCAACTGCCGCAGTCGGGCTTCAACGTCGTCCTGGCAACCTTCGAAGGTCCCGTTGGCCAGGTTATCACTCGTTCGCTGGACATCAACGACAGCACACCTAGCCTTGATGATACGACCGCTCTAAAAAACTGGGCGGCGAACGAACTTCAGCTTGACGACTCAGAAAAGCTGAGAAGCGCCGTGGCTGGGACAGACGTCCTGCGTCTGGTCGACATTGATTCCATCAGCCTTCTCGCTGGAAATGTTGGCGCGATTCTCTACCCTGGCATCAACGATGACGAATCGGCCGACGCAGCTCGCCGCACTCGCCAACAGCTACTCGAATCCCACTTTCCTAGGTTGAGGATCAAGGGCACGGCCGATAGCTTCGAACTGCTCGGCCGCGTCCTCGGATTCGACACCGTGGCAATGACGCCACTATGGTCCAGACTCGTTCCACGGTTGCCGAACGATCCGGGCAACGATGTCAATGCCGAAGATTTCAACGCGCGTCCTGAGCAAACCCCGTCGGCCACGCTGCCCGACCAGAGGTACGACCCGATCGATTTCAAGGACGGCGAGTTTTACACTTACAACTCCGGACCGATGTCCGAGGACCCCGGTTCGGCAAACTTCTGGCCGATCGCAGTCAACAACCGCAACCCATTCGTGAAGTTGATCCAGCTTGGCGACGTGGTTCGCCCGGCAATCGGACGGTACGTTTTGACCGGCGGCGAGTCGAACGTCACACCTTCGGTTCTTCTCAACCAAGGAAGCATCGTCAGCAATCTGCGCGCCGACGGTTTGGCCGCCGGCTTGTCCATGAACGGGATGAAGCTGAACGTGATTGACTTTTCTGGTACCGCGGTCGGACTGGAAATCACAGCGAAGCTTTCTGCCATCAAATTCCGTTCGAGTTACTTCGACCTGAAAGCGACGATCCGTTCTGTCGGCACAGAGTCTATCCAGTCGTCGCCCGACCTTGAGCTGAATCCATCGCTTGATCCGGATGGAACAGCACTCGTGCCATTCCGTCCGTGGGTTGGTGGTTCAACGGCTCAAAGCGTTGACGTCTACCCAACTGTCGACGTTGGAAATAGCACGATCGTTGTCGCACGTTCTCAGGCGGCTGGCAATTCGGTGCAGATGAGTCGCCAAGAGTTCGACGCTGCTCTCAGCGCCTCGAACAACTTGGACTCGATGCGAGCGGCCACTCGCAGAATTCACTCCCGAGGCGTTGGACTTTCTGTTCGAGACGACGCCAAGTTTGCGGCCTACCCATCCCAAGCGTTGCTCTTCACAGCAAATGCTACCGGAACTTACGCTGGCTACGCGACAGGCAAAGCTCCAGACGGTCCAAAGACCGTTTCCTTCCAAGCGCTGGTCGGTGATTTTGAAGCCACGACGTACGTCGATTTGATCGCCGAAGGCACGGTTGCGATCACAGGTGGAGATTTCTACGGCACCTATCGCCTAGCTGACGACCACTACAGCATCGCCGTTTTCCCTGGTCCTTTCTCAAGCGGTGGTCGAATGATGGCCACGTTCACCGCTCTCCAAGGCACGAACGTCCGTGCCGAACCAACCTTCCGGTCGAAAGCCGATGGCACTGTTGCGTACGGCCACAACCCAGAAGACCAAGGCAGCTTCAGCGGAAGCAACGTCAGTTTCTGGGACGAGATGCCGTGGCGCCGAGATCAACTCATCGCCGGTCACCACGTCGACGACGATTTCTACGTTCCTGCGGTTCCCGACCTTGACTACAAGCAGGCCGTTGTCCCGTACCGAGTTCTCGCGCTTTCAGGCCGTCAATACGAAGTGGCAGTTCTCGACGCCGTCCAGAAAATCCAGCCATTCCGGTTCAAGATCATCCAAAACCAGGAGATTGATCCGATCACGGGTGACCCAACAGCCACAACCTACGACCGCCTGCTGTTGGCAGAAGATGACGACGCATTTCAGTACCACGTCTTGCTGATCGACAAGGCAATCGTGTCGACTCAGTACTGGTCGCCTGCGAAACGGTCTGACATCATTCAATGGGTTCCATTCAACGAGCATCCGCTCGACGACGTCGAACCTTACGCTCGCTACGCGTCGAGCGTCGAGGCTGAAGTCAACCACGCTAATCGCCTATGGGACGCTGGCCGAGGCTGGTACCTGAAGATGGACAGTGGAAACTCGGTCGAGATCGACAGCCCGACTGGACTCGGCACGCTGTTCTCGTTGGCTTTCTGGTTGAACCCGGCTGCGTCTCCGATTTCCGGAAGTGCCTACACACAGATTCTTGACGTTGGTGGTTTCTTGTCCATTGAAATCACGGACAACGCCTCCGTTTCTCAGACGTTTATCCGCCTGAAGGCGATGCGCTCCGGCGTTCTGACTTCGATCGGCGTTTTCGCTCTAGACAACGATTGGCAGTTTATCGCCGTCCGGCGCGACGGTACATCATTCTCGTTCGGCATCGGAACGGAAGTCAGCTCTATCACGTGGCAGAATTTCACGTTGACAGACCTAGACGAGGTGACGCTCTCGAAGCTAACTTTCTCTTGTGGTGCTCGGTCGTACGGCATTCACGATTTTACCGCGTGGACGTCCAGAAAGTCCGACGCTGATTTTGAGTTGGTTCGCAACCCAACTCCTGTCAAGTCTTCTGTGGCGTACCCGAGCACGTGGGTTGAATCTCTGTCTCGCGACAACCGCTACATCTTCAACATGACCGATTCCGGGTTTGCTTACCCGGCTAAATCCGACCTTCGGTCTGTTCGAGACGTTCCTGCGTACGCTCAGCGCTATGACGGCTTCGGTCTTTACGAAGGCGATCCGAGGTTCAAAAATGTGGGCATCGGTGAAGGATCGCCAGTCCAACCGGCTTATCCTCTTGGATTCCGTGGCCCCTACATCGAAGGATTCGGTCGCACACTGATTTCTGGGTCGTATCCTCCTCTGCCTGGATACACCGAGGCATGGGGAACAATTCCAGGTAGGATTGTCAGAGTCACGGCTCCGTTCACAACCAACGGTGGCGTTACGACCACGCCGACTACCGTCGCGTCTCCATGGCCGAACAACACGCTCAGCAATCCGGCTCAGGACCGCGCCTACATCAAAGGTGACGACGGTTACGTCTACAAGATTTGGGCTGACGACATCGGAGCTGGTCCGATCCTTAAAGCGGATCGCGTGCTTCGCTACCGCGAAGGCGGCGTTGAAGCTGCGGTCGATCAACCAACCGACGCACACTCGGTTCTGGCGGTAATCGGCAAGCGGCTCTCAGTCAGTGTCAGCGGCACGAACTACCAAGTCTACGAAGCGAACGACGCCGGTCAAACGTGGACGACTCCTCCTCTCTACCTGTACCGTCAGACGAAAGTCTACGTTGACGCGTTGTCGAGTGCATTCGGCCGTTGGGCGAATCCCAACACGTTCGGCCAAGGATTAGGCATCGCAGCACTGAGCGGCGACGGCGAGTTGGAGTTCACGAACCCCGAGACTCTGCCGATCGGCACGTTCCAGATGACGGTCGACGTCGGCAATATCGGCACCGTTGACGATAACTTCTCGGGTTTCTCAACCATCGTCAGCTTGATCAACGGGTCTGGCTCTGTCGTGGCCCAAGAATCTCAAGTGCTCTTGGTTGATGGTGAAGGCGAGAATCCTCGAGCGAAAGTCTCGTTTAACCTCGACATCGACGAGGTCATCAACGGGCCTTGGCTCCTGACCGTTGAATGGAATAACGCCCTGGCTGTTCCTCGCAAAGGACAAAAACGCCAGATGGCGATCTATGGCTACGAGTTCCGCCTCATCTCTCCTGCTCTCTACCAGGTCGCTCTGAATCCGTTGACCATGACGGCGGTCAACATCTCAGACACGACCGCGGTTCGCGCTGGTGGATTGATCGCCAAGATCAACAGCTACGGCACGATCGCTAGAATCGACCACGAAGCTCTCCAATTCCCTGAGCTGTCTGATTGGCCGCTCTCCAACCTTCTCACAACGTCGTCGTGGATGCGCCGCCAAAACCTTCGCGTCGTGAACCCGAAGGTCGAACCGGACCCGGCTATCGCCACGTTGCCAACTGTCACCGCTGTGACATTCGTTGACAAGCTTGTCGGGACCAACAAACCTTACTACAACATCGGCGACACGGTTCGAATCACAGGTTCGGTCTCCAACGGCTCCAACGCTCAGGCGTACGTTTGGCGCTTCTGGGACAACTCAGTTGAAACCACTTTGGGAACCACGATCGAAAAGGTTGTGACTCCTCCACCTGGAATTGCCAACGGCACTGTTGCCATGACTGTCGTGGACAGAGTCGGCAACTCGTCGGCAAAGTCAGCAGTCGTCCCGATCAATCATCCTCCAGTTGTTTCTCTTGCAGTCACCCAAAACGTCGGCATCTTTCCGTACTTTGGTTCGATCGTCGCGACGGTTTCCGATCCGGACGGTGACAGCGTGGCAATGAAGTGGATCGAGAACGGTACCCAAATTGCCACGGGTCTCAACCTGAATTACCAAGCGAACGAGCAAATCACTCTCATCGGGCGCGCTACGGACTCTCGTGGAGGTGTGACTGACTCCCGAGTTTCCTTCTCTGGAAATCCTCGCCAAGCGCCTATCGTCTCACCGATCATTCGTTCAGACCTTGGCAGAATCTCGGTATCGAACGAGATGGATTTCGCCGTCTACGGGTTGAACCCGAACACCGGCGGGTTGATGACGTTCAAATGGACTTTCTGGAACAGCTCCATCCCGTCGCTCTACCGCACCGGCATTACTGACGTCGGCACGGCTCTAGGTGACAACGTGAAGGATTTCCACTACGAGGTCATCGGCAACTCGGTCAACCCTCTCTACAGCGGAGATGCCTACACGCTTTCAGGCTCGCCTGGATTGATTGTGTCTCCTGCGACCGGCATTAACGGCAGCAGCTCGATCCGCCCTGCTGGTTTCTACGACTTCAAGCTGTCGTTCGTGATTCCTGCGGGCACAGACCTAAGCACGGTTTCGCTGAACGTGACAGGTCAAGCGTCATCGTACGCGGACATCTACACAAACGGCGTGTTTGCTATTTCCCACGGCTTTGACTTCGGCCTGACGAAAACTTTCGCGATCAATCCGTCAAACACGACGTTTGTCATCGGCGAAAACACGTTGGTCTTCCGGGTGGTCAATCTCGTAAGCGGCCCTTCATACTTAAACGTTCAGTCGATTTCCGGTACGTTCGCAACGAACGGCGTCACAACTCACGTCACGAACAGCAACGTCTACTTCAACCAAGCGACCAAGTCTCTTTCCGGAAGCACACCCGGTGAGAAGCTCGTGCAAGTTGTCGTCACGGACCTTGACGGATTCTCGACGCTGGTTCAAACGACCATTACGCTCGTCCAAAATACTCCTCCGACGATCGTGGCAATCACAACGCCAGCGACCGGAGCTTTGGCTGGAACGTTGGTGCCGTACTCCGCTCAAGTCCAGGACGTTGACTTGGACCAAGTTTCCTACGTGTGGAATTTCACCTCTCCTCGAGTCGCTCAACTCCTGGGCGGCAACGTGAAATATCAGACAGAGGCGGGCGACATCGGTTTGACCATCGAAGGTACGCTCACCGTGAACGACGGAAACGGCGGATCGACCACGGCTCCTCTTCCTGTCGTGACGGTCGCGTCTTCGTTCCTGAAGCCGATCACACTCTCGGTTGCTCCTGGTTTCTACCAAAGTGGATTTGTTCAGGAAATTACGTCGCAAGATACCGAGGTTTCAATTCGATACACGTTGGACGGAACGGACGTCTTCAATCCGACCGACGGTTTGGAATACCTCGGGCCATTCCTGATTTCGCCGCCTGAAGGAAATACTGGCGTCGTCGTGCTGAAGGTTCGTGGCTTCAAGACGAGCTATGCTCCTAGCGAGTTGATCACCGCGAGCTACACGTTCTACGATCCGAACAGCGTTGGAACAGCAACCGATCCGACGGTTGGTTCTGGCTCTTCTGCTTCGACAACGGCGGTCGTGAAAGTTCAGTCGTCCGGTGACACGACGATTTCGACAGCGTCTGGAGCTAACATTCCAGGCGACGATGGATCGATTTCAGTGTCTCCTCAAACGGCAGTTCCAGAGGTTAGTTTGCTGGACGAAGCGTCACAGCCGTTCGCCCCGCTGCCTCCTCCCGGACAAACGTCTTCGAGGTCAGTGGCAACGGCGGTTTATCCGTTCGTGAAGCTCAAAAATCCGATCTAATCTTTTTTGTTTACAAATACCAACCCGCTGTTAGCGTGGGTTGGTATGAGTGATGCCGCTGTCCAGACGGTTCAAATCTCGAACCGATTTTCGTTGCCGTTTTTTCCGATGCGTCCGCGTCTCGGCACGATCATCGCAAAACTGGAGGACATGGACTCGCTCGACCCTGAGTATCACTGGTCGCTGAAATTAAACGGCGATCGTGCTCTCATGGGCGTCGTCGACAAGCAGGTTTACTTTGCCAACCGCCACGGGTCATGGTTCAAGTTCAACGTTGCAAATGCTCCGACGTTTGCGTCGAAATTAAAAGGATCGTGGTTGTTCGACGGTGAAGTCTACAAGAAGGAATTCTTTCCATTCGAACTGATCGAAAGTCCCGAAGGATCGCTCACCGACAAGTGTCCGTCTGTTCGGGCGGAGCACGCCAGGAGCGTTTGTAAGATGCTCAAAGTCGCGTGGATGTACGGTTCGAAGGATACTCTCAAGCAGGAAGCCTCGCCTTTTATCCTCGAACTCCGTTCTTCGCCGTACGAGGGAGTTGTGGGAAAGCTTCTCGGTTCACGGTACGTCCCACTTGGCTCAGCCGGCCGCGAATCCAACGCGTGGATTAAGCGGAAATGGGCCTTGTAAAAAGTGCGCTTTTCCTACACTTTTTTGTTTACATTTTTCAACCCAAGCACATTGTAACTCCCACTATGGCACTCAAACGCTTATCCACTATCGCTGAAACGGCTCCGGTTACCAAGAGCGGAGATACGCCGGTCGTCAAAATCTCAGGCCGTTCGGTCGCTCGGTTCATCGAGGCTACCGCGGAGTTGAAACGTCAAGAGGCGATCCAGAAAGAAGAACGAGCCAAGTTACTGCAAAAGGGTATCGCCGAGCTCTTCACGTTCAATATCGCGAACCCGACCAATCCCGCCACGTCGATCCAGTTGCTCCAAGATCAGGGCAAAGATGAGGCCGGCGAAGACAAGGACGCAATGGCTGGCGACGGCGAAGTCGTACGCCTCACGTTCCAGGATCGCTATTCCGCGTGCGATGCAAGCACAGCCGACAGTCTCTTCGAAGACCTGCTGCGTCCGACAAATGCCGACAAGGCCAAAGCCGACCGCCTGTCGATCAACAACTTCATGCAGGAAACCGTCACGGCTGGTTTCAACAGCAAAATCTTTCAAACCGGCGAGAATGGCGAGTTCAACCAGAAGGTGTTCGACGCGTACGCGAAGGCCATTGAAAAGGTGACCGCCGAGTTGGTCGCGAAGAAAATGCTGCCCGAGGGCACCAAAACGCCTCTCGCCGTTACGAAGAAGGTCCTTCCTCTCACCAACTTCCACGCCGAGCGTTGGACCAAGTTCCCGAGCGTCGTTGCTCAGGAGCAAATCTTCGAGGTTGTCTCCAACACCGTCACTCTCACGCCGGTCGCAACGGTGAAGTGATGCGGCTAGTTTTTATCCTTGCGTTCCTCTGCTCTTCAGCCTTCGCTTCAGTCGACTTGGCCAAGATGGTCGAGACGATCAGGGTAGTCGAAAACTCTTCGACTACCGGCAAGGCTGGGGAGCAAGGACCGTGGCAAATTCTACCATCGGTTTGGCGTCAATACTCACGAGAACACATCTCGTGGGCGTCTAGTAAAAGACCCGAATGCGTTGCTGAACAGAGACGTGTCGCTTCGGCTCACGTTAACTGGATTCGCAAGCAGCTTCCTAAAATTGGAGCAGCTGAGACACCTTATTTCATCGCTTTGGTTTGGTGCGCAGGTTTTGAAAATGTGAGACTTGGAAAGCTAAACGCAGGCAAAAAAGATTACGCGCAGCGAGCCGAAAACATTTACGGCAGCTTGAGATAGTTAGCCGCCTATGAGCGCTGCCGTAACGATTGGGACAGGGCTGAAAACGTATCTTTTCTCGGTAGGAGAGCTGAACATGCTGCACGTCGAAGTTCGTGCGGACTCAATTCACTCAGCGATCCGATTCATCTCCTCAGGAGAATGCTTAAAAGATTTCCCGTACCCTTTGAGTGATGAGCTTCGAGGTGAGGAGTTTAGACTGATCAAGGAATCGTAAGTCTCGCCGTATTTAGGGCGTGTATTCCCCTTTCACGCCTGAATTTATCGAGAAGCAAAGATTTGCTCTCGTGAACCGGATGATCGAACTCCGGGAGGCGATGTCGGTAAAACCAGAGCCGGTTGAAGTTGATGACCCCGGCGACCTTGGCGATAAGGCTTCGGTCGTCACAGAGCAGAATTGCCGGTCATCTATCATGGCGAAGATGTTCGCCGAACTGGCAGACATAGACGCAGCGCTTACGCGCATCCAACGCGGAACCTACGGCATCTGTGAATTAACCAATCAGCCAATCTCGACTGAAAGGTTGGAGGCATTCCCTACGGCACGGTTCTCTATCCAAGCCCAAGTTCGAGTTGAAAAGAGGATGAGATTCCGGTGAGCATTCTAGTCACAACAAACGGTTGTTTCGACCTTCTTCATGTTGGTCACGTCAGAGGTTTGAGAGAAGCCAAGGCGCTTGGCACTCTTCTTCTCGTCGGGCTCAACAACGACAAAAGCGTGGCCGCCTACAAGCCAGGTCGCCCTATCGTAGTCGAAGCCGAACGCAAAGAGCTGCTGGAAAACCTGTCGTGTGTCGACGGTGTCGAACTGATGGAGGAAACTTATCTTTGGCTTGAGTCAGTAGCCAAACGTCGGCCGCCGGGTTGGAAACACATCCACGTCAAAGGGTCAGAGTGGCAAAATTCTTTGCCGCCCGTTGAGATGGAAGTCATCGAGCGGTACGGAATCGAACTAGCGTTTCTGGCACGGCCGGAACACGGTCCGTCAACGAGCGCCTTGGTTCGCCGAATTAGAGACTTATCCTAACCACCACTGGTCTGGTTTTCCCCAGACATCTGGCCGATTCACCGTGCCGTAGATGTTGATGAAGGCCGTTTTCAGGTCTCGAAGGTTGTCTGAGCCGATTTCGCGAACGTCTTGAATGATCCCGCCGTAGTCTAGCTGCCAACGTCCTCTCGGATAGTTCGCCATCTTGGCCAGAATTTCGTCCATGACGTCAACTCCCTCTCCGGCAACGTCGTAGTCGTTTCCTTCGATTCCCTCGACTCCGGTGCGGTCGCCTGGGTTAATCGAAAAGACAAACCACGCCCGACCTGCCAAAGTCTGGGTCATCTCCTCGGTGATGTCCGGATTTCGAATAATGTCTGCCACGGCCTAACTAGTAGGTAGGACATGCTCCTGCAAGAATCTCCCAAGTTCGGATGTCTGATGCTCATGTTGAGCGTTACACCTTCGGAGGAAATCCTGCAGTGGAGTCGGCAGACGATTGACGCACAGGACCTTGCCGAGGACGGCTACGAGCAGGAACCTCACGTCACTGTCCTATACGGATTCCATCCCGACGTCCAACCTACCGAGATCGAAGACGTCGTCAAAAACTTCGGTGATGTGACGATTGAGCTTGGTGCTATCACTCGTTTCGAGTCGGAAAAACATGACGTCCTGAAGATCGACGTCGAAGGGGGATCGATTTTCGAACTTAACGCCAAACTAGTTGAAGCTTTTGCCGGTCGAGTGACGAACAACTACCCGGACTACCATCCTCACATGACTTTGGCTTACGTGAAGAAAGGGCTCTATCCCGAATTGAACGATAGCCCGCAATTCTTCGGTCGAGAGTTCACGTTCAACGTGGCGATCTACTCAACGGCCGCGGCGACTCAGCGCTACATCATCTCTCTCGATTCTGCTTATCATGGCGTTTGACTTCGAGATCAGTGGCCTTGACGTTAAGTTTTTCGACCGCACAACGTTCGTGGCTTCGACGTGGGCCTGGAACTTCGGCGATGCCGCAACGTCCACCATTCGTGAACCGGTCCACACATACTCTACGCCAGGAACCTACACCGTGGTTTTGACCACAACCTGCGGCTCCAGGACGAGCTCTGTCTCAAAGACGCTTCATGTTACAAACGCGCCGTCCCCCTCAGCCTTAGCGGTTTCTTTGAGCTCTCCGTGGCTTTTTGGCACGGAATACGGACCGGACTATGGACTCGATGTCGTTACCGATACTCCAGTCGCTGCAATCGCTACCGGAGGAGTCGCCCCTTACTCGTATTCGTGGGAAGCAGACACCGGTTTCAGCTTCGCAACCGCTGGAATCTGGCCTAGCAGCCCGACTGGCGCTGCCACGTCTTTCTCGGCTCAACTTGAATCGCCATCCACTGGATTCACGTCGTGGATTCGGGTGGTGTGCAAAGTGACAGACGCGGATGGAACTATCGTGACATCATCCTCGGTGATGGTCTTTCTCACGGCGTCATTCGACGCGTTCTACATCGAGCTCAGCACACAGCAGCTAATCGCAACAGGATCAACAACGCTGGTCGAGACCGACTCGGTCGCGACAACGATCACTGGAGGAAGCGGAAACTTCTCCTACCAGTGGAATCTCATGTCGGACGACGTGCGGGTTTCCATTGACAATCCTACTCAGGATTCTACTACAATTTCCGCGGCTGGACTTAGCCTTAACGAGACGGTTCTTGTCGCCGTGAACGTAACGATTACCGACATCGATAGCGGCGACGTGGTGATTTCAGACTGGGTTCAAGTGCTGTTGACCGCGACGTCGTAAGGTCAGCGTTGTTCTTAGCGACGACGAGGGAATTACCTCTCGTCACTAAAAGTCCACCTCGGTGGCAAACAACAATGAATCAGAACGGAATCGACATGCAGGTCTGCGTCGAAGGTAGACCAGTTCGTGAGTTCGGCGCAGAAGGCCGAACCATCGTGGAAGGCCGAAAAGGCGTTTCCTTCACCATCAAGGTTCGGAATAATCATCCGACAAAAGTTCACGTCTCGGTGCTGGTAGATGGCGTCGGGGTCGTTTCAGGAAATGAGAAGGACTTGCGAGGATACATCCTCGAGGCCTACAGTTCCTACGAAGTAAAAGGCTGGAGAAAATCGTTGAACGATGTCGCGTCTTTCGTGTTCGAAACGAAGGATAAATCGTACACGAAAGCCGTTAAAGGATCAGATGCCCAGTGCGGTGTCATCTCGCTGATCGCTCACGCGGAGAAGGTCAAACCTCAGCCTCCGCAGATCATCGAAAAACACATCCATCACGACCACCATCACTACGACGAATGGTACGACACATGGCCATGGCCGTACAGGCGTCCTCGCCCGTACTACTATCCTCCTGGGATTTACTGCACCACGACAGGTGCCGCGGGCAGTTCCATGACAGGTGAGGCGTCGGCTGGCGTCGGTGGACCGAGCTACTCGTTTTCAGCGAATCTCGGAGGTAACATGATGCGGTCGGCCGCCGGACCTAAAGCCGACGGACAACTTTTGTCTGCGTGCAACTTCGTCAGCCAAGGCGCAGAAGCGGGCGAAACCACAATCACTGCGTCGATGTCTGTTGGAGGCGGCGAAGTTTCGATCATGAATCTCGGTACCGGTTGGGGAGCTACCCAGCAGGATTCCGTGGCTGAGGTCGCGTGGCAAGACGGGGTGCAACTCGTCGTCATGGAGCTCTACTACACCGACACCAAGGGCCTGAAGAAACTTGGCATCGACGTTTCCAAAGCCCCGGCCACGCCGAAAACCTCCTCGTTTCCAACCGGATTGACCGGAACCGGATTCTGTCAACCTCCGACTTTTGAGTACGCCGGCGAGCCGGTTGTTCCTCCAGTCGCGGCAACCAAGCCGGCCAGCAAAACGAAGAAGAAGCGTTAACGGGTCCCGTGTCGTCGGATGTAGGTATGGAAGACGCCCATGGCCTCATCCGACGACACACTACGCTACGTCAAGTTCGACTATGATAGCCACTTGGACGCTGTCATTCAGCGCATCCGGGCTCGTTATCCCGGTGTTTGGAATGACTTCCAAACAGGAAACTTTGGTCGACTTTTGCTAGACACCATCGCTTTCTCAACGGCATCCACGGCCTTTCTGGTCAACCGAGCCGCGTCGGAGAATTTCATCTCGACTATGACACTGCGCGAGTCGGCAGTTCGAGTCGGGTCGTTGGTCGGGTATAAGCTCCGCGGCCCGGCGCCTGCGAACGTGGCGTGCGATACGTCTCTGTTCTCTGCCGCGGCCGCGGACGTACTCGTTGCCAAAGGGACTCCAGTTCGAACGGCTGACAACCTTCAGTCTTTTGAAGTTAGCAGGGACTACACGATTTCGACGGGTCAGGTGACCCCGATTCGAACGGTCATCCAATTCAATCCGAACCAAACCGGTACGAGTATCCTACAAACTCTCGTGCAGGTGTATTCCGGAAAAGCCTACGCTGACCTTCTCGACACGACGATTAGCGTTAACGATTACGCCGAAGTCGGCCAGCTCTTTCGCAAGACGAATCCAACAAGTGTGACAGAGTACCAAATCTCTGACTTTACCTCAGGTCCAAACGCGACGGCAAAAAATCGCATCCTCTTCTCGTCGCCTTGGGTCGGGGCAGACGCCGTCATCACCGCCGAAATCATCGACCGGTCCATCTCGTTGATTCAAGGTCAAACTATCACCGAACAGTTCGTCACGTCTTCGACGTCGATCAAGAATTACATGGTGAAACTTGGTCGCACACCTGTCATCGACAACTCAGTGACGGTGACGGTGAATGGCGACACGTGGGATCAAGTTGATTCGTTGTACGCTGGCCAATCGGTTGACCAAATCTTCGAAGTCACCACACTTCCGTCAGGGTCAACGATCGTGGAATTCGGCGACGACACGTTCGGCCAATCAATTCCAACCGAAGCCACGCTAGTGGTGACGTACCGAGTCGGTGGCGGAGTCGCTGGCAACATCGCTTCTGGCGCAATCAACACTACGCTGGTCGGTCTAATTCCTTCTCTTTCGAATCCGATCAACGTCAACGTCTCTAACTCTCGTCCCGGCTTCGGCGGTCTAGACGCTGAAACGTTGGAAGAAGCCCGGGCCAACATTCCTGCATTCACCAGAGCCGGTGGACGAGCTGTGACGCTAGACGACTACCAAGCGTTGGCTTCCGGATTTTCCGATCCCAAGTTCGGTCAGATTCGCTATGCGTTGGCATTCACTCGAGCCGAAAACGATTTCCTTGAGCGCAATATCGTTGTCGTGAGCGCATGGACATCAGGTGTCAATGGATCACTAGCGCCAGTCCGTGGCTCGCTCAAAGCCGCGCTGCTTGACTATCTCCAGCGGAAAGCTGTGGGAACCGACTACGTAGTTCTGTCAGACGGTTCAACGCGTCCTCTGCCTGTCAGTATTCGCTTCAAGGTTCTCGCCGGTACCGATGTCAACGACGCGACAGACAGCTTGTTGGCTCAGATGCAAATCATCGTTGCTCAGCTGCGTCCTGGCAACGGCGTTATCTTCTCCGACTTCATTCGTGCGTTGGACGAGGTGCCCGGTATCGATTCGCTCAACATCGCGACCCCAATCGCCGACCTTTATCCGTCCACCCAAGACGAATTGTTCACCGCGCCCGACCCTGAGTTCGTCTACTCGTTGGCTCTTCAATCGTCGAACACGACGGACAATGCCTACTCTGCGTCGTTCCCGGTGTCTCCGTTAACGCCGTGGGCCTTTCAATTGTTCCTGGGCGGTTCGAAACTTGAAGTGCTGCCGGACGCCGTCCCAGGTTTTGCGCTTATCTCGGGAGGTAATCTTTCCCAGACTATCAAGTCGAAAGTCAACCTTCTTGCCGGTACCGGAACGTTTGCTGTTGATGGAGTTCCCGGAACGTTGACGATGAAACTGAATCCTGCGACCGGTTACGCCCGTGAACGCACCATTTCGATCTACGTCGGCTATCGCGCAGACGGCGACTCTCAGCTCAAGCGTCGAGAAATTCGTTCAGCTCTTCGCGCGTGGATTTCAGGATTCCCTCCGGGTGCTTCGATCTTTGCCGCAGCTCAGGCAAATGTGGCAGCGTCTAATTCCAACGTCACAGATGTAGTGTTGAACGTCAACGGAGTTGTAGAGGTGACTCGCGTGTCATTCGAAACGGCATCAAACCCGTCTCCTCGAATCGACCTCGACCAGTTCGAACTCGCAAGGTTCGACAACATCTACCTCAACAACATCTCTGACTGACCGGCTTCATCATCTTTGCCATGAATCTCCGATGGGAGTGCATGGCAGGACTGAGAGCTTTCTTTCTGGATTCAACAATCCCTGGAATTTTCGTTACGCTACGGACTGACGAAAAGAACCTGGAATCCTGAAGTTTGACGTAGGCAATTCTCGGCTTGCGATAAAGCCCTTGCCAGTACTTCTGCCACGCTTTTCTTTTTTCCGCCTCGGTGCGATTGTCTGTGTACCACCCGCCCGTCCACGAAGTGCAATTAGAAAAAACCTCCGTGTAGGCGTACGTTATTCTCTGCGGACGAATCGTGTAGACAATTGTGGACGTGTCGTTGTCTGTGTCTCCAGTTGGCGATGCCATTCCCACGGTTGGAGCGGTTCCTAGCGGGGCGTTGACGAACGTTGTATGTCTCTGCTCTTCGGCGAAAATCGACCTGAACGGATTGCGTTCATTGTAGTCGGCAATCAGGATTCTATCGAAAGCGGTCACGCTTGACGCCGCGGATCAGGCTCGACAGGCTTGGTGCCGTTCAACGACGCCTCAACCTTTCTGATCTTGTCAACGATCTGATCCGGCGTTACGGTGCCAATCGGCTCGCAGACAACTTGACTCTCGCCGCGAGGACACTTGTTTCGAGGGAAATCGGCATGAGCTTGGCAACTGGCGAACCGACACGATTCCTTGTTCCAGATGGCAAGCTCCATGTAATCCTTGTCATAGCCGATACGAGACCACGGCGACACAGGTCCCCAGATGGAGATGGCAGGAACTCTGAACGCCTGCGCCACGTAAAGCAGGCCGGAATCAAGAGTCACGGCACAGACGGCTCGAGACATCAAACCGCATGCGACTCGGATTGGAGTTGCGCCTGTGAGATTGATTACGTTCGGTCCAAGATTGTCGAGATGCTGCATGAACGTACCGTAGGCCATGTCGGTCGCCGGTGCTCGAGAGTTGTTGCTATACCCTAGCACGACAACTGGACGGGCTTTCGCCATGTTCATGATCGTCGTCAGCCACAACTGGTAGTTGGCTGACCGGAGATTCGCCATTGCCGTTGGAGCGACCACATAATAGCCGACGCGCCGAAGATCAATCTTCTTCTGCAGGTAGATGAAGTAGTAAAGAGAGTCCAGGTCTTTGTAGTCTTGGTTGGACAACGTCATCGATGGACGCTTGAACCGAGGATCGACAGACTGGTGTTCGATGCCGAGCTGCTTGTAAAGCGCGTCATAGACGTTCAACTGGTCCGGCTCAGAGTCGTACTCCGTAACCGTATCGATGAACCAGTGATAGTGATAAAGATGCAGGCTGTCGTACTCAATTGGACCGGACAGCGTCGATGAATAACGAAGAGCAGGATGGTGGTCCAGAATCTTTCCCTTATCCGCTAACGCGTAAACGTCGATGTTCGCACTCCCACCAGAGACATGCTTGATGTAGTTCATCGGACCGGTGAGGAAGAGATAGTCACCGAATCCGCGATCACGATGTCGCTCGACGAGGATGTTGGAGTTCGCTAAGTTTCGATTCGCCAGCAGCGGATTGTGCAGACGGCTTCCTTTGAGCTCCGAGATCGTGTCGATCTTCTCGGCTACGCTCTCAACCTGCCCTTTGTTGATGATATAGCGACGGTTCGGATTGAACATCCACGTCTCATTTTCAGAACGATCCCACAGGACGGGCTCTTTGAACGATACGATGACCCACTCGGGTTTTGGAAGCTTGATGGTGACGTCTGAAACGGACATGGTTATGGTTGGCCGATACCTCGGTTGCACAGGTGAGAATTGAATTGGGCCCTGTCGTTCCAGTACGACAAGACACCGTACGGAATCTTCTCGATTTTGTGCTTGTGGGCGAGGTAGCTGATGACACTTTGGTCGTGCCGGTGAGCTCGGAAGTCGGGGCGGCTTGATCCTGACTTCCCTTGGAAACAGACGCCGTCCTTGCCATATTCCATCCATTCGTTGAAGATTCCGCTAGCGACTGGATTCTCAAAATCAAATCCCATCGCACACGCCATTGCTTGAGTGATGGTGCACGATTCTTCGTAGGAGCAACCCATCTTAGCCAGGCAATCGTCGCTTGTCCAGTGATTCTCCGGACAACCGGGGTTGTCAAACAACATCAGTCCTTTCCATGTGATTGTGTCGAAAATGCCGGGGACATCTCTCACAAAATCGATCGTCGAGTCGCACCAAAGAACCCGCTGGTAACCTCGGTCCCTAGCTATACCCATCAACGCTGGTTTGAAGCCATACGGCACCTCCTGGTGCGACGGAATGGAAAGGTCTGGCTGATTCAGCACCCCTTCGATAATCTCGGTACCGGGTAGTTCTGGAGCACACATGATGAAATCACCGGTGAACCCGGCAGCACGCGCGCTGGAAATAAGGCGCGGAAACGCGCTCGGATAGTTTTCGCGGCCCTTACGGGCAAAACTCACAATTGCATCCTTCATCGAGGATAAGAACCACTGAACTCTGGTCGAGTGTCCTCTACCTAGATTTGGGCCAACCTTGCCTGTTCTTAACCTCCAATGGAAAGAAAATTGACTGGTGTTATTTGCATCGATGGCGCGAATGCCACCGGTAAAACAACGCTCGCCGAAGAGCTTAAGAAGCGCCACGACGCTGTTATTCTACACCAGACCTACAGGTTTACAAGAAACATCTTCGCCTACCATGCCGCCGTACTCCGCCGTGCGTTGGAACTAGCCAAAACTCGGCTGGTGATTCTCGATCGCCTTTGGATGTCGGAAGTCATCTACGCTCAAATCTATCGGAATGGAACCCCTTGGCCGCATCAAGGTCGAATGGTCGATCGCGTCCTGCTAAAAGCGTGTGCCGTTCAAATCGTCTCTGTTGAGCGGGATCGGGAAGTACTCATTGAGCGGTATCGAAAGACTCGAGCTAACCGAACCGATGTCGATGCGGTGAGAAACGCAGACGTCAACGACCTCTATCTGAAAACTCTTGGTCGGAATCCCAACTTTGACAACCCTCCTCCAGAGGTCCCTCGCAAAACCTATCTCGACGACATGGCTGAGTTGGCAAATCGTCGAAGCCGCCAAGACGTAATCGAACACACTATCCGTCCTAACGGAACTGAATTAACTTGTGACTTAGTCGAGAAACGACTAGTTGAACTCCAATCGACTCAACTGCTTGGCGCGTTAGACAACGACAACTTTCTTGGTATGATCAGACCGAGAACTAGTATCTTGATTACTGGCGATGCTCCTAAACCGAAGCACCGATGGACGTGGCCGTTTTTCGAATACGCTCATTCGTCTCTGTGGCTCACAGAGCAACTTCATCGCATTCTATTCGACGAAACAGTTGCGATTTGGACTAACGTCAACGATCGAGAACACGACACGCTAGCTCAACTGATGGTTGAGCAAGGTCCTCTCATGGGCAAAATCCAGGTTGTCGCTCTGGGTCAGAGCGCGGCTGACAGAGTCAAGTCGTTCGGACTTAAGCCTGCGATTGTCCCGCATCCCCAGTGGGGACGACGGTTTGCGGCGGATGGGAAACTGTATCGTGACGCGCTCCGAAACGCGATTGCTCAGTTCCATCCAACTTTTCTAGCGCCTGATCCACACAGTCCTTAAGGTCTGTGCCTTCAAACCGAAGGTCTCTGAACGTCAGTGCGACGCAAGAGCCGTTAAGCGGTTGAATCAACACCTCTCGAGCGTGTAGGTTCAACCACGACATACGAATTTTGTCGCGAACGAGACGGTCAGTCTCGGAATCGGTTCTCATGCGAAGCTATCTACTACTTCGCGAAAATGTAATTTTCTCCGGTTGTGTGAACCAGTCTGTAGTCGAGAGACAAAAAGATTTCCTGCAGCTCGTCACGGATCGTGTGGTGACCAACGCTGTGTTCAACGCACACCACCTTGGCTTGAACGAACGCTCCCAGCATCGCTTGAACGATCTGAAGTGTGCCGTCTTCGACGTCAATCGTGATAAAGTCGAACTTGTGGCCGTAGCACACTGCGGCCGGGTGCACAGGAGGCAACCAGATAGGCTGAAACTTCACGCCAGCCTGTTTCCAAATCTCGGTAAAGCTTTCGTCTGTCGTAGACACAGCATCGTTGCAAGTGAAAAATTTCTTCAACCCAGTGTCTGGCGTGATAAGCCCGCCGATGATCTGGACGTCGGGATTCTTTCCGTGTTGATTGATCAACGCGCACAGCGACGTCGGATTCGGCTCAACCAGAACTCCCGACCAGCCACGCTCAATCAGAGCTAAACTGTTCGAAAAAGTTTTGCCGTCAAAGGCACCGATGTCTAGGAGATGCCCTTTTGGTTGATTGGCGAACAGTTCAAGGATGACCCGTTCTTCGTCGTTTTGGCTATACATGATTTCTGGTTGGGTAGTTCTTCAGCGTAAGTAGAACACGATGCGCAGATTTTCTAACACAAGCGAAGCATATCTGGAAGTCTTGCGGGACGTCCTGACCAATGCGGACTTCAGGTCTTCCCCACGAGGTAAGGCTATCCGAGAGAAGCTTCACTACCAGTTCACGGTAGAGAACCCAAGCTCTGAGCCTATTGTTACGCGAAGCCCGGAAAGGAATGAGGTCATTGCTCGATACACGAAAGCTGAATTTGACGTTTACGCCAAAGGATTAACCTCAGTCGACGACTTCGGCAAGATCAGTAAATTCTGGCTCCAGCTCGGAAATCCAGACGGTACTATAAACTCGTCCTACGGCCATCTCATCTTCTTTTCCAAGTCGTGTGGTGAACCGAGATACGAGTCGGAAGGCGGTAATCCGGTAATGAGGACTCCATGGGAATGGGCTCGCTTGTCTCTCCTCAACGATCCCGACACACGCCAGGCGATCATCAAATTCCATAAGCACGAGCATCTCTGGGTTGGCAACAAAGATCAGACGTGCACGGTTTACGGCAATTTTCTGTTGCGCGAAGATCGATTGCACCTCATCGTCCACATGCGGTCGAATGACGTTGTCAAAGGACTCGTCTACGACATGCCGTGGTTCTGCTATTTGATCGAGCGCATGGTGTCGGAGCTGAGACAGAAATATCCCAACCTGAAGGTTGGAAGCTATACGCACATCGCCGATTCGTTTCATGTCTACGACACGGATGCCGACAAAGCTTTAGCAATGACTTCCTGATGCAACTGCCAAAATTTACTCTCTGCTACACGACGGTCCGAGCGGCATACGTTCAAACCGTAGTAGACAAGTGGATGACTCGAGCGTCTCGCCCAAAGCTGATTAGCTGGGCGATCACTACCGACGCAAACCGACCCGACGTCCACGCCGAGATCGAGAAAGTTGCCGTAGGCATGAAGGTCGAAGTTGGCACGGCTGTGGTCACGGACCTTCCGGGCACCTGTGTTAAAGGGTGGAATCTAGCCGCTCAGATTGTGCAAGACGCGTCGGACCTTGGCGACATCATTATTGCCGTCGCCGACGACTTCGATCCTCCACAGGCATGGGACGACCAGCTTCTCACGGTGTCCGAAGCAGAGTGGTGGTTGCAAGACAAAGCGGTTCACGTGGCCGATGGCTACAATGGCGACATCTTCACGTTAGCTATTCTAACGAAGAAGAGGTTCAACCGATTCGGCTACATTTTCTATCCTGGTTACGAGTCGATGTTTTGCGACACGGAGTTCACGTTTGTCGCCCACCAGGAGAATGCTGTAATTCAGGCAACTCACATTACGTTCGAGCACCTACACCCTGACTGCGGAAAGAGGCAGCGAGACGACATCGATTTGAACCACTCGTCGAAGCAACGCTACATAGCCGGCGAAATGTTGTTCAAGTATCGGCAGTCAATGGGATTTCCTGTTGATGCCGGGCCCATGTTTGACAGCGCAGTCGTGACTCCAAAAGACCTTGCCGTCTACATTCAGGCGACCAAGGACGACTTTTGTCTGTTCGAGGTTTGTCAACGTCTCTACGAAGAAGGCGTCAGAGTTTTCTTTTTCTATATTCCGAACGAGTATTGGTCAGGTCGGATAGTCCCAAAAGAGGAATCGGATCAGGTCGTGGAGGTCGCGTTTCGCCTTAAAAACACTTACGCAGACATCGAAGTTCACAACAGAATCTTTGACATCAAGCCTCATCGAGCTCCAGGACGCTCGAGAATTCAAGTCGAAACATTCGCAAGAAACGAAGCGCTTGAGTGGGTTCGTAGCTATGATTTCAAGCACATCATCATCGCCGACGGCGACGAACTGTGGCGCAAGGGATTACTGGCTGAACTTCTCGACATCATCAACGACTTCAAACCGCTGTGTGTCTACACAGGCATGGTTCCAGTGGTCGGACTTCCTGGTTTTCCAATCGAAGGTGCTGTCGACAAGGCGTCCATCTACGTCAACCACGAAGCTAAGTTTCAGGAGTGTCGAGGAACGTTTGGCAACAAGTGCGAACTTAAAGGCCACAAGATTTTCCATTTCACCGCCACCAGAAAGACAATGGAGGAGATCATCCAGAAAAACCGCGAGTCCGGTCACTACGACGATCCGAACTACGATTTCGAAGGTTGGATCAAAAACGTCCTGCCGCACATCAAACCCGGCATGAAAAACGTTCACATGTACATTCCCTATAACCCATGGAAATTGGTTAGAGAGTGGTCGTTGGACGAGATGGACGAAGTGCCAGAGTCCCTCCACAAATTTCTTGCAATCAAATGAACGAGGCAACATTCAGGCAAATGGCCTTCGGGGCCGAAAAACCAAAACCTTCTGGAAAAGACTCGAGAAGGATTCGCCGTATGTTACGCGAAGGAATTCCTCCTGCCAGCATGCCATTTGACCCGAAAGAAGTCGACAAAATCTACGCCAAGTTGCCGATTCCGGAACGCAAAAAGATCGTCAAAAAGGTCGTGTCTGCCGAAGTTGAGGTCGAGGTGACCGAAGAACAAGCCGACAAGATGATTCACAAGTTGGTTCAAGGACCGTTCGTTCCTCCAACAAGCCGAGTGCCAACACGAGCCCCGTCTAGCCAAGCTCCAAGGCGGGTCTTTCTGCCGTCTAGCCAAATGCCAAGGTGAGCAAGCGAAAAAGACCGGACACCGACAGGATCACCAGCAATTCCGGGCGTGGTCCAAAACCTACGATGCCCCTTCCGCACGAGGTCGACCTAGGCAAGGGACTAAATCCGTGGGGATTCCAACGCAAGCTGAAACCGTGCGACACCGTTGACATGGTCGAAGAAGAGATCGCCATGCTTCAGCTTGTGGCCGCTAGTCAGCCGATCAAGCTTTGGGACCTTTTGAATCGGATGGGAAAGCTGGCGGGCCCACACAAATACCAGAGCCGTTCTCAACGCCAGAAACTGATGCCCTTGGCTACTCGTCTCTGCAAAGAGGGGAAACTGATCCGCATCCGCAAACCAAACTCATTGACGATCGGCCCAAAGTATGTCCCAGTCCGCCCAGACTTTTCCGAAGGACTACCGGATTTCGGTAGAACTCTATGCCATGTGTCTGGCGTGGGTAGCCTCGTTGCGTAGCGAGGACCCTTTTCATCGGGTTGGATGCGTGGCGCTAAACCACTCGAACAGAGTCATTGCGACGGGTTACAACGGTCTCAAACCGGGTCAAACGTTGACCGACGCTCAATGGATGGATAGAGAGGGAAGACTTCAGCACGTCATTCACGCAGAGCGAAACGCACTGAGTCTTTGTTCTCCAGGTGAGATTCGCACGTTAGCTGTCACAACGCTTCCGTGTCCCGCCTGTGCGGAAGCCGTTATTGACCATGGCGTGAAACTCATTCTTTATGGAAAACCCTACCACCGAGACTCCTCTTCCCTTGAAATCTTTGCCAGACGAGGAATCGAAGCAAGGCAAGTCGCCCTCGACGCAGCAAGGTTCGAAGTCCTCGGGGCTATCCATCGAGAGCTTAGCGCAGGGGCACAGTAATGCGTCTCTTCGCGCCTGGGTTCAGCAATCTGAAAACGATGCTAGTTTGGTTGCCCAGCTCAACAGAGTCGTCCAGGAGCAACAGGTTTTGATCAGGGAGCTAGCCGGTCGGGTATTTACCCCAAATGCTGGCAATCGAAACGGCTCTTGACAAGTTCTCAGCTCTCCATGACGGACGGCCACCAACCGAAGTCGTCATTACTCCTGCTGCGACTGTTGCCTTAGCCGCCGGACGAGACTTCAAGATTTCCGCTCTACGCGGAATCCCTGTCCGTGTCGCCGAGTTTGACGCTTCGGAATCTGTCAAACCTGGCGACGGAACCAGGCTGGGGATTTTCGTAAACGATAATCTTGTCCAACTGCACGTTGCAGCCGTGGACTTACGATAACAGAGTCGATTGAAGCACGAGCTTCATCTTCTCTTCCTCGGTAAGTTTTTTGAATTTACCCTGGGTCAGTCCTGAAGCTTTCATCGCTGAAGCTAACAGGACTTCCTGCTGGGGAGCTTCGTAGTCGCTCAGGGTTTTTTGTTTCTGGAGAAATCTGATTACTTCGACGCCGAGCTTAGCGTGCATGAAGGCGTCCGCTTGGTTATCGTCAACAAATCGTTCGCCGGTGGCGTCGAAAACCTTAAGCATGTAGTTCGAGTCTTTCGAGACATCACCTTGTCCGAAATTGAATTTCTTCATCTGGGACTGGTTTTGAACTCGCAATGGAAGCTTCCTTTTCCAGAGCTCGAATTTGATCACAGCGTAGAGCTCTGTGAGAGGAATGATGCTGGCCGACGACGCCATTCTGGTGACATCCTCCATGCAAATCAGGTTAGGAGCGTGCAGTCCTGCCAGGTCTAAAATTCGGTTTACGATGATGTCTAAGCGCTCCATGCCCGTTTTGCCGAAAACGCCGATTGTCTCCTTGATGATCGGTTCGGTCAAGCCGTTGATTGCCCTCACAACCGAAACCCCCGTGCTGTTTAACGACTGGTCGATGCCCATCACGTAAAAAGTCGAAGAGCCGGGAAGAATCATATCAGTAGAGAATGTGTTCTTTTTCCGCATACGCACATGAGCTCAACCAAGACCGTAGGCTACTTCAACCCGAACCGCTGGCCTGTCATCATCAACATCTCGGCAGTGGGCGTCAGCGCAACAGTTTCTCCGAAGGGTTACGTGCTCGATCGATCGGGCAAAAAAGTAAACGATCCTCTTCTTGAGAAATTCGTTGGCGCAGACATGCTCGCCAGGGAGACGTCGAAAACTGAAGTCGAGCTCAACTTATTTCCACGCCCAGAGGTGCTCGTCAGCAGTGCTCATCACAATGGCGTGTCGTCCTCTAGCGAGGTCGTCAAGGACAGCCGAGGAATTGTGCAGGATGCCAGTTTCGACGGCGTCCATTCTCGTTACACGGGAGTTCCAACAGGAGTCACAGCGCCGTCGCACGCAGTTGCCACCTACACTGTCGAAGAAGCAGTCAAGAGGAACATCTTTCGTCCAGTCATTATTCCGGACGATTCAAACGCTCCGAAGGAAACGGATGGTCAACCAGTTCGCGGTGACAATTTGCCACCGATTATGAACGCGAGAGATGCCACGCCTGGCGAAGCCAGAAAGTTGGCGAAAGCGGGAATTGTTCGAGTTGAGTCACCTGTCGAGGTGAAGAAGGAACAAGTCCCTATCGTGCCGACAGACGAATCTCAGGAGGAAGTTGACGTTGGTGGCGACACCGGAGTACTTGACGTCGGGGCGCACCTCAAGAAGTTGAACGCCGAATTGGACACACCAACTCCGCCAGTTCAACCTCCGGCAGCACCTCAACCGGCAGCACCAAAAGCGCCTGTCAACCGTCCTGACAAGTTCGTTTGCGAAGCCGACGGACGTTCGTTCAAGCGTAAAGGTTACCTCTTGAACCATGTCAAGAAACACTTTCCCGCTCGTGAAAAGGAGCTGATGGCTCCATACGCTAACGAAGCTGACGAGTAAGCGACCGAGTAATTAGGGCATGGCGACGACTTCTGCCCAATCTCGAGACACGCTGCCGCTGATCGGCTACACGCACGACCAGCTGAAAGACTACATTTTGCGCCAACTTGGCGCTCCTGTGTGGGAGATTGAGTTGACGACACAGCACGTTCTCGACGCGATCCAAGACGCCATCGGCTATTATTCCATCTGGCGTCCAGCTCTGCGGTACGGAGCGATCAAGCTCAGTACAAACGTCAACAAATACCTTCAAGGGGTTGACTTGGGCTTTGGTGGAATGCCGGGTCTCGGCGTGGTCAACGTCTGGTTCGTTGAGCCAAATCCAGTTCCGACAGAAATTTTCTACGGCAATCTCATTGATCCGGCTCCTTTGTTCAGAACAGGCGTCGACGAGTACGACACCTTCTTGCGGTGGAGAAAAACATGGGCTCGCGTGACGTCGGTTCAACCCGACTGGCTGTGGGACGAAATCAATTCGTGTCTCTACATCCATAATCCAGTTGCACGCTATCACTGTGGCATTCTGGCATACGCCATGTGGCCTCTCGAACGCCTACCTGTGTACGGTGCTGACTGGGTCAAGAAGTACGCCCTGGCAAAGGCGAAGTACACCTACGGCGAAATCTTGGCTAAGTTCAGCGGAGCTCTTCCTGGTCCGGTGAAAGACCTTCAGCTCGATCAATCGAAACGCGAAAAAGCCGAAGCCGAGATTGAGAAGCTCGAGACTACTTTGAAGGCGGCGCAGGAGTTTGCGCCCCTGCAGATTGACTAGTCGGTACTGGCGGGACCGGCGGTTTTGGTGGTTCGGTTGGCGTTTCGGCCTTCTTTTCTTTCACCTTCGGGGCAAAGAATTTTACGCCGACGACGCTCACGCCTTCTGACTGGCCGGGCCAAGCAATCGCTCGCCCGCTAAACACACCTTTGACGCCATTCGAAAGTTCGATGACAACCTCTTGCGTGGCTTTTCTGGTTGCCATTACTCGTAATTGGCAACCGTTACGCGCATAACGTGGTAGCGAATCGGTTTGCCGACTTGAGGTTGAATCAAAGGCCAAGCGTTCGTTGCAGCCGTCTTTCCTTCTCGGTTCACTTCAAAGAGAACTTTGCGAGGTCCAGGAAGCTCGATGATGATCGGCGTTCCTCTCACAATCTCGGCTAGGTTTTTGTAGTTCACACTACGAAAAACCGGCTCAAGTTCTTTGAGCGAGACTGTGACTTTGATTCGATCTTTTTCTGACGCTTTGGTGAATGGTACTACGCTACTCATCTTCGTCGGTTTCTGATTCGCCGTCTTCTTCCTCTTCTTCGTCGTCAACGACCGGAACTGGGGCTGTTTTTGCCTTACCGTCTATGACTTCGTCGAGGCTTGGGCGGTCATCATCAAGAACCTCCGAACCACCGTCGTATTCTTCGCCATCGTTCAAGTGGGCGTAAACCTCTTGAAAAGCTTCCACTTTAGCGCTGAGAATTTTGTATTCCTCGCAAGTGTCGTCGATCAGGGTGCGTTGAGACACCCAACATAATTCGATGCACTCTTCGAGGAACTTGTTTACATTGCGCTTAGCCATTCAATGAGAGGTGTGAAGTCGAGAACATTTCCAAATACAGCGATGGAAGTTTCCACCGTGGTTTTCTTGACTTCGACCCCAGGAACGGGACGCAAAAGAATAAATTTGTCATCGGAAACCTGCACCTGCTCGTAGCCAGGAGCATAGGGAAAAACCGAGAATAGCCAGAATTTTTGTATTCGATCGGACGTTTCCCAAAACCGAGAAATGTCTTCGCCATGAATAAGTTCAACAGTTCGATCAGCGGCAGATCGAATTACCGAGTACGCAATTGTTAGGTCCAAATTGCTTAGACGTAGCATCTTATCTGGAGAACATAGTCTGGCTACTTTCTATGGTTCGATACAGATTCCAAGAACCACTTCGGAAACATGTGTTCGGCCTTGCGATGGAGATACCAAAAATCGTCGTCTAAGATGTACGTCATGCCGTAGTCGTTGATGTTGCGGCAGATACGCCCGCAGGTTTGAATGACCGCCTTCACCGTTTCGCAGCTGTACCAATCTGGGTCCATATCTGCTTTTGCCTTAACCTGCCTGTCGCCAAGAGAAGGCCACGGTATTTTCGGCATGATTTGCCACCGGGCAAGATCGTCCTTGAAGTCGAAACCCTCCGTCATCGATGGCGTGATAAGAATCGATCCTTCAAATTCGCCATGCCGCCGAAATGCTTCTTCTCGCTGGTCTGCTTTGGTTGGAAAAATCACACGCTGCCCGTGTGGTCCTTCGAGCAGATGGTTGTTGATCTTGTTGCAGATGTCATAGCTGTGACCGTGGATGATGCCTCTCTCGGTCTTGTGCTTGTCAACGATCTTGCTCACCGCTTTCAAAAGGGCTGGCATCGTCTGTTCCTGATTTTTCTTGCCCATCGGGCCGACGCCAAAAACGATTACACGCCGATTCTTTGGGTCGAAGTCACTCTTCAATTTGCACATCGGTGTCTCTTCTGGGTCCAATCCTAGCGACCGGCAAAAGATCTTTTTCTCACCGGGATACGCCGATGTGTAGACGCGAACTGTTGCGCCTTTGTTCACCATTTCCTCCATGAACGGAGCTGCATGCAATGGCCGAGCGATGAACTCTTGCTTTCCTTCTGCATCTTTCTCAGTCCAGAAAATCCACTGTTTAGGACTCTCCTTCGCGTCCTTGATAGCTCGGTTCGTTTTGCAAATGTGTTGATCCAAATCAAACGCATCACGGGCGAATTGGTCTCCCGAGTTGTTGTCCTGCGCGAGTTCAAGCAGCGCTTCCAACCGAGACACGGCTTCCTTGACATACACGTTCTCAACCCAACTTAGCAGTTCCTCGAGACTATCGATCGGCGGAACGTTGCCCATGATTGTTGGCGCAAATTTCTCTAGTTGAGATTCCGAAATTTTCAGGTCAACAAAGCGAATAACTTGACGCTCAACGTTGTGACATTCGTCCAACGCCAATAGTTGACGCTTCTCCAGCTTGCCAGCATATCTCCTTTCGGCGAAAAAGTAAGCGTAGTTGGTGACGGCGATCGTTGAAGCGAGGAACCTGCCTTTAGCCGCCTTGTAGGCACATTCCATCCCTTCACACGGGCATTTGTCCTTTGCTCTGGTGCCGAACCCGCAGTTCTTGTGGACGGGGCACGGGTATTCCACTGACGATTTGATCGAGCGGAGATTGTTGAGACCTTCCTTGAGAATCGGCTGATCGTTCTCCAGCTGGGTTTGCAGAAGTTTTTGTGCGGTGAGGTAGTAACCGCCCTTTACGCCGGCGATGTCTTCTCTCGTCTTAATCCAGTTGCAGATGGCTATGAGGATGGCACTCTTGCCAGAACCAGTGGGAGCCTGAACGATGATGTCGCGAAAACCGTTGAGAATGTTTTTCTCGATGAAGAGCAAACTCTTCTCCTGGCTCGGGCGAATTCGCGTAAGAGGGAAGTAATCCAGGATGCTGCTCATCAATTTTTGTTTACGTATCCAAGAACACAGACAGAATCAAATTCTTAGCTGGCCGGTTCAGTAGCAAGAACCGCATAGTTAAGACACACCTGCCATGCCCAAAAATCTTCTCAACTTCCTCTTCGCCGAGTCGTTCAAACCGGACACGGACGAGGCCATTGCTGACGTGATGGAACACATGGCTGAAGTGGAGGGCCTCGAGGTCAAGAAGAAACCCCTCGAGAAAGCCTTGAAAGACCTTGGCTTAAACATCGAGTTGAAGATCGAGCTCGACGTCAACGGCGCGTTTGTTCGCGTTGAAGACGGCTGCAAGTACCAAGAAGTTGCGTCGAAGCTCAAAGAAGCAGAGAACATCGTCAAACTCGCCGAGCTGGGTTGGGTGGCAGCATTCGCCAACGACGTCAACTCAAACAACGATCCTGCGTGCTTCATCATCAATTTTGTCGACGTCTCTGAGATCGAACCGTCGGATTCCGACAAGGTGCCGGACCTTGAGCAATTGGTCAAGGACATGAACGATGGCAACGACGATGGTCCTGAGGGAATTGGGTCAGACCTGAAAGCTCCGGCGACCGACGACAAAGGCACGAAAGTTCCTGCTGCGCCGAAAGTCAAGTCCGCCATCAAAGATTCCGTCGAGGAAGCCCAACTTTTTGAGCAGTCGTTCGAGAACGTCATGGCGGAGTATCAGTCGCTTGACCCTGCCATCATGCAGCGTATTCGCCGGGCGGCCGTCGACACGCTGCGAGAGAGCGGTTTCAGCGAGATTGGCACGTCAGACGTCAACCACTCGATCGTCCGCCTCTTCCGCGAATACGGCAATTGGGACGAGATCGCGAAGTCAGCTCCTCTCGAAGAGGAGTAAAAAGCCACTATGTTCGACGATTACGAATCATGGGGTCGGTTTCAACACCCAACCGACTGCGATCTGCTTGAGGCATACTCAGGCGTGTCCGCTGTTTCGTGGTATGGGAGCATCGAGCGTCAGCTCGTGTCTATGGAGTCGACGTACAAGTCGGCCCGCAATGAACCGTACGCCACGAAGATTCATACCTTCCTCCAGACATGGCGGGACAACGAGATCACTGGTTCTATCAACCGTGAGACGATCGAGGTTCTGGAAGCATCTGCCGAACAACTGGCGGTTGACCCATGGCGTCTTGCCAACTACTTTTCCAATCTACGTGACCAGTTGCGCAAGTTGATCGCTTCGATGGAAGAGATGCCTCTTGCCGGCGATGTTCAGGCTCAACCTCGTCGCCGCAAATCGGCAGGTCCAAGTTCCTTCGGCGCGAAGAAAGCCCCGCCTGCTCCTGGTGCTGAAGGTGGCGAAGGCGCCGCTGAAGCCGCACCTCCGGCATCCGGTGAAGTTCCGCCTCCGGACGCAGGTCCAGCATGAACTGCCGGCAGCTAGTCGAGATGGAATCGGCGGCCGACATCGCTGATAGGAACAATCCTGCTTTCACCGGCAGGTTGAAGGTCGTTTGTCAAAACTGCGGAAACCATTTCAAAGACAAACCCTGCGAGCCCGAGCAAGACGGTCACATTTCTCACGGCATTTGTCCAGAGTGTCACGTGCGCGAGATGGAAAAAATCCGTCTGCAACTGAACAAGATGTACGGTCGCGATCACAAACCGCGTCAGGCTTCGGCTTGAGGAGATTTACAAAAATTTCGGCTTAGTGCAATTCTTAATTGCATGAGCGGAATTGAAGCTTTTGCAACTGAACAGGGGAATCAGCGACAACACGGGTTCACCGAGAGTCATGACGATTCTCACTCGAACGCCGAGATCGGGGCAGGCGCTTGCTGCTACGCCATGGCGAACCAGCTGCTTGCGAAACATCACACAATCGATGAGGTGAAGACACTCCTTCTTCCGTGCTGGCCGTTCGAGGCCGAATCATGGAAACCGTCAGCCGATCCGCTTGTGAATCTTCGGCGGGCTGGCGCGATGCTCGCTTCTGAATACGACAGATTGACTAGGTCGTTGCTGGTTCCGGCTTAACGCCTTCCATCATCCAACGCTGCCGTCCTTTCGGATGGTTAGTGACGGAACTGTTGTGGAACAGCGTCTTCAAGTCGAGATGGCGGTAACTGCCGAGCTTGTTGTCCGGCACATAGTTCTCGATGAAACGAATGTAGTCGCACGCAACGTCTTCGACGTCGTATGGCCGGGCAAGCTTGGACGATCCGGGTCTGATCGGAACATCGACAACTGGCGCGAGTAACTCTGGCGTGGGCTGACCCGCCGCCTTCCGATCGGCGACGAACTGAGCTTGAACTTCCTCGCAGTCGGCACAGAGAGACTCCATGATCAGGTCATAACCAATCTCTTTCTTACCATCAATGTCGCCGATCAGGTCGAGACACTCGGTGCAATTTTTGCCGTAGTAGCAGTGAGACGACGGATCAACCAGGTAGGGGAAATACTCGGCTGAATCCATCACGAATGCTGTGAGGACGAACGCGTACCTCTTCAGGCCGAGCTTTGACTGAAGGTCGAGAACGTAATCGACGGCTTCTCGGATGCCAACGTAATTGCCCGCTCGAGCTTGGTCTACCAACCATGACGCGTAGTCGTTTGCGATCCTCGGGGCGAAGTTCACCAAATACTCAATACCACCGCGAGTGAATGGCGGAGTGGGCTTGTTGAACGGAGGAATCTGATTGCCGATGGAGGTGAACATTGCTTTGCCTTTGTGGTCCCACTTTAGCACCACTTCTTTTGCTAAGTCAATGCCTCCTTGCTCTATGGCGTCTGCCACCTCGAAGACGATCGTGTTGCGGTAACCGTGGTCCTTCTCAAACGAAGCGCCAGAACCGGTGATGCGATGAACGAGATGGATGTACTGCCATTGGACGTGGGAGAAGGAGTAGGCCTTCTTCGTCAACGCCTGTCGATACTTGATCGGTTCAGGACCGTAGTGAAGGTCCTCCAGAACCTTTGAGAAGCCGGCATAGCGACGGTTCACGGTGTCGTAGATCGACACGGCATTCATCAGGTCGTCGTCGACCGGCGCGAACGAAAGACCCAAGTTTCGCCGTTGAAGGTTGAGAGCTTTCTTGTAGTAGTCAACCAAGTCGAAATAGTACGGCGTTTTGCCGAATGCCGCCGTCCTGGTCTTCGGTTCCCGTTTGACCTTTGGTGGAATTGCACCAGGCAACGGTGGTTCTGTGCTCGCAGGTGTCGAGGGTTCCTCGTCGTCTGTGTCATCTACCTTCTTGCGAGGAGGACGAACCGCTGGCCATACCCGGACTTCACCGGTGTCAAGGTCGGTGCGGTACCACTCTGGAGAAATATGAACAGACTTTGGCCGCTCCATGACGTCGAAACTCAACTTGCCGTCGTCCACAAAGCAGCTAGGCCACTCATAGACCGAGAAAATCTTCTTGTCACCGTCCACCGACAGCTGTTTGAGCAGCGAGTTGAAGAGCACCCGGACTCCAGCTCGGTCAGTCCAAGACCCGTGAAACGGTTCACCCTTGTAGTATCCGGTCTTCGGAAGCTTTCGGCTTTCATCCTCAATCGGAAGAAGAGAAATAGCCTCTACCTCGATTCCCATTTCGCTCAGTTGTCGAAGCTGAGCTGCGTACTGAGCTGCGAGATTCTCAGCAGCCTGTGTTGGATTCGGTTGGCGGCAAAGATGATGGCGAACGTCGATGTTGCCGAAGTAGACCGTTATCTTGGAATAATTCTTCGGAGCGCCGATTAAGTTGATCAGCCCTTCTTTCAGGACGCCATACAGAGTCTTCCCATCATGGCGGCGAATCTCATTCAACGGCGTCCACGCCGACAGGGCGTGGGAATCTCCAATGACTAGGTGACCGTGAGGATCGACTTGATCGAAAAACTTGATGGCTTTACATTTTTCTGTCAAAGCCGAGTTAGCCGCTACCATCGTTGCGAACCTCGCCGAGCAAGACGAAGATCGAGAATTGACGAACTCCCCGATGTCTGGCATCGGAACTTCGTAGGAAAGAATCTCGCCTGCGTAGTTCAGAAACTGTTCAACTCGCTCGGACAACTCATCGTTGGCGCCACCGTAGACGTTGAATGTCCCGTCGAATTCCATGCCATGCTCGAGGATGATGATGTCGAAATCGGCCCATTTTTCTCCTTTGCCGAGAACTTTCACGTTCGGTAGACCCAAGCCACGGAGAGCGCACAGCAATAGGCGAGACCACGCTCCTTTGTGAGACCATGGCTTTTGCGTGATGGCCCCCGTCAGGGAGTCGATACCGATTTTGGCATCAACATTCGTCTCGAGGACCTTGCTGACGCTGCCAAGGTAAGTTGGAGGAAGGAGAAAGCGCGGGACAGCCCGTTCTGATTTGGCCATGTGGGTGGATGTTTACACCCAAGAACACAAGCCGTAAATCCAGAAATCAACCGAGCACGATCGCCGCCTTGACCGCCTCTGCCCTAGCCGCGATAAGTTCGTCGTTGTCCAGCAAGTAAGTCAAAGACGTGATGGTTCCAGCTGCAGCCGTAACCTTTGCAATGAAGAGCGCGTAGACCTGAACCCACGCCGATCCATTCCACGTCTTGACTGAACCTTCGAGCGTGTCGTACCAGTATTGGCCTGCTGCCGGCGTAGGCGCGGACTGCTGATTTGCTGGTTCCAACGTGGTTGTGCCAAAACCATAACCTCCGCTGTTCGGCGTGCTGGAGACGAACAACCAGGTGTCGCCGTTGGCTTGGGCAGTCCACGCGTTTGAAACGACGCCAGGAATATAGACGGAGAGATTGCGTTCACCTCGGTCATCGTTCTTGCCGGCGATAGCTCCAAGAAAAGGTCCCGTGATGGTGACGTTCAACACAGAGAACGCAAGGAAATCGGCTAGGCCTCCTGTTGTTTTATAGACGAGAGCGCACTGGCGATGGCGAGCTGGGCCGAAGAAAAACAGCTCTTGAAAGTTGCTGTTGATCTTAGAGCCGCCGCCTCGGATGGTATCGCCTGTCCGGTCGTTGGCGACTGTGCCTAAGTTCAGTAGTTGAATGTTCACGGTGGGATTTCCTCGTCGTCTGGTGAGACGTTTAGGTCCCACGTAAATTTGGTAGAATCGAAATGATCGCTATCGGTATTGTCGAATGTGAGGAGTCCGAACGCATATTCGCCTCCAATGAAAGTATCCGACAAACGGGCTCGTCCAATGTCACCCTTAGACATGATGCCGTTTTTGACGGTTGAAGCGATAAGCCCTTTGTCAGTTCCACTCTTGTGACTGAGAGAAACCAATGTCAACCGATTGGAGGCCTTGAACTGGCGGACGACATGGGCTCCAGACTTAAGCGTCTCTGCTTGGGTGACATCGTGTTGTCCGTGGATATGCCTAATCGAACTGAGTGTCTCGTGGGCGTTGATCGAGTGACTTCCTGACCGATGAAAGACGGCAGCTAGAGTTTCCTGGTTGGTTGATCGGTGCTCTCCGAAAATGTGGTCGACCCTTTTAAGCGTGATGTCATTCAACGCTCTCCACTGGCCTTCGGCGTGCGTTCCATTTTCCAGCGCGATAAGAGAGCTTGAGGCGTCCTCACCTTTCAAGCTAGAGATGCTTTCAAGAGTAATAGCGTTGGTGCCTCTCTCACCGATGTTTCCATACGTGCCTCCAGCGATCGTGACATCGTTGAGAATGTGAGCTGTGTTGTTGGCGGTCGTTCCATCAACGATCACGGTGGCTACGACTCCAGCCTCGGAGATTCTGTCCGTCGATCCATCTAAGATAGACGTTGAAGTCGATCCTTTCTCCGCAACAGGTGCTGTCGTGCCATCGAGAATCGTGACGAAATGGGCGCCGTCTTCCTGTTGCCGAGAATGATCGATGGACGACAGGGTGATGTCCATGTCCGTGAACTCGACAGTGTCGATGCGTTCGTACGATCCGGACGCGAGCGTGATAGCATTTTTGCCAAACTCGGGATCGACGTCGACGTGGATAGGATTAGGATCAGGGAATCCCGGGTAGAGACCGGACCTAAACAGGAGCCTCTTTCCTCCTAGAGTTTTGCCGTAGAGATAGATTCTTTGTTCGTCTCGATTGGCATCGATCTTTGTGAACACAGCCAACTCTTCGCCGTAGATTGTCGGCTCGCAGACGAAACGCTCGATGGCAAAATTCTCTCTTTGGAACCGAACGTACATTTTACCGGCTCTGACATAGAAAAGCACCACGTCGCACAGCTCGGCAATCGGATTGATGATGACTTCTGAAAAAAGACGGGGAGCTTCACCCGTAAACTGAACTTTCAGCGGAACGCCATTGAGTCTGAAGTGAACTCGAATTTGGTTGGTTCCCACCTGGTAGGCAAAGTATGGCGCTGAGCGAGAATCAAACGACAACGTGATATACGTTGTGTTTGCCATGCTCAAGCTAGGTGGAAACATGTCTTCCGGAGCGTCGATCAGTGCAACGTCAACCTGTCCAAAAGTGACCTTGCCACTTACTAGTCGAACTTTCCAGCGGCGACTGAAGCGATCAAGCTGAACAACGTCCAAGTCGTTTGGACCGTCGCAGTAGTCCACGTCTGGACACATAGTCCAATTTGGATTTGCAGGACCGGATTGCCGAGAAGCTGAGGGTCCGAGAGGACTGGTATAGTCGGTTCCGACGTAACGGGGGTCGTTGAAAGGATCGTAGTCTTCCTCGTTGACGAGCGTGTTCCAGTCCGGAGTAAATGGGAAAGGATCGCTAGGATTGCAACCAATCGAAATCAGTT